CGCCGCCGGTCACGAGGTGGGCGACCTGTGGATTCAGCGGCACACCGACGCCCGGGACAAGGGCAAGCCGGGCGCCGAGGGCCGTCGGGCGTGCGCCACGCACGTGGCGACGTACACCGCAACGCAGGCCGCCGCGCTCGCACTCGTCCAGGCCGCCACCGGTACACGGATCAGTGCCCGGCGGGCCGCGCTCGGCCTGGCCGTCTCGGCGGCCACACACTACGCGGCCGACCGGCGTACCCCGCTGCGCCGCCTGGCCGAGGCGATGCAGCCCCGGTTCGGCAAGGCCGACTTCTACGCGCTCGGCGCACCGCGCGAGGGCCACGACGACAACCCGACCCTTGGCACCGGCGCCTACGCCCTCGATCAAGCCTGGCACACCGCGACTAGCGTGTTCGCCGCCGCCCTGATCATCGCCGGGGGTGCCCGATGAACGCCGACGCCACCGCCCAGCGCCCCATGCCCACCGCTGGCAAGTGGCGGCCCGCCGCGGCCCTCAAGCAGGACTGGCAGATCCTCAAAACCAAGGACTACGAGGAGACCGGCGAGCAGCACTGGCTCACCATCACCCTCGCCATGCAGATCACCCGGCCGCTGCGGGTCGCCTGGCTCACCTTCGACGACGGCACCCGCGCGAGCGTCCCGACCGACCCGGCCGAGGGCTACGAGTTCTTCACCCGCACCCCCGCCGAAGCCGAGCGGGCCGCGAAGAAGACGAGGGCCTGACGATGCTGCACATCCTCGCCATCGCGGCCAGCGCCTCGTTCGCCGTAGCCATCGCCATCGCGGCCGTTCACCACGTCGCACGCCGACACCTCGCCGCCCGCGGACGCGAAATGTACGTGCCGCACGACCGGGCCGACGACGACAGCGAAGGGGTCTGACCATGCGCCGACGCCGCACCGCCTGGCAGGCCACCGCGTTCGCCACGGGCGCACTCACGATCACCGTCACGGCCGCCGTCCTCGACGCCCCGGCCCGGCTGCTGTTCATCGCGCTCGCCGCCATCGCGGTCGGCGGGATCGCCGCCACATGGGCGATCGAATGGCGCATCGCCGTCAACCAGCGGCGCATCCACCGGCAGCGCACCAACCGCACAGACGAGGAGAACTGAGATGAGCGTCAGCATCACCCACCGCGAGACGGTGATCTTCTACGGGTACGTCTTCGACGCCGACACGTACTACGACCGCTACCCCGACGCCACGGCAGCCATCAAAGCCATCCTCGCCGCAGCCGGCATGCCCGACCCGTACGACGCATTCCCCGAGGGCGCCGACTACGCCGACTGGGCCGACCGGCACGACACCGAGATCGAGGCGTACCTCGACGCCTGGACCAAGGCCGAAGCCGCGCTCCCCGTCGGCACCGGCACCCACGGCTCCAACGCCGTCCCCACCCCGTACCTGTACGTCGCCGGAACCCGCAGCGACACCCCGCGCGGCACCCCAAGGGCCAATCCGGCCATGAACCCGATCCACGTCGTCGGCCGCGACGTGGACCCCGAGTGGAAGACCGTGCTCGACACGTTCCTCACCTCGCAGTCCATCACCCCGCCGACCGGGCCGAACCAGCCCAGCTGGTGGAGTGCCGCCTTCGAAGACAGGGACTGACACATGTCCAAGGAACTACTCGCGCAGGCCGCCACAGCCGTCATCAGGGCTCAGGGCGCATCCTCCGGCCTCCTCATGCACGAACTCGACACCGACTTCGACGTCGCGAGCCGACTCATCGACGAACTGCACCGCCTCGGCATCATCGCAGGCCCCAACGGCTCCCAGCGGCGCGAAGTCCTGTACCGGCCCGGCCAGCTCGACACGGCCATCAACAAGATCCAGAAGGAGAACTAACCGTGCTCGCCGTCATCGCGCTCGTCGTGCTCTACGCCCTGTTCCACGGCCACCACTACCGCAAGCGGCGGCGGCACGGACTGTCCATCACCGCCAGCATCGCCGGCCCGTTCGGAACCCGCGTCAGCAAAAGGCTCTAACCGACCGGCCGAAGCGAGCCGGCTATCAACCCCAGAAAGGACAGCAGCACCATGACTGAGCAGGTCAGCAGCCCCATGCCCCTGATCCAGTACCGGACCGTCGGCGGCGCGATCGTGACCGTGACCGACGCGGGCCACCCGAGCGACGACTACCTGTCCACCGACCCGGCCGCAGCGCAGTGCGGCGGGTGCCTGGAGTCGCTCGTCCTGCACTCCAAGGTCACGGTCCACGACGCCCGCAGCTGGGCGACCGGCCACGCCCAGGAGTGCACCGCGCTGCCGCGGTTCGTGTCCGGCGGCGACGTGGACAACGCGACGTGGACCGCGCTCGCCGAGGAGTACGCGGCCCGTGCGGTGCGGCTGCTTGAGGGCAAGCCGTCCACCGAGGACAGGCTCTCCACCGGTACCCGCGAGTCCCGCGACCCGCTCGGGTCCGCGCAGACCTACGCCGGCATCGCGGACGTGTACGCCCGGCTCGCCAGCCGCTGATCGAGCCGGGTGGGAACCGTCTGCTGCTCCGCTTCGAGACGGCGCCCGCCCAGCCCGGCCAACTGGCCGGACGTGCCGCGCCTGCCAACAGCCCCCACCCCGGGGGTGCTGGCGGAAGCGGTCGACCAACCGATACCAACCAGGAAAAGGAACCCCGCCATGAAGAACCCGATCAGCAGGATCACCGACCGTCGCAGGCCGATGACTTTCGCCGAGCTCAAGGCCGCGGCCATCAAGCGCGGGGAGAAGGTCGGCCCCGACTGGGGCGCCACCAACGGCGCCACCCCCGCCACCGTCGGCTTCAACGCGCCGCGCGACAAGCAGCGCTGACCGGACGGGCCACGCCCGCCGGCGGCCCCGAGCTCTCCCCGGGACCGCCGGCCCCCGCGGCCAACCGGCCGGAACCAAGCACCAACCACGAAAGGACACATGATGACCCGTCCCGAGATCGACAGCCGCCCGAGCAGCGACCAGTCCGCCCTGCGGCCGACCGCGCGCCCGGCCGGCAAGTAGCAGCAACCCCGCCGCCGCGGCAGCACGTCGCGGCGGCGGGACCCCAGACCCAAACCGCCGAAGGAGGCGAGCCCCAATGCTTCTAGTCACCATCCTGCTGCTCGCGGCAGGAGCCCTGCTCGCCGCCCTCGGCACCGCCGGGTTCTACACCGTCGCCACCACCGCACCCGACCCCGACGACCTCGGGTTCACCAAGCACATGGCCACCACCGGCCGCCGCCTCATCTACACCGGCCTGCCGATGCTCGCCGCCAGCCACATCGGGATCGCCGGACCCACGGCCAGCGTCCTCGCGGTCGTCGGATTCCTCGCCGCAGCCAGCTACCTCACCTCCGCGCCACTACGCGCCACGAACGGAGCGGCACGATGAACCCCCGCGAGCAGGCCGAAGCAATCACCGACCTCACCGGCGTCCAGGACGGCGGCAAGACCACCGAAGCGTTCACCAGGTTCTTCCGCCGCGGATCGCAAGGCGGCTGGAACAGCCTCACCCAAGACGACTTCGCCATGATCGAAGACGCGTTCGCCGACGGCACCGGCAAGCCCCGCCGCAAGCGCAAGCACCCCCTCGTCTGGAAGATCGGCTACTGGTGGCATTGGCACATCACCTCGCCGATCATCTACCCGATCATCGAAGTGCCCTCCGCGATCAGCCGCAAGATCCACTGGCATGCGTGGAAGAAACGCCACGGCGGCAAGGTGCTCGTCCCCGAATGGCACGACGACGGCGAGGCCTACCTCGCGTTCCTGCCCTGGACCGAGCTCGACGCCCAGCGTCGCACGCTCACCGCCAACCTCCCGCTCCGCCACCGCATCGCCTCCCGGCTCGGCCGACTCCACGCCGGCTGGGGCTGGTGCTGCCCCGAATGCGGCATCGACTTCGCCGAACCCGGCGACCTCGCGCCGTGCGACGTCAGGGCGTACGCGGAACTCGACGCGCACGTCGAAGAAGCCCACGGCGGGGCGATGCCCGAAGAAGCCGAAGCCATCCAGCTGTTCTGGATCTAGCAAGGCGAGACCGCAGCTGCACGGCCAACTGACTGCCACCCGAACCGAAGGAGAACCCGACCATGGCGAGAGACGTCACCTGGACCTGCCCGAAGTGCGGGGTGACCAAGGGCGGATACAGCTTCCAGTGGACTGCTCGCGACGACGCTCAGCACCACCTGTGGAAGAAGCACGGCGTGGACGTGACCAGGAACAAGCGCTACTCGCGCTGAGCGCGGCCGCCCCAGCCCGAATGAAGGAGACCAAGACCATGGCATGGAAGACGAAGTCCGGACAGACCAGCAACCCAGGCCAGGACGCCGAGCGGCGCGGCACCGAACCGCGCACGGGAATCCTCAAGCCCGGCGACAACACCAAACCCGAAGTGCGCGCCGCTATGGACCGCGTCCGCGACACCGCGCAGTTCCTACGCGACGGCGACTGGCACTCGGCCTGGTACCGCGACTGACCCCACGAGCCCCGCCCGCCGGGATGAGGCAGGGCCCGGCGGGCGGCACGGAGACAGATCCAGCTGACTCCGACCCGGCCCGGACAGTGATTCCAGCACTGCCCGGGCCGGACCAACAACAAAACTGAAGCACCATCAAACGCACAAAGAACACTGACACAGCAACAAAACCCAATACCCACAACCCGGGGTAGTGTGTGTGAAAACAGAAAAGCGGCCCCAGCAAGGCGATTCCAGCGCCAAGCCAGGGCCTGACCACACACCGCTATCTCCTTGGCAGGGAGCGACAAGTGGCTACGACGAAGGATAACCGCGCCCCGAAGAAGGGGCGAGCACGAGACGACAACGAGCAGCCAGTCAGCGCGCCCGCAGACGTCCACGCCGTCCTACGGCACGGCGGCACCGCGGCCCTCGTCTGCGCCGCCGCGAGCTCGGCCGTGTCCCTGTTCTGGCTCGCCATCCTTGTCGGATGGCCTCCCGCACTCGCATGGCTGCTGCCCGCGTCCCTCGATGTGTACGCCGGCACGAGCCTCTACGTCGGCTACCGGCTCCCCGGCGCGCATCCCGCCGCGAACACCGCGCGCCGTAACGCCCGCTTCGCCCTCTCCCTCTCGGTCGCCTGCAACGGGATCTACCACGCGCTCGTGCTCTTCGGCGCCGAATGGCCCTACTGGGTGCACGACTCGCTCCTCGTCGCGGTCTCCGCACTGCCGCCGGTCGTCGTCGAGCGGCTCCTCCACCTCCGCTCGAAGATCGGCAACGGGCACGCGGCGGCATCCGACACCGTTGCCGCCCCGGCGCCAAAGGCTGCCGCCGGGACCGACAACACCCCGGCCGTCGTCAAGGAGACCGGCAAGCCTCCGCTTGACCGGCAATCGTCCACCGAGGCGGACATCGACAACCCGGCAACCGGCAACCCCGAGGATCCGACAACCCGGATCGGCAACCCGGCGACCCAGACCGGCAAGCCTCCCGTCAACGACAACCCGTCCGACCGTCAGGCCCAGACCGGCAACCCGTCCGATCGTCAAAAGCCGGCCGTCAAGCAGCCCGCTGCCGGTCAGCCGTCAACCGACACCTGGGTCGAGATCGGCAAGCCGCTCTACGACCGGCTGCGCATCGAACTCGGCAAGCGGCCCGGGGAAACCAAGTTCCACGCCTACCTCTCCGAGTGCGTCGCCGAACTGATCGAAGACGGCGTTCCCGTCGGCGCGAACAAGGACGAGAGCCCCGAGGTGTACGCGAACCCGTCCCTGTCCACGGCCAAGCGCATCCGCAAGGAGATCGAGGACCGATTTCCCGGAATCGTCTTCGGCCACGCCCAAGACGCCGCCGAGGGGCAGCTCGACCTGACCGAGGAGGCGGCCTCGTGACCATCGTCCAGGGACATGTGATCCAACCCGGCGGAAACGAAGATCCCTCCGCCCCGGGGCAGATCATGCCTTCCCGCAGCTACGTTGCAAGTGAGCACTTGCAGGTCATCCACGGGCTGCTCCCGGCCCCCGCCTCGCCGCTCCAGGAGTGGCCAGGCCGCGCCCGCCTGGCCGAACGCGCCGTCGTGGGCATGATCCACGGCGTCCTGGCGTACAAGGCCGTCGCGCTCGTGCCGCTCGCCGTGGCCGCGACCGAGATCATGGCCTCGGTGATCCACATGGCGCCGCATCACATGTTGGCCGGCGGCCTCATGTGCACCGTCGGGGTCGGCGCGTCCGCCCTTGCCGGGATCATGTCGCTCGCGCACGTCTCGAACACCCCGGCTCCGCACCACGCCGCGACGCACCACGCCGGACACTCCGGGAAGATCATCGGGACGGCGTTCGGGATCGCCCTGGCCCTGTTCGAAGTCGGCACCACCATCTGGCTCGGCCCCCTCTCGGCCCTGTCGTGGGGCGCCGGGATGCTCGCCACCATCGGCGGCAGCATCGGCCTCGGCGTCGCCATCCACCACCACCGCGGCCACACCCAGATCCGCGACACCGACCGGATCCGGGCCGTCGCCGAATTCGCGGCGTCAACCGCCATCGAACCGGCAAGCCACATGCCCCCGACGGCAACCCAGTACGACCAGCACCCGCTGTCGACGGAAGTGATCTACGCGTTGTCGGTTGTCGGCTGGCCCGGCGCGACCATCGACGCCATGCCGGTCGTCGTCAACCCCAACCGGTGGACGGTCACCGCCAACCTCCCCGAAGGCGTCGCGTTCAAGACCGTCAAGGCGAAGGAGGTCGAGCTCGCCGCGACCATGCGGATCGTCGCCGGAGGCTTGACGCTCACCCAGGGCCGCGGCAGCCACCAGGTCGTGTTCTCCGTCAACAACCTCGCGATCGCGGAACTCGCGAAGCCCGGCCCCCACCCGGCCGTCGAAGCTCCGGGCCGGTCCGTCTCCATCTGGGACCCGGTCGACTTCGGGCTCGACGACGACGATGACGACGTCGGCATCGTGCTCGCCGGCACCCCTGGCATCCTGATCGCAGGCGACCCGGGCAGCGGCAAGTCGAACGCCGTCGCGCACGCCCTGTGCCACGTCGTGCAGGCGGTCGACTGCAGGCTCATCACCATTGACGGCTCCGGCCGCGAACTGGTGATCTTCAACGAGGTGGCCGACCAGCACACCACCACCGACATGGACGCCGCCATCGCGATCCTCGACTGGCTGCAAACCGAGATCACCCGCCGCGGCGCACTCCTCGCCGAACAGCGCGCCACGGAACTCACCCGCGAACTCGCCGAAGACCTCGAACTCGACTGCATCTGCTACGCCATCGGCGAACTCGCCTACTTCACCAACTACGACGACAGCAAGAAGAAGACCACGTTCAATCTGAAACTGCGCGACATCACCTCACGGGGCCGCGCCGCCGGAATCTTCGGCGTATTCGACACTCAGAAACCGGAAGACCGAACAGTGCCCTCGGCGATTCGCGACATGGTGCCGTTCAAGCTGGCATTGCGCTGCGAGACGGCCGACGCGGTCAACACGATCCTCGGCAAGGGTATGGCGAAGCAATACCCGGCGCACGAGCTGGACGCGGGAGCCAAGGGAGTCGGGTACCTCAAGGGCGTCCCGGGACGCAAGCCGTTCCGGCTGCGCACGCGCCGGATCGAGCCGGCGGAACGCTACGCGATCGTCGACTCGGCCAAGGTCGGCTTCGTCGCGCCGCCGCCGATCGTGCCCGGCCCCGGCGGGGGACAGGCGGACTACGACGACGGGCCCGCGCCGGGCACCGGGGCCCCGGCGCTGCGCCTGGTGAAGGGCGGACTCTACCCCGACGGCACCAAGTTCGAGAACGAGACGTTCTCCGCCGTCTGGAGCCTGCTCGATCGGCTCCCGGAGGGTTTCACCTACCGGGATGTCGGCGTGCTCGCCCCGTCGGTCGGCCTGTTCGGCGGGCGCAGCACCGTGCAGACGCAGCTCGACGCCTGGCGCGATCAGGGCCGGATCGTGGCGATCGGCGAGCGACGCGGCCCGGCCGGGCCGCCCACCGCCGTCTATCAGCGCTCCGACCGGGCCGGGCGCGGCGAGGTGACCGCCTGATGGCGCGCAGGAAGCGCGGCTACCTGGCCTCGGAAGCGCGGAAGGCTGCCCGCGCGATGAGGCCAGACCGCGTTTTTCTTCGCTTCTGGACCGGGGGCAAGTATCAGACGTTCGGGGGCCTCGTGCGCGGGGCGCTCGGCGCAAGCCGGCAGCAGGTTCCGATGCGTGCAGTGCCACCCGGCTCGCCGGTTCCGAAGACAGCGGGGGCAGCGAAGCGCGCGCGTGCCGTTGCGGCGAAGACGGCGTCCGCGAGCAAGCAGACCACCAAGCAGCCGGTCATCAAGAAGACCGCGCGCGGCAAGCAGGTCGCCAAGCGCAAGGGCAAAGGCCAGTTCGACGGGTCCGTCGTGCTGCCGGGCGCCGACCTGACGCTGTACCGGCGCGCGGTGGACGGCAACGCGATCGTCCAGCCGGGCGAACCCGGGCGGAGGCGGATTTGATTACCGGTGGACGCAGCGACGGGCTTGCGCTCGGCACGCTCATCCCAACCAGTTCGGGACTGACGCCCTTGGGGCAGCTCCGCGTCGGCGACAGCGTCTTCGACGAAAACGGGCAACCCTGCACGGTCGTTGGAGCGGGTCGCTCGACCGGAGACCGTGCGTGCTACGAGATCGAGTTCAGCGGCGGCTCGACTTTCATCGTCGGCGCCGATCAGCCGTGGATCGTCGATACTCGCAAGTCGCGCATGTATCGACTTGAACAGACGCGTCGTGCGGCGACCGTGGGCCCACTGGGCAAGCGTCGGTACGGCGCCGCACTGCCGCCGGCGCGGCTCGCGCCCGAGCGACGTGCGGCACTCGCCGAACTCGGTATGACGTGGCCGCCGTCGGTGACCGACCTGGAGTTCACGGCGCCTGTCGCCCCGGCCGACTAGTCCGCGTGGTGCGCAGCCCGGGGGGCGCATTCGTCAACGACTTGCGCGCCGGGGTCCGTAGCCCCAAACTCGGGCTAGAAGATCACGCCCGCCCCGATCACCAGTCGAGGCGGGCTACACGGATCGAATCGGCTCCCCCCAATGCTAGAACGCACCAACGGGAGCTGACGCATGCCGCGAGATCACCGGAACGCACGGCCCTACTGGCCGCACTCCCAGCCCGAGCCCATCCACGAAGCCGACATCCCCGATGCGCCCGTCTGTCCCGGGAAATGCAACGCGGCCTGGCGCGCCGCCGAAGAACGCGTCCGGCTCCACGGCGGCGAACACGACCTCGAGCCCGAACCCGGCGCGCCCGTCTGGTGCCCGCCGTGCCAAACCGAGATCCGCGGCGCCCTCGACGACTGGCCCGACCTCGCCGTGCGCCTCGCCGAAGAGATCGGATCCGGCGTCAGGACCCGCATCGGCGAATACGTGTCCGGGTCCAAAACGCGGCCCATCCACGAGCACGAAGCGCCCAGCCTCCTGCTCGACGAGATGGCCGAATGGCTGCCGGAATGGGGCGCGACCATCGCCAGAGAGCGCGGGCTGCCGGAGCGCCCCGGCCGGCGCCCGGGCGCGGACCCCATCGCGCAGATCACCGACGCCTGCCGGTTCCTGACCATCCACCTCACTTGGCACCTGGGCGAACGTCCCGCCGACGAGCACGAACGCGCCGAAGACTTCGGCCGCGAACTGCTCGCCGCCACCCGCCGCGCCCGCACCATCACCGGCACCCAGGAGTCCGAGCCCATCCGCGTCATCGGCGTCGCCTGCCCGCACTGCGACCGCAAGGCGCTCGAATACGAGATCGAAGACAGCCCCACCCGTAAAGCCGCCGTCAAGCGGTATCGGTACGACGGCGACGACGTGGCCAACGAACCGCAAACCATCGGCCCCGACGAGGCACGACGCCTGCGCCTGCCCCGACACTTCGAGACCGCGCTACGCCAGCGCATGCAACTCGGCCCCGACCCGGCCGGCTGGAAACTCCTCGCCGACTGCGACACCCACGACCTACGAGCCCTCGACGGCCACCCCGGCATCGACAGTCGGCTCACCGACCGCCTCGACGAGTATCAGGCCGAGCGCGTCCGCGACCTGCCCGCCGCGGTCCTCGACGACCTGTTCGCCGGGCCGTACGGCATCCCCGGCAAGGCGGTCGAGACCATCACCGTGAACGTGCAAGGCTCCGTCGTCGGCTACGTCCGCTGCCGCCGCTGCAGGCCCCTGTTCCGCATGAACCTCGACGAATACCACAAGTGGACGCGCATGCTCGCCGCCGGCGACGAAGTACGCGCCAAGGCCACCGCCGAGAAACTGCGCGAAGTGTTCGGCAACTCCGTCCCCGTGCAGTACCGAGTCAAGAAGTGAGCGCGCAGATCGATCCGACGGACCCGCTGTTCAAGCCGCTCACGCTGAACGAAGTCCTCGAGATCACCGAGCGGTCCCAGCGCACGATCAACCGGTGGATCCAGACCGGCCGGCTGACCGCCTACGAGGAGAAGCATCGGCGTCAGATTCTGTTCAACGAGGACGAAGTCGTCGAGCTCGAGTACGAGAAGAACCGGGCGCGCAGACAGGGTCGCCCGCGACCCAAGGGAAGCCGCGAGGGTCCTGGGGCTGAGGGAATTGACGCAGGTGGCTAGGCTGACCCACAATGGCCGGGGATAAGTGCGCCCGCAGGCGCCGTCCGGATGAGAATTGCCGAACCCCGTGGGGATCGGAAGTAGGCTCGCCTCGGTTCCGGCCGGACCTGGCTGAGCTTGCGGCTTTGAGAACCCCGCCCACCGCGGGGTTCTCGGCTTTCTGGTGCCGTGTTAACTCAGCGGTAGAGTGCCGCCTTCGTAAGGCGGAAGTCCAGGGTCCGATCCCCTGACGCGGCTCGAAGCACTGACGTACCCTGGGCGTGTCGGCGGAGACGAGGGTAGCGAACTGTTCCGTGGATCATCAGTAAACATCAGCTTCCATAGGCATATACTGACCCTGTGAAGCTTTCGGAGTGGGCGCGGCGGGAGGGTGTGCACTACCAGACCGCGTGGGAGTGGGCCCGGGACGGGAAAATGCCTGTGCCGACCTACCGCACCCCGTCTGGGACCTGGATGGTACGCGCCGAACCCGAACGGCCTACGGGCCGAGTTGTCGCCTACTGCCGGGTCTCCTCGCAGGATCAGAAGCCCGACCTCGAACGCCAGGCCGGGCGCGTGGTCGCGGGCGCAACATCCCAGGGTTTCGCAGTGGCGGAGGTCGTCACCGAGATCGGATCCGGCCTCAACGGCAAGCGCCGGAAACTACATCGGCTGCTCGCCGACCCGGACGCTACGGTGATCGTGGTCGAGCATCGCGACCGGCTCGCCCGGTTCGGCGTCGAGCACCTCGAGGCCGCGCTCGCCGCGACCGGCCGCAGGCTCGTGATCCTCGACCCGGAGGAGACCGCCGACGATCTCGTGCGGGACATGACCGAGATCCTCACCTCGATGTGCGCGCGCCTCTACGGGCGCCGCTCCGCGAAGAACCGCGCGGCACGCGGCATGGCCGCGATGGCAGCCGACCAGTGACCGTACAGGCGTTCAAGTTCGCCCTGGACCCGACGCCGTCTCAGGCCCGGGATCTGCTGCGGCACGCCGGCGCCGCGCGGGTCGCGTTCAACTGGGGTCTCGCGCAGGTCAAGGCGAACCTCTCGCAGCGCGAGGCCGAACGCTCCTACGGCATCGACGGCGACGACCTGACGCCGTCCCTGAGCTGGTCGATGTATTCGCTGCGCAAGGCCTGGAACCAGGCCAAGGATGATGTTGCGCCGTGGTGGGCCGAATGCTCGAAAGAGGCGTACGCGGCCGGGCTGAACCACCTGGCCGCGGCACTGAAGAACTGGTCGGACTCAAAGAAGGGCAAGCGCGCCGGGCGCCCGATGGGCTTCCCCAGGTTCAAGTCCCGGCGCCGCGCGACACCGTCGGTGAAGTTCACCACCGGCGCGATCCGCGTCGAGCCCGATCGCAAGCACGTCACACTGCCCGTCCTGGGCACGATCAAGACGCACGAGTCGACGCGGAAACTGTCGCGGAAGATCGAGGCGGGTGCGGCGCGGATCCTGTCCGCGACGGTCCGGTTCGAGCGGGGCCGCTGGTTCGTCGCGTTCACCGTCGAGGCCGTGCGCAAGGAAGTCGCACCACGCCGACCCGGCGCCGTGGTCGGCGTGGACCTGGGCATCAAGACGCTCGCGGTCCTGTCCGAGGGCGAGCCGGTCCCGAACCCGCGGCACTTCGACGCCGCGCGCCGGAAACTCGCGCGCACTTCGCGCACCGTGTCCCGCCGTCAAGGCCCGGACCGGCGTACCGGGCGGCAGCCGTCGAACCGGTGGAAGCGTGCGAACGCGGCCCGCAACAAGGTGCACCACCAGGTGGCGGCGCAGCGCCGTGACGGCCTGCACAAGCTGACGACGCGCCTGGCGAAGCATTACGGCACGATCGTGATCGAAGACCTCAACGTCGCCGGGATGGTGCGGAACAAGAAGCTCGCCCGGCTGATCTCGGATGCCGGGTTCGGCGAGTTCCGGCGGCAGCTCGCCTACAAGACCGAGTGGTACGGCGCCCGGCTGGTGGTTGCCGACCGCTGGTACCCCAGCAGCAAGACGTGTTCGGGCTGTAAGACAGTGAAACCCAAGCTGTCCCTAGCCGAGCGCGTGTTTACCTGTGAGGCGTGCGGCCTGGTCATCGACCGGGACCTGAACGCTGCTCTGAATCTGCGCGACCTTGTCGCGCACGTCGCCGGGAGTGGCCCGGAGACGTTAAACGGACGCCGAGCCGACCGTGAGACCAGGCCTCGCCTGGCAGGTGGCGCAACCCCGCGACAGCGGACAGAAACGTCAATCTTGCGCCCGGCAGCAGTCGGGGTCAGACAGGAACCTTCGCCCCTCACGGGGCGGATCCTTGAGATTCACTGAAACTCAGGGAACGGCGCCCCTGTCGTACACGCTGTGGACCACGGACACGACGTCGGCCCCGCGCGGCGAGGAGCCGCCGGACACCGCGGTTCCGGCACGGGTCTGATGCGCGGCCGACTGCTCGGCTGGGCCGACGCGCTCGCCCACGCCCTGTACTGCCCGACGATGCTGGGGCGCCGCATCGTGCGCGCCCGCTGGCACCACCGGATCCACCTGATCCCGGGCCAACTGCTCGTCGTGGCGTGTGACCGGTACGAGCGCTCGGTCACCGATGGGGACCCGGACGCCGCATAGGCCCGCGGCCGGGGGCGAGCCGATGCGCAACTCCGAGCCGGGCCACAGCGAGCACGTCCCGCTCCGGGACTACCTCGACAGTAAGGTCGACCACCTCGAGTCGTTGATCCACGCGAACGCCGAACTCGCACACCAACGCTTCGAAGACCAGGACAAGGCGGTTCTTGCCGCGCTCGCCGCGCAGGAGAAGGCCGTCGCGGCAACTCTGGCCGCACAGGAGAAGTCGAGTGCTGCGGCACTGGCCTCCGCCGATCGTGCGGTGACCAAGGCCGAACTCGCAGCAGGCGAGAGATTCGCCGCGGTTAACGAGTTCAGGGCCCAGCTCAGCGACCAGGCCTCGACGTTCATGTCCCGGGCCGAAGCGCTGCTCCAGATCCAAGCGAACACCGAGAAAATCGACGGCTTGTCTGCCCGCATGGACCGGAACGAGGGCGGCCGCGCCGGATCCCTGGAGACCCGCAGCGAGCTCCGCGAATCGCACAACACTGGCGTGAGTCACACGGTGTTGGCCTTCATGGGCACCTCGATCTTGATTTCTGTCGGCGCGCTGGTCGCGTCGATCCTGCTGCGCTGACGGCGCGTTGCCAAGAGTCCGCGCGCGGGGACCTCGCCCCTACCTTCTTCGATGTGGCACCTCAAAGAAGGTATACATTCCTCGATGCGCACAGGGGGCAGTCTTGACCGTCCCCGACCACCTGCCCGGCGATGACGACTGGACGCCGCTCGATCCGGACAACGCGATCCGGTACTACTACCGTACCGACGTGGTCGGCCCGATCGGATTGGTCTGGTCGCACCACCTCGACGATGGCCGGTGGTGCGCAGCGAACATCCCTTTTCGCGGGTACGGCGACGGACGGCCCGAATGGACGGTCGTGCTCGACGACCCGCTCACGATCACCCCGGCACTCCGATGTAAGGCCTGCGCCACGAAGGCCTGGCTCGATGGGGGAGCAGTGAGACCGGCATGACTGGGCCGCTGCCTCGAGTTGAGCGCGACCCAGAAGACGATCACCCGCTGTTCTTCCACGCCTGCACTGGCGTGCACGCCGGCTGGGAGAACTTCGGCGCGAAACTGCCGCTCGGCCCGGACGGCTGGCAGTGGCAGGCCGACGGGTCGCTCACGCCGTCGATCCAGTGCCTCGAGGGCTGCGGCACGCACGGTTTCTGGGACGGCCCAGAGCGCGGATGGCGGCCAGCATGACCGCCCGCTCGTTCCGTGTCCGCATTGTCGCCGATTTCGATGAATGGCGCGCATGGCTGCGCGACGGAATGCTCGAACTCGCATGACCGGCCTCGACCCCGAGCCCGCGGATCGCGCGGTCGCCCGGATCCTCGCGGGCGGCCAACCTGACATCACTGAGCCGGCAACTCTCGCCAGGAGCGAACTCGCGGACTGCGCCTGTCTCGCATGCGCGGACACCGGACACGCCTGCGAAGATCACCCGGACTTCCCATGGGAAGGCATCCACGGCCCGACCGCGCTCCACCCCGAGCACGGTGGTCTAGGAATTCCCTGCCCGGCCTGTTGCGACCCGATCCCAGCCGACGGCCAGCACTCCATCAGCGACGCCTTCACCCCGAGGCACCTGCGCTAAGCACGACCCAAACCAATCCGGAGAACAGCGCCATCAGCACCACCGCACTCCTAGACCGACCCGCGCCACCTGCCCGAGCAGTCGGGGACCGTCCGATGAACTTCCGGCCTCCCCGCATCGGCGACCTGATGGCCGTGCGCACCACCGACCCGTACCTGGACGAGGTCCACGTCGTCGTAGACCGCGTCGCCGACCACGGATCCTTCCTGCTCATTTCCGGCGCCTGGGGCGAGCACGACCTTGAGGTCGTGGTCCGCAGGGTCGGCGAGCACCAACACCAACCAATGGAGCACTGACATGTCCCGTGCAGGCGAGTACTTCGACGAGCGACTCAAGGCCCTCGAAGCCCTGGCGCACAAGCTGATCAGCCACGAAGACCCGGAGGTCAAGGCCGCCGGTGAGGACGTCTCCAAGGCCGTCGCCGAACTCCGCAGCGACGCCCCCGCGCTCGAGGCCGAAGTGAAGGCCGACGCCGAGAAGGTCGCCAAGACCGCCGAGAAGGACGCGGGCGAGATCGCGGCCGATGTCGCGAAGGACGCCTGAGCGTGCCAGCCGCAATCGGCGCGAGGATCGCCAGCATCACGTGCGAGCAGTGTCGGACCGCTGAAGCCGAAGCCGCCACGCTCTCCGGCAGCATCCTGTGCCGCGCATGCGCGCAGGTCGGCAATCACCAGGCCCTCCCGAACGACGCGTGCGCCAAGTGCCGCAGCCGCGAACCGGCTTTCACCCGCCTGCCGTCCGGCATCCAGATGTGCAGGCCGTGCACGGTCGAGATCGTCGAAGGCGCGCAGGCCATCGGCGACAGGACCGACATCGAGAACTGACCGCCAACCCACCACCCACCACAGCGCAGGACGGACAACCATGAGCCAGACCGAAGACCGGCGCTACCGCGTCACCTGGCGGAGCCTGCCGCCCGCCTCGATCACCCCCATCAACTCGTCCGGGATCGAGGTTCTGGAAGAGCGTGTGGTGACCGCTGCGTACTACCGGCGCGAAGGTGAACGCGACGAGCGGTACGTGTTCAAGCGCGCCGACGGGATGCCCGCATTCGACGTCGCCGTCTCTCTGGTCGAGACCGTTGAGGTCCTCGACGATGAGGACGCGAACGAAGCGGCCACTCAGGCCGCGTACGAGCGGGCGAAGACTGCCGGGCGCTCCAAGCTGCGGATGGCGAGCGCCTGATGCTCACCGGAAAGGCCGCCAAGCTGCGGCCCGACATCAACGACCTCCACGTCACCCCGCTCGTGCTCGTCTCCGAGGACGACGCGCCCCAGCCGTACGCGGCCGACGGCGAGCACGCGGACATGCTCCGCGCCTGGGCACGCACCACGAACGTGCGCCGCATGCAGGAATCGCGAGCGCGCAATGCCCGCGACATCCCGACCTCCGGGCCAGGGCGGCGGCGGGCCAAGCAGCACCGCAACCGCGGCCTGTGCCTCGAACGGGTCGCGGGCGCCAAGCGGTGCAGGCGCGACGCGGCCGACGAGACCGGGCGCTGCGGGCGGCACGCGAAGGATGACGCATGATCACGTCCGAGGTGCCGCTCGACCAGTACGGCCACGGCCGCATTCCCGCATCGGACGCCGAAGTCCGAACTGCCATCGACTCCATCGCCGAGATCCACGCGCAAGACCAAAACGAGCCCGACCACACGGTCGGCCGCCTGACCATCTCCTGGCCGAACGGCCCAAGGCGCCCGGCGGCGGTAGAAGTCGAATTCCACGATGCCCAGACCGGCGAACCCATCACCGGCTGCGTCGCCTTCAGCCTCGGCGGCAGGCGCCTCGACGTCCACGGCAGGATCACGGCCGACCTCACGCTCCTCGTAGACGACGACGGCCAGCCGCTGAGCCCCGGCGCGGCCCCCGCGTTCACCGACGAATACCGCCAGTGGATCGAGCAGGGCCAGCCGATCGACGAAGAGCCGTCGCCCCAGGTGAAGACGGCCGTATTCCGCTACCTCGTCGAGAAGATGCGGATGCCGGCCCCCAGTCCCGGGCAGTGCGCATGGACCGGCTGCCGCCACACTGCGAGCCAGCACGCGGATGGGACGGGACCTTGCACGTACGACGACCCGTACGGGTTTGACTACGGGGTCGCGTGCACGTGCCGCGGGTTCAACTACAACGCCCCGCCAGCCGGCCGCGACGACTCCATGGGGGTCGACGCGTGACGGAAAGCCGCATAGTCGAACTGTCCGAACTGGCCACGTTCCAGATCACAGATGCCGAGAAGCTGATCGTCCAGCTGCACTCGGACGTCACGCCGTCCCAGGCGGCGGAGATGGCCGACCACATCGAGGCGATCGGCTTCCCGCGCGGGCAGATGGTCATCGCGCCGCCCTGGTCCGACGTCCTCATCGAAGTCGACAGCCAGCCCGAACCCGAATACGACGGCGGCCGCGTCAACATCACCTGGCCCGCCGCGGACAGCGGCGGCGCACTGCCCATCCAGGGTGTCACCGTTGAGGACGCGGACACCGGCAAGCAGATCCTCGCCGGATTCAAGCTCGTCCTCGGCACCGACGCCGGCTACGAGGGCGACGCGATCTACGCCGACATCACCGTCTTGGTCGACGAAGACGGCGCCATCATCACCGGCGCGCCCGTCCCGACCGACGCCTATCGGGAGCACTGCGAGCACGTCCGCGCCCAGCGCCCCGACGGGCCGCTCACCGAAGAGGGCGCCGAATACCTCGACGCACTCGACCGCGGCTTCATCGGCCGCCAGTGGCGGACCGCGGTACGGCGCTACCTGGTAGCCGAGATGCGGATCGCGGAAGACGGGTCCGCAGACAGCGTCGCCGGGAGCGTCGAGGCCGAGTACGACCTCGACACCGGCGAACGCCGCGTCGAACCGCAGGAGTAGGGGGCGTCATGCGCGCGCTCATCGAGGACCCAGCGCGGCATCCGCGTGAACCCGCCGTGCAGCGTGTCGCCACCACTGCGGCCCTAACGGTGTACGCGTCGATCGGGAACAGCGACGACAAGCTCACCCAGGCGCAGTGGTCCGAGTTCCACGACATCTTCGCCGCGCTGATCCGCACGGCGGCGACCCAGATCTTCGGCGACTGGCTGTCCGCTTCGAACGCCAGATGGCAGAACGCATGTGTCGCGTTCGAGATCGACGTCGAGGCCGCGGACCGACTCAAGCGCGCACTGGTCAACCTCGCCGCCGAGTTCAACCAGGAATCCATCGCCTGGGCCGAGACCACCGGCACACAGTTCCTCGGACCCGGCATCTAGCCCCCCTCGACGTTCGAGCCGCTGCGCCCCCGATCGCTATCACCAGCAGGAGGCGCCATGTTCAGCGACCGCGTGCAGCTACGACTGGCCGCAGCCGACCTCGCCGAGCGCTTCGACGCCAACGAACTCGGACCGCGACGCGTGGGCGTCCTCGAACGCGCCCGCGAGGCCCTCGAAGCCGCAGACGAAATTTTCGCGTGGGTCAACAGGCCCGCACCCGTAGCGCGCCTCGTCGGCCGCATCGGACCCCTCACTCAGATCCCGGAAGGATCCATCATGGCGAACCCCCAGATCCCCGTCGGCTACAGCTTCGACATCACCATCGAGCCGGAGGATTCGGAGGGCAACGCGGTCAGCGACACCCTGACCTGGACCTCGTCCGACGAGACCGACGCCCCGGTCACCGCCGACTCGACCACGCTGATCGGCACCGTCGAGGTGCTCAACGCGGCCGTCGACAACGTCATCACCGCCACCGACGGCACCAACAGCTACGAGTTCACGTTCGACGGCGTGGTCGACGCCCCCGTCACCCTCGTCGGCACCGTCGGCGTCCCGACCAAGACCGACGCGGCCCCGGCCGCCTGACGCCCGTGCACCCGGCACCGGACTGCGACCCGTGCTCCTGCGGCCACATGGCCGCCAGGCACGTCAACACCACCGGCCGGTGCCGGGAACGCGACTCCTACCTTCAGCCTTGCGAATGCCCGTCGTTCGAGCACGACGTCAACACCGACGAGCACCCCGACGACGACTTTAACGAGTTCGATCCGGACGGCGAAGGACGAGGTCAACCATGACAGCATTCTGCGACTGGGTGGCGGTCGTCGCGTTCGGGATTGCGCTCATCCTGTGTGTTATCCAGCCCAGTCCGACTGCGCCCGCGACGTATCCGGCCCGCTGGACCTGGCCCACCTTCGTGGCGCTCGGCCTCGTCGCCTGGGCGATCCCGGTCGCCCTGACGGCTTCGCACATCACGCATAGCTGAGCGGGGGTGACGGTGACCACCACGGGCATTCCGAGCGCGACGGCGACATCGGACGAGGTCGTAGAGATCTGGGCCGAAGGCTGGGTGATCGTCGAACTCGGCGGTCCCCGCCGGGATGTCCCCATCTTCGCGACAACCACGATCACCGATGTCGAGTCCGGACTGCCGATCACCAGCTGTCTCGACGTCACGCTCAGCACGAGCGGCGAGCGCGCCGAATGGATCTGCGAGGCGACGACGATCGCAGACCAGGACGGCAAGCCGCTGATCGGCTACGTGCCCCCGGGCGTGTACGCCGAGCGGTACACCGTGGATGGCGAGCCGCGCACCGCCCGGTTCCGGTGGATCGTCAAGGAATTCCGGCTCGACTCGTGACCGCAGCGATCGAGGGCGCGCACAACCCCAACTCGCCGCAGGCTCTACGCGGCAAGCGCAGGTTGAAGGCTTTGGGTATCGACGTCGACATCATGGACCACGACCAGATCCGACAGGCGTACGAGACCTTCCGGGCCGCGTACATCGACATGGCCGAAGCCGGGCGCCATTTCGAGCCGATGCGGGTCGAAGGTGACCCGCTGTCTGGGGCATGTCTCCACTCGCGTTACGGCATGTTGATTGAAAGCCTCAAAGACATGCTCGGGGCACACCCCGAGGGCTGGTCACCGCCGCGCGTCACCTGGCCGACCCCCGCAGAACGCCGGACAGGGATGCGAGGACGATGAGTGAGCACGATGACGAACCCGCCCGGCTCGTCCCCGATGAGGTCCGTCGCCTACGGCTCGAGCCCGGCGACCGACTCGTCGTGCGCAGCTCGAGGCTCACGTCGATCCAAGTCCACGATTACCAGGAATACCTTCAAGCCTGGTTTCCAGACAACGAGGTCCTCGTCCTGGTCGCAGACGAGGTGTTCGTTGAGCGGGCCGCGCCCGCACCGTACTGGATCACCACGCGCGGCGGCCACACCGTGATGTCGGACGACGACCTGCGCCGGTTCGCCGAACAGATCGCCAAGCGGATTCTGCAAAACCCGCCCAGTGTACGCAAGGACGACGACCCCGACGACGGCCTGGCAGGCGTCCCCGCGCGGAGGTGAGCGCGATGTCCGCACAGTCCGTCAGCATCACGCCCGACCTCGGGGACTATTTCGTCACGAGGACCAGCGGACCGCTGCTCGACCGGCTCGCCGCCTGGTTCATACGCTGGTGGACGGCCCGCAAGAACGCGCAGCGCGTGTGGAAGCCGAGTGACGTAAACCATGCCGGGACGTACGTCGGGCCCACCGAGGAGTACCCGGAGGGCGCGATCGTCGAGGCGGTTCGGCGCGTCCGGTTCAACTCCGTCAACGCCTACCCGGACGCGATCTGGTCCACCGGCCGGCTCCCCGCGCACCTGACGCCGACCGCCGAGCAGCGCGCCCGGATCGTCGAGTCCGCGAAGTGGATGGTCGGGGACCGTTACAACACAGTGGACCTGCTCGCGGTCGGGCTCGCGCAGCCCCGTGCGAAGCACGTCGTCAACAGCGACACCTGGTGGGCCAAGCGCCTAGATCATGACCATCGGGAGATTTGCAGCCAAGCAGTCGACCAGCAGTACCTTGACGCGAACATTCACCTGTTTGACGACGGACGGCTCGCGGGCTTGGTGGCGCCTGAAGACCTGGCCGATCTGCTCTCTGGCCAAGCGAAAGAGGCGGCGCAGTGAGTCCATCGACGATCACACCCACCGCCGTGATGGCCGCGAACTACACGGCGAAGCCGTTCGACTTCGTGCCCTGCGACACCACGGCCGCGCCGCTCGTTGTCGCGCTGCCGGCCGCGCCCCCGGACGGCACCATCGTCGGCGTCAAAGTCATCGTCTACGGCACCGGCCACAACGTGACCATCGCCGCCAGCGGCACCGACGTCTTCAACAAGGCCCGCGGGTCGGCGACCGCCACCCTGTCCCTGCCCGGCCAAACCCAGCTCTACCAGTACAACGCGGCCCTCGGCGTCTGGTACATCACCACCGACGACCTGCCGCTCGCGCAACTCGACACCCGCTACCTCGCCACCGCCGGCACTGCCGCCAACGCGACCGCCGTCGGCGCCGTCACCGTCACCGGAACGCCGTCCGCCGGCCAGGTCCTCACCGCGACCTCACCGAGCGCGGCCGACTGGCAGACCGGCGGCGGCAGCAGCGGTGTCACCTCGTTCAACACCCGCACCGGCGCCGTCGTCCCGGCCACCGGCGACTACACGTGGGCACAGACCGCCGCGGCCATGGGCCTGAACACCACGGCGGTCAAAACCTCGGCATACACCCTGTCGGCCGGCGACTGGGTGCCGTGCAACGTCTCCGGCGGAAACTTCACCCTCACCCTGCCGAACGCGCCCGCGAACGGCACCCGGGTCGGGGCGAAACTCGTCGTCAACAACACGGGCGCGACCGGAGTGGTCACCCTCGCCTGCCAGGGCTCGGACGTGTTCAACGTGTCCGGCGGCGCGACCAGCGGCACGCTACAGCTGACCAGCCAGGGCCAACTGCTGCAGTACTACTCGGGGATCTGGTACGTGCAGGCCGACGACCTGCCCCTGAGTCAACTCGACCTGCGCTACCAGCGCCTGGTCGCCGTCGGCCCGCCCACCGGCACGTACGCGACCGACGTCGCCACCGTCAGCACGGCGATCACGAACGCGGGCACGTACGGCACCCTGTACTTCCCCTACAGCGCCACCGCATACAACGTGGACGGTCTCGCGCCGCTCACCGGGCAGACCTGGTACGGCAACGCGACCCTGCAACGGCCCGCATCCTCAAGCGCGAGCATCGTCACCGCGACCGGCATCAACTCGTTCACGATGCGCGGACTGACGGTCGACGGCAACTCTTCGTCCACCGCCACATCGAACGCCGCGATCTACCTGATCAACACGACGTTCACGCTGCTCGAGAACCTCACCGTGCAGAACTGCCCGTCCACCAACAACGCGATCATCCTGCGCGGTTCGGTCCGCGGCCTGATCGACGCCTGCCAGATCACCAGCTGCGGATACGGGATCGCGATCGGCCTGAACCACGCCGACGCGTACTCGTGCTACGGCAACGTCATCCGCAACACGATGATCGATACCACCACGTGGGATGCGATCTTCCTGACGGAGAACCTCGGATCGACCGGCTCCGTCAGCGTCGTCGGCAACGTCATCGGCACCGTCGTGACCGGCTGCACCGTACGCAACTTCGGGGACTGCGGCATCGAGATCGGCTCCGGCACCGTGCACACCGAGGTCTCCGGCTGCGCATTCATCGGCATCTCGAACGCCAACGGCAACAACGGCATCCTGTTCCGCGACGCCCAGCACGCCAACGTCACCGGCTGCACCGTCAGCAACCTGACGAAAACCGGCAGCAACGGCGTGTACTCCGTGAACCTCAACGGCAACAACGCCCACAACTCGATCAACGGCGTCGACGTGTACAACTGCGGCTACGGCTACCTCATCGTCGGCGGCACCTCCCCCACCGCGATCGGCACCGCAGCGCAGGACATCGCGATCAACGGCGGCACCATCGACACCACCGCCGCAGACGGCATCCAACTCGCCAACGTCGCAGGCTTCAACATCACCGGCACGCAGATCCACAACGCCGGAAACCAGGGAATCTCCATCGGCAAGGTCTCCTCCACCTCCGCCAGCGACGGCACGATCACCGGCGCACGGGTTTTCAACTCCTCACAGCAGACCGCCGGCGACGCCGGGATCATCCTTTTCCAGACGTCCGCGGACATCACCATCACCGGCTGCCGGATCGGCGACAACCAAGGCGCGTCCAAGACACAGGCGTACGGCATCCGGGTCTACGACTCGACCGTCACCAACGTCAAAATCACCAGCTGCGATCTGACCAACGGCGGCACCACCGCGAACTTCTCCAACAACTCCAGCGCCGCCAACGGCGTCGAGGTCTACGCCTGCACCGGCATCTCCCCGGTCGGGCTGCGCACCGCCGTCACCCGACCCGACGCAACCTGGGACGCGACCGACCACGGCCTGATCGCCTGGTCCTACGACGCCACACTCGCCCCGGAAGGAAGCTCCGCGCCGGTCAACGGCCTCGTCTACCTCATCGGCATCCAGGTCCGGGCCCCGTTCACCACCACCAAGGGCTACTTCTCGTGCAGCAGCGCGACGACGCCCGCCGGAACCGTGGCCGGCGAGAACTTCCTCGGACTGTACAACTCGGCCGGAACGCTCTGCGCATCCGCCGAGATCGACTCCAACCTGACTTCCTTCACAGCCGGGCTCCAGACAATCACCTGGTCGGCCGGCTACACGGGGCCGGCAGGGCAATACTGGGTGGCGCTGCTGCTCAACGGGACCACGAACCCGACGCTGTACCGTGCCGCGACCTCCGTGGACAACGCGACACCCAACGCGGGCATCACGACGGCGGCGAACTACCGGATCTGCAAGAACGGCTCCGGTGCGACGGCGCTGAGCGCGATCACGCCGTCGTCCAACACGATCAGCTCGACCAGCGACTCGCCGCGAAACTGGTGGGTCGCCATCGGCTGACCGCAGGCACACCACCGACAACTGTCCAGGCGGTTCGACGTCGGGGGTGAAATCCGATGTCGCTCACCACCATCACCGTGACCGGTTCGTACCCGGCCGGAGCCGGCAGTGGCGTCGCCACCGGGTTCGTGACGTTCGTCCCGACCGCCCGGATCGTCAACGCCGCGGGCCACACCATCATCCCGCAACTCCCGGTCCAGGTGCAGCTGCAGCTCGGCGCGTTCTCCCTGCCCAACGTCATCACCACGGACAACGCGGGCCTGAGCCCGGCCGGGTGGGCGTGGGAAGTGACGGAGTACATCTCCGGTGTCGCGGCGGACCCCTACTACGTCTTTATTCCCAGCACCTTCGGCGAGACCGTCGACCTGTCGCAGTTGACCGAGGCCACGCCCGGCCCGATCGTCACCGCGTACGCGAACCTCGGCGCCAGCAACACGTTCACGCTGGGAAACACGTTCGCTGCGGGCATCACGGTCGAGGGCGCGTTCGAACTCGACGGAACCGGCATCGCCAGCCCGCCCGGCGGCACCACCGAGTTCCTGCGCGCCGACGGCACCTGGGACGTCCCGGCCGGAGGCGGAGGCGGGGGAGTCACCCCGCCCGCCGGGGACCTCGGCGGCACCGCCGGAGACCCCACGGTCGTCTCCACGCACCTCGCCTCGCCGCTGCCCACCGCGCAGGGCGGAACCGGCGCGGCATCGCTCGCCGCGGCGGGCCTCGTGCAGGGCGCGAACAACCTCTCGGATCTCGCGTCCGCGAGCAGCGCCCGCACCAACCTCGGCTTGGGCACGGCGGCGACCCAGTCCGCGGCCGCGTTCGATGCGGCGGGCGCCGCAGCCACCGCGCAGGCGACCGCCGAGTCCTTCGCGACCAGCGCGGTCGGCGCCGAAACGACCCGAGCCGAGGCCGCGGAAGCACTGCTGGCCCCGCTGGCCAGCCCCGCACTGACCGGCTCCCCGACAGCGCCCACGAAGACCGCGCTGACCAACAGCACGGACATCGCCACCACCGCCTACACCGACGCGGCGGTAGCGGTAGAGACGACCCGAGCCGAAGCCGCCGAAGCACTCAAGGCGCCGCTGGCCTCGCCCGCGCTCACCGGATCCCCGACCGCGCCGACACAGACCACGGGCGACAACAGCACGAAACTCGCCACGGACGCGTTCGTCACGACCGCGGTCGCCACCGAAACCACGCGCGCCGAGACGGCCGAGGCCGCGCTGCTCCCGCTGACCGGCGGAACGATGACCGGCGCGATCGCGATGGGCGCCCACAAGGTCACCGGCCTGACCAACGGCAGCGCCCCCACGGACGCGGCGGCCTACGGGCAGATCCCGACCTCCGCGGGCAGCATCGGCGGCCTGCTCGCCGCGAACAACCTCTCGGACGTGGCCTCGGCCGGAACCGCCCGCACGAATCTGGGCCTCGGCTCGGCCGCCGTACTCGCGGGTTCCGCAGTCGCGCAGACCGCCAACAACCTCGCCGACCTGGCCAACGAAGCCACCGCGCGCACCAACCTCGGACTCGGCGGCGCCGCCGTCCTCGCCGCGAGCGCCGTGGCCCAGACGGCGAACAACCTTTCGGATCTCGCGTCCGCAACTGCGGCCCGGACCAACCTGGGACTCGGTGCGGCGGCGACGGCGTCCCTGCCGCTGCCGCTCGCCTCCGGCGGCACGGGTCTGAACGCCGCGCCCGGAGCAGTCAGCGAGTCGCTGCTCGCGACCTCGACCAGCGCCGTGGCCTGGTCCACCCAGACCTACAACATCGTCGCGTACGGCGCCGACCCCACCGGCGCCGCCGACTCCACCACCGCGATCAACAGCGCGATCGCCGCCGCCGTCGCGGCCGGCGGCACCGTCCTGATCCCGCCCGGCACGTTCTCGACGACCGGCATCGTCATCAGCGGCGCATCCAAGTTCTGCATCCGCGCGGACCGCGGCGCCACCCTGTGGATCGCCGCCCCCACCAACGCCGCACCCACGCAGGTCACCCGCAACATCCTCACGCTCGTCGGCTGCACGGACTTCGCGATCGAGAACCTGACGATCGACGGGCGCCGCGACGCCATCGCGCCCCTCACGGTGCTCGCCGCCAACGCCGCCTCCGGGCAGGCGTTGGTGCACGTCGCCAACGGCGCGGCCGCCGCCTACAAAGTCGGGCAGGTCCTCAACGTCTGCGGCGGCTGGACCGTCGCGAGCGGCGCGCAGCAGAACCAGCAAGACCAGAACCTCACCATCGCGTCGATCACGCCCGGCACCAGCGGCGGCAACGACACGATCACCTTCACCGCGAACCTCGCCAACGCCTACACGTCGGCCACCGGCACCCAGACCGACGGGTACGGGCCCATCGCCGGCAACGGCGGCTACATCACCCCATGGCAGACCGGCACCGCCACCATCGCCGGACGCGTCCTGACGCAGGAAGATCAGCAGTGCGGCATCCACCTGATCGCATGCACCAGGTTCCGCGTGTCCGGCTGCGAGATAACCGGCATGTGGGAATCCGGGATCCGCTGCGGCGACCATCTGCTCAACGGCTCCGCGCAGAACGACGGCGCCACCCTCGGCACCATCACCGGCAACATCATCACGCACTGCTACGACCAGGGCATCGGCCTGTGGTGCAGCGCGAACATGACCGTCACCGGCAACACGGTCACCGCAGCGGGCTGGGCCGGGATCTGCATGACCGGTTCCGACCAGTGCACCATCACCGGGAACGTCTCGACCAACAACACGCAGCTGATCCCCAACGGGCCCGGAGGGTACGGCGCCGCGATCGAAGGCGGCCTCGGCAACGTCGTCTCAGCGAACCAGTTCAACGGCAACGCGTACTGCCCGATCCTGCTCACCGCACTCGGCACGATCCCCTTCGGCGGACCCGCCCAGGTCGCCACCACCGTCGCGTCCGGATCGAACACCGTCGCACTGCCCGCCACCGCCGTGAACCTCGCGTCCGCGACGGGGCTCGCCACGGCCGGGCAGGTCACGATCCTCAGCTCGGCCGGCGCCCAGCAGATCACCTACACCGGCGTCTCGGGCAACCAGCTCACCGGCTGCACCGGCGGCGTCGGCACCATGTACACCGGGCAGCGCGTCACCCAGTACCCGGTCTTCACGAACAACGGCGCGACCCTAGCGGTCGGCTCCACGACCACGATCGTCTCCAACGGCGCCCTGTTCCAAGTCGGCGGCAAATACAGCATCGTCGACGGGCCGCGCACCGAACGCATCACCGTCACCGCGATCAGCACCAACACCCTGACGCTGCAGTACCCGACCTCGTTCCAGCACATCGACCAGTGCCAGATCGGCCAAGCGGTCGCCGAGTCCAACCAGATCCTCGGCAACTTCTGCTCCGGCGGCACCGACGCCGGCATCAAACTCGCGTCGGCCATCAGGACCACGATCGACGACAACAGCCTGTACCAGATCGGCCTGCGGGGCATCGACGGGATCATCTGGTCCTCCGGCGGCCTCCAGCCCCCCTACGGCACGATCGTGTCCAACAACACGATCACCGCCCCGGACACGACGGGCAACGGCGCCGCATACTCGTCCATCGCCTTCGCCCAGATGTCCGACCTGCAGATCTCCGGCAACAGGTGCGGCGGCGCGCTCAACGCCACCCAGGAATCATACGTAGCCCTGTTCATCCAGGCCGTCACCGACAGCGTCGTCTCCCGCAACATCGTCGCCGACACGTACGGCGTCGGAATGAGACTCGACGTCGTCAACGAATGGCCATGCAAGCGGGTCCGGGTCGCCGACAACCAGATCTTGCGCACCGGCGGCGAAGGACTCGTCCTGTACGGCGGCCAGGAACTCCAGGTCGCCGGGAACGTCATCGAAGGCTGCGCCCCCAACTCCGGCGGCGGCTACGGCGGCGCCCTGGACGTACGCGGCGTGCAGAGCAGCATCATCGCCAACAACCTCGTCATCGACAACGGGCACGGCGGCATCAGCCTCGACAGCGCCACCATCAACGGGGCCACCGTCTACACCAGCGCGAACACGTTCTCAGGCAACATCGCCGGCGACGACGGGCTCAACTACGACTGCTGGACCGGCGCCCACCAGCAGCAGGGCTCCGGAATCAAAGAGGTCTCGAGCGGCCAAGGCCCCAACGCCTACGACGGCAACATCGTCTTCGGGACCGGCGCCAACTTCTCGCTGACCAGCCTCGGCAACACGTTCACCGGCACCTCGCTCGTGCCCGTCGCCGTCAAGACCGCGAACTACACGGCGAACCCCAGCGAGTTCGTGCCCTGCGACACCACGACGGCCGCGCTCACCGTCACCCTCCCCACCGCGCCGACCGACCGCACCGTAGCCGGGGTCAAAGCCGTCACCCTCGGCGCAGGCCACAACGTCACCGTCGCCTGCGGCGGCACCGACGTGTTCAACAAGACCGGCGGCGGCACCACGGCCACGATCTCACTGCCCGGCCAAGCCCAGTTCTACCAGTACAGCGCCAGCCTCGGCGTCTGGTACATCGTCGGCGACGACCTGCCACTGACCCAACTCGACACCCGGTACGTCCTCGACTCGACGATGACCACGCTCGGCGACACCCTCTACGGCGGCGCGGCAGGCACCGCCACGCGCGTACCCGGCAACACCACGGCGACGAAGAACTTCTACACCCAGACCGGCACCGGCAGCGCATCCGCCGCGCCCGCCTGGGGCGCCATCGCCGCCGCCGACATACCCACCCTCAACCAGAACACCACTGGCACGGCAGGCGGCCTGAGCACCACCCTCGCGATCGGCTCCGGCGGCACGGGCCAGACAACCCAACAGGCAGCGATCAACGCGCTCACCGGCACCCAGAACGCCAGCACATACCTGCGCAGCAACGGCACCAACGCGAGCCTCTCCGCCATCCAAGCCAGCGACATCCCGACTCTCAACCAATCCACGACCGGGACGGCCGCAGGCCTCAGCACCACCCTGGCCGTCGGCAGCGGCGGCACCGGGCAGACCACACAGCAAGCGGCCATCAACGCCCTGACCGGGACGCAGTCCGCAGGCACCTACCTGCGCTCCAACGGCACCAACGCGGCCCTGGCGGCGATCCAAGCCGCCGACGTCCCCACGTTGAATCAGTCCACCACCGGCAACGCCGCATCCGTCGGCGGCATCACCGTCACCGGAACACCCGCCACCGGCCAAGCCCTCGTCGCCACCTCCGCCACGGCCGCCGACTGGCAGGCCGCAGGCGCCGTCACCGCACTGACCCAATTCGGGACCGCCAGCGCCAACGGGTCCACCGGCCAATACTCCGACGCCGGGCACGTCCACGGCGCCCCCGACTCCTACACCTGGGACTCCCCGAAACAGCACGGCTTCAAAGAATGGCTCTTCCCGCTCCTCACCAGCTACCTCAACCAGTCCTTCACCTCCGGCACCATCTACGGCGCCACCTTCATCGCGCAAACCAACTCCACCATCTCCAAAGTCGCCGTCGACGTCACCTCGGCCGCCGCCACCCCCACCGCCGGTGAAAACCTCATCGGGTTCTACACCGTCTCCGGCACCACCTGGACCCAGGCCACCGTCACCGGAGACCTCAGCACCTGGGGCTCGACCGGCCTCAACGAATACACCTTCGGCGCCAGCCAAACCCTCGTGCCCGGCACCACCTACATGCTGCTGATGCTCTCCGTCGCCACCACCGCCGTGCACCTCGGCGGATTCACCGGAAACAACAATTTCACCAACCTCGGCTGTTCCGCGACCGCCGCCCCGTGGATGAGGTTCTTCACCTACGGCACCAGCCAAACCGCGCTGCCCGCCTCGTTCACCGCGTCCACCAGCACCCTGAGCATCACGTCCGCGATCTTCCCGTGGGCCGGACTGCTCTAGAAACCGAAGGAGCCCGAGATGGCCAGCATCGGCGACCAGGTCCTCTACAACGAGGGCGACGCCAACGTCAGCGCCTGGGCGTGGGGCGTGATCGTCATGACGGACACCGACCCCACCAGCGAGGAGATCGCCGCCGCCGTCGCCGAGTTCAGCAACTACCCCACCGCACCGCCGGCCGGGTCCGTCCTGATCTGCTATCAGGGCCTGGTCGGCAACACGTACCCCGTCGCCAGTTACGAGTACGCGAGCGAAGGCACCGGCCCCGGCCAGTACCAGGCGCTCGCCTAGGAACCGCGCCGACGCCTAGGAACCGCGCCGATGCTCAGACGGGCTCACCCCGGCGAAACCGCCTGCACGGGCATATGGCCGATCACGAGCAACCCGTGCAGGAACGCGCCGCGCGACGGGCATGACACCTGCGAGGCGCACGACCCCTCAGGCGACAAGCGCCGACCACCGCCACCGGACGAGCAGCGCTGCACCGGCACCAACCGGGAATCCGGCGAACGCTGCCGCAACGGGCATGGGCCCGGCCGGAAGGCCTGCGGCATGCACGGGGGCAACGCCAAACAGGTCGTCGGAAAAGCCGAGGAACGCGTTGCGGAAGGGAAGGCGCGGCGGCTCATGGCAACCTATGGCCGCAAGGTGGAAACCACCGCCACCCAAGCCCTGATCGATGAGGTCCAATGGACCGCCGGGCATGTCGAATGGCTGCGCGAACGCGTTCAGGAGATCGAGGGAGTACGAGCCGCCGTCCTCGAACCCGGCGAGGGCGGGATCCCCGCCGACAGTGACCGGCACCCGCTGGTCTGGGGTATCACCAAGATTAAGGAGGGCGGCGAGGACGCAGGGACGACGTACGAGGCAGCGGCGTCGATTTGGCTAGCCTTATATTGGAAAGAACGTGAACATCTTGTCAGGGTGTGCGCAGCCACCGTCAAGGCCGGAGTCGACGAACGCCTCGTCAAACTCGCCGAGGATCAGGGGCGCCTGGTGGCAGACGTCTTGAGAGCCATCCTCGGCGACCTCGACCTCACCCCCGAACAGCACACCCGCGCCTATGAAGTCGCCCCACGGCACCTGCGAGCCCTCACCGCCCGAACCGCCTAACCAGGGGGCGGGATGACCGCCGTCCTCGACTGGGCTGAACACGCGGCCCGCGAATTCGAAGACGACGCACCCAAGCCCCGGCACCGCTTCTACGACGACCCGGTCGGATTCGCCGACACCTGCATCCGCTGGCCCCCCGATGCGGGACTGACCGCCTACCAGCGCGACGTGCTCGCCGCACTGCCCACCAAACGCAAAGTATCCGTGCGCGGACCGCACGGCCTGGGCAAGACCACCACTGCGGCCGTGGCCGTCCTGTGGTTCGCCCTGACCCGCGAACTCTCCGGACGCGACTGGAAGATCCCCACGACTGCCGGGGCATGGCGCCAGCTCGAATTTTATCTCTGGCCGGAGATAAAGAAGTGGGCGCGGCAGTTGGACTGGAACGCCCTCGGCTGCGAACCGCTCTCGGAGCGCACCGAACTGCTCACCCTGAACATCAAACTCGCGCACGGGCACGCGTTCGCCGCCGCGTCCGACAACCCGTCCCTGATCGAAGGCGCGCACGGCGACAGCATCCTATACGTCTTCGACGAATCCAAGGCGATCATCCCGGCGACGTTCGACGCCGCCGAAGGTGCGTTCTCCGGCGCGGACGCCACCGGCAACCTCGAGGCATACGCCCTTGCGATGTCCACCCCAGGCGAACCCAACGGCCGCTTCTACGAGATCCACTCGCGCAAACCGGGCCTAGAAGACTGGTGGGCACGGCACGTCACCGTCGACGAGGCGATCGCCGCCGGTCGCATCAGCAAGTCCTGGGTGGAACAGAGGCGCCTACAGTGGGGCGCCGACAGCGCGCTCTTCGCCAACCGCGTCCTCGGCGAATTCCACTCCAGCGACGAAGACGGCGTCATCCCGCTCGCCTGGGTAGAGGCCGCCAACGAACGCTGGCGCGCCTGGGACGACGACGGCCGTCCCGAAATGCCGGGGCCCCGCACTGTCGGAGTCGACGTCGCAAGGTCTGGATCCGACAAGACCGTGATGGCGCTCCTCGACGGCGCCGTGCTCACCGAACTGCGCCACAGCTCCCTTGAAGACACGATGCAGACCACCGGCCGCGTCATCGGAATCGTCACCGCCCACCCGGACCGGCGCCCGATCGTGGACGTCATCGGCATCGGCGCCGGCGTCGTCGACCGGCTGCGCGAGCAAGGCGTCAGCGTCGAGGCGTTCAACGCCAGCGAAGGCACCGACCGCAAGGACCGATCGGGCGAGTTGGGCTTCACCAACACGCGCAGCGCCGCGCACTGGAACCTCAGGGAACTGCTCGATCCGGCCTACGGCGCCGAGTTGGCGCTCCCGCCCGACGACCGGCTCACCGGAGACCTGACCGCCCCGCACTGGCGGGTGATGTCCGGAGGCCGGATCCAGGTGGAATCCAAGGACGAGATCCGAAAGAGGCTCGGCCGGTCCACCGACGACGGCGACGCCGTAGTCCAAGCCACATGGGACGGCGACGGCACCGACGCGCAAGCCTGGATCGACCACTTCCGGCGCAAAGCCGAAGCCGTCGGCATGACACCACGTGCGGCCATCGGCGCGGCATCCGCAGAACCCGAACCGACCCCCGAACCCGAACCCCCCACCAGCGACATAGACCTCCGGCGGGCAGCACGCACAGCGGCACTACGCGGCGGCCGGTTCACGACGTCCTCACGCTGAGGGGGCGCCCCGGTGGTATCGCGCGAACTCGCCCTCCCCGAACCCGCGGCCGTAACCCGGCAGCGAGCCAGGGCGGTACGCGCACAAGCCGCCGCCTCACCGCGCGCCCGAGTCGCCAAAGTCTGGGGCACCGCAGTACCCACTGCGGTCCAGGCCGGTGAAGCCGCGTCGCAGATGACCCCGGCGAGCCCGTTCGCACCGGGCGAGCCGGTCAGCCCCTATGACGGATTCAGCCGTACCCCGCGCACATTCGACTACATCCCGCAGTACAACGTCGCCACCCGGCCGCGCACCCACGAGCGCGTAGCGTTCAGCACCCTGCGCGGGCTGATCGAGTCCTATGACATCGCCCAAGTCGCGATCTGGCACCGGATCGACTCGATCCGCTCCCTCGAATGGTCGCTGGTCGCAGACGACGGCTACCAGGGCGATGTAACGGGTGCGGTCGCGCTCGGCATGGCCGCCCTGAAGAAGCCGGACAGGAAAAACCCTTTCGACGCGTGGCTCGCCGAGTTCCTCTTCGACGTGCTCGCATTCGACGCTGGCGCCCTGTACCGGATGCGCAACCGCGCCGGACAGGTCATCGGCCTCAAGCCGGTAGACGGCACGATCCTGGCGCCGCTCCTTGACTACTGGGGCGACCCGCCGGAGCCGCCCGCCCCGGCCTACGTGCAGTACGCCAACGGGCTGCCGTGGAACTGGCTGACGGCCGACGACCTGATCTACCAGCCCTTCCGGAAGATCACCAACTCGCCGTACGGCCGCGCGCCCCTCGAGTCGATCCTGCTCAACGCGAACACCGACTTGAGGTTCCAGGCCTACTTCCTGCAGCGGTACACCGAAGGCAACCTGCCCGCCGCGTTCGCGTCCGCACCGGAGACCTGGACCCCGCAGCAGATCGAATCGTTCCAGGAGTACTGGGACGGGTTCATCCTCGGCGACCAGTCGTTCAAGAACCAGATCCGGTGGATCCCGCCCGGAAGCAAGATCGAATGGTCGAACGAGAAAGACTTCACCGACGCGTTCTCGCTGTTCATGATGCGAAAGACCCTAGCGGCCTACCACGTGGTGCCCGCAGACCTGGGCTTCACGGAAAGCGTCAACAAGTCGGCAGGGGAGACGCAGACCGACGTTCAGCATCGCATCGGCGACGCGCCCCTCGCTAAGCACGTCTCCAGCATCCTCACCGGATTCCTGCAAGACGACCTACGCCTTCCCCTCAAGCACCAGTTCGACTTCGGCGAGGAGCAGGACGACCGTCTCGCCACTGCGCAGGCCGACCAGGTGTACATCCAGAACGCCGTCGTCTCCCCGTCCGAGATCCGCGAACTGCGGTTCGGCCTCGGCGAGCCCGACGGGCGCCCCGTGCCGCGTTACATCTTCTCCTCGCGTGGCGGCGCAGTGCCGCTGGCCCCGCTGTTCGCGGTCGCCGGCCCCATCGACCCCGCATCCGGCGCGCCTCTCCCTGGCGCGCCGCTACCGAAGAAGCCCTTCAGTCCCATCGAGGGGGTTGAACCGAACCCGGCCCCGCCGACGAAGCCGCTCGCGGTGCAAATCTACGGGGACCTGAATCCGCCCACGCCCAATCCGGTGGTCGGTGTCGCCCCGGCGCCGCACGCTGTGATGCCTGGCGCAGCCGCGCCTCAGGCCGCCGCAACGCCCGTCGCCAAGGACGGCGCGGCAGCCCCGGCGGCTGGGTCCGGCTCGACCGCCGGGATCACCGCCGCGACCGGCATCTACTCGTATGACCTAGGCACCGAGCCCGTCATCATGCCCGACGCCGACGACATCGACTACGAAGTCGCCAAGTCGGAACTCGCCACCTACCGGCGGTACGTCAAGGCACGCAAGCGCAGCGGACGCTGGAAAGACTTCGAGTTCGCGGCCATCGACCGCGTCACCGCGCACCGGCTCAACGACGCCGGACGCTTGGAGATCCGGAAGGCTGGCGGCGTCATCGCGTGCGCCGGCCTCGCAGTCCTCGCCGAGGACACCGGCCGCGTCCTCATGCTCCAGCGCGGGCTCGACCCGAACGACCCCGCCTCCGGGACCTTTGAATTTCCTGGCGGGCACGTCGAGGACGGAGAAACCCCGCTCGCGGCTGCCGAGCGCGAATTCCAAGAGGAAACAGGGCTCCTCCTCTCGGCCGACGCACTGACCAACGCCAACCCCGACGCAACCTGGACCAGCGCCGACCGCGTCTACCGCGGGTTCGTCGTCACCATCCCCGTCGAAGCGGCGCTGCCGATCGCGGAACGCGGCCAGGTCGCCAATCCCGACGACCCGGACGCTGACGCAGTCGAAATGATCGCCTGGTGGGATCCGAGATTGTTGCCGGCCAACCCGGCGGTGCGCCCGGAACTGCTCGCGTCCATGGACGACGTACAGCGGGCGATCGCGATCGCGCAACCGTGCGACACGGTCCCTGCAGAGGTCGCGGCTCCCGTAGAGAAGGCCGCGCCGATGCTCGGGGAAGTGCCGGGGCTCACCAAGCGCTCCGGCATGATCTCGCTGGACCTCCCGGCAGGTCTCATCCCCGTCGTGCCCGGAGGCTTGAACGATCACCATGTGACCGTGGTCTATCTCGGGAAAGACCTCGACGATGAGGACTTTGCCGCAGCCTGCGACCGTGCCGAAACCGCCGCGACGGCCATGGCCGGACCGCTCACCGGCAGCATCAGCGGCCGAGGAGTGTTCCCGCCCTCAGCGTCCAGCGACGGGAAGATCCCCGTGTTCGCCGAGGTCGAACTGCCCGGCATCAGCGCGCTCCACGCGGAACTCGAAGACCTGTCCGCGTCCGAGCACGCCAGCTATCACGCGCACGTCACCCGCACGTACGCCGAGCCCGGCGACCAACTGCCGGACCCGCTCCCGTATACGCCGGTGACTTTCACGCACCTCACGGTCCATCGCGGCGACGAGCAGATGAGCTTCCCGTTCGGGCAGCGCGGACTCGGCGTGATGAAGGCCAGCGGCGGTGAACCCGACGGCCCAAAAGCTGACGCCTCCGCCAAGGAGGCGTCCAAGGCGTGGCCCGGCTGGGAACACGACCTCCAAGCCGCCCGGCACTGGGCCGACAGACTCAACAACGGATACACCAACGCATTAAGCCGGACGCACGCCGAACGCATCGCAGCCTCGTTCATCGCCGCACACCCGCAACCGAAAACCGAGAAGAAGCCGACCAAAGCCGAGACCGCGGCGGTAGCGGCAGCACTCCTCGCCGCCGCGCTCGCACACCTCGAAAACCAAGGCCTCGACCTCACCAGCCATGCCACCGAGAACCTGCGCGGTATCTACGCCGACGGCTACTTGATCGGCGCCGCATCCGGCAACGCGGTCATCGACGGCGGCGCGCCCGCGCTCGGTAACTGGGCGCCCGGCAAAACCGCCGACGCGCACCACCTCATCGAAACCCTCGCGCTCGGCGCCGGGCTCTCCGCGCTCCTGCTACGAGCACCCGAAGTAGCAGCGGAGATGTCGAACACGCGCATGACCGCCATGGCCACAGCGCTCGCCGCCGGCGCGGCATCCGGATCGGGGCCGGCCGTCATCGCCGGAACCCTAGTCGCGGTCCTCGCCGCGGGCTGGCGATCCCTCAGATCCGCGATCACCGGAATCACCACCGGATCCAGCGCCGGAGCGAGCGACACCTACCAGAAGCGCGGCGTCGAACTCGGCCAATGGCTGCTGGACCCCAGCAGCAAGAGCTGTCCGAACTGCATCGCCAACGCCAACGCCAAGCCGCGCCCACTCGGGCAGCCGTGGCCCAGCGGCAGCGCATATCCGCCAGAGCATGATCACTGTCGGTGCGAAATCGGCCCTGCGTAACGACCCGAGCCGATACGGAGGTGCCCGTGGATCGCTACGACACCCCCGGATGGGAAGGCTCGGTCGGCCCATTCCCCGACGACTACACCAAGCCCCACGTATACGCACGCGACATCTGCTCCGGCGCCGGCAACTGCGTCTGCGGCATAGGGCTACCCGACGAGATCCACGTCCAAGCAGCGCCCGGCATCGACATCCCCGGGAGAGCAATCGTCGTCCCGTCCCGCTACCTGGGCAAGTCCGCCGAGGAACAGCGCTACGTGCTCGGCGTTGGGTATCAACCGGGCCCCGACCCGCGAATCGCCCGCGGCGCCGACGGGTACCGCGACTACTTCACTGCCGAGGAACTCGAGAAGGCCGCATGGTCCTTCCTCAAGAGCGGCGGCCAGATAGGGCTGTTCCATGAGGACGGCACCCTCGGACATGCGACGCCCGTCGAAAGCTACGTGCATCGTGCCCCCGACTGGGATCAGGGCAACGGCATTGTCATCAAGACCGGCACCTGGCTCATCGGCGCCATCTGTGACGACATCGCGTGGCAGCTAGTCAAATCCGGACGTGTCACCGGCTTCTCGCCGCAGGGGTTCGCGAAGCGCCGTCGCCCCTCCATCCCACCGAACTCCACGAGGGAGCTGTGCCGTGTCTGACGCGCAACCGGAGGAGTGGACGGAACTCTACGACCCTGAGGTGCCAGAGATGCACATGGTCGGCAAAGGGGCTAACGGCTTCCCCGAATTCCTGATCATCAAGCAGGACGCCGAGGGCGGCCTGTTCGAAGCCGACTACGTACGCGAACTCATTGCCAAGGCCGACGCGGAGCACCCCCCGGCCACTGACCCGCGGGAGACGGTGACCATGAGCGGCAGCCCCGCAGCGATCGCAGCACTCATCCACGGCGCCGCAGTGCGCAAGGCCACGCCGGAGCCTGCGCCCGTCGAAGACGACGTGGCCAAAGCGGAGGAATCCACCGCGACCCAGAACGACTTGCCCGACTCTGCCTTCGCGTACATCGAAAGCGGTGGCACGAAGGACGAGCACGGCCGCACCGTCCCGCGGTCCCTGCGGCACTTCAACATCCACGACGCCGCGCACGTCCGCAACGCCCTGAGTCGAGCACCGCAGTCCCCGTTCGGCGACAAGGCCATGCCCAAGATCCGCGCCGCCGCGAAGCGCTTCGGGGTCGACGTATCCAAGGCCGAACAGGCCGCCCCCGAAACCAACGAGGTGAGCAAAGACATGGACGGTTCCGCGGGCATGCCGCTGGACGAAGGCATGGACGGGATGGACCCGACGGTCATCCTCGCGATGCCCGAAGAGGAAGCCCCGGGCGACCCGAACGACCCCGGCTCCCCGGCATGGGAGTCGATCGACGCCGCGACGGCCCTCAAGTGGACCGCGATCGCCGCCCGGCTGCGCTCCGCCCTCGGCATCATGTCCGACCGGGAGATGCTCGAAGCCGCCACCGCCGACCCGTCCGACGCCGACAACGCGATGGATCTCGACGACGCCGCGTGCGCCGTGGACTTCGTGATCTCGACGCTCGCCCCGTTCGCGGTCGACGAGCAGGCGGAAGCCGACGAGGGCACCATGGCGATGGAGATGGTCGGCAAGGCGATGAGCACCCTCGACCCGGCCCACCTCGACACCGTCGAGACCCTCGGCACCGTCCGCAAGGCCGGGCGCGCCCTGAGCTCCGCGAACGAGAGCGCACTGCGCGCCGCGGTCAAGGCGCTCCAGCAGATCCTCGCGTCGCTGCCCCGCGCGGCCGACGCGCCCGCCCCGGCATCCGAGGGCGCCATGACGAAGGAGAGCGGCCTGCCGGTCGCCAAGACCGCGAACGAGGAGCCCGACATGCCGCAGACCACGACCGCCGAAGACACCACCACCGCATCTGGGCAGGCGCCCGCCATGGGCAGTGCATCCCCGGACCCGCAGCCCGTCGCCGGGACCGCCGTCACCGACGTGACGAAGACCGCCGACGCGCCGGTCGACCAGGCGGCGTTCGCCGAGATCGTCAAGCAGCTCGCGGCCGTGCTCAACTCGCAGGCCCCGGTCGCCAAGACCGATGGTGCCGCGAATGCAGAGCAGACCCCGGCCGCGCCGATCGCCAAGGCTGAGGAGACTACGGCCGTCGAGACTGCGGCGGACGAGCCCGTCATCAAGGCCGAGCAGCCCGCGACCCCCGACGCCGCGCCCGTCGCGGAGCCGGCCAACGTGCAGAAGGCTGAGAAGCCGCCGCAGGTGGCGATCTACGACGCCAACGGCAACCTCGTCGGCACCGTCGACCCCGGCGAGATCACCATGCTCGCCCCCGCCAGGGCCCCCGAGCCCGCAGCCAAGGCCGACGACGCGGCACCGGACGAGCCCGCGGCCCCCGCCGCCGAGGCCCCGGCCACCCCGCCCACAGATCTCGCCCCGCAGCCTCCGGCCGCGGCAGGCGTACCCGCCGACGCCGTCCCCGCCGACGACGCCATGACCAAGCAGGCCGCCAACGGCCAGCCCGACAGCAACACCGCGACGCTCGAAAGCAGCGCCCCCGCCGACATCCTCAAGCAGGCCCTCGCCGACTACAGCGCCACACAGGGGCAGGCACTCGCCGCCCAGATGGCGGACGTCCGCAAGGGACTGGAGGACCGCAACGCGGCGCTGGAAGAGGTCGTCAAGAACCTCCAGGCACAGATCGAAGAGCGCATCACTCGCATCGAGAACGCCCCCCCCGTCTACGCCATCGCCTCCAACGGCGCCATGCCCGACCCGCGCCACCTGCGCGGCCAGAACCAGGGCGCCCTCGCGGTCGACCCGGCCATCGGCCCCATGCTCAAGGCCCGCCTCGCCAACAGCGACGACGCCACCGAGCAGAAGCAGATCGCCGACGAGATGACCGAACGGGCCAACACCCTGTTCCAGCAGCTCCAGGCAGGCGCCCGGCAGCGGTAACGCGCCGAGCACGACCTTCCTTCCTTCAAGCCCCCGAGCGCCAGGCGCCGGGGGCTTTGCCATGCCCAGAAAGAGGCATCCATGAGCGCCCTCATGCAGGACGTGACCGAGGAGACCATCGCCGCGATCAGCAAGGCTCAGACCGCGGGCATCCTTGAGAACACGGGTATTTACAGCTATGACCTGTCCGAGCTCGTCACCCTGATCCCCGTGGTGACGCCCTTCCGGGACCACGTGTCGCGGAAGCAGTCCCCTGATGGTAACCCGTTTGCCGTATGGCGAGCGATCATGAACCTGACGGACAGCCAGCCCGACCCGTCCATGGGCTTCGACTACGCAGCCAACGAAGCCCTGTTCGACGAGCAGGACTTCCAGGCCCGATACAAGCCCACCGGCCTCGCCGGCCTCGTCACCCAGGACGCGTTCGACCTCGCCAAGGGATACGCCGACCCGTATGCGGTCGCCACCTTCAACGTCCTGAACCAGGTCCTGATCGGCGACGACCGCAAGCTCCTCGGCGGCCAGTCCTTCGCCCTCGCCGCCTCCACCGCGCCCACCATCACCCAGCACGCCACCGGCGGCACCATCGGCGCCGTCACCCCCTACGTCGGCGTCGCAGCGCGAACCGGCTCCGGCTACTACTACGGCTCCGGCAACAGCCAAGGCGCATCCAACAGCACCACCTTCGGCTCCGGCAGCACCAACTCGCTCACCGCCAGCACCACCGCGCAGCGCGGCGCCGTCGCCTACGACTGGTTCCAGTCGCCCACCGGGCTCGCCGGCTCGTGGCTCTACTACACCACCACCACCGTCAACACCGTGACGATGACCTCCATCATCACCTCCCCCAACGCCCTACCCGCCACCCTGCCCGACCTCCAGACCAACTTCTGGAAGGGCTCCAACACCAGCGCCACCCCCACCTACAACGCCGCCGCCGACAACGGCAGCGCCAACGCCCCCGACTACGACGGATTCCTCGCGAGCCTCTCTGGCGACTTCAGCGGCACCGGCCAGTGGGTCCAGCCCGGCACCGGCACCGCCAACCCCAGCGTCGTCAACACCCTCAACGGCGCCGCCCTCACCCTCACCGGCGGCAGCATCACCGAGATCGAGCAGCTGCTGTTCCTGCCGCTGTGGAACCAGGTCAAGACGTCGCCCACCGCGCTCATGGTCAACGCCGCGCAGGCTCAGGAGATCGCCAACCTCGTCCTCGGCTCCAACAGTGCGACCACCTTCCTCAACACCGACGCATCCGGCCGTATCTCCGTCACCGCTGGTGGCCGGGTCGGCGAGATCGTCAACGCCCCGGCAGGCGGCGTCACCGTGCCCATTGAGGTGCACGTTTCCCTGCCGCCTGGCACCATCATCGCCCGCAGCGACCGGGTCCCGTTCCCGCAGGCGAACATCGCATCAGTGCTCGAATACAGGGCGCTGCGCGATACGGCGCAGTACGACTACGGGATCTCCCGCATCGCGGGAACCCCCGGCGGAGGCCCTCGCCGTGAATTCGAGATCAGGAGCGTGGGTGCCTTCCTGAATCGTGCGCCCGTAGCGAACGCGGTACTCAACTGCATTTCGTAGGCCCCACCTGCGGTGATGTGACCCGTCCGTCAGTGCACTGACGGAAAATGTGGTATCCTGGCAGTAGCGAAAACCACTACTGCCAGGGGCCAATAATGAAGATCAAGCGTGGGGATCCCTGCATATTCCTGGCGAACGGACCGATCGCTGATGGTCTCGATGTTCATCACAAGTGCCTGAGACGAAGTTGCGTGCGCGAATCCCACTTGGACGCGATTTCGCGTTCCGAGAATCTGCGCTTGCGCGCGAACCGAAGAGACGAATAGCAGCAGCCTGCGGGCTGCGTTCCCGAGGCCGGAAGCATCCGCTTCCGGCCTTTTTGCATGCCCGCGCGGCCCGCCGCGCCATCTCAAGGAGGCTCTATGCCCACGCAGCTTGTGACTGGCGGCCCGAACGGCCCGCTGGCGGCCGAGACGACCGGCGACACGATGAACGGCCCGCTGACGTTGTCCAACCAGAGCGCGGGGCCGGGCGCGACTGCCGGGGCCGCATCGTTGTATGCGGTCGGCGGCCAGGCGACGTCGGTGAACCCGCAGGGTCTGGTGTCGACGCTGGTCGGTTCGCAGGGTGGCCTGCTTACTGCGGGTCTGGTGACGGTCGCGAACACGGCGACTGAGTCTCTGGTGTACGGCGTGTCGATTCCGGCGGGGGACCCGGTGGCGGGGTCGGTGTACCGGCTGGAGGCGTGGGGTGTGTTCAGCGCCACGAGCACGCCGACGATCGCGTTCACGTCGCGTCTGGGCGGCACGTCGGGTACGTCGCTGGCGGCGCTTCCGGCGTTCACGCTGGCGGCGCTGACATCGGCGCCGTGGAAGATCAGGGCGGTTCTGAACTTCCTGTCGGCGACGACCGCGCAGTGTCTGCTGGAGGTCGATCTGGATTCTTCGACGTCGAGCGACGTGGCGGGGCGTTTCATCTCGACCCCGACCGCTGCGGTGACTGTGGCGACCGCCACTGCGAAGGTGTGGCAGATCGACGTGACGTGGGGTACTGCGGCGGCGGGCAACACCCTCAGCCTGCTGGGCGGCTACAGCGAGCGGGTCGCGTAGATCATCAGTGGCTTGTCGCCGCGCCTGGCGGTGCGGCGCGTGCTGGCCATGCAGCTTCAGCGCTGCGTTCTATCGCGATGGGCCGGAAGCCTCCCCGCTTCCGACCCTTTCGCGTGTCCCGGATCCAACTATCAAGGGAGCGCTCGAATGCGCCTTTACACGACTACGGGCGCGACTCGAGTCGACGACCCGGTTCATGGAACGTTCGTCGTCGGCGACAACGACGCGTTCGATTTCCCGAACGAGCTGTCTGACCGCCTGCACGGCGTGCACGTGAGGGGGAAGGCGGTTTGGGAGACCGACGATGAGCGGGTGACTCGCGTCAACGAGGAGCAGCTCAAGTCCGTCAGGGATCCGGCGGCGCTGTATTCGGCGGTGCGGGAGATGTCGGAGACGCAGAAGGGCTTGTCGGTCGGGCAGAACGTGCTGCTGGCTGCGGTGGTGAAGGCGCTGGGCATCGACATCCCGGGCGTGACCGCGGCGCCCGTGGCCGTCCCGGCGATCGTTCCGGCTGTCCCGCCGACTCCGGTTGCCGAGGAGGATCCGGCCGGCGAGGTCGAGGAGCCCGTGGCCGTCAAGGAGCCTGCCAAGAAGCCGGAGCCTGCCTCGCCCGCGAAGAAGGCTGAGGCCGAGCCCGCCGCGAAGGCGGCTCCGGTGTCGGTTCCGGATGTGCCGGTGGCTGCCGAGGCCGCGTCGAAGCCTGCGCGTGGCGGTCGCAAGAGTGCGGCGTCTTCGTCCGCCCCGTCGGCGTAGTTCGTTGGACGTCTCCGCACTCTAGGCGCTGGTCCGGCGGACGCGAGGGGGCGACTGTGGCAACGCCCTACATTAGTCCATCCATGATCAAAAACGCGTCCGTCGGCGTCCCGTGGGACCAACTTCCGTACCTTGGGGCCTCCGAGGAGGCTCAGTTACAAGAGCTATACGCGATCGTGTGGCGATCCACTTCCATCGTCGACTCGTACTGCAATGGCGTCCTGCGCTCCACGATCGACAACGAGACGCTGACCGGCCCCGGCACCGCGCGCTTCGGGTTCCAGCAGGGCAGCGGCCTGGGCTTTCTCTACATGCGCCGCTGGCCGGTGACTGCAGTGCTCGGGATCCAGATGTCGTGGAACCGGTCGTTCCCGCGCGAATGGTCAACGATCCCTGCCGGCCAGTACGACATCAACCATCCGCTGATCAACATGTACGCGGATACCGCGTCGGCGACTGCCCCTGACGGCGGGTCGTCGATCCTGGTCAACCCGTGCGCGCTCTACCCGGCGGCAGTGGGCGGCTCGATCTACGCCCCTGCGCGGGCCCGTCAGCCGGTGCGCAACTCTCTGCGGCTGATCGTGTCGTACACGAACGGCTGGCCGCACACCAGCTTGACCACGGCGGCCGATGCGGGCGCGTCCGCGATCGAGGTGGACGACGTGACGGGCTGGACGGGCGCGGCCGGGTTCATGTACGACGGCGCCTCGACCGAGCCGATCTCGGTGACGGCGGTGTCCGCGATCAGTCCGGTGGAGTTGCCGAACGGCATCGGCACCGCGCAGGCGGGCCCGGGGACGTTGACGCTCGCGTCGCCGCTGGCGTTTTCGCACGACGTGGGCGTGTTGACGACGGCGCTGCCGGCGAACGTGCTGGACGCGGCGATTCTGGCGTCGGCGGCGCAGGTGATCGGCCAGGGGATTCAGGCGATCGCGGTGCAGACGCTGTCGGGTTCGACGTCGCTGGGCGGCAAGGGCGTGGCGGACATCGAGGGCATGTACAAGAAGCTGCTTGATCCGTATGTCCGGGTGATCTGAATGCCCATGCTGAGCGTGCTGACGAAGGTCCAGGAGATCCTCAACGATCTCCCGATCCCCGGTGGCACGCAGACTTTGCAGGCGTTCATCGTGCCGCCGCTGGCGCACAAGCCGATCCGCCCTACCGCGGTGGTGTGGGCGAGCCGGGCGCCGGTGGACCGGCGGTCGATGCCGCGTGGCGAGGGCTTCAAGCAGATCGTGTGGACCGTGGACGTGTGGCTGATGTACCTGATGAGCCCTCAGGTCCCGAACCTCGAGCAGCAGTATCCGCTGGTGGTGGATGCGGTGATGGCCGCGATGTGGGCGACTCCGATGGCGGTGACGTTGACGGATCCGGTGACGGGTCTGGTGACGCAGATGACGTCGATCGGCGAGGTGTTCACGGTGGAGAACGCGCCGGTGCGGTCGCCGGAGGGGCAGTCGATGTACTACTTCACGGGGAAGATCAGTTTCACGGTGAAGGAATGGCCGCAGGCCTGAGGGGGCGTCGTGTCTGATCCTCTGCTGTCGATGGGGTTCGCTGACATCGCAAAGGCGGCGGGTGAACTTGACGGCCTGGATGTCATCGAGGCGATGCGGGGCTGGGGCGCCGAGTGGGGTCCGAAGATGGTTCAGGCGATCCAGGCCGTGGTGCCCGGTGATAGCGGCGGCCCGCTGGAGCAGTCGATCACGTTCGCGGGCGTTGAGGCGGCGTCGGGCGGCGTGACGTTGTCGTGGACGACGGATAAGGATTACGCGGTCTACCTGATCGAGGGCACGGAGGCGCACGGCCCGGCGCAGGCGAGCGTCATGCACTGGTCGGCGGGCGGCACCGACGTGTTCGCGAAGTGGGTGTCGGGGGTTGCGCCGAATACTTTCCCGCTGTCGACGGCGGTTGAGGGCTTGATGCCTGCGATGGCTGATTCGCTGGCTGACCTGCTTGCCGATCTGTCCAAGGAGTCCTGATGGCTGCCGCTAACACTAAGAAGACCGCTGCCGCTCCGGAGAGCGCTGAGGCGGCGGACGCCGATGTCGCGGAGCCCGAGGCGCCTGCGTCGCTGGTGTCGGTGCGGTTCAACTGGCCTGTCGCCCACGCCGTCGCGGGCATGGGCACGTGCGAGCCGGGCGAGGTGCGCGAGGTGTCTGAGGCGGTTGCCGCGGATCTGTGTCGGGGCGATGTGCCGCTGTTCGTGCGCACGTCCGAGTAGCTAGGACTCTCGGGGGTTTCTTTCTTTTGCGGGCTGGCCTGTTGGCCGGCCCGTTTTGCGTTCCTCGCCCGGCGTGGCCGTCGGCGATCTCTTGGCGCCTGTGCGCAGGAAGGTGGACGGTCCATGCCTACGGCCCTGAAAGCGTTGTGGGGTTCGATGTCGGACACGGGCGCGTGCCGTGAGGCGGTGTTCGGGACTCCGTTGACGCCGTCGTCGTATTTCCCGATGTCCGGGAACTCGATCAACCTGGATCCGGGCCTGTTCAGCCCGAAGGTCATGTTCGGACACAGGGAGGAAAATTCCTTCCCTCTGTACGGCCAGTACAAGAACTCTGGTTCGATCGGCGGCCCGCTGTTCCCGACGAACGGGGCGTTGTTCATCCCGGGCGGGATCGGCTTGGACGCGCAGCCCGGATACGGGGTGACGGGCACGTCGCCGACATCCGCGACAACGCTGGGCAGCCCGATCACCGCCAACTCGACAGCGTTCGCCCTGACGTCGGCGACGGGGTACGCGGTCGGGTCGATCATCCAGGTGGATGTGAATGTGCCGGCGACGCCGACGACGTCGGAGTGCCGGAAGATCGCGACGCTGACGGGCACGACGGGCACGGTGGACGTGGCCTGGTCGTACGCGCACGCGTCGGGCGTGGCGGTGGATGTGGTGACGGCGCCGTTCACGCACAGCGTGCAGGAATCGGTGCAACTGTCCTCGTTCACGGTGGAGAAGAACCTTGGCGGCCCGGCCGTGTATGGCGGCGAGAGCATGCAGTTCGCGGGCTCCCGGGTGAACAAGCTGTCGGTCGCGGCGACGACGACGGACGCCGAGGCGACGGTGTCGGTGGACATGGTGGCGCAGTCGTATGCGATCCTGGACACGCCCTCGACGGTGTCGGTCATCAACGAGTCGCCGTACGTGTTCGCCGAAGGCACCGTGTCGCTGTTCGGGCAGACGGTGGCACAGGCGCAGAGTTTCAGCCTGGACATCGAGAACGGTCTGGTCAGCTCGTACACATTCAATCAGTCGCACAATCTCGAGTTCCTCTCCCCGGTGACGCTAGCCGTGTCGGGGAAGATCGACGTGATCTGGCAGTCCTTTGACGACACTACGTGGGGCTACCTGACGAAGGAAACCGCAGGCACGGGCGGCGCCTTGTCGTTCTCGCTGGCGCACCCCGGCTCGCCCACGGCAGGCTCGGTGACGTTCAGCTGCCCGAACGTTTATCTCAAGACCGTGCAGGAGCAGCCGAAGTTCGAGGACGTCGTGACCTCGACGCTCAACTTCATGGCGTTCCTGAATCTCGGTGCGGCCAACCCCAGCTGCATCTCGGCGACGATCGTGAACGCCACCTACCTGCCGCTTTGATCCGCACCGCCCACTTTGGCCGCCCGGTTTCGTCGGGCGGCTTTCCTGTTTGCCCATCACACCAAGGACCCTCATGCCCTTCCTTTCCCGTTACGCGGGCACGATCAAGCTGGACCTTTCGGATCTCGCCGATGACGGCGAGTACTGGGTGACGATCAAGAAGACGTTGACGGCGGACGAGACGGACCGGGCGGAGGACGCGCGCCTGTCGGCGACGAACGTGTCGAAGTCGGCGGGCCGCGCGGCGCGGGGCGCGGCGGCGCGGCGCCGGGCGGGCCGGTCGACCCCGGAGGACGACGAGACGGTCAAGACCCTGCTGAGCTTCAACACGGGCGCGTACAAGCAGAAGCTGCTCGAGGCCGCGGTCGTGGACTGGAATCTGACGGATGAGCACGGCGTGATCCTGCCGTTGCGCCCGGCGCAGGCGAAGACGCGTTCGATCGCGAAGCTCCCGACGATCGCCCGCGACCGGATCTTCGAGGCGGTCGACGAGACGATGGCGCAGGAGGAGCCGGACGACGAGGACGGTGACGCCGACTTTCGAGATGACGTGCCGGCAGGCGGCGGCGAGCCGAACGACGGAGAACCCGCTGATTCAGGATCTGTGGGTGAGGGAGGTTTGGAAGGATCGCACTGGCCTGACGCTTGAGCAGGTCACGGCGACGTACAGCACGATGCAGATCGCGCAGGCGTTGACGTATTGGCGCATCGAGGCCGAGGTGCGTGCGGCGGAGCGCGGGGAGTCGTCGGGTTCGGCGGAGGCGACGCAGGCGGGGTATGAGCGGGCGCGGGCGGCGAAGCTGCGGGCGCAGGGCGAGCCGGCCGGGGTGGCGTAGGGCTGGGGTTCGGCGGGGCTGTGTCTGAGCGCGGACGGGCGGTGTCCCGTGGCGTCTTCAAGCTCCGAGATAACCGTGTTGCTGATGCTCGAGGCGATCGATAAGGCCTCCGGGATCCTCGAGGCCATCGGCGGCAAAATGGAGGCCCTCGGGGACGCGGCGCAGGAGGCCGCGGACAAGGCGTCGCTGTCCGGCGACGAGCTCGAGTCGATGCAGGTGCGCGCGGAGGCGGCGGCGAACGCTGCGGCGGCCGCGCAGGACGCGCAGGCTGCGGCGCTGGATCGGCTCGCGGTTTCGACGCAGGCGGTAAAGGACGCGCAGTCGGCGCAGGTTGCCGCTGCCGCAGAGGCTGCGGAGGCGTCCGGGGGCTACGCGGACGAGGTCATCGCACAGTACGCCGCGATGTCTGAAGCCGCCGCTGCAGACGCTGCGGCCGCAGAAGCGTCTGGCGCGAAGATCGAGGAACTGCAGGAGACGCTCACCAGGGTGAGCGGGGCTGCGGCCGAGTCAGTAGAGGCCGCACTGGATCGCGAGGCGGCCTCGTTCGTCGAACTGTCCGAGGTGGCGCGGGTCAGCGCGGACACGCTGGCAGAGGCGTTCTCGGACACGGACGCGAAAGCACTGGCGTCGGCGACGGCGCAGGCGACTGCTGCGCAGGAGGCGGCTGACGCGACGAAGGCCGCAGTGGCCGAGCAGGTCGCGGCGCTTGACGCGCTCAAGGACGCCGAGACGGACCTCGCAGCGCGCACGGCGCAGTCGGATGCGGCGCAGGACGCGGCGAACACGAGCCTCGACCTGTCGGGCGCTGCGATGAAGGGCGTTACGACAACCGCCCTGGTGACGGCGGCTGCGGTGGCCGGCATCGGCTACGAGTCGGTGAAGGCTGCGGCGAGTTTCCAGTCGGCGACGAGTGTGCTGGTCACCTCTGGCGGCGAGACGACGCAGAACATCGCGATGGTGCGTCAGGGGATTCTGAACCTGGCCTCGTCTACGGGTACTGCGACATCGGAACTGACGTCCGGCATGTACATGATCGGCAGCGCCGGCTATACGGGCGCGGTCGGCTTGAACGTCCTGAAGTCGGCCGCCGAGGGCGCGAAGGCCGAGAACGCCGATCTCGGGACTGTCAGCAACGCCCTGACGACGGTCCTGACGGACTACTACGGCAAGAGTCTCACGGCCGCGCAGGCGACGAAGGACTCGACCGCCGCGATGAACCAGATGATCGCGGTGGTGCAGAACGGCAAGACGACGACGGAGGCCCTGTCGGGCGCGCTGTCGACCGTGCTGCCGATCGCGGCGCAGACGGGCCTGAGTTTCACCCAGGTCGGCGGCGCGATCGCGACGATGACTGGTGAGGGCATCAGCGCGCAGCAGGCTACCCAGGATCTTGCGAGCACCATCACGCACCTGCAGAACCCGTCGAACGTGATGGTCAACGAGATGGCCGCGATGGGCCTGAACGCGTCCAGCGTGTCGAAGAACCTGGGCAAGGAGGGCTTGACCGGCACGGTTGCGGAACTCACCGGCGCGATCACCTCGCACATGGGGCCGGCCGGAACCGTCCTGCAGTCCGCGTTCAACCAGTCTTCGGCTGCCGCGCAGGACGCTCAGGTCGAGTTCACCCACCTGGGCACGGCGGCGCAGGCCCTGGCCAAGCAGTACGAGAACGGTTCGATCGGGGAGAAGGCCTACCGCACGGACGCACAGGCGCTCGGCGGCACGCAGGGCGCGCTGGCCCTGCAGTTCGAGACCGCCTACAACAAGTCAAAGGGCTTCAACGACACACTGACCTCGGGTTCGCCTGCCGCGCAGACGTACATCCAGGCCCTGTCGAAAATGACCGGCACGTCCGAGGGCTTGAGCACGGTGCTCGCCCTGAGCGGCTCGCATTCGGCGGAGTTCGCCCAGAACGTGAAGGCCGTCGGGGCCGCGGCGACCACGGCCGGTTCGAACGTCAACGGCTGGTCGACGATCCAGGGCAACATGAATCAGCGGCTTGATGAATTGAAGGAGACTGTCGAGGCCGCGTCGATCCAGCTCGGTACGGCTCTGCTGCCGATCGTGACCAAGATCCTTGATGTGGTCATGCACATCCTGACCCCGATCGCGACGTGGATCGAGCACAACAAGACCCTTGCGGCGATCATCCTGCTGGTGGTCGGCGGCCTGGCGATCCTGATCACGACGATGGTCGCGGTCGCCAAAATCGTCAAGGCCGTCGGTGAGGCGTGGACGACCCTCGGCCGTGCGCTCGGGCTCATCGGCGAGGAGACGACGACCGCAGCAGCCGAGACCGAAGCCGCCGGGGACACGATCGCGGCGGCGGGCGAGACCGCGGACGTGGCGTGGGGCCCGTGGCTGATCGCGATCGCGGCGATCGGGATTGCGGCGTACGAGATCGTCGAGCACTGGTCCACCGTCAAGCGCTGGCTCGCGGACTTCTGGGGCTGGGTCAAGCAGATCTTCGATGACGTGGTCGGGTTCGTGAAGGGCCACGTCAACGAGGTCGCCGGGGCCATGGCGGCACTACTGGGGCCCCTGGGGATCCTGCTCGCGGTCGCGCTGGAGATCGTGACGCACTGGAAGGCCGTCGAGAAGCTCCTCGCGGACGTGTGGGACTGGATCAAGGGCGCCGCGTCGGACGTCGCCGGGGCCGTGTCGAAGGCGTGGGGCGACGCGATCAAGCTGGTCGACGCCCTGTGGCGGCTGCAGATCGACGAACTCAAGGCGATCTGGGACGGCATCGAGACGGCGTGGGACGACACCGGCGGCAAGGCCATCACCGCGATCAAGCGTGCGTGGGACGAGGTCTCGGCGGCGTTCGATAAGGAATGGACCAAGATCTCCGGCGACCTGTCGTCGATCTGGGGGTCGCTGGTCGAGATCTGGAACGCGACGGGTGGCGCCCTGATCTCGGCGATCATGGACGGGACGCGCGACGTCATCGATTTCGTGAGCGCGAACTGGTCGACGATCGTCGATATCGTCGAGGACGCGCTGCGGCCGCTGGTGGCGGCCGCGAAGGCGCTCTGGGACGCCACGGTCGAGGTTTTCACGGTCGCGTTCGGCGTGATCCGCGGGATCGCGCGGGCGCAGTGGGAGATCGTGTCGGCGATCTTCACGGCCACGTTCGACGTGATCAGGGGGGTCACGGAGGCCGCCTGGGATGCCATCTCCGGGGCCTTCAAGGCGGCGTGGGATGTGATCCGCGGCATCGTGCAGGTCGGCTGGGCTGTCGTCTCCGGGATGTTTACCGCGTCATGGGACGTGATCGTCGGGTCCGTCAATGCCGGCTGGGACGTCGTGTCCGGAATCTTCAAGGCTTCGTGGGACGTGATCGTCGGGTTGGTGAGGGCGGCGTGGGACCTGATCACCACGGCCTTCAACGTGTCCCTCGATCTGCTGAAGGGGATCGTCGCCGGGTTCGCGGATCTGCTGACCGGCCAGTGGGGCAAGCTGTGGAACGACGTCAAGTCGACGTTCGACAGCGTGTGGAACGACATTTCGGGGTTTTTCAAGGAGATCCTCGGCGATATCGAGTCGACCGTGTCCGGCGCGGTCTCGCACATCTGGTCCGGGTTCATCGGCGCGATCCACAGCGCCCTGTCCGGCATCGAGGCCGCCCTCAAGGCCGTGTGGAACACGATCGTCACCGCTTTCGACGATGCGAGTACCTGGCTGCTGGACGCGGGCGAGGCTATCATCGACGGCCTCGTCAAGGGCGTGGAGAACATGGCTGGGGCCGCGGTCGCGGCCGTGAAGAACGTGGGCTCGGACATCATCAAGGGCGCGAAAGACGTCTTGTCGATCTTCTCTCCGTCGCAGGAGTTCGCGGACATCGGCGGCATGACGATCGCGGGTTTCGTGCAGGGCATCGAGGATGCGGCCCCGACGCTGCACGCGGCGATGGCGAAAGCGGCCTCGTCGATCACGGGGCCGTCGATCACGGCGAACCTGACGGCGGACGCCAGGTCGAGCGGCTCAGCGATCGTGTCCGCCGCGGCGGCCGGGATCGGCGCCGCGGCGGGCGGCGGCGGGGGAGCCGGGTCGGGCGGCGTGACGGTGATCGTGCAGGGCGGGAACACGCTGATGACCGACTCGGACATCAACAAGTTCGCGCAGAAGATCGGCGGCGTGATCGCGAAGACGACGCTGAACCAGGGCGGAGTCAAGATCCAGCTGGCTGGCCGGTAGTTCCCTAAAGGAGGCGACCGAGCCTTGCCGATCACCCCGCACCTGTCTCTGATCGTCACTCCGCCCGGCGGCGCCCCCACCGACTACACGTCGTACCTCGGGTACTCCGAGACCGTGCAGCAGATGACCGTGACTCAAAACTTCGGGCGCCAGGGCGACACGGCCGTGTTCCCGTTGGTCGAGGACTGGGGCGCGACCGGCACCCGGCACGTCGCGATCCTCGGGCAGTCCCAGGTGAGCCTCGTGGACGAGCATTCGGGGCAGAACCTGTTCGCGGGCGTCGTGAACGCCCCGACGCAGGTTGTGCGCTCCCCGACGTTCAACGAGTGGGACCTCGGGGCGACGGACTACACGGTCTACGCGGACAACGCGATCGTGCAGGGGATTTTCTTCGGCTGGACCGTGGACCAGATCGTGATCTCCCTGGTGGCCCAGGCGAACTGCGGGATCACCGCGGCCTCCTCGGCCGACGGCGGGTATGTGCAGCCGGGGCCGCAGCTTGCCTCGTATGTTCTGAACTACAACCCCTTGTCGACGGCGTGGCGGCAGCTTGCCACACTGGCCAGCAGCGTCACGCCCTACGGGTGGTTCGTCGACCAGAATCTCGAGCTCCACTTTTTCGACGCGTCCAGCGCCCAATCCTCCGGCGTCACGTTCACGACGGTGCCGAGCACGTACGGGTCGCTCACCGAAGGCCATATCGCCCTGGACACGCAGAACGCGTACGAGCAGGACGGCACTGCTTTATCCAACAGGATCTTGGTGCAGGGCGCGAACCTGACGGTCAACGGCGGCTCCCCGGACACGACGCCCGCGACCGACACGTGGATGGCGGACGGCGCCCAGTCCGCATGGCCGCTGCGCTACACGGTCTCGGGCACCCCGACGCTATATGTGGGCGGCGTTGAGAAGACGGTCGTGGTCGCGCCGTCGGGTGCGACCGTGTCGGGCCCGTGGGTCGTAGAGCAGAACTCGGTGGGCGCATACTTCCTGGTGGCGCAGGTCGCACCCGCGTACGGCACGTCGATCCAGGCCTGGTATTCGTACCTGAAACCGGTGGTGGCGCAGCAGTCCGACTACACCTCGCAGGCCGAGTACGTAGGCCCGAACGGCGGCGTGTACTCCCAGTTCATTAGCGACTCGAGCCTGACGACGGTGCCGATGGCGCTGGCGCGCGCACAGCAGACGAGGGTCGAGTACGCGTTCGTGGTCGGCCGGGCTACGTGGGATACGACGGAGGACTGGCTGGGCTGGGTGCGGGCCGGTTGGACGTGCCAGGTTTTCAACCAGTTCGTGTTCGACAACCAGTCGCAAACGTGGGGCTTGAACGACCAGTTCATCGTCATCGCGAACACTGTGACCTGGCAGGAAACCGGATTCAGAACGATGCAGATAACCGCCGTCCGAATCTAGGGGGTGGTCGTGCCCGGGGTTTATAGGCCGTACACGTGGGTGGACATCCTCGGGTCATTGAACGGCCAGAACTCGAACGCCGCCGACACTTCCACGTCCGGGGTCGGGGCGGTCGCGGAGGCGGACGAAACCCTCGTCGTGGTGGACGCGGTCACCGCGATCGTCGCGGCCCCGGCCGGCTGGGATCAGCAGGCGTGGGGATCGCTCTCGGTCTGGAACTAAAGCCACAGAGGGGGACTTCCTTCATGGTTGCCGTCGCTTCAGCCCGTGAGTCGATCGCGCTGCGCGGACATCTCGCGTTGACCGTGGTCCAGGACGGCGACCTGAAGCCGGGAGACCTGCAGCGCTACGCGGACCTCACCGTCCGGGACGGCCTGACTCCGACACAGGCGCTCGAGCAGATCCTCGGGGTGCCGGATCCGGTGCGCGAGCACCGCGAGGGCGACAACATCATGTGCACGGCAGGCTGGACAGTTCTGGCTGCGGCGATGGTGTGGTCGGGCGTACAGGACCAGGCGGCTAATCTCGGCCTGACGTCGGGCACGTTCCTCACGCCGCTGTACGGCGCGGTGGGCGACGGGTCGGGCACTCCGGTGAAGTCCGATGGGCAGCTTTTCGCGGAGCTCTCGCGGCAGACGGTGGGTGCGGGCGCGTCGAGCCCGGCGACCAGCAGCATTGCGGCCGAGTGCACGTGGCTTTTCTACTTTCCTTCGCCGCTGGTGAACTGGACGATCACGGAGGCCGGGCTGTTTGCGCTGGCGTCCTCGACGGTGAACTCGGGTTCGATGGTGGATCACTGGGCTTTTTCGCCGACCGTGGCCGTGTCGACCACGAACAGTCTGATCCTCGAGATCTCCCTGGCTCTCGGGCCCTGAGGTGGCGACAGCACCGTGGCTCGCCGCGTCGGCCGGCTACAAGCCGCAGCCCGGCCAGATCAACCAGCTCTTGGCTGCTCACACCTCGTCCTGGATCTACACGGGCAACAGCGTGCAGGCGTCGGAGGAGATCGGCTCCGGCGTGTACGTCTCGACCGCGTCGCAGTACCTGGCGCAGAGTTTCGTCACCGGTGCGGCGCAGACCACGATCGGCGTCGTGTACCTGCAGATCTCGGCGGTGGGCGGCTCCGCCGTGAGCGCGACGATCAGCCCGCTGACGGTGGCGCTGTACGCGTCGATTGCGGGCCTGCCGACGGGTGCGCCGCTGGCGACGGGGACGCTCGCGGAGGTCTCGGTGTATCTGGGCGCGTTCTGGCTGCCGGTGCCGCTCGCGGCGAGCGGCCTGACGCCGTCGACCGTGTACCAGCTGGTGGTTTCGCCGGCCGGGTCGTCGGCCTCGTATTTCGCGTGGCAGCAGTCGAATCAGACCTCCGGCGCGTCCACGTCCCAGTCCGGGACGACGTGGACGGGGCAGGCGTACGGGTTCATGTACCAGATACATGACCTGACGGGCACGACGTGGCCGCCGGCGTTCCTGGTGGACGACGGCGGCGCGCGCACGACGGCGTTCACGTACAACGCGGCCGGGCAGCTGGCGACGATCACCGAGCAGGTCGTGTCGCAGTCCGGCGCGGTCCAGTACTCGCAGCGCGCGCTCACCTATTCCAACGGGCTTCTGGCGGGGGTGGCGTAGCGGTGCCTAACCTCGTGGGATGGGTGACTCCGTACGATTTCGGTGCGGCGGGCAACGGGACGACGAACGACACGGCCGCAGTCCAGGCGGCGATCACGTATGTGGAGGGCCAGGGTGGCGGGGTCGTCTACTTCCCGGAGGGCGACTTCCTGTGCACGCCGTCGGGAGGCAACCCGGCGCTGACGATCACTAGCAACGACGTGACGCTGATCGGGGCGAACTCGAATGTGTGCACCCTGACGAAGGGCGGCAATGGGATCCTGCTCGCGATGAGCGGGACGACGAACCCGGTGTCGGGCGCGACGCACGTGAAGTACGGCAGTGTCCAGCACCTGGGGTTCGCCGGGGGCGGCTACACGGGCGCGCTGCTGCAGCTGTACTACAACGACAACACGTTGCTGCTCGACCTGTTCATGAACAATAACGCCGACATCATGATCGACTGCGTTGAGTTCTGGGACTCCCGTTTCTACTACGTCGTGATGAACAACGGCGGCGGCGGCGCGGGCACGACCACCCCGAACGTGTTCCTGCGCAACGCCTCGGCCGTCTCCGGCACCGGGGCGTCCACCGGGAACTGCAACAACATCTACTTCAACGGCTGCCGCTGGGAGTTCTTCTCCAACGGGGCGCTGTGGGTCGAGCAGGGCACGTACGGCACCGGCAACCCGCAGGAGATCTTCGTCACCGACTGCAAGATGGAGACGAGCAACCTCGCGGTCGGACCGCACCTGTACACCGACAGTTTCTGCCGCGGTATCTACGTCAACCATCTGTACTGTTTCTCGGGCGGGTTCGCGTCCGGCAGTTCCACCGCCTACGACGTGATCGACTGGAACGGGCAGGCTTCCACCCTTGAGAACGTTCTGATCATTAACGGCTCGGCGACGTCCGTTGCCAACGGCGTAACCGTGACGAGCCCCGTGGCCACCGAGAACGCGGTGCTGCGCAACGTCACGGGCATCTACAGCGCCGCCCCGAACGCGCACGTGAACTTCGGCACCGCGATCGGCGGCTTCGTGATCGACAACTGCAACAGCAACTCGGGGACGCAGTTCACCGGCACGACGCCGAACGGCTCGGTCGCCAACACGGTGCAGACGTTCACCTCGTCGGGGACGTGGACGAAGCCTCCGGGCGCCATCCTAGTGTCGGTCATCGCGATCGGCGGCGGCGGCGGCGGCGGGTCCGGCGCGGTGCAGGCGTCGGGCACTCTGGCGACGGGCGGCGCGGGCGGCGCGGGCGGCGGCTACTCGATGGCGACGTTCCCGGCGAGCATCCTCGGCTCGACGGAGACCGTGACCGTGGGCGCCGGCGGGTTGGGCGGTGCAGCGGTGGGCACGGCTGCGGCCGTCGGCAACGCCGGTGGCACCGGGCACAACAGCAGTTTCCGTTCGTCGGCGCTGCTGGTCGCATCGGGCGGGACGCAGGGCGCGGGCGGTACGGCGTCGGGCGCCGCGTCGGGCGGTTCGGCCGGGTCGGGGAGTTTCGCGGGCGGCGGCGGCGCGTCGTCGTCCTCGACCGGCGCTGTCGGCTCGACTGCCGCCACGGTCAGCCAGGGCGCGGCGGGCGGCGGCGGCGGCGGGGGCGTGGCGACGACGGCAGCCTCGGTCGCGGGCGGCGCGGGCGGCGCCGTGAACTCGTCCGGCGGCAACACGGCCGGCGCTGCGGGTGCGACGGCGGGCGGGACGGGCGGCGCGGGCTCCGGCACTACGGCGAACTATCCGGTGTCGGGCGCGGGCGGCGGCGGAGGCGGCTCCTCGATCACTGCGGTCGCGGGCGGGACGGGCGGCGCGGGCGGCATCTACGGCGGCGGCGGCGGGGGCGGCGGCGCGTCGCTGACCGGGCAGTCGTCCGGCGCGGGCGGCGCGGGCGCGGGCGGCATCGTCGTGGTCGTCACGACGGTCGCCACCTGATGGCGACACCCGCGTGGATCGGCGCGACCCCGAGCTCGCCGCCGCTCGCCGCTCAGGTCAACCAGTTCCTGACCACGCATGCGATCACCTACCTGTACAGCGGGGCGTACGGCGGCGGCCAGACCACGTTGGGGTCCGGCGGCGTCAACTCGAACGGGCTGTACATCGCGCAGTCCTTCACGGCCGCCGCCACGTATTCGCTGGGCCGCGTCGTACTCGGGTTCAACACCGTGACGGGCACGCCGACGGCCCCGACCACGATCTCGATCCAGACCTCGACCGGGGGCGCGCCATCCGGGACCGCCTTGATCAGCACGACGGTGCCGCCGCAGTTCCTCGCCAGCAACGTCTCCATACCGGTCCCGTGCGCACTGGCCTCGGGAACCGTGTATTGGATCGTGCTCGCGGCCGTGGGTGACGCTTCGAACTTCGCGACATGGCTCAAATCGAATCAGACGTCGGGCGCGAGCACCAGCACGAACGGCACGTCGTGGACGGCGCAGGCGTACGGGCTGTACTACGCCCTGTGGGATCAGTCGGCGTTTCTCCCGCTCGCGCACACATGGGAGGACGGCGGGGCGCGCTGGACGTCCGAGTTGTATACGGGCGTGAACGAACTGTCGTCCCTCCAGGAATGCACGGTCGCACAGGGCAGCGGCCAGTACGTCTCAAGCTCGAGGGCGTTGACCTATTCCGGTTCGAATCTGATCTCGGTGGCTTGACGACGGAGGTGCGCGGATGCCGGTGACCTCGAGCTCCGTCTGGAACGCGGCGCAGGCCGGGCTGATCGGCAACGCGGCAGCCACGGCAGCCTCAGCCCAGGTGAACCAACTGCTCACCACGCACCCGGCCACGGCGATCTACCAAGGCAACCGTGTTCTTCAGCCGGAGATCATCTACTCGACGACGCAGAACCCTTGGAACGTCCCGCTCGGCACCCTCGATGTCGACCAGCCCTTCACGATGTCCGGCACCGTCATCGGCCGGATCCAACTGCCGGTCCTCGCCGTGGGGAACGGCGCCGACCTGCTCGTGTCACTGTGCGCGGACAACGGGTCCGGCCAGCCCGGCACCATGGTCACGCAAACGCGCATCCCAGGTTCGTGGATCAGCGCCCTAGGTGCGGTGAACGCCCCCACGGGACCGGCGACACAGTTCCCAGTGGTCCAGTATTCGAACTCCCCGCTGGCAGTGGCACAGTTCAACATCTGGTCTGAGGCACTGCAGGTCGTCCAAGCGTACAACTACCCCGCCATCACGTTCATGGGCATCTCGGCGACCCCGTCGACCGCGTACTACCAGGGGTACATCATCGCTGTCGGCGGGGTGAGCAACGACGTCGCCCTGTCCACCGTGTACACGATCCCGTACAGTTCGGAAGGGGTGCTCTCGCCGACAGTGCCGCAGCCCGCGTTCCCGAACCCGAACGACGGCTCCTCGGCGACGATCGTGGCCGTCGACTCGTCCACGGGCGCCCCGGTGGTCGTGAACTGCGGCGGCGGCACCTCCTACGAAGGCGCGCCGGTCACGAACGCGTTCACGTCGTCGCTGACCACCTCGACCGGGCAACTCTCGGCGTGGGCGGCGCAGGCGGCACTGCCGGCGGCGATCCAGAACCACGGCATGGCCACCTGGGGCGGGTACGTGTATGTGGTCGGCGGCCGCACCTCTTCCGGGCTCGTCAACACCGTGTATTACGCGCAGGTGCAGAACGGCCAGATCGCGGCGTGGAACACGGGGACGCCGCTGCCACTGGCGGAGCAACTGCCGTTCGTCGTGGCGTGCAACGGGCTGCTGGTGGTGTTCGGCGGCGCCAACGCCTCGTTCGCCGGGAATCAGACGGCGTACTACGCGGTGATCAACGAGGGCGGGTCGCTCGGCCCGTGGCTGACACTGCCACCGCTGTACGCGGCCACCTATAACCTAAACGCGAACCCGTACGCGAATCAGTTCGGGATCATCAGCGCCACGAACTTCAATACCCTGACATTCTCCGAGCAGGGCGGCCCCTCGACCGAGTGGGGCACGATCACGTCGGGCGCGGGTGGCGTCCTGCTCGGCTACAACGATTCCGGCAACGGCCAGGTGCTGGTCTATGCGCTCTCCCCGAGCGAGAACCAGTTCGGCACCGTGTACATGAACCTGGTGCCGTACATTTCGGTGCCGCTCCCAGCGACGGGCCTGACCAGCGGGAACACGTACCACATCTTGATCCAACAAAAGGGCGGAGATGCCGTCGACTACCTGTCGACGATGATCGGGTTCCGGACGTACACGGCATCATCCGGCCCGACCGCGCAGACGAGCCCGCCCGGCGCGTACACGTGGACGACGGTAGCCACTAGTGACGCCGTGCCGATCCAGGTCTTCGATCAGACGCCGCCGGCCGCCCCGGGGATCCTGCCGTGGCACACCTGGTCGGATCAGGGCGCGCGCATTACCACGATCGTATGCGCGACGACCCCGGACCAGCGGCTGCTCGGCATATGCGAGGCGACCCGCATGGGGCTCGCGCTGAACCAGAACCAAGGGTTCGAGGCCGGCCTCTCCCCCTGGACGTGGTCCGGCGGCACGGCCGTCCAGTCCACCGCCCAGTCGTACTCGGGGCTGCACTGCGCGCAGATCACCCCGAACGGCACCTCCGCATCCTGCTCCTTCGCCTCGGAGATTCTGCCGTGCCTGCCCGGGCAGGCGGTCACTGCGGCGGGCTGGTTCTACTTCACCAACACGGTAACCTCGAACTTTTCGCTCTCCGTAACGTGGTACACGGCCGTGACCGGCGGCACTGCGATCTCCACGACCGCGAACCTCGTCAGCGTCAGCCCGGCCACCTGGACTGAGGTCGTCAACAACCTGACAGCGGTCGGCGGGGCGTACGGGTTCCAGATGGTGGCCACGCTCAGCGGAACCCCCGCGTCGTCGCAACTCTGGTACGTCGACAACGCCATCGGCACATACACCTACACCGGGCCGCAGCAATCCTCAGTCACGCAACTCGAATACGGGGGCAACTGGCCCTCGTATCAGACGTGGCCGCCCCTCGGCTCGACCGTGCTCGCGTAGCTGCGCCGCTCTCCCGCATCCTCTGTCCCGCCCCATCCGGGCGCCGTGAACCCACATTCGGCAGAGAGGGTGCATGGTGGCCGACACCTTCGAACTCATCGCCCTCGCCGCGGTCGCACAGCTGCAGCCGCTCGTCAACGCCACACCCGCCTCCACCACCACCAACGGCACGCCCACCTCCGGCACTACCGAGACCGAAGACGCAGTCCTCGGCACCTACCAGTGCAACCTGATCTCCGGGCGCCGATACATGGCCGTCATGAACGGCCTCGTCGGCAACGGCTCCGTCGTGTCCGACGTGTTCCTCCTCAACATCCGCAACTCCGGCTCCTCATCTGCGCCGACGAGCTCGAGCACGCTCGTGGCCCAGCAAGAGTGGACGCCGCAGACCGCAGGCACCTCCGGGCGGTCGCCGATCCCGCTCGCCGGCTCTTTCATCGCCCCCGCCACCGGGCTCAACACGTTCGCTTTCTTCGCGCAGCGCACGGCCGGCACCGGGGTGTTCACCCCCATCTCGCCACTCGCCATCGCGCGCGAGCTCTTCGTGATGTACCTAGGAGCCGTCTGATGACCGTCGCACCCGAGCCCATGCGCCAGGAGGCGCCGTACCCCGAGATCCTCGCCGGACTGGTCGACCGGCTCCGGTACCGCGCGGGCTGGCTGTTCGCGTTGCGCGACATCGACCGCGGGCAAGGCAGCTCCTCCGGAGCCCTGAAGCGCCGGGGTTCCTCGCCAGACACTGCTGAACGACTAGCGGTGAGGGAGAGTGAACCGCGGTGTCACTGCCTGACTTGAGCGCACTCGACAAGCACAAGACCGGCGGATTCGCCCCCGGCTATCCGGCGAACGCGAGGACTTTCTACAGTCCTGTCGCCTAGACTCCCTCTGCGCCGCTTTCTTGCGCGGCTTCCCGCCGCCGACGCACGGCAGCCCTTCCGCACTCCTTGCAGACCCTAGCGCCGCGATACCACCGCGTGTTCTCTTCGGAGAACGCATGGCCGTGTTTGCAGTGCGTCTTAACGGCATTGGCGGCCGAGACGGTACGTGCCCGCAATGTGTTGATCCGTGAGGTTGTCGGCTGCAGGTGAGCGGGGTTAACGCACCTGCGATGGCTACACGTGTCGCCGCCCGTGCATCGCGAGAAGTCGGTATGGCACATATGGTCCAGCTGAAGTCCATCCGGAATCTCGCCGACCAACTGCTCGTAGGCCCATCGGTGAACGAGGACGAAGCGGCCCGACTTGCCCCCCATCCGCACTTGGCAGTAGCCGTGCTTGCCGGGTTTGCCCTGCCAAACCCAGCACGGGCCCAGTTCGGGCTTGTGCCCCGGAACGGGCCCGTCCTTGTCAACTTTCGACCAGAACCTACGGTCATCGTCGCCATGGATCCGCTTTTGCACAAGCGGATCTCCGTAGCGATGCCAACGCTGATAGTGGACGTTGCACCACCCTTTCACCTTCGCGCCCTCAGGGCAGTCGGCGATGGCGCACTTCACGAAAGCCTTTGGCTGCGGCTCGGCTCGCTGCAAGCGCTTCTCGGCGGCCTTCTTCTGCGCCCAAGCCTTTCCTCGCGCGCGAGCGCAGAGCCGACACTCCCTGGCGCGGCCGGGTCGATCGATCGTGCTTTCCGCGGTCCAGGGGTGGCCCTGGGCGCAACCCATCGATGATTTCACTTTTCAGTTGTAGCAGCAACGCGAGTCTGAGGTGGCGAATGTTTGACGCTGTAGAAGAAGTCGCTGCCCATACTCAGACCGAGACGCATCACTATTCGGTGCGCTTTCCGGCCCACCCCGCGCGCACCGACGATCCGCACTACAGGGACTTCGATCACCTGCACCGCGAGTGGAAGAAGGATCCCGAACGATGGCAGTGCGCCGTTGGCAAGCATCGCGGCGACTTCTCCGAATGCGACCTCGCCAAGCCGCTCGAACTGCACCACGCGCACGTCGAGTTCAGCTTGCAAAACGGCGTCGACCTGTCATGGCTTGAGGCGGACTATCCGGGAATCTCGAACCCCGACGAGGTCGGAGCCTGGGTCGAGAGCCCGGACAACCTCTTAGTCCTGTGCGTAGCCCATCATCGCGGCCCGGGCGGCGTGCACGTCGCGTCCGCCTCGGACTTCGAGGCAGAGAAGTACGTGAGAGGACTCATCTCTTGAGCCGCCCGCTGATCCTCGTCGCGGCCGAAGCGCGTGCCCGAGTAGACATGATTCACCACGCGATGTTGACGAAGGCCGCGAAGAAGTGACCGCTGTCGCCGACGGGCCACCAGGACGCTCGGATGCTGCGCGGGTGCTGATCGGCGCAGGTTTCACGGCGTCCGACATCGAACGCGTACTCGCAGGGGCGCCTGAGACATCCAAGCGCGCCTGGGTGCGCCCGGCGGTGTTCGGCGCGTCCGACGGCCTCATGTCGATCTTGGGTGTGGTGTTCTATCTGGGCAACCATGCCGGGCTCATCGTCCCGGCCGCCGCGATCGGCGGCCTCGGCGCCTCGCTGTCCATGGCGGCAGGGGAGTGGCTTTCGGAGAGCAGCAAGGGATTCAGGGCGTCGTTGGTGATGGGCGCGGCACCGGCGTCGGCTCCATCGTCCCCGCGTTCCCGTACGCATTCCTTCACGGCGGCGCGGCGTTCGCGCTCTCGACAGTGCTGTGCATGGCCCTGACCGTCGCCGTCGGACTGCTGCGCACCACGCCGCCGCAGCGTGCCAGGCGGGTCGCGGTCACCATCGGCGTGCTCGCCGTCGTCTACGGCGTCACCCTCGCGTGTGCACTGGCGACCCGGGGAGGTGCGGCTTGAGTCTGTATCGGCACGTCCCGCACCCTCGCATCGCCGCCCGCAACGATGATGGCCCGGCCAAGGTGGCGGACCAGCATTCGCGCGGGAGCGCAGTCCAGCGGTTCAATACGCGCCTCGCCCTGGCGACCACGAAGACGGTCGGCTCGATGTGGTGCGCCTACGCCTTCGCCCTGTTCGACTGCCTCGCGCTGCCGCAGGCGATCCAGGGCGGCCTTTTCGGCATCGTGCAGTGGGTCGCGTCGTTTTTCCTCCAACTGGTATTGTTGTCAATTATTTTAGTTGGACAGAACGTGCAGGCCGACGCGTCCGACAAGCGGTCCGAATCCACCTACCTCGACGCGGAAGCCATCCTTGACTCCGCGCGGCAGATCGCCGAGCACCTCGGCGCCCAGGACCAGCACCTGCTCACCCAGGACGACCGGCTCGCCGCGCTGGCGGACCGGTCCGACGCGCTCGCCGGCCAGCTGACCGCCCTGGTCATGCGCCTGACGCCTCCCGGCACGGAATCGGGCACGGAGCGTTGACATCAGCCGAGACGGTGATCGCCGCAGCGCTCATCAGCTCCCTGCCCGGCTGGGCCGCCGTCTACGTGACCATCGCCAATCGGCGTGCGCTAAGGAGGCAGACCGCCGTGCTCCGGGAGGACACCGTCACGCAGACCGCGCAGATCAAGGCTCATATCGACACCTCGGGCGCCCCCGTGTTCACGGAAGGACAGGGCGAAGCAGGCAAATAAGCCCGCAGACCGCGCGGCCTTAAACCCGGAACCGGTCGCCCCAACAGCCAGCCTCGCACACCGCCAGCCCCAGACCTCGGCTGACAAGAGAGGCCACCCGTGGCCGACGACATGAGTCCAGGCGAAATCCGCCGAACGATCGAGCGCATCGAGCAGGCCCAGAGAGACTCGAACCGGGCGACCGACGACCGGATCAGTGAACTCGCACGCAAAGCAGTGCCCGCCGAACTGTGGGCCAACGAACAAAGAAACATCACCGAACGCATCGAGCACGCGGAGCACGACCATGCCGAAGCGCTGCTCCGGATGGAGAACCGCTCCCTGGAACGGTTCACCACGGTTCAGAACGAGTTGGCGGCGATCCGGGGCGACCTGCGCGACCACGAGCAGTCGCACAAAGAGTCGACCGCGTGGAGCCGCAACCGGGTGTTGACTGCGATCGGGATCACGGTGGGGGCGTTCGCGACGCTCGCCGGTGCGTGGATCGCCGCCGTCATCGCCGCCAGGGGAGTGCATTAGGGATGCCGTTGGTGGAGCGCAGGCGCAGAACCTTGATCGCTGGCAGTGTCGCTTTCGCGATCGCCCTGTTCGGCCTGGTCGTTTTCCTGATCGTCGTGGTGTCGCACGCGTCCACGCAGATCGCGGACCTGAACGCGGGTCGGGCGACACAGGACGCGCAGATCAACGGTCTCGCCGGGGCGGTGGAGTCGGCGAGGGCGCAGATCAAAGGGCTGGGTGCGACGCCGGTGGTGCCCGCGCCCTCGGAGATCTTGAAGACGATCACCGTGTCTGGTCCTGCCGGCCCGGCGGGTTCGCCGGGCGCGGCGGGCGTCGGGGCGACCGGGCCGGCTGGTGCGGTCGGTTTGCCGGGCGAACCCGGCGCCACTGGAGTCGGCGCGACAGGCCCGGCCGGCGCCAGCGGCGCGGCGGGCAGCCCGGGGGCTGCGGGCAGTCCCGGTGCGGCCGGCAGCCCTGGAGCCCAAGGCGTCCAGGGTGAACAGGGAGTCGCCGGAAACGCCGGCATGGAAGGCCCGGCGGGTCCCGCAGGGCCAGCGGGACCAAGCGGCGCCCAAGGAGCCCAGGGTTCGCCCGGCAGCGACCCGGCCGGCTGGTCGTGGACCGACCCGTCGGGCAACGTCTACACCTGCGCCGCGGATGGCCAGACGCCGTCGCCGAACTACGCATGCACGCTCGAGTCGTCCGCATCAGCTTCGGCGACGGCGTCCGACAGCGCGAGCCCCAGTCCCGACCCGAGCTCCAGTTCAACGCCCAGCCCGAGCATGAGCCCCAATGCGAGCACGGCCCCGAGCGCGAGCATGAGCCCCGCACCGACAGCGACCGCATCTGACACCGCGCCCGACGCCCAGGCCGTCGCAGTGGACGCGTCCAGACCCACCGCGACGGCCGCCACCCCGGCGCCGACCGGCCCGCCCAGCCCGAGCCCCCGTGCCCTACTCCTACTCGCCATCCCGCTACTGCGGCGGGATGACCTTTACGCCATCGGAGAACACTGATGCCACGCACCATGCTCGATGGCGTAAACGCCGGCGAGGTCCCGGCCGGCGCCGCGATCTACGCCGGATACGTGGACGGCAACTGGCAGTCCCTGACCGCCCTGACCGTCGCGCACCCGGGCGCCCTGCACGTGTCGATCTGTGTCAGTGCGACGGGCGACGCGCGCGTGCTCGACGTGGAGAAAGGCGACGCGACACCCGAACAGGCACCGGGCTGGACCGAACGGCAGCGTGCTGCAGGCAACGCGTACCCGGTCGTCTACTGCAACGAGAAGCAGAGCTGGCCCGCCGTGAAGACGGCGTTCACCGCGCAGGGCGTAGAACCGCCGCTCTACTGGGTCGCCGCCTACGTGGACGACCCGACGAAGGTCCCCGCGATCCCGGACGGCGCGATCGGGCTGCAGTACTACGACTACGGCGGCTACGACGCCTCGGTGGTCGCCGACTACTGGCCCGGCCTCGACCCCGCACCCGCCCCGCCGGCCGCCGCGGCGCCGACCGTCACCACGCCCAAGGAACAGGACGACGACATGGCCCAGATCGAACCGCTAGCCGTACACCCCGGCGAGTACGCGTACGCGTTCGCCCCCGACAAGACAGAGATGGTGCTCGTCGCCGACGGATACTCCAACCCGGCCGCGTCCGTCCGGATCGCCATGTGGGGCGGCGACGAGCCCAGCGTCCTCGAGTCCGTCGAGATCGGCGGCATATCCGGGCAGCACACGTGGGGCCATCCGCTGGGCGCCGGCGTGACCGGCGTGACCGTGCGGCGGCTCGACGGGCAGGACTACCCGATCGGAGTGGCCTTCCAGTAGGCCGAGGATCCGCAAGACCCCGAACGGCGACTCGCCGGACGGGTAACCGATCATCTGACTATCCGGCCTCGCGCCCCTTTCTCGGTTTTCGAACCGGGGAGGGGGCGCGCTTTCTGCATTCCCGGGACTCGCGCCTCAAGCTCCGCGGACGCCCTCGCCCCCGCGCCGCCTCGACAGCGGCAGCACTGCGGCGTCTCGCGGCTCGGACGGCCGCCCGCCAGGGCCCTGCTCGGCCAACTGCTCCAGCCAGCCCTGGTCACTGCGGCACCGCTCGTGCAGCTGGCACTGAAGGTCGAAAGCCGCCTCGCGCCGTGCCGCGCAGCCCCCAGCCACTGCGCACACCGTACTTGAAACCCCGGCGCTCAGGAGCACGAGCAACATGCCGAGGTCCACCACTCGCGGCGTGCCGTAGGCGCCCACTGCGAGTTGCCCGGTGTAAATCGCCGCGAGGGTCCAAGCGACGGCGGCGGACTGCCCGAGGGTGCGTCGCACCCAGCCGAGGGACCGCCACCGCCTGCGCCCCGGCACAAGCAGCGCGTCCAGCTGTGGGTCACCGAGGTTGAAGCCGCCGGTCATCGCTCGGCCGATGCGCGGATCCTCGCTGCCGGTCATCGCCAGGGCCATGCCGAGGCATGCAGCGTGCACGAGCCAGCTGATGCACAGGGCGAATGCGAAGCTGCCGAACGGCGGGTCGGCCAACTGGACAAGGATCAGCACGAGCGCGGCGAGCGCGGCGAGGGCCGAGAGTATGCCGGCGCTGCGGGTCAGCAGCAGTTCGCGGCGCGGCGCGGGCGCGGGCTGCTCGGATGGTTCACGTGTGGGCCGTTCCGGCATAGCACTCTCCCCAGATGTGACCCCCGGGGCCCCGACCGCCGGGCGCTTCGTGTGGACGATGCATGAGGTGTACGCCGGGGTCCGGGGCGCGCTCCAACGTTTCAGTGTAGGCAGCGCCCTGATGGCGCGCTTTCACCCGATCGGGTGGTCCGCGTTCGCCCGGCGCTCGCCCGGCGCTAGCCTAACTGCCGTACGCTGCCCTCGCGCCACCCGCCTGGGGCCGAGGGAAGGAATTCAGTGCACGAGCGGTCGCCTGCCGATGTGCCGCCCCGGGCCCTGATGCTCTCGGGTGCCGCAGCGTTCCTCGTCGCGGCCGGCTTGTGGGCGGCCCAAGCGGTGCCCGCGCTGCGGATCAACTCCTCACTCCTGTTCTCCGTCATCTGCTGGCTGTTCGCATACTTCTGCTTCGCGTTGAAAACCAGTCAGATCACCCCGAGGTTCACCTGGGTTTCGCGGGCGCTGGCCATTACGGTCGCCGCCGGCCAAGCCGCGCAGCCGCCCGCCCGGAACCGCGGCTCCGTGGACCTGGCCAGCAGGCCGGTGTACCGCAGATGCGGCCAGGTAGCCGCGTTTGCGATCACCGCGATGGCTGCCACCGACGCGCTGCTCGCCTTCGGCGTGATCCGCTTGGCGGGCGTCAACCTGCTACTCACGACCCTGTTCGTGCTGGGCGCGGCCAGCGAGTGCTTGTTCGTGCGCGTTGTGGGGCCGAAAGCTGAGGCGGCGGAACTGGCGATCCACCAAGCGCGCGCCGCCGCACGCTACGGCACATCCGGGGACCGCAGGCCGCTGACGCTGCTCGACGGCGCCCCACAGTCCTCGGACGAGACTTAGTGACCACGGCGTTAGGCGGCAAGCGCGACTAGGCCGGCTGCGGCCCACGCCGCGGCGACCGCGTTCGCCTGCCGCTGGTCGAGTTCCGGAAGCAGGTGCCCGTAGGTCTTGTCGGTGGTGATGACGCTCTCATGCCCGAGCCGCCGGGCGATCGCCGAGAGCGGCACGTTCCCGGCGATCTGCCATGCCACGTGCGTGTGGCGCAGGTCGTGGATGCGCGGAACCTTGCGCAGGGTGCCCTCGCAGCCGCATGGGCGCAGCCAGTACTGACGCAGATCTCGGCGGATCTGGCGCAGGTGGATGCGCTCCCCGTCGAGCACCATCCCCTCCTCGCGGTCCTGCACGCGATGCTCCTCGCAGCGCACGGCCCGGTAGACGGTCGGCTGCCACGCCAGGGAGAAGAAGCTGGAGTGGAACCAGGGTCCGCCCTCGGCCGCCGTGAACAGGAACGCGCCCGGCGCGCAGCCCTCGGCCGCTGCGGCGAACGCGGCGTCGACGTACGGGTCCAGGGTGATCCGTCGCCGCCCCGCCGTCGACTTCGGCTCCTTGAGCCTGCGCCCGCCCTCGATGGTCTGCCAGGAGCGCTGGACCTGGGTGGCGCCCGGCGCCCAGTCTCCGGCCTGCTGTGCGGCCATCTCCGAGAACCGCATGCCGGTCCCCGCGAACGCGATCAGGATCGGGCGGTGCTCCGGCTTCGCGGCGGCGAGCAGCAGCGCGAACTCGACCGGGGTGAGGAACACCATCTCCTCGCCGGTCGCGTCGTCCAGCCGCGGCAGCCTAGTGTCGGCGCACGGGTTGAACCTGCGCAGCGGGCGCTCGCCGCGGGTGGCGGACTCGGCGATCGAGTACAGCAGGCCGTGCGCGTTGGCGATGGTCTTCGGGGACTTGGGGGTGCGCAGCCAGGCGAGTTCGTTCTCCGGGTCGCGCACGCCGGCCTCGAGCCAGTTGACCCAGGCTGCGACGTCGCGTTCGCTGAACGTGTCGAGGTCGGCGAGGTCGGCGTCGGCGAGTTGCGGGAACACGGCGAAGTAGTTGGCGATGAGGCGGTGGTAGTCGGCGCGGGTCTTGGCCTGGATGCCGGTGAGGTGGTTGACGTAGTCGGTGGCGTAGTCGAGCAGCGGCTTGGGTTCGCCGCGCGAGGTTTCGGCCTGCAGGAGCGCTGCGGTCCTGGTGGCGGTGGCGAACTGTTCGGGGGTGACGTAGCCGTGCCTAGCGATGTAGTTGGGGGGCCAGTGCTGCCCGTGGAAGTCGACGTCGTTCTTGAAGTGCTCGGCTGCGGCGAGGTCGGTGCCGAAGGGCTCGCGTTCGCGCTTGCCGCCGCGCCTGCCGCCTTCGATCCACGCGACGCGGTAGGTGGTGGTGGTCTTGTTGACCCGGGTTTCGATGGTCGCCATGTCCACGATCGTGCGCCTGCGGACGGGTCGGGCGGGGGGCGTTTTGCCGACTTGTTACCCCGCGCGTTACCCCGTGCGCTGAACGATCAAGGCCCCTGCTGCTTTACGGCAGCTCAGGGGCCTTGTCGAGAAGAGGTGGAGACGGGATTTGAACTGTGGTACACCCGCACCTCTACCTGCATCTTTGCTGCTGAGACCACTATAGCAGGTGCCACCGGTCGCAAAAACTGGCCAGAGGTCGCAAGGACCGACCTGCACGTTTCCCCGCAGGACACCCCGTGCCGGGGGCGCCCTTCGCCGACGCCGAGTCAAGAAGCGCGCCCGTTGCGCCCGCGGTCCTCTTCGGCATCCGGGTCGGCCTTGCGGAGCCGGTCGGCCTCTGCGGCCTCCCGCGGGTAGCGGGCCGCGCGCAGCGCCTCGACCTCGTCCGCGCCGAGGATGCGCGCGGTGAACACCGCCTCCATCGCGGTCGGCGCGGCGGCCCCCGCGATCCACGCGGTGATCGCGGCCTCGGGGATGGTGCGCTCGCTGCGCGCGGCCACCTCGGCGGGGGTCATCCGCGCGTCGGCGAGTGCCTGCTCGAGGAACGCCGCCCACGGTGAGATGGCACGCCCGGCCCTGGCGTGCGGTGGCGCTGCGGCGGCGGCCGATCGGCGCGACCGGCCCTGGGCGTCGGCCAGGCGCAGTTCGAAATCGTGAAGGGTCTCGGCCTGCCGACGCAGGTATGACTGTTCGAGGTCGGCGCGCTGCTCGGCGGTGAGCATGCGGTCGGTGCGGATGCGCAGGAGCATCGGGTCGGTGCCCTGCTCGGTGCGGACGCTGCGGATCAGGCTGGCGGTGCCGGTCAGGCCGGCGGCGTCGAGGGCGGCGACGGCATCTCTGGCACGGACGGCGTGGGCGACGGCGATGACGGTTTCGGGGTCGGTGGGGGAGAAGGTGCCGCGGACCCAGCGGCTGATGGTTCCGGAGGGGAATCCGGTGGCGCGTTCGAGGTCGGCCTGGGTCATTTCGGCGTGGGTGAGGGCGGCGTTGAGCCATGACGCCCAAGTGGTGTTGGCGTCGGCGCGTGGCATCAATCTTCAGCTTCCGGCGGGTACGGGATGGCTTCCTGTGCGAAGGAAGCCTATCGGTGTTCAGCCTACAGACGCCACCGTATGTCCGCCATAGGTGCCGCCAGACTTTCCGCAGCACTCGCATATGCACGCACGCCCCGGCAGGCCAGAGCACGTTTCGCCGCACCGGTTGCGCTTCCCATGCGAAGGGGGTAGCTTCCTTCATGTACGAAGGAATAGACCTTCTTGTAAGAAGGACACCACGTCGCCCCACCGGAGACCCCCATGTCAACCCGACAGTCCGGCTGGATCTACCAGCTGCGCAATGCCGAGTTCCCTGACGAGAACGGGAACCTCGGCCGCGACGCGCTCGCCTGGCTTACCAAGATCAACCCGTCATGGACCAACCCAGACGGATCTCCCTGCATCGAACGCATCGCGCGGTCCGCAGGCGTCAACCCCCCCACCCTCCAGCGCATCTACCGCCGCACGATGGACCTTAACCTGCAGGTCCTGGCCGCTCTCGTCGGCGTCTCCGGGCGGCCGCGCGACGTGGCCGAAGAGGCACTCGCCCAGTTCGTCGAACTGGCCCAGGGCTCCGAGCCGCTCGCCGACGAGCGCGAACTGGCGGTTGCATGATGGACGCCTACCTGACCGTCGCAGAACTCGGCCAACTGCTCAAACTGACGCCGCGCACCGTGCGCAGGCGCGTGAAGAACGAGGGCTGGCCGCACTGGGGCGAAGGGGCCGGGATGCGCTTCTCGCCCGAACACTGCGCCTCGATCAAGGCGATGGGCGAGCACGTGCCGCAGCCCGCCGCAGAGCCACCGGCCTTCGACCTCGCGCGGGCGGTCGCCGGAATCAACCGGATGAACCGGCACGCAGCACCCCGCTAGGCAAACAAACGCCGCCCGGCTCGGTCGTGACCCGAGCACAGGGCGGCAGTGACCACCAGAAACCGTCAAAGGAAGGTGGTGGCCTCATGGTCACAGTACTTCTGCCTGCAGAATCGGGCAACTCAACACTCGATCACGCGATCTCGACGCGCGCCGACCTGGCCGCGATCCTGCCGCCCGGCGTCGTCGCACGCCTTGAGCCCGACGTGTGGCACGACCTGTCGTTCATCGCCCCGCTGCGCATCCTCGCCGCCATCGACGACCCGCGCTGGCACGCCGCGGTGACCCCGATCCACATCGACTGGGCGTCGATCTACGCGTGGTCGCGGGCCCGGGGCGGGTTGCACACGGTGCGCCTGGCGGTGGAGATCGCAGCATCGATGTGCGGCGACCCGGGCGCCCGGCCGGACATGTGCGGCCTGCTGCGGCGCCTGGATGCGGAGCATGGTGCCGCGGTGCTGGACGCGCTGCGGCTCGCGGACGAGGGGCTCGCATCGTGACCGACCCGACGGCCGTGCAAGTCCTGCGCAGGGCGAAGGCCCTCCTCGTGGCCAACGGCTGGCTGCAGCGCGGCCACTACGACGCGCGGCAGCACCGCGCGGGGATGCCGGTCGCGAACTGCCGGCTGTGTATCCGCGGGGCGGTGAATGTCGCGGCGGGCTCTGCGGATCCGGTGCTCGGCTGCGACGCGTCCCATGCCGCACACGCCGCCGTCTCGCGGACGCTGCTCGCCGCCGGTTTCAAGGGCGGCACGATCCGTTTCAACGACGCTCCGGGCCGCACGTTAGCCGACGTGTTCGCGCTGCTGGACCGCGCGATCGAGCTCGCGGGGACGGTGTCGGCATGACTGTCACCGAAACCCGCCCCGCCCCCGTCGTCCCGCTGCACGGCGGACGGCGCCGCGTGCGGGCCACGCCGGTCAGCGACCTGCACGGTCGGCAACTTGCCGCGTCGAATCGACTGCTGGACGCTGCGGCGGACCTGGCGGACACGACTGCTGAGGATGTTCTCGGTCGCCTGCTCGGCGGCCTGGTCAATGCGGCGCCGTCGGGCGGCCGTGCGCCGTCGAAGCATGCCTTGGTGGAGCTCTTGGAGCGGATCGCTGATGGGCTCGGCTGCCCGCCCGCGCCTGTCCCCGTGTGGTCCACGGGCGCGATCACCGTGGAGCGGTGGCCGTCCGGGAAGTCCGTCGTGACCGGGCTGCTCGCGAATCCAGACGTGGTCGAAGCACTCGCTGAGGCGTTCACCCAGGCGGATGCCGACGGCGTCGACCTAGTGCGCCTGTTCGCGCAGATAGCCGAGTTCGGGCAGGCGCGGTTGGACATGCCGGTGGGTTCGCTCGAGGATCAGGCGTACGTTGCGGCGTTCAACGAGGTGACTGAACTCCTCGGTTCGACGCCGGTCCGTTTCGAGCCGCACGATCTGGTTCCGATCGCCGAGGCTGTCGAGGCCGAGAACGACCGCGGGCTGGTGACCGCGTGACCGTCACCGACGACCGCCCTGCCACGGACTTGGCTGCCGCGACCCTCACCGCGTACGGCGAGCATGCCGTTGAGATCACCGAGCCGGGGATCTTCGACCATCTGACGCTCGAGCAGTATCACGCAGACATGGTGCCGGGCGGTTCGCTCTCCTCGTCGGGCGCGCGCAAACTGCTGTACCCGTCGTGCCCAGCCAAGTTCGACTGGGAGCGGCGCCACCCGAAGCCGCCGACCAGCGCGATGGAGTTCGGTTCCGCAGTGCACTCCATCGCACTGGGCAACGGCGCGGAGGTCGTGCCGGTGGATGCGAAGTCGTGGGTGGGCGGCGCGGCACAGCAGGAGCGCAAGGAGATCCGCGCGTCGGGGCGCATCCCGCTGCTCGACGTCGAGTTTCAGACGGCGAACGAGATGTGCGCCGCGCTGCGCAGGGATCCGCTGGCCGCGAAGCTGCTCGACCCGTCGTGTGGCAAGGCGGAGCGCAGCCTGTTTTGGCGGGACGAGAAGACCGGCGTGATGCTGCGCGCCCGCCCGGACTGGCTGCCGGAGCCCGTCGAGGGTGAGCGGCTGATCGTGCCTGACATCAAGACGACGACCGAGGTGGACGGGGACTCTATCTCCAAGGCGTTGGAGACGTACTCGTACCCGATGCAGGCCGACTTCTACGAGTCCGGCATCAGGGCGCTCGGGATCGCGCAGGATGTCGTGTTCCTGTTCATCTTCGTCCGGAAGACCCGGCCGCATCTGATCCGGGTCGTCGGGGTCCCGGAGATCGACCGGACGATCGCGGCGGCGAAGAACCGGCGCGCCATCGACCTGTACGCGCAGTGCACCGCCTCCGGCGAGTGGCCCGCCTACGAGCCCGGCATCACCTACATCGATATTCCCGGCTGGGCACAGTCGCGTGATGCGCAGGACTACCTGTGACCGCCGCGCCGATCATCACCATTCCTGGAGGGGAACTATGACTGAACTCGCTGTTGTCGAACCGCATACGGCGGCGCTCGCCCAGCCTGTGCCGCAGGCTGCGCTGGCCGTGCAGGAGACGAGCCCGCTTGCCCGCTGGGTGGAGGAGGCCGCGCGGGCGGAGGAGCTCGCGACGCGGCTCGCGAGCACGTCGTTCGTGCCCGCGTCGATGCGCGGCAAGCCGGTCGAGGTCATGGCGGCGATCCTCGCCGGCATCGAGCTCGGCTTTCAGCCGATGGCGGCGCTGCGCTCCATGGACGTGATCCAGGGGACGCCGGCGCTGCGCGCTCACGCGATGCGCGGCCTGGTGCAGTCGCACGGGCACGACGTGGAGCTGGTCGGCGAGGCGACGCCGGAGCGCGTGGTGATGCGCGGCCGCCGCAAGGGCACGGAGAAGTGGCAGCAGACCACCTGGGATATTCCGCGCGCCGCGAAACTCGGCCTAGTCGGGAAGCCGGAGTGGAAGAGGCAGCCGCAGACGATGCTCATCGCGCGCGCTACTGGCGAGATTTGCAGGCTGGTGGCGTCCGACGTCATTTACGCGATGCCGTACGCGGCGGAGGAGTTGGACGGCGACACGCTGCCGGACGGCCGTCCGTTCGCAGAGCCGCGGGTGACCGTGGACGAGGTCATGAACCAGACGCCTGCGGTCGAGGCGCCGCGCCCGGACTACCTCGCGATGGCGCAGGCCGCCATGTCGATCGAGCAGTGGCGGGAGGTCTGGGGTCAGGCGTTGTCGGCGGGACATCTCGACGACGAGTTGAAGCAGCAGCTCGTGCAGCGCGGCCAGGAGCTCAAGAATGCCAGTCAGCCTGCGATCGGGTCGACCGCGGAGCCGTCGCCGTCGGACTCGTGCGGCATCTGCATGCAGCCGGGCCACTTCGAGGACGACTGCCCGCAGCGCGACGACTCCGAGCCCGCGCCGGATGAGGCAGGCTACTGATGCCTCTCACGCGAGACCAGCTTCGCCGCGAGGCGGAGAGGCTGCTGAGCCGGGCCAGCTTCGTCCGCTCGGAGGCTGACCCCACGCCGTCGCTTGACCCGCAGACGACCGCGCTGATGGTTGCCCGCGCCCAGGTGTACGCCACGCTGGCAGCTACCGCAGGCGACGAGATCGTCACGGCGTACGTCCACGACGACCACGAGGTCGCGTTCGAGTCGACCTGCGCGGCATGCGCAGCCGAGGCCGAGGCTTCAGCCATCGCGCGCTTCAAGGCGATGTGCCACATCGTCGGCGCCCACATCGCCGAGGGCCTGGACTCGGAGGACCGCCAGTTGCGGGACTTCCTGACCGGCCTCGCCTACGAGTTGGACCGTGCCGGGCTCGGCGTCACGGATGTGGTGGAGGCGACCGCGCTGAAGTACTGCTACAACCGCCACCGGGTCCGGGTGGACGGCGCGATGTACTCGCTGGACAGCCAGTGGGTCGACGCGCTGGGCGTCACGTGGGAGTACGTGGGTGAGTGGGACGCGCACCGCGGGCCGATCATGTGCACGCCTGAAGTGTGCCCCGGGCTTCCGCTCACGCCGCTTCCGCAGCTCGTTTTGAACCGGGGCCCGCTGCGCTGCGGGCAGTCGACGCCTTACCGCTCCTATGACGAGGGCTGGGGTCGTGGCCCGACGTTCGATCCCGAGACGAAGATCTACGACGGCCGCGGAATCGAGGGGCGGTACGACCTGAGCCTGCCGATCGTGGACAAGGACGGCGCCACGTGGCGGTGGACTGGCGAGTTCGATCGCAGCGAGCCGCTAGTCAGGCTGGACGGCGACGACGGCCATGTCACGATCCTCAACGCGATCGAGGTGTTCAACGGGCCGCTGCGCCAGCTTGAGGCCGAGGACGGCGTCGAAACCCCCGTCGGGGTGCCCGATGTCTGAGTCGACGACGGCTGCCTGGTGGCGCGGTTCCGCGCTTGCGTTCGACATTGAGTCGACTGGCGTCAACGTGATCGCCGATCGGGTCGTGACGGCGGCGCTCGTGCATCTCGGCGACGGCCCGCCGCGTCCGGAGCGGTTCATGGTCGATCCGGGTGTCGAGATCCCTGCCGAGGCGACCGCGATTCACGGGATCACGACGGAGGTTGCGAAGGCGACGGGCGTGCAGCCGGCTGGCGCGCTGCGGGCCATCGCCGACACGTTGGTAGCAGCGCTGAGCGCCGGGGTCCCTGTCTTGGGTACGAATCTCGTCTACGACCTGTCGCTGCTGCATTTCGAGTGCCTGCGGCATGGTCTGCCGACGCTGACTGAGCGGCTTGGCGGTGAGGTCGCGCCGATCGTGGACGCCCTCGTTGTCGACAGGGCCGTGGACACGTACCGCAAGGGCAAGCGGAAGCTGCCCAACCTGTGCGCGAATTACGAGGTCAAGCATCACGGCGAGCACGACTCTGCGTATGACGCGCTTGCCGCGGCCGAGGTGATCGCGGCGATCATGGAGAAGTTCCCGGCACTCCAAGAGATGTCGCTGCCTGAGTTGCATAGAGCACAGGTCGGCTGGGCGCGCGAGCAGCAGGTGGGCTTGCAGCGGTACTTCGACGAGACGCGGCGCTCTGGCGAGGAGCGCGAGGTCGTCGAGATGGGTTGGCCGCTTTACGACATCACGGCGGCCGGTGCCTCATGACCGGCGTCCTGGAACAACTCGGCTGGCTGGTTCTCGCGGTCGCCGTGATCTTGGGTTTCATCTGGGTCGTCAACTCGGCGGGCCAGTACTACGCGAACCCGGACGAGGACGAGCCGCTCCTCGGCCGCCACCACGTTCCGCGGCCACCCGAGGACGCCGTGCCCGACGCGCAGCAGCCGAACGGGGGGAGTGCCTGATGGGCATCCTGATCGGGCTCCTCACGTTCGGTGTCGCCACTCTGGCCGCGTGCGCGTGGATGCGGGTTGAAGGGCGCCGTAACGAGCGCGAGTTCGTCGAGGCGGTACGCGAGTCTGCCGAGCGACGTGCCGCCGCTGCCGCGGAGTTCGCGTTTCAGCAGCAGTTCGCTGACGTGCTCGGCCAGGCGGACTACTTCTGCCGCTGTTCGGCGCACGAGCGGGGGCTTCTGCTGCCCGATGACTTGGCCGAGCGCTACCCGTCGATGCCGCAGCGCCCCGGACCGCCCGTGGCGGATCCTGCCGAGCCCTGGCAACTGAACCTCGAGGCTGGCGCGGATGAGTGACGCGCCGCACGCCGAAACCAAGCCCCCGACCCCCGGAGACCCGATGACCATCGTCGACCAGGCCCAGCGCCACGAACAGCCGCACCAGACACAGCCGGAATGGGGTGCCGAGACCGCGAACCGGGACGCCGCCCGCGAGAACGGCAACCGGACCACGCGCGTCACGGACCTCGTCGTGCAGCATCAGACCGAGGCGACGCGTGAACGTAAGGCCCGCACCCGCTACGAGGACGGCCTTCAGGTGCTGCGCTGGCTCAGGAGCGCGCCGCTGTCCGAGCGCAGCCTGGAAATCGACCGGGTGTTGCACGACGAGCACGGCAGCCTCGTTCCGGAGCGGATCGACGAGTACATCGGGCTGCTGCTTTCGGGGATCTCGTCGCTGGAGGTTCGGCAGGCGATGCTCGCCCGGCATTCCCGGCACGCGGTGTTGGCTGAGGCGACGCTTCGCGCGGTGGCTGAGGCGCGGGAGGTCGCGGCGAACTGGCACCGGCTCGCGGAGGAGGCGGCGCCGTGGGCGCACGAGAACGGCAGCGGCCTACGCCCCGCACTGGCCCCGTCGCCGGGTATGCCTGAGCGGCTGCCGAGGCGGGAGCCGGGCGCTGCCATGAAGGCGCCGCCGGAGAGGCCGGTCGAGCAGACGGGGCAGATCGCGCGGCGCGCGATCGACGAGATGCTCGCGAAGGGCCAGGACGCTACGGCCGCGAAGGCGGCGCTCGCGAGCAGCTACCCCGAGGCCGGTCCGGCTTTCGGTTCGCCGGTGGACCCGAAGTTCACGGCGTCCGCACTGCCGCAGGTTCGGGCTGGCGACACGCAGACGATGCCCGCGATCGGGGACGAGGAGGTCGAGCCGAGGCTCCCTTTCTCGAACGCGGCGGACACCGCCGCCGCATCGAGGCCGGCGCGGTCGGCCGCAGAGCCAAAGGGAAAGGCGCGCGCCGCGGCCGGAAGCAAAGGTAACGGCGATGAGGCCTGAATCGACCGCCGCGGGTGCCGGCCTCGGCGCCCTGGGCGCGTACAAGGCGGGCACCGTGCACGCCTGGCCGTAGCTGAACGTCCGGCTCGCGTTCCCCTCCGAGCGAGCCGGGTTGCCGCGCTGATCACGCGGCTAGGGCCCGACTGTGGTTCGCCCGCAGTCGGGCCGGAGGGGACAACAAGGCAACCCAACGTTTCGGAGGGGCAGTATGAGCACCAAGACCACCATCGAGTGGACGATCAATCCCGACGGCAGCGCGGGCCGCACGTGGAATCCGGCTAGCGGCTGCTCGAAGGTCAGCCCCGGCTGCGGGCTGCCGCGGTTCGAGGGCGACAAGACCGGCGGCTGCTATGCGGAGACCATCGCGCGCCGGTTCGCCGGGTCGAAGGCGTTCCCGAACGGGTTCGCGGTCACGCTGCACCCGGAGCGGCTGACCGACCCGCTGCGCTGGCGCACCCCGACTCGCGTGTTCGTAAATTCGATGAGCGACATGTTCCACGACGAGATTCCGGAGCTGTTCATCGCGAAGGTGTTCGCGGTCATGGCGGCGACACCGCAGCACAGTTACATGTTGCTGACCAAGCGGCACGCGCGCATGCGGTCCCTGCTCAGGTCGCCGGCGTTCGCGGAGCAGTGCGACATCGAGTTCCTCGACCTGACGGTCAACCGGCACCCGAAGCTAGCCCGGAAGCGCTGGAGTTGGCCGCTCGAGAATGTGATGCTGGGCGTCAGCGCCGAGGACCAGCATTGGGCCGAGATCCGTATCCCGGCACTGCTGGAGACTCCGGCCGCGACGCGATTCGTTTCGCTGGAGCCGCTGCTCGGGCCGATCGACCTACGAAACCTGAAGACGCGCAGCGTCGTCATGGACGCTCTCGGCGGCGACGTGCGCACCGATCGGGGTGAGATCTACGCCTCGACGCCGGCCGTGCTTGATCTCGTGATTTGCGGGGCCGAGTCCGGGCCGGCCAGGAACGCTCGCGACATGGACGTGGACTGGGTTCGTTCGTTGCGTGACCAGGTCGCGGGCGCGATCGAGGTGTCGTTCTTCTACAAGCAGGACGCGGTCAACGGGAAGAAGATCCCGACGCCGGTGCTCGACGGCAAGGTGTGGGTCGAGATGCCGCGCATGCCTGAGGCGGTGGCGTCGTGATCCTGTCCGAATACGCGAAGGCGCTCGCCGCACGCCGGGCGGACCGCCACTCCTCGCCGGCGGTCGAGACCGAGCCGGAGTGGCCGAGGTCGGTCGCCGCCCGCGCCGCAACCGCCCTGGATCCCGAGCCTGACGGTACCGGCGCATGGCTGGTGGCCGGGCTCGTCGAACTGTATGACGAGGTGAACGCCGCAGGCCGCTGGCACGCGGTGACCGGCACGAACGTGACCGCGCCGCACGGGGGCCAGCTGGGCCGCCTCGCGCTGGTGTACGCCCGCGACGCGGACGGCGGTGCGCGATGACGGTCCTCGATGTCCGTGAAGCACCGCAGGCCGCACCCCAGTCCACCGGCGACGACACTGTTCACGAAATCTGCTGCGTGGACGACGATCTCGCGATGTGCGGCGAGGACGTGTCCGGCGACGAGTTCGCCGACGGCGGGGCGCCCCCGAACTGCATAGTGTGCGCGGATTTGATCAAGACGTGGGCGTACTACGCGGACCATTTCGGCGAGGACCCGCACCGGCCGGGCGATGTTCCCTGTCGCGCATGCCCGAAGCGGCGACGGGAGGCGGACCGGTAATGCCGATCACCCTGCTCCCGCCGCTCACCCGAGGCGGCCCGTTCCACGGCGCCGTACGGTCCGAGGCGCTCACGGAAGGCCCGGCGTTCGCGCGTAGCCGTGGCGGTTCACGCTGGCACCGGGTGCGCTCGGCCATCCGGCACTTCATCGACACGGAGCCGAGCCACACCTCGTACCTGGCCTGGTGCGGGCAGTCGCTCTCCTCAAGCCACTGCCGCGCCGTGGACGAGCCGGATGACGGCGCGCCGGTGTGCGGCACCTGCGAGGGCCGCGCGCTGGGTCACGACCCGAAGCGGCCCGGCCTGCTGTTCACGCCGGCCACGCTCGCGCCGCCGCGGTTCTGCCCGAACCGGACCCTGTTCGAGGACGCCGGTTCGAACGTCGGGCGCTGCCTGGCGTGCCAGCAGTTGGCGCCGGTGAAGGTGCACGGCTGGAACGGCTACCCGAAGCTTCAACTGCATGTCGCGCTGGAGCTGGTGGCGGGCTGTCCGTTCCACGCCTGGCGGTATCTCGTCGAGGCCGATGGTTCCGCGGCGTGCCGGTGCTCGGTCGAGTCCGGGCGGGGTGACTCATGATCACGCCTGCCGAGATGGATGACGAGCAATTGTCCGCTGCGGTCCGCACCGCCGAAACCGCGGACCTCGACCCGGAGACGGTTCTCGCGAGCCTGCGGGCCGTGACTACGGCGCACCTCGATGCCGACCGCGACGAGCCCAGCCAGGAGGTGTCCGATGCCTGAGCGCTTCAACCCGGCCCCGGACCCGACGTATGTCGCTGAGCAGCGCGGCCTGTTCGTGGACCTTTGCACGCTGCTCGGTGCGCACAACGCGTACGGCACGACCGAACCGGGCGACTACGACGAGGACGGCAACGGCGGGCTACTGCTCCGGCAGTTGCCGACCGTGTGGCGGCCGGTTGAGTCCTGCCGCGACCTGGCCGCGCTCGCCGACGAGGCCTACCGTACGGAGGCGGACCGGTGACCGCGATCCAGGAACCGTTGCCCGGCGCAGTTAAGGCGCCGGAACCCACTGTCATCGCCCTGGAGTTCCCGGCCGGCTACTCGCCCTCGTCGTCGCTGACGTTCTTCCAGTGCGGGTCGAACATGCGCAAGAACCGGTGGGCCAAGGCGCGCATCACCAAGCAGATCCGCCAGGACGCGGCCCAACTCGCGCGCGCCCAGGGCCTGCCGCAGATCACGCAGCGAGTGGACGTCCTCGGCGTGCAGCATCCCGCTCCGGGCAAGCGCACGATCGACGCCGAGAACATTGCCCCGCTGGTCAAGGCTTCAATCGATGGTCTACGCGATGCGGGCGTCCTCCGGAACGACTCGTCGAAGTATGTGCGCACCGTGGCATACACGACCGGCCCGCGCATCCCGGGCGGCCAACTGGTCCTGCACCTGACGATGCTGGACGGTGCGGCGTGAACGCCCCCATCGACGTGATCGACATCTTCGCCGGGCCTGGTGGATGGTCGCTGGCCTGCCGCACCCTAGGTCTTCGCGAGGTCGGGATCGAACTCGACCCGTGGGCGTGTGCGACCCGCGCCGCGGCCGGGCATCTCACCGTCCGCGCCGATGTGGCCGCGTTCCCTGTCCGGCAGCTTGCCCGCCGCGGAGAACGTCCCGCACGGCGGGGACTGATCGGCTCCCCGCCGTGCGGGACGTTCTCCGCGGCGGGCAAGGGGGAGGGCGTCGGCGACCTGCCGCTGCTACATCAGGCCCTCGACGACCTTGCTGCCGGGCGCGACCCGCGCGCTGACCTCGCTGCGGCCTGCTCGGACCCGCGGACCCCGCTAGTCGTCGAGCCGCTGCGGTACGCACTGGCGATCCAGCCCGAGTGGATCGCGCTCGAGCAGGTGCCTGCCGTGCTGCCGCTGTGGGAGCACATCGCCCGGATTCTGCGCGACCGCGGCTACTCGACGTGGACCGGGATCCTCAACGCCGCCGACTACGGGGTGCCGCAAACCCGGCGGCGCGCGATCCTGATTGCCTCCCGCGTCCGGACGGTCACACCGCCCGAGCCGACTCACGCGAAGGAAGCCGAGATCGAGACGCTGTTCGGCCCCGGCCGACGGCGATGGGTGTCCATGGCTGAAGCGCTCGGCTGGCTGCCCGCAGGTGTCGTCAACACCCGCGGAGAGCGCAAGACCCCCGGCGGCAACGAGTTCTCCGCCGACCGGCCGTCTTGGGCGCTGACCGAGAAGGCCAGGTCGTGGACGGTGCGCACGCTTTCCGGCAATGGAGACGCTCACGACTACGAGCGGGACCTAGACGAGCCGTCGCCGTCGCTGACTTCGCGATCCGACCGGTGGCGCGTCGATGTAGGCGCAGGAGGGTTCGCCGGGGGCTGGGGACGGAACGGAGACGAGCCGTCGCCGACGATTCGACTCCAGTCGCAGTCGTGGGTACTTAGGCACAACGACCGGGCGAACGCGACGGTGCGCCGCATTGATGAGCCCGCCGGGACTCTCGCCTTCGGCCATGCCCGGAATGAGTACTGCTGGATTCCGGGCATGGCCGAAGGCGAGAGTCCCGGCGGGCATGCCTCCGATACCCACTCCCGGTCGGAGTCGGTTCACATCACAATCGAGGAGGCTTCGGTCCTTCAGTCGTTCCCGAGCGACTACCCGTGGCAGGGCACAAAGACCCAGAAGTTCCTTCAGTGCGGCAACGCCTGGAGTCCGCGCGCCGCGATGGCCGTGATAGGTGCCGCGACGGGCATCGACTGGCAGCCGGTCGCGGCGCGCTGCTACGACGAGGTTGCGCAGGTGGCCACATGACGCTGTCCCACGCCACGTACTCGCGCCAGGTGAAACTCAACCTCCAAGACCCCGACGACCTGTTCGTCGACGGGATCCACGAATACGCCGGCACAATCGCCCCGCCCGTCGACCTTCACGAGCAGAAGGTCCACCTGGTTGACGCTGAAGCGATCCGGCAGGCACTCCTCGGCCTCCCCAAGGCGCTGACCGCACTGGAACGGGGCGCAGCGCTCGTCGTCTGCGACCAGTGGGGGCTCGATCGGGAGATTGTCGGGCTCGCGCGCGAAAGCCTTGATCGGGCGATCTCCCGCGCCCGCGAGGCCGCGCCGGAACGGCTGGGGGAGCTGCTGGAGACGGCTGCCGTGGAGTCGGTGCCGCCGCTCGTCGACGCAGTCAGGGTGCGCGACGCGGGGCTGGTCGAGGAGCTTCTCGTCGACCTGGACGTCCTGCAGCTACGGGCGCTCACGGTCGTCCTCGCGGACATGCTCGCCGCCGCAGGCGCGCCACGAGATCCCGGCGCCGACGTGGCGCACCTCGACCCCGAAGACCCGTAGCCAGCAGGAAGTAGCAGTCCCATGCCCGTCACGCTCGCCGCGCCGCCCGGCGAATCCGAGCCCATCCCGACCGAGACCGCCCGGCCCGCCACCCTGGAGCCGAGCGAGATGCTGCAGCGCGTCATAGCGATCCAGGCCCGCGATCAGCAACTCGTCGCCGACCGCTACCTGGCACTGTTCGTCGCCGCGCTGACCGCCCGACTGGCCCGCGCCTACCGCCGCGACCGGGACAGGCTGCTGCGCGCGAACCTCGCACTGCAAGCCGACCTTGACGCGTCCGCAGTCCGCGGCCGGTTCACGGCCGCGCAGATCGACGCGCTCGCCCGGGAGGTCGTCGAGCTGCAGGCCGGGCGCCGCGACCTGACCGGGAGGAACCAGACGCTCGAGGACGAGAACGCGCGGTTACGGACGCGCCTCGAAGCCGAGACGAAGCCGGCCCGCGGCCGGTGGCGTCGGTGAACGCGCGTCTCGCCCGCGCCCTGCGGGCCCTCTCACTGCTCGCCGTGTTCGCCGCCGCGTTCAACCTGGCGCTCGCCGACGGCTGGCGCGCGCCGCTCGGCGCGACCGGCCTCGCAGTCGCGCTCGCCACAGTCGCCGACTGGGTGCAGCGGCCCGACCAGGCGCCCGAAGAGCCGGAAGACCTCCCTGAACCGGAAGACGCGCAACCCGCGCGCCAGCCCTAACCAGAAACGGACACCCTCGCCATGACCACGAACGACGTACTCCTCCCGACCGCCGACCCGGCCAAGGCGCTCCTCGCCGAACTCACCGGGCCCGCCACAATCGAGCAGTTGCTCGGGCGGGCCGAGCGCAACGGCACCAAGCGGGCCCGGCTCGTCGCTGCAAGGATCCGGCACGACGCCGATCTCCTCGAGCAGCTGCTCGCGCAGCATGGCGAAGAGGCCGTGGCGCGCCGGAAGGTCGACCGGCTGCGCGCCCAGCTCAAGGCGGCCGAAGCCGAACTGCGCGCGAAGACCGACCCGGAGCGCAACATCGCCCGACTCGCCGGCCCCAACCAGCCGGCACCGGCCGCGACCACCAAGGTCATGCGCGCCTGGCTGATCGAGCAGGGGCACGAAGTCTCGGACCGCCGGCGCCTGACCGCCGCACAGATCGGGCAGTACGAGGCCGCGCACCGGGGCGCCGAATGACCACCACCTTCGATCCCGGCGACGGCCGCGACTACCTCGCCGAGATGAGCGCGCTCATCGATGGCGCGCTGCCCGACGGCGAATACATCGCGCCCCTCGTCGCGCACGACCTGATCGAGAAGCTCAGGGCCAACGACGGCGAGCTCCTCGCCGGATGGCTCAACATGCGGGCCGAGGTCACTATGACCGCCTACATCTCGGATCGGATCAAGAACCGTCGCCAGTCGAGTCGGGAGTCTGCCGCCCGGTCCACGTTCGGCGAGGCTGCTGAGCGGTTCGCGGTGGGCGGCGACGGTGCCACGATGCGCGCCGCAGTACTGACGCGGCCGTTCGATGCCGAGTACGTCGTGAACTGTGAACTGCTGCGACGCAGGGTTGCGGAGATGACTGGAGCCGACCACATCTTCGTCGCCAAGGAGTACGCCGAGACGAAGCAGACGGCGAGGCTCCTGGAGTCCTTCCATCGCGCGGTCGCCAAGAAAGTCGGCGACCAGAAGACGAAGGACGTTTTCACCGAGGGCCAGTACGTCGAGATGTACCGGTCGATCACCCGCCGCGAGTTGGCGGTCTAAGCGCGCATGACAACCCTCACCGAATCACTTCAGCGCGCCGACTACCCGAGCCATCTCCTTGCCAACGCTGTCCTTCCCTTGCCGACGACCCATTTCTACGCAGTGCAGCCCCACGCAGTGCCATCCGACCCCCGTCGACGAGTCGCCCCTGGCCGACATGTCTCCGCCCAGCGCTGCCCCTACCGACTGCCCAGCGCATCGCGTCCCGTGCCATTTCGGCTCGTCCTGCTCCTGCCCCGCGCGCACCGACTTCCCAGCCCCGCGCGCCTCGTCGCACTCCAGCCCGCATCGACCACCCGGCCCACCTCACCGTGTCGCGCCCTGCCCCCTTCCATTCCCTGCCGACAACCCAACTCCCATCGCGCATGCCGTCCCGCCGCCTACCGACTACTCAGCCCACCGAGGCTCACGTCACCCCTCTTCGACTACACAAGCCCGCACCGCACTCCCCGAACCCTCGCGACTACCCATCCCGGCCCCGAACGTGCCTTCGCACCCCCACCTGGCCCTCGCTGACTACCCAGCCCCCGACAGGCCGACAACTCCACATCCCTCACCACGTGACGAACCGAAAGGCTCTGACATGACCTCCGTCTTCGCCAAGCACATCCCCCAGGCGTGGCCCCACCGCTACAGCGGCACGCTGCACATCGTCACCCTCGCGGGCGGCACTCCCAGCGACCCCAATGTCGCCGAAGGCTGGCTCCGCACGAAGCTCGCCGACAAGAACGACCTCATCCGCGACGCTGTCGCCGAGGTCATGGTTGAGCGCGGCATCACCGCAGAGGAAGCCGCGAAGGAACTCGACCGGCTCAAGCACTTGAACGGCTTCAAGAAGGACCCTGAGCGTGGCGGAGAGCTCTACATCGAAGGCCGGCAACTCAAAGCCGGAATTAAGGAGGCGGCGTCCGTCGCGCGCGCGGTTGGGAAGCTCCCGGACCGCTGGGGCCTGACGAAGAAGGGCATCGTCAACTTCGTTGCCGAGCACATCCAGGTCGTTGAAGACCGGCTGCACCTCGGAGTCACCGAACCCAGCGACGTGCTTCAGTCCTTCCCAAAGAACGCGCGCACCGGGCAAACCGGAATCCAATACACCGAGATCATCCTGGACGCGAAGCTCGACTTCACGATCATCAGCGACTACAAGTTCAGCGACGACGAGTGGGCGATGCTCTGGCTCACGGCTGAGCAGCAGGGCATCGGCGCGTCCCGCTCGCAGGGCTTCGGTCGATACGAGGTCGTCAGGTGGGATTCGTGACCACCCCGCAGGGCGCGGAGAGGCGCCCGGGGGGCCTAGGCGTCCCCGCCCGCGTCCGCCTCTCGCGCACCAAAGGCTTCCGGCTCCAGCAGTACGCGCCCGGCGCCATCGTCGTGCGTCGCCCCACGCGTTGGGGCAACCCGTTCACGGTTGCCGACGCGCTCGCCGACGACCCGGCACTCACGGCGGCCCAGGCGCGGCAACGCTGCGCCGAGTTCTTCGACTTGTGGCTCGACGGGGAGATCGAACTCAGCGACCCGGCACTGGCCGAGCGCCGAGCCTGGATCCTCGAGCACATCCAGGAACTCGAAGGTCACCCGCTCGCCTGCACATGCCCCGAGGCCGTGCCAGGCGAGCCTGACTGGTGCCATGCCGTCAGCCTGATCCGCCGAAGCAACCCGCCGCAGCCGGTCGGCGAGTGCGGTGACGGCCTGTTCGCGGCCCCCGTCCGGCTGCGGCACGTCGTGCCCGTGAAGCTGCGGCGGGACGGGGCGGCGCGCCTATGACCACCACGAAATGCCGCGACTGCCATCGCCCGATCACGGATCCGGCCTCAAGGGAACGCGGGCGGGGATCCCAGTGCTGGCAGGACCACCTCGCCACGCTCGGGACCGTGCCAGTCAAGACGCTCGGGCGCGGACGCCGCGATTGGGCCGCGGTCATGCCCGGCCAGGAGGAGCTTCAGCTCGAGGTGGCGCCGTGAGCATCTGCGATCACTCGGGGCTAGATGAGACCTTTTGCGATCACTGCCGGAATGCGGGCAAGCCCCGCCAGTCCGTCATGACCGCGCGCATCCCCGGACGGATCGAGGCCCGCTATCGAGGGGTCTGCAGAGGATGCGGACTGCCGTTTACCCCGGGGACTTTGCTCACGCCCTCGGACACGGACGGCTGGATCGCGGAGTGCTGCGCGCCTGAGGATGGCGACTGCTGATGCCCCACGCCGCCCTCACCCTGCGCGACCGCTGCCCGAAATGCGGCGGCCTGCTCGCCGTGGCCCCGCGCGGATGCAGCGCCGACGACGACCACGTGCAGTGCGAATACAAGTGCCCCGATCCGGACTGCCAGCACGAGTGGATCGTCCGATGGGGACTCGGCGTACTCGACCACGGGCTGGACGGTGCCGCGTGAACGGGATCACGACACGCGGAAGCCGCCCGCGCGGCGTGGGGGGCAGCGCGGGCGGCAGGGGAGCGCGGTCAGGCGTCGGGCGCAGTGGAGCGTTCGGCGAGCATTTGCTCGGCCCACTCGGCGGGCACGAGCGCGATGACGCGCTTGCCGTTGCGAGTGACGAAGACCGGCTCATCCCTGTGGATCGTGCGACCCACATAGTCGGACAGCCGGGCCTTAAGTTCCCGGATGCCCGGTTCCTGCGGGATGTCGTCTGCCATGGTCACAGGGTACGCAGTGACCTCGGAAGTGTCACGTCTGCGGTCAATCAAGGCTGTAGTCATGTGGACTATTATAGTCACGGTGACTACACTGAGGCCATGCCCGAAGCGAAGCATCGGACGATGCACCCCGTCATGCCCAACCTGCCGCTCAGCAGGTGGATTACGCCCGTGGTCGACGAGATGGGCGGATGGGCCGCCTTCGACGAGGCGCCCGTCGGAAATCACTTCCAGACGGCTGACGTGTCGGCCCTGTACCGGTTCTTCGGCGATGGCGAAGACCTGCTCTATGTAGGTGTCACTACGAACCCGACCAACCGGTGGCGAAGCCATGCGCACGCCGTTTGGTGGCCGCTGGCCCGGTTCGTCTCCATCGAGGCCGTGCCACCTGCACAGCGACTACTGATCGAGCACGAAGCGATCGCGAGCGAGCGGCCGCGCTTCAACCGGCTCGGCTTGACGCGCCATGCCTCAACTGTCATCGCGCTGGCCGAAGGCCCGCAGCACGTCATCGCGCAGTTCCGGCGCCGACTAGTGCCCGAGGATTTCGCGGCCCTCGTTGCCGCTTTCCACTCCATCGATCTGAAGGACCCCACATGACCAACACGACCCCGCAGTACGTCCCCGACCCTGCGCTTGTCCGCGAGTGCGCCACCCGCATCATCGAGGGCCAGATCGAGGAGCTCCGCGACCTCGGCCAGATGGACATCGGCGAGATGTGCGCGGAAGAGATCGTCGCGATTCAGGAACCGCTCGGCGGATGGGACGCCCCCGGCGCCGACGAGGCGGCGGACGCCCTGATCAACGCGGTCCGCGCAGACATCAAGGCCGCCGTCATCACCCACGCGTGGCCCGGCTCGACCCCAGCCGCGACCGTGGAGGCGCCGATCGTCCGTCTGTTCACCGTCGCGGAACTCGAGGACTACTGCCTGCCGTGCGAGAACGTGATCTATGACGAGGAAATCGGCGAGCGCCGCAAGACCATCACACACCGCGCCGTGTTCCTCGCCGACGACGACTGCCACTACGCGGTTGAGTGGGACGAGCCGAAGAGCGAGGCCCAGGAGGGCATCAAGCCGTTCGACCGTCAGGGCGAGACGGTCGAGGCCGTCCGCGTCGAGGTGCGGCAGCGGGCCGTCGTCGTTGACGAATGGCTGCCCGTTGAGGCCGAGGGGGCGGACCGGTGAGCGAGACGACCCGCATCCTTCACCCGACCGTCGCCCGACAGATCATCAGCGACCTCGTCAGCGAGCACGCCCTCGAGAAGATCACCGAGCACCTATCCGAGTACTGTCACGACGCGCTCGCCGACGAGGACATCGACATGCTCGGTCCGGCCGCGTGGGACCAGGCGCTCGGCGAGATCCGCGAAGAGATCGCCACCATGGGCCTCGACTGCACGTGGGGCGACCAGAGTACCCGCGTGGACCCGACGATCGTCGCGGTCCGCAAGTCCCTGATCGACGAGTCCTACGCCTTGTTCGATCGGCGCAAGGCCTTCTATAAGACCATTGAGACCCCGGCCGTGGGGACCACCGAGTTCGACACGTACGAGGCGATGGCCACGGCCGGCGCGTACGCGTACCTGTTGGCCGCGATCCTGCGTGTGGCAAGCAGTCAGATGGGCGAGGGCGCCGCGCGCGACTTGGCGACGCTGGTGGACGCGGTCATGGAGGACGGGACCGAGGCGATCCAGGACGCGAACGACGACCTCGACGAGCGGGCGCACGCCACGGCGGTGGACCAGTGAACACCACCCAGTCCGCGAGTTACGAGGACATCGCCGCCTACGAGGCGAAGCGTCAGGCGATCCGCGCCCACTACACACCGCTGCTGAAGTCGATGTCCACGAGCGACCCCGGATACGGGCGCCTGTGGGATGAGCGGGCCGAGAAGCTGCGGGCGCTCGCCGACGAGTACGTGCTGCCGGCCGGTGTCGAAGAGCAGCCGGCGGTGACCCGATGACCACGGTCGAGCGCTACACCCCCGACGACCTCGCTTGGTACGCCGAGACCTACGGCGACACCGAGTGGATGGTCCACGTGACCGGCATGGACGACTGCCACCTGCGCGTCAATCCGGAGCTCGGCGACGACGATCCGGCGAACCCGCTGCTGACCGAGGAGTCGGCGGCGAAGCTCGCGGAGGACTTCAACGGCTTCGACGCGTACTACGCCCAGAAGTTCCCGGGCGAGGAGACGCCGGGGATCCACGCGACGGTCTTCCACCACGGCGTGCCGGTGGACGTCGCGACCGCCGAGGCGGTGTCCGGTGAGTGAGCCCCTGACCTCCGAGCGCCGCGAGGAGATCCGCGCCGCCCTCGAACCGCTGCCGCCCTACCCGTGGCGCTGGGGTTCCGCCTGGAAGCTGGAGGCCGGCGGCACGCGTCCGCGCCCGGTGCTCACGACCGGCATCACGTCCGACGCCCCCGAGTTCCTGTTCCTGGCCTTCGAGGAGTCCGGCGACGACGAGGGCTGGTACCTGCGCTCCGCCGAGGAGATCGCCGAACTGGGCCGCACCAATCCCGTCGCCGACTGGATCGAGAACGGCGCCCAGTACGCCGAGGAGCTGCTGCTCGCGGTCGACCGGCTCACCCGCGAACTCAAGACCGCGCACGCCGTACGGATCCCCACCGACACCCTGCGACCGCTGATCGACCCCAACAGGCACACCCGGGAGCGCGCCGCGGCCTACCTCGAGGCCAACGGGTTCAAGCCGACCGAGGCCGTCGACATCTGGGAGCGCAAGGACACCTGCGACCTGATGCTGCTGCCCGGCCCCGACATCGACTGGGCCGACTCGGTGCCCTATTTCGTGCGGAACATGGCCGACGCGCTCGGCACGGGTGAACTCGGCGTGCTCGCCGGGATCGCGGCCAGCGGAATGGATGGTGCCCGGTGAGTACGACGCGCATCACGATCAGCGGCGACGGCGGCCAGATCACGGACATCGTCGCGATCGACGGCCCTGGCCCCACCTGGACGTACAGCGATGTCGACGGAGACGGCGCGGCCATGTACACCGCCGTGATTCCCGAGGTCGGCGCAGGCGTCTACCTGCGTACTGCGGCGCGCGGTTGTTCGATCGCCGCCGCTGATGTCGAGGACTTCATCGCCGCGATCCGCGCGACCGTCGCAGCCGCATCTGAGGCGGTGGCAGAGTGACCACGCTGACGCCCTGCCCGCACCTGGACGTCCTTGCCGACGTGGACGATATCCGCGCGAACTGCGAGATCTTCCATGGCGTCCCGCTCGCCGCGACCGGCGACGACGGCGAGGAAGGACTGATGGCCCTCGGCCACCACGAGCCGCGCCGGATCCTCGCGGCGCTGCTCGCCTACTGCCGTGATCGTGGCATGGACCTGTCCGACATCGGCGTGTCGAACCCGGCCGCACCGCAAGCCCGGCTGCTCGTCGAGCGAGCGCAGCGGTGGACGGTGTTCTACCAGCACGCCGACGCCGAAACCGCCGACGAGGACTGGCGCGAGGACGGCTGGTGCTCGTGCGAGGACTACCTGTGGTGGCCGCTCGACGTGCGCCAGGGCGCCCCGAATGCTGTCGCGACGATGTTCTGGAGGTTCTGATGATCACAGGCCTGTTGAACGCGGAGACGCCCGCCGACTGGCTGGTCTTCTCGCACGAGCACTCCGCCTGGTGGAAGCCCGCACGCCGCGGCTACACGGACCGCACCTCGCAGGCAGGCCTGTACGCGGAGGCCGAGGCGCGGGAGATCTGCGAGAACGCCGCCTGGCGCTGGCATCGCGGCGCCGGTGGCCCGAAGGCCCTGCCGCCAGAGGTGATGGTGCGCGCGGATGCCGACGACAAGTACGCCGCGATCCTCGAAGCCACGCGGATTGCGATCGAAGGCCGGAGCACGGTCGCCACGACGCCCGAAGCGCCGATCCGGCTCGAGGTCACGCTGCGGAAGGCGGAGGGCCGATGAGCAACACCACCACCCGCGAAGGCGTCTGCGCCAAATGCAGCCAACACCGTCCCCTGTTCAAAATCGCTTTCGATCCGTCCCCGCGCAACGAGGAAGGCGCCGCGCTGGTGTGCGCCCGCTGCTACTCCGAAGGAGAGCAGCTGAAGGAGACGGTGCCGCAGGAGATGTGCTTCTGGCTGCCGCCGCGTCCCCACGGCTGGAGTCCGTGGATCCCGAAGCAGCTCGACCACCACCGCGAGCGACCGACCGTCGAGGAAGGTGCCCGATGACCCCCGATGCTTTCGCCGCGCTCGGCGCCCGCCTGCTGCTCGTCCAGCGCTTCCACTTCCCGATGCAGGCCGTGGTGGCGCTGTCGGACGAGGATGCGATCACCGTTGCTTCCGCCTGGTCGGCGGCGGTGAGCGCCGCCGACCAGGCGGCCGACTGCCTCGCTGGGGGTGCGCCCTGCCGCACGGAAGTCCACGACGGCGCCTACGCGCGCAACGCATCCGGCGACCGAGGCCACGCCGACAACCGCGACCGGCAGATGGGGTTCCAGCAAACCGCCGGGCACACAAGCGATCTCGGGCGCTGGCCGACCAACGTGATACTCAGCCACGGCGAACAGTGTACGGACGCGTGCGCGCCGAGCTGCCCAGTCGCCGAACTGGATCGCCAGTCCGGCATGCTCGCCTCGGGCGCGAACCCGACCCGACGCGGTTCGGACAAATTCCAGGCAACCTACGGCGAGTTCGAGGGCGACCGCGAATGCACCCCGGCGCGCGGTGCCGACTCGGGTGGCGCGAGCAGGTTCTTTCCGACGTTCCGCTACGAAGCGAAGGCGTCGTCGTCCGAACGCCCCAGGCTCGCCGACGGCACACAGTGGCCCACGGTTAAGCCGATCGAGCTCTTGACCTCCTCCACCCGCCTGAAGGCGGGGGATTCCTCACTTCGCAGCGAGGGTTTCCTGCTTCAGCGCCGACTGCCCGCCGGGACGAGTCCCTTGAGGTCTTACATCGGCTCCACAGGCGTCCACCGCGAGCCCCGCGGCGGTCAGAAGGTTCCGTGCGGCGTTGACGTCGCGGTCGTGGACCGCACCGCACGCGCAGACCCATTCGCGGACGTGCAGCGGCATCTTCTCGGCAAGCGCCCCGCAGCCCGAGCACATCTTGCTCGACGGGAACCAGCGGTCGATCACGACCAGGCCCCGGCCGTGCCAGGCGCACTTGTACTCCAGCATGCGGCGCAGCTCGGACCAGGACGCATCCGAGATCGCGCGGGCGAGACTGTGGTTCTTGACCATGTTGGACACGGCCAGGTCCTCGATCACGATCGCTTGGTTCTCGCGAACGAGCCGAGTCGTCAACTGGTGCAGGTGGTCGCGGCGCCGGTCGCCGATCCGGGCGTGCACGCGCGCGACCTTCACCCTGGCCTTGTCTCGGTTCGCCGAGCCGGGCTGCTTGCGCGCCAGGTTCCGCTGGGCCTTGGCCAGCTTCTCCCGGTCGCGCTTCTCGTGCTTGGAGTTGCCGATCTTCTCGCCGTTGGACAGCGTGGCCAGCGACGTCAGGCCTACGTCGATGCCGACCGCGCGGTTCGCCGCGGCGGGCAGCGCCTCGATCACGTCGTCGCACAGCATCGACACGAACCAGCGGCCCGCACTGTCGCGCGACACGGTCACGGTCGTCGGCTCCACGCCCGCAGGCAGCGGACGCGACCAGACGATGTCCAGCGGCTCGCGCATCTTCGCGAGCGTCAACTGCCCGTCCCGGTACCGGAACCCGGATCGGGTGTACTCGGCCGAGAGCTTCGACTTCTTCCGCGATTTGAACTTCGGGTGCCGGGCGCGTTTGGCGAAGAAGTTCGAGTACGCCGTGTCCAGGTGCCGCAGGGCCTGCTGCAGCGGGACGCACGAGACCTCGGCGAGGAACGCGGTCTCGTCGGTGCGCTTCCACTCCGTCAGGCGTCCGGAGCAGGCCGCGTAGCCCAGGCGCGTCCCGTCGAGCTTCCATGCTTCGGAGCGCTCGTGCAGGGCCTTGTTGTACACGAACCGGACGCAGCCGAAGGTGCGGCTCAACTCCTGAGCCTGCTCTCCGGTGGGGTAGAAGCGGAACTTGAATGCCCGCTTGACCTGCTGCGACATGCTTCACATTCTATCAGATCACTTATGTTCGAGGGGGGAGCGGCGTTTCCTCCCCCGCGTGAACGCGAGGGTATCCACGCCGCGAATCCGATGAGATGGCTACTGCGCCTCGTCACGCCCCCAGGCGGAACGATCTTGGATCCCTTCTGCGGAACGGGCACTACGGGCGAAGCCGCGATCTTGGAAGGGTTCCGCTGCATCCTGATCGAGAAGGATCCCGTGGCGGCCGATCTCGCCGTGACGCGCCTGTCCAAGCCGCTACAGCCGTCGCTGTTCGGGGACGTGGCCTGATGAGCCTCGACTCGAACATCGACCTCTCCGCCGCAGTCGACGCGCTCGTCATCGAAGCCGTCACCGACGACGAACGCGGACTCGCCACCACCGCCGTCCTCAAGATCGCGGCACGCGACCGGCCCGACCTCACCGAGAAGCACGACATCGAACAGCACGCGCTGCCCATGCTCGCCGCCCTCGGCCTCATTGACCCGCTCGCACCGATCCCCGGACTGCCCGACGCCGTCACACACCTGACCGCAGGCAAGCACGTCAAACAGTCCGGCGCCACCACGCACGGCACCGAAGCCGGATACCGGTGGCACGTCCAACGGCGGTCGCGGTTGTGCTCGCCATGCCAGGCGTGGGGACGCGACAACCAGGCCGACACCGCACACGCAATCCAGAAAGAGGCCTGACATGGACAAGAAGCCCGTCGCCCACCTACAAATCGGCGGCGAACTCCCGTGGGCCGTCGTCGGCACACGCCGACAGTTCGAAGACTCCGAAGTCGAAGTCGTCCACACCTACGGCCCCGTGCCTACCGAGGAAGACGCCGAAGCGCTCAAAGAAGCGCTCACCGACATGGGGCTCGGCGACGACCAGAAGCTGCACGTCGTCCCCGCCTACGTCATACGGCCAGTCCTCGTCACCGAACTGCCAGTCGAGATCGACCTCGACAACGGAGCCGCCTGATGCAGAGGTCTCGAGATACACGACCGGCGTCAGCGCCGGCACGAGACCCAACTTCCAGTCCAGATCCAGCTTGAACAGGACAACCGCCTTGGCAACTCCCACGACGACCACACGCCGCAAGCCGCAGCAGCGCGGCTGGCTCGTCCGTGTAGATCCGGACCTCTGGATCGACCGCCGCTTCGCGCGGTTCTGCGACCGCGAAGCGCGCTTCGGCTACATCAACAGCCTCTTCGTCCTGGCCGTGACCGACGGACCTATGGGCATCTACCCGCACGTCGCCCTTGAGGCTGAGTTCGACGCCAGTGCCGAGCACGTTGCGGCGCAGCTTACCGATTTCGGCCTCTGGACGCCCAGCGGCGTCGGGTACCGCGTCACGCCGCACCGCTGCTGCTACATCGTCGCCGACGGCCGCCAGCCGCTCCCGAAGTGGCTCCGCGCCGCAGTCATGGAGCGTGACGGCTACCGGTGCGTGAAGTGCAGTGCCGCGGGACCGCTCGCTATTGATCACATCTTTCCGTGGTCCAGGGGTGGCGAGGACACGCTCGACAACCTGCAGGTGCTCTGCAAGCCCTGCAACAGCAAGAAGAGCGCGACGGTCCCGTCGCACCTCATCCAGGTTCCGCGTAACGCCGTTACTAACGCCGCGACTAACAAGACGGGTGGTGCGTGATGCCTTTCTTCCACGTGGATGACGGCTTCCACGGCCACAAGAAGCTCGCGCGACTCGGAATCGAGGACTTCCACGCCATCGCGCTCTGGACGGTCGCGGGGAGCTGGAGCTCCGACAACTTGGAAGACGGGTTCGTCCCCGACTACATCGCCGCGCGCATGCACCCGGACTACAAGGAGTTCGCCAACGCGCTCGTCCGGGTCGGCCTCTGGGAAGTCGCCGAGAAGGGCGGCGAAGCCGGCTGGCAGTTCCACGACTGGACCGGCCCCGGCCGGAACCCCAGTGCCGAGCAGGTACACAAGGAGCGTGCGGCCAATGCCGAGCGTCAGCGGGAGTTCCGTTCGCGAGTAAAGGGCACGAAGCCGAAGGGTGAGGAGCCGCCGGAGCCGCCAGAACCCCAGGGCTGGGCGCCGCCGGATCCTCCGATGAATGACGGTGGCAGTAACGGCGTTACTGAGCCGTTAGTCACGGACGGAGTGCGCGACCCCGTTCCGTTCCGTTCCGTTCCGTTCCGCTCCAACGAAGAAAACCCTTTTTCGTCGCCAACGGCTTCGCCGCCAGACGACGCCAACCTCGCAGCGGTCATTCCGCTCTTCCCCATGGACGAGCCCGCCGAGCCTGCGGCGGAACAGCCGACCGAGAAGAAGGCCAAGCCGAAGGCTGGCCGCAAGAAGATCTCTGACGCGCCGCGTCCGGACGTCGATGCTCTCTGCAACCGTCTCGTCGAACTCATGATCGCCAACGAGTGCAAGCCGCCCACGATCACCCAGGCCTGGCGAGACGAGACGCGCCGCATGCTCGACATCGACGGCCGCGACTTCAACAAGGCCATGGGCCTCCTCGAGTGGTCCCAGAAGCACTGGTTCTGGAAGCCCAACATCCACTCGATGAAGAAGTTCCGCGAAAAGTACGACCAGATGCGCCAGCAGGCAAACGCGGAATGGGAACGCGGCACGATCCCAGGCCAGCGCGCCAATTCGGATCTCGGGGGCGCCGCGCACATGGAGCGTTTCCGCACCCGGCAGGCCGAGCTTGCCGACGCTGGCACGACCGACCCCACCCAGCAGCCCGCCTTGGAGGTGTTCCCGTGGGACCGAACGAGCTAGAGCAGATCACGCAAGGCATCAAGTCCCTGTGCCCGGCGCAGAAGTGGGACGAGTACACGCCCGACCTGTGGCTTCAAGTGCTGCGGAACGTGTCGTTCAAGGACGCGGCACTCGCTTTGGAGCGGCTCGGCGCCCGGCAGCCGTGGATCGGCGCATCGGACATCGCGAACGAAGTGAAAGCGATCCGGCGGGCCCGGGCCGAGCGGTTCACGCCGATGCCGAACGACATCGAAGGCGTCGCGTTCGAAGACGAGTACCGGGTGCTGCGCGAAGCGGTCGCAGACGGCCGCATGACGCAGGCCGATGTCGCCGCGTACAACCGGTGGGGCGGCTCGCTGTTCCTCGAGCGGCAGCGGCACACGCTCGCCGCCGCACCTGTGCGGGGTGAGATCGCGTGAACGACTACGAGCGCGTCCCCCCGCAGGACGCGGCCGCGGAGATGGCGGTCCTCGGCGGCGTGCTGCTCTCGCGGACAGCACTCGAGGAGGTCACGGAGATCCTCGACGACGGCACGGACTTCTACCAGCCGAAGCACCAGCACGTGTACGACGCGGCCCTCGCCGTCTACGCCCGCGGCGAACCCGCCGACGCAGTCACGGTCTCGCGCGAACTCGAGCGGCGCGGAGAGATTACGCGCGCCGGCGGCCCGGTCTACTTGCACGATCTCATGGAGTCGGTGCCGACCGCGGCCAACGCCGGGTACTACGCGGAGATCGTGCACGAGAAGGCCACGTTGCGCCGGGTCATCCAGGCCGGCACCCGCGTCACACAGATGGGCTACGAAACAGACGCCGACGACATCGGCGAGATCGTCGACCGCGCCCAGGCTGAAGTGTTCGCGCTCTCCCGGGACCGCGACAAGCAACTGGAATCGTCGAACAGCGACGAACTGGACGCGATGCTCGAGGAGATCGAGCACCCGACCGGGGAAGGCGTCCTGACGGGCCTCGCAGACCTCGACACGCTCACCCACGGCCTACACCCCGGCCAGATGATCGTCGTCGCGGCTCGACCCGCCCTCGGGAAATCCACGCTGGCAACAGACTGGCACCGCCAGACGTCGATCAGACGCGGCGAGCACTCCGTCCTGTTCTCCCTCGAGATGGGCAAACGGGAGATGCTCAAGCGGATCCTGTCGGCCGAAGCCCGCATCCCCCTGCACCATCTGAGCGGCGGCCAGATGGCAGACCGCGACTGGGACCGGGTCGCCGAACATCGGGGGCGGATCGGGTCTGCGCCACTGCACATCATCGACGACGAGTACACGCTCAACGGCATCCGCACGAGGGCGCGCAGCATCGCCCGCAAGCACCCCGTGAAGCTGATCACCATCGACTACCTCCAGTTGATCAGTGGCGCGAGCAAGCGCAACGGCACGCGGCAGGAGGAAGTCTCCGAGATCTCCCGCAGTCTGAAGCTCCTCGCGAAGGAACTCGGCGTGCCGATCGTCGCGATCGCCCAGCTCAACCGTGGCCCGGAGCAGCGCACCGACAAGAAGCCGGTCATGTCCGACCTGCGCGAGTCCGGTTCGTTGGAGCAGGACGCCGATGTCGTCATCCTGATCCACCGCGAGGACGCGTACGAGAAGGAAGGCCCGCGTAGCGGCGAGGCCGACTTGATCGTTGCGAAGCATCGCAACGGGCCGACCGCGATCGTGACTGCCGCGTTCCAAGGCCACTACAGCCGTTTCGTCGACATGGCCAAGCAGTGGTCACCCCACGACGCCGCTGGAGGCACCCGATGACCCCCGCCGCAGACCTGCGCCGCATCGCTGCCAGCGTCGCGGAACTCGACGAGTTCTACGGCGGGGAGCCGGCGTGAATGGTCTTGTGACCAGACCGAGCGCTCGCTCACCTCGCATACCACACCGAAGTCCACAGCCTGTGGACGACCGCCCGATAACCACCAAGGAGTAGCGAATGCCTGATCAGACCGATACCACGCCCGACGCTGTCGAAGGATCACGGTTTTCGGGTGGCTGTGGTGGCGCCGGATTCGGTGCCGGCGGACTTTGGCGGGGGTGCCGAGTGAGCGCCTCCGTATGGGCCGAGCCGCGCAGCGGCCCGCTGGGCCCCGTTGGCGCCCTCGGTGACTGCGGGGGAGCGGGAAGCGCCCTGAAGCCCGTGGCGCCCCTCGTGGTGCCCGCCGCGGCCACGCCCGGGTCCGACTCGCCGGAAGCCCCGTGGGCCGCCCTGGCGCCCGCGGCCGCCTTGTCCGGCCCCGGAGGCCACGGGCCCGCTACGGACGCCCAGGCGCCGCCCCGTGGCCCCCGCACGGCGTCTTCCCGCCCCGTCGACCGGCCCGCGACTCGCCCCCTGCGTCCCGCCGACGCCGCCCCGAACCTGACCCAGCGTGAGTGCGCCGTCCTGGACCTCGTGTCGTACGGCCTGGTCAACGCCGAGATCGGCGGGGAACTGTCGCTGTCGGAGGAACTGGTGCGGCGCGTGCTCGCCGACGTGCTCTCGAAGTTCGGGGTGGCGAGCCGCGCGGCCCTGGTCGGCGCCGGTTTCCGGCATGGGCCGCTGCGCCCGCGCGCGGCGTCGCCTGGCGCGGTGGGGCGTGCGGCGGGGTTGAGCCCGAGCCTGGCGGTGCTGGCCCCGTTGGTCGCGGAGGGTTTGACGGACGGGCAGATCGCGGCGCGGCTCTCCTCGGAGCCGGGTGTGCGGGTGACTGCGCGTGCGGCCCATTCGCGGATGCAGATCCTGCGGACGCGCCTGGGTGCGAGGTCCCGGGAGCATCTGGTCCGGCTGGCCGTGGAGTCCGGGCTGCTGGTGGTTTCGCCGGACGGTGCGCGGCTGGTGCTGGCCGCGGCGGCGCCAGGCTTCGGCGGTGCGCGATGACCACGGTCACGGTCACCGCTCGGCCCCGCAGGTCCGATCCGGGGTTCGCGGCCTTGGCGGTCAAGCCTCCGAGCGCCCGCGAGTCGCAGGTTCTGCGACTGATGTCGTACGGCCTGGGGAATCGGCAGATTGCACGGACGCTGCGCGTTTCGGACCACACGGTCAAGACGTTTGTGTCGCGGATGCTGGCGAAGTTCGAGGCCGCCAACCGTGCCGCGTTGATCGCGAACGGTTTCGCGCGGGGTGTGCTGGCGCCGCGCCCGCTGCACCCGGGCGTGATCGCGCCGCCGATCGACGGGCACCTCGCGGTCGTGCTGCTGCGGATCGCCCAAGGCAAGACGAACCGTGAGATCGCGGCCGAGCTCGGGATCGAGGAGCACCGGGCCGTGCGGGGTCTGCTCGGGTTCCTCGGGGTCACCGGGCGCGACGGCGCGGTGCGCATCGGGGTCGAGGCCGGGTACCTCGCGCCGTCGCCGGACGGGTCGCGCCTCGTGCTTGCACCCCCGGTAGCCGGGGGTGCGCTGTGACGGGCGCCTTGGAGGGCACCGCCGTACCCGCGGATGCGGATTCGCGCCTCGCGCGCCTGGCCGGCCGGCCGCTGACGGCCCGCGAGGTGCAGGTGCTGGATCGGGTGTCGCGCGGCTGGCCGCCGGCCCGGATCGCCCGGGAGTTGCGGATTTCGCCGTTCACCGTGGAGAGGCATGTGGAGCGGTTGCGCGCGAAGCTGGGTGTGTCGAATCGTGCCGGGCTGGTGGGTGAGGGTTTCCGCCTGGGGTTGCTGTCGCCGCAGCCGACGCGGCCGTTGGATCCGGCTTTGGCGGAGACCCTGCCGTTGATCGCTGCAGGTTTGAGTGACGGGGAGATAGCGGTCCTGGTTTTCCGTTCGTTGCACACGGTGCGTTCGAGGGTGCACCGTCTACTGCTTCTCTTGGGTGCTTCGAGCCGTCATGAGGCTGTTCGCGTGGCGGTTGAGGCCGGGTATCTGCGGCTTTCCCCGAATCGCGAGTGGGTGGTGTTGTGACCGCGCCGCTCGAGCTGCGTGCGCCCGCCGACCGGCTGACTCTCGCGGGGCGCCTGCGTCGCCTTGCCGGGCACGCGCAGGCGGTGGCGGACGCGGGCGGCGCGGCGGAGTCCGGGTTCGCGGCGGCCGTGTTGGGCCAGCTCACTCCGGCCGTGGAGGACGCGGAGGTTCAGGCGCTCGATGTCGAGATGTTGCGCGCTCAGGCCGCTGACCGTGAGCGTGCGCGCGGCGGTCTGCAGGCGGTACGGCACGATCTCCGATTCCTGCTCGATCTGGTCGACGGCTTGGATTCGGAGACGGTCCGGAAACCGTGGCTGGTTGAGCGTTTGGCGGCCACGATCGGGCGCCTCGATGAATCTATGAATACGAAAGGAAAGAAGGCGACTGATGAATGATCCGATTCGCGACCGGGCCGGGCGTGTGCTCGGGGGCCGGGCCCTGGCGGCCCGCGCCCGGCTGCTCGAGACGCTGTTCTACCTGTATTTCGAGGAGCTCGAGGACGCGCTGGTCGTATTGGCGTCTCGCACTGCTGATGCGGGCGGCGAGTTCTCGGAGCATATGCAGGCGATTCTCGATCTGCTCACGATCGAGGGTTGGAAACTTCCCGAGTTCCCTACTGAAACCGAGGAGGCTGTTGATGCCTGACGAGGCGACCACGGCCCGGCCTGCGCGCCGGGTGACGTTGGTGCAGACCGGCTACCTGACGGCGCGCACCGGCGGCTGGTACGACTTCCACGCCCGGGCGGACGGCGGCGAGACGTGGTCGGTCCCGGAGTTCGCGGTGGACGAGGCGTCGGTGTGCGACGCCCCGCCGGAGACGTTGACGGCGGACGACTGGTCGGAGATCTGCGGGACACTCGCCGCATGCTTGGGGAAGGAGCGGATGCGGGCGCTGGTCGCCAGGTTCGAGACGGCGGTCGAGGAGGAGCAGCGTCCCGTGGCCACTGAGGCGACGGCCACGGCGCCGCCGGACCGCGAGCGCGACAACGTGTTCGCGCATCTGCTCGGCGAGTTGGAGAACGCGAAAGCGCGGCTGAGCATTGCCCGCGACGTCCTGGTCAAGGACGGCTATTTCACGGCCGACGAGGTGGGCGACGACATCGCGCCGCGCTTGGGCGAGTGGCTTTCGCACCATCGCGCCCGCACGGAGTCCGCCGAGGCTCTCGTCGCACGGGTGCGTGAGGTCGCCGGCTCGTGGGACGCCTACCGGTATGTCGCGATGGAGCGCGGGCTCGATGCGGACCCGGCGCACGCGGTCCGCAAGGCGGCGTTCCGGGAGGCGCGTGACGCGCTGACCGTGGTGCTGGGCGGCGCGACGACCGGCGGCACGGCGGTCGAACGGTGATGCCACGTGCCCTTCCGCTGTTCCTCGACACTGCGGCCGTGGGCCTGACCGTCGAGTATGCCGCCCGTTTCCATCGGCACGCCGCGGCCGTGAACCTCGCGCTGGCGTCGCTCGTGCTTGTCGTCTTCGTCGCCGCGATCCTCGCGCACTACGCCGAGCGGTGCGTACGCAACTTCGAGGCCTCGCACCCGGACGTGACCGGCGGGCTGCGCGCAGAGCCGCCGGAGCTTGACGGCGACGAACTCTGGTGCCGGATCCTCGAGCGCTCCGCGACTGTCCCGGACATGCCGCGCGACGAGTTGATCCCGTGGCTCGTCGAGCACTCCGACACTCGGGTCGCCTTTCCCCACGACTTCGACCCAAGGACCCCGGCAGATGAATGACGACCTGCGCGCCCGGATTCTCGAGGCGCTCGTTACAGCACCTTGCGCGGAAGGCCGCGACATTCCGGGAGACGCCGCACGGTACGCGTCCAAGCCGCATCTGCGGCACGACCGGCACCACTTCCATGCGTTCTGCGCGCTGTGCAGCGGCGAGGCCGACACGCTCGCCGACGCGGTCATGGCCGTGCTCGACCAGTACGCGCGCCTGGTTCCGACATGTTCCGAATGCGGCGGCCGACCGAAGCGCGGCCTGGTCCAGTCCGAGGACGACCAGACGTGGCAGTGCGAAGGCTGCTATCGCGACCTCGCCGACGGTGGCGCCCGATGACCATCGCCCACCTGTACGGCCTGTCCGGCACCTGCCTGCTCGGCACCATCACCGTTCCCGGCGGCTGGCTGTGCGGTATCGACCGATGCCACGACTGCACGGACTGCCTCCACTGCCAGGCCGGCGACGAGTGTCCCGCAGGCGACCATCGCAGGGTCGTGCACGGCTTCCAGCTCGAGCAGTTCCTCGCTGACCACAGCGGGGCCGCAGTCCTACTTCGAGCCGGGGCGGCCCAGTGACCGCGAAACGCTTCAGCCACCTGATGCCGCGCGGGTGCTCCGTCCTTCAGGGCGGGGGTGAAGCGCGACGCTTAAACGGGCCTGTTCTGCTGCTCGATGTACTGGCGCAGCACACTGATCGGCGCACCGCCGACGGACCCGGCGAAGTACGAGCCGGACCACAGCCGCTGCGCCCGCCAGTAGTGCCGAACGAGGTCGGGAAACTCCTGGCGCATCCGCCGCGAGGAGACGCCCTTGAGCGAGTTCACGAGTTTGGAGATCGCGACCTTCGGCGGGAAGTCGACCAGCAGGTGGACGTGGTTGTCCTCGCCGTTGAACTCGACCAGTTCGCACTCGAAGTCGGCGCACACGTCCCGCATGATCTCCTCCATGCGCCGCAGGTGCCGGTCCTGGAACACGGAATGCCGATACTTGGTCACGAAAACCAAGTGTGCGTGCAGCGCGAAAACACAGTGCCTGCCAGTGCGGATCTCGTCATACGAAGCCATGAAACCAAGTATGATGGAAGAGTGCAGCTTCGGTACAACTTCCGCCTCGACCCGACACCCGGTCAGCGCATCGCGCTCGCCAAGGCATTCGGGTGCGCGCGGGTCGTATGGAACGACGCGCTCGCGCTGCGCAGGACCGCGCACGAGGCCGGGCAGCCCTGGCCGAAGACCGGCGATCTGTCCAAGACGCTGATCACCGAAGCGAAGCGCACCCCGGAGCGCGCATGGCTCGCAGACGCGCCGACCGGGGTTCTTCAGCAGTCGCTGCGCGACTTGGATGCGGCGTACCGGAGCTTCTTCGACTCGCTGTCCGGCAAGCGCAAGGGCCCGAAGGTCCGCGAGCCTAGGTTCAAGTCCCGCAAGGACAGTCGGCAGGCCGTCAGGTACACGGTCTCGGACCGGTTCGCGGTGCGGCCGAATGGACGCCTGCGCCTGCCGAAGGTCGGCGAGGTGGCGGTGCGCTGGTCGCGCGAGTTGCCGTCCGTCCCTTCGTCCGTGACGATCATCAGGGATCCGTCGGGTCGCTACTTCGCGAGTTTCGTCATTGTCACCGACGAGGCTGTGGATTTGGGGCGCTTCCCGGCCGGTGACGACTACGCCGAGACCGGCATCGATCTCGGCCTGACGCACTTCGCGGTTCTGTCGGACGGCAAGAAGGTCGATGCGCCGAGGTTCCTGCGGCGGGCGGAGAAGAAGCTCAAGAAGCTGCAGCAGTCCCTCGCGCGCAAGGAGAAGGGCTCGAACAACCGCAGGAAGGCCGCCCTCAAGGTCGCCAAGCAGCATGCTCACGTCGCGGATGCGCGCCGGGATTTCCACCACAAGTTGTCGACGACGTTGATCCGCGAGAACCAAGCGGTGTACGTCGAAGATCTGTGCGTGGCCGGTCTCGGACGCACCCGGTTGGCGAAGTCGGTGCACGACGCGGGCTGGTCGTCGTTCGTCGGGATGCTGGAGTACAAGGCCGCGCGATACGGGCGGCACTTCGGGAAAATCGGCCGGTTCGAGCCGTCGTCGCAGACGTGCACCGCATGCTGGGCGATCGACGGCAAGAAGCCGCTCTCGGTCCGCGAGTGGACGTGCTCCGGCTGCGGTGCCGTGCACGACAGGGACGTGAACGCGGCAAAGTACATACTGGCCGCGGGACGCGCGGACAGGGTAAACGCCTGCGGAGACCAGGTAAGACCGGGACTAGTCCCGGCACAGGTCGACGAAGCAGGAACCCGCCGAAGCGAGCTCGCCGGGGCGACCCGGTGAGCCGCAGCAGGAATCTCCCGCCTTCAGGCAGGAGAGGACGTCAAAAGCCTGCGGCCCCCGAGGCGCCGTGCCCGAACCAGGCCGCGCACACCGGCGATCCCCTCGGCTACGGCGGCGTGGTCCGCATGTCCCGAACCCACGAGCAGCACCAGTGCCCCGGCTGCGGGATCTGGGTGATCTGGACGCCCCTGCCGGCCGGGTCGCTCGTTGCCTGTTGGCATTGCAGTGAACGCAACGTCGACCCGGCCGTGCTCGGCGAGGACGACGGCATCCCCGACGAGCCGCTGTGCGCGGGATGCCGCGCTGCCGTAGCCGCGAAGATTGAGGCCGACCGACGCGCGGCTACCGAGAGACGGCAGCGTTCCTCGGAGGCGGCGGGCCGCCGCAACTCGAAACCCGCGCCCGATCCCGGACTCGAGCTCGCGCGCGAAGTGGAACGCGCCCTCGTCGCGGCCGACCTCGTCCCCTCATTCCCGTACTGGACTGACGGGCGCGAGCAGCGCACCCCCGGCTGGATCATCTACATCCTCGACGGCGAGACGGTGCGCGTGCGCTGGCATGCGGAGCACAACCGTGCCTACCGGATGCGGAAACTCGGCATGTCGGCTGGCGTGCTCGAAGCCGCGGGTCTGCTCGTGGCGCGCCTCGACGACGAAGACGAGAGCCCGGCGCGGCTCGTCGTCAGCCGGAGGCGGACGCGATGAGCCGACTGACACCCGAAGATCGCCCCGCCGACACGCCGCCCGCACTCGGCGCCCTGCCGCGACTCGCCAAAGCCCAACGCGAGGCTCGGGGCCTGTCGCTCCGACCCGCAGCCGAGGAGATCGGCATGTCGGCTAACTCGCTTAGCCGGTTCGAACGCGGCGAACTGCCCGACGTCACCGCGCTACTCGCGATCCTCCGCTGGCTCGGGTTCCCGCTCGAATGGCTCGACGACGATCCGGGCTACGTCCCGGTCGGCGAGCGTTGGGCCTATTGGCGGGCGTGGCACGACTGTGCCGAAGCCCACCGCGCGGCCGTGAACCGGCTCGCCCCGGCCGTGCCGACCCGGGCCAACGCCGAGCAGCCGCGGGAGGTCATCTCGTGAGCCGCCGCCGCGCCTCGCTCGGCCTGCGCTGCCTGCAAGGCATCGCCGCGCCCGCCGCGCTGGTCGCTGTCGCGTTCGCGGTCGACGGCGGGTGGCATTTGCTTGAGTGGCTGGTGGCGCGGTGAGGCTAAGCCCGTCTGCTGGCCATGTACCCGCGCCACCCATTCGTGTGGCCGACGGCAATCAGCGGGAGGTCCTTCCGGATCTTGATGACGCCATCCTCACCCGTGACCTGGATGTTGTAGAGCGGGCTTTCGTCGCGTATCGCAACTGCTTCGGCGCCCAGCGCCAGCGCGCGGTTGTCGAACCATTCCTCAGTGGTGCGAGACACCTCCGCCCACCACTTCTTGAACTGCTGGTGGAACTTCATTCGTTCGGCCGGGTTCCTGGCGACGCCGACGTAGAGGAGTGCACCCTTGGAGTTGTAGAGGCGGTAGACGGCGGTCCGGGCCGCGTGTGTTGCAGCGGTGGTTGCCACAGGTCAGTCCTCGATCCCGCGTCGCTTCTTTTCCGCCGCGATGAGCTTGGCCACCCATTCGCGGGTAAAGCCCGTGACCCGCGCGATTTCGGACGGCCCCGAGCCTTGCTCGTCGGCGTCGAAGATCAGCGAGTTGAGGTCGCCGCGCGCCCTCTCGTACTCGGCCTTCTTGCGCTTGAAGAATGCGGCGCTGGTCTTCATGCGTGCTGCGAGGTCATCTTCCACGTTCGTCATGATCGCACCTCCCGTTCGCGTCTGCTAGTAGCGACTAGCCTGTGCGAACAGCATATGCGAATAGTATTGACAGGAACAGGGGTCGCGAATAGTGTTCTCAGTGCAGGCAGTACCGCTGAGACCGAGGAGCCGAAGATGACCATCCACACCCCCGCCACCGCCGCCTACACCCCGACCAGCCGGCGCGCCAACCGGGCCCGGATCGGCTCCTCCAAGTCCGTGAGCCGCCGCCACGCCGTGCTGACCGCGTACGTCAACCGGCACAACGTGGGCATCGTCACCGCGGGCCAGTACCTCAAGGCCATCACAGGCGACGACGAGTTCGCCGCCGCGTACGACTCCCCGTTCGGCAAGGCGATCAAGAAGGCGTACAAGGCGCTCCACGGCGAGGACCCCGCGAAGATCCGCCTGGTCACCGAGCACCGCCGCCTGCACCGCGCGATCGGCTACCTCCTCGGTGAGCCCGCGCTTCAGATCGCAATCCGCACCTACCCCCGCACCGCCGCCCTGATCGGAGCCTCCTGAGACCATGGCCAACGCCACCGTGCCCGCGTCCGTGAAGGACACCGCCGCCGCGATCCGCGCCGACCTGAAGGCCGCATTCCCGGGCGTGAAGTTCTCCGTCCGCAAGGGCGCAGGCACTGCCGCATCGTGGATCGACATCTCCTGGACGGACGGCCCGAACGACGACATGGTCCGCAACATCTGCGACCCGTACACCGCCGGGTTCGATTCCCCGGTCGAGGGCGTGTGCCGCGAGCGCACCATCTCCTTCCCGGTGCGGGTCGCCGCGCAGGACCGGATCCGCGAGGTGCTGCCCGACTTCCAGGTGTACGACGCCGACGAGCACTGGGCGCCGTCGGATGGCAATCGGGTTGAGGTTTTCCACCTGGAGGGGTGGGGGTTCGGTGGCGGAAGCGCGTACAGCGCGCTGATCGAGGTCGCCGACCTGCTGATCCTCAACCCGCGCCCGATCGGAGCCCGGCCGTGACCGGCATCACTCGCACGGTCGTCGAGGCCGCGCTGGACTCGTCCTCGGCCTTCGGCTGGGTGCCGGAGGGTGCGAAGCGCGACCGCAGGTTCGTGGTCACCAAGGACTCCGTCCCGTTCGGCAGGGCAATCCGCGTCATCGGCGTCGGGGTGACCGCCTACGACTTCGACGGCGCCCAGGTCGGGCCGATCGTCGGCTCGCTCTACCAGGCTGGCCAAGCCCTTGAGGCCGAGCTTCGCGGCAGGTGGGCCGCAGGGCAGGCCGACGAGATCACCACGCAGATCGCGGCGCTCGCCGCAGGGATCGAGGACTGAGATGAACGCCCGAAGCGTGGCCGTCCGCAAGCGCATCGAGATCTTCTGTGAGATGTCCACGCTCGCCGGCCTTATGAGCGGGCTCCGTCGCGAGTACGGCAGCAACTCCCCGCAACTTCAGGACGCGGCCCGGGAGATGAACCACCTTCGCGGCGAACTCTGCCGCGCGCAGGGCGTAGCCGAGCGGGACATCAGCGCGGACGGCTACGACATCTCGCAGCGCTCCTACGAGCGCGTGCGCGACCGCTGGATCGAGGAGCTCTCCGCGCCGTGGGCCACCGGCTGGTACTTGAACGCGGCCCGCAAGGCTCACGCCCGGTGGGTCGAGTTGCGCCCCGACCTTGCTAAGGACGACTGGTTCGCCGGTGCCGCGAACCTCGACCTGGATTCGGAGGCCTGACGATGCCCAATCCCGACTACACGATCTCCCCGTACGGCCGGGCTACGCGCCCGGCGCCCGCCGCCGCCTCGCAGAAGTGGCTGCTGACGGCCGTCGGCGAGTCGATGACCCACACGGGCCCGTTCCACGAGGCCGCGGAACTCGCCGAGCGCTCGTGGATCGCCGCGAACGGCACCGATGAGGGCGCACTCGTGTGGTCCCGCGAACCGGACGGCTCGTGGTCGCTGCTGCACCAGCAGGATGACGGGGGCTTGATGCCCACCCAGATCAAGGTGCGGGCCTTCGCCGCCAAGGACAGCGCTGCCCCTCCCGCTGACGCGCCGCTCGCGGTGATGCTCGACGAGGTGCACCGCATCGCGGTCGCGCGGCTCATGCCGGGCCAGATCCTTACCGTGACCGCGCCGCCGTGCACTGCCGACGTGACTGGCAAGCCCGGCTACGGGTGGACGCTGATCAGTTTTGACGATTTCGGCGTGCGTCCCCGGTTCACTCACGGACGCGAGTTCCTTGCCGCCACCCATGCCGGGACCGGTGACCTGTACCGGGCGATCGAAGACAGCACGCTCGCGATCGAGGCCGGGGAGGCGCAGGTCGCCAGGGTCGTGTTCGAGCCGCGCGGCACGAAGCGCAAGCCGATCTGGCACGCGACCGGGCACGAGCTCATCAACCAGAACGTGGAGGCGTGACCGTGGCTAAAGCCGACTACTCCATCTCCCCGCACGGCCGGGCGGTCTGCCCGGTGTGCGGCGGCGAGTACAGCCTGACGAAGAAGGGTGTGCTGCGGCATCACGACGATAAGCGGTCGCGTACGAACCTGCCGTTCCACCCGCGCTGCGCTGGAGCTGGCAAAGCGCCCGGGCATGCGTCCGTGGCCCCCGCTTCGGCTCCAGTCGCTGCAGTTGCCGCGTCGCCGATCGAGGAGCGTCGCCGCCGTTTGACGGCGGACATCTCGGACGCGCGTACGGCCCTGAACCGTGCGCAGCAGCACTTCGACAAGCTCTGCGACGAACTCGGGGCGCTTGCCCGCGAAGAGCGCCAGGCCAAGCGATGACCACCTATCGCTGCACCCTCGACGGCGTCCGCCACCCAATGGCGATCGCGCACCTGCTGCCCGGGGACGTCCTGGTCGCGGAGTGTCCGCAGGGCACGATGACCATGGAGTCCGACCCGTCCGGCGACTTCGGCTGGGTCACGGTGTACTGCGACGACCCGTGTCCGCGCACTGGTCGCTACTTCAACGCGCTGCGGCTCGCGCAGAACACGCCGCTGCGGATGCGCCGCGTCATCACCCTGGCCACGCGCGCTCTCCGTGACGGGGGCGCTGCGGTCATCGAGTACGGCGAGCTGCAGACCTATCCCGAGCGGACCGAGCCGGGGCCGATCGCGTTCCGGCTCGTCGAGATCCACGAAACGAAGGAGGCATGACCGTGGCCGGCTGGAAGATCCGCAAGAACGACTGGTACATCCTCGACCCGCGCGAAGCCGACGATGGCGGCGAGGGCATCCTGCGCCAGGAGACCTCGATCCGGCGCGCCGAGGCGTGGATGGCCGGGCTGCACGGGCTGACGCTCACCAGGAAGGAGAAGACCGGGGGACGCGAGTACGCGTACACGTACGGGCCCGGCGGGGACGGCACGACCGACACGTTCCAGGTCGTGCTCGGCGCCTGGCTCCGGGACCTCATGTACTGGCGCCGCGAACTGCGGGTGCGCGCGAAGTACCCGTACGCGTGGCACGGCGGCGCGTACAAGACGGACCGGTTCATCAACCGCGAGCCCCTGCTGCGCGACTCCGTTGGCGAGATCGTGCTCCGCGCGCAGCTCGAAGCGCTCGCGCCCGAACAGAGCGAGAACTGAGGAGGTTGACCGTGGACGCGCTCGGAACAGATGCGCCGAAGTATGCGGGCACCGACGACGAACTGGACGCGCTCGTAGAGGAAGCCTGGATCAGCGGTTCGCCGTCTGGCGTGCTCGACCTGAGCCAGGTGTTCGCCTGGCGTGACGCCGCTGTGGCCCGGTTCCTCGCAGAGGCTGGCGCGGTCCACCCGGCCGTGCACACGCCAGCCCGCGTCATGCAGTGGCTGGAGCAGCACGGCTGGGAACGCTACAACGTCTCCGACATCGCGGTCGCATGGCGGCACCAGTTGAGCAACGGCTCCTTCATGAACGTCTACATGCCGACGAACCCTGACGCGATCGACTACGCCCGGCGCGTCCACAACGTGCTGCAGGACGGCACCTTGTACGACGGCACGCCGCTGTCGCAAGTGCTGGCCGAGGTGGCCGTGCTGCCTGACGAGTGGGCGTGGTGACGATGCCGAAGCTGACACCCAAACAGGCCAAGGTCCTTAAGGCCGCCAGCGAGCGGCGCGTGTTCCAGCCGCTCGGCCGCAGCGCGCTGAACGTGTACGCGTGGCGAATCGACGGCGGCGAGGCCGTGACATCGACGGTCGCGAGCTTGCTACGCCAGCGGCTCGTGCGGTTCCACATCACATCCGCGCCGCTCGGGCAGCGGGCCGTGCTTACCGACGCGGGCCGTGCCCTGCTCGACACCCTCACCAACTACCCGAATGGAAACAACCATGTCTGACTGGCGACACCGCGCGGCTTGCCGCGACGAAGACCCGGAGCTGTTCTTCCCGATCGGGAATACGGGTCCTGCTTTACTCCAGATCGAGGACGCGAAGGCCGTGTGCCGACGCTGCGACTCGGTTGACGCTTGCCTTACCTGGGCCCTGGAGTCCGGCCAAGACGCAGGGGTATGGGGAATGACCTCGGAGGATGAGCGCCGCGCTATCAAGCGCCGTGCTGCTCGGGCACGTTCGAGGATGGCGTAATGGTGGCCCCGACTCTCTGCCGCCCGTCCGCGATCAACGTGCGCAAGATCCTGGACTGCCCGACGTGCAGGCGGCGGCGTCGGTTCGCCGGGTTCGATACGCCGCCTTGGTACGGGATCACGCTGACGTGCTGTGCGTGCGGCGACACGTGGACCGACGGAGAGCGTGCCGAGCGTCCGTTCGCGCGGGGCTGGCGCGTGAAGTCCGCCAAGAAGGCGAAGGCCACGTGGGCAGCGGCTGTCCGCTACGGCTCGCCCGAGCACCGGGCGTTCGTGCACGCGCAGATCGCCGCCTCCACTAACCCGAAGGAGAACTGACGATGGACCGCGCTGCCCCTGAGGCTGTGCAGAACACGGATGCGGCGCGACTTCTGCGAGCCGCCCGCGAGCAACTCGACCGCATTGCCGTGAACGTCAACACTGACTCGCTGGCTACCAATCCGACTGTGGCCCGGATGTCGTTCGTTCTGGAGTTCCTTTACGAAGCAGTTCTCGAACTTGCGCCGAAGGCGGCCTGAGATGCCCGAGGCGATGACCGAGCCGGTCCTGATAGATCCGCTGGTTGCGCGGCTCATGGAAGCGTCGCTGGCGCAGACCCATGCGGTGACCAACAGTGTGATCGACGACCTGACGTACCGCGCCAAGCGCGCCGAGACGGAACTGCAGCTCGTTCGCGACACGGTCAGCGCGCTGCTCGACGGCCCGTGGATGCCGATGCCGGACGCGATCCGTCGCGCCCTGTGGCCGGGCCGCGAGGCCGTGGACGCGATCCTCGGCGAGACGGAAGACGACTGATGGCCGACACTGCGAAGTGGGTGCGGGTCAGGCTCGCCGCCCCGAAGAACCCAGGGCCCGGGGGCCGCGCGTTGGCCGAGGGCGAACTCGTCCTACGCGCGGACCGGGTCACGGCCGGGGCCGAGCACGTCGTGTTCCACGTCGGCGATGAGGAAGTGTTCTGCCTCGACCGCCGCTACTACCGGACCCACGCGTGGTTTGTGGACCGGCCGACGTTCGCCGAGTGGCTGCGCTCGCGGCGCGCCCAATACCCGAACCAGCATCGGCCGTGGTCCGAGGACGAGGCCTGGCAGTTACGCAAGGAGATCACGGACAACGCCGCTTGGGAGCAGGTCGCCAAGTGGCATGGCCGGACGGTAGCTGCCGTCCGCCGTAAGGCCGTGGCCGTCGAGAAGTCGCTCGCCGAGCTGCCGTCGAATCGAGAGGAGGTCTAGCCATGCAGAACCCCACTACCATGCCCGAGCGCCCGTTCGACCCGAATGTCGCGGCCCGACTCCAGGCGCGCACCGACAATCGTGACCTCTGGGGTATCGAAGCCGACGTGCGCGAACTCCTACGCCAGTTCGCCTACGCGAAGAAGTCGCGCGACGTGCTCGCCGAGGACTGCGCGGCCTGGCGCGGCAAGTACGAGGAGGAGCACGCCAAACTCGAGGCGGCGCTGGCCGCGTTCGAGCAGTTGACCGCCAAGACGGCCAGACCCAAGCCGGCGCACAAGGTCAAGCGCGAGTACCGGTTCCCCGGGGATGCGATGACCGGGCCGCACGACGAGCCGCAACTGTGAACGCGCAGCAGCACGGCAGCGGGGCAGCGGTACGACGCGTCCATGACGGCATCGCATACGCCAGCGCCGACCCGTCCGGCCCGGACTCGCGCACCGCCCTCATCGAGGCGATCCACCATGGCAAGTTCACCGTCGCCGACCTGCACGAAGTGCTGCGGGAACTCGACGACGCGAAGAGCGCGGCCGAACTCTGGGAGGACACCGCGATGAAGCTGAAGAACCGCATCGTGGGCGACAGTATCCACACCGAGCGATGGCACGTCATCGCCGCCGAACTGCGTAACCTCACAGCGCGAGTCGAGGGTTACGAAGCCACCGGATCGCTGCGGCACGACGAGGACACGGAACCTGACTTGTCGAACGAGCCGCTGGGGGAGATCGATGTCTAAGCGTCCCAGCCTGCGTTCCCGCCGCCGGCGCGCCGCGGTCCTCGGTGTCCTTGCCGAACACGGGCCGGCCCGGCTTGCCGCGATCTGTTCGCGGATCGGCTGGCACGGCTCGGTCTGGCCGACGCTCGAACGGTTGCATGCGGACGGTCTTGTGACGCGCACGCACGTCGAACAGGACGGGACGCTGCACGTCCGCTGGGGGCTCACCAACCACGACACCGCGAAGGACTAACTGTGACCGACTTCTTCACTCCCGACATCACCTATATCCGCAACGAGCCGTTCAAGGCGCCCGAACTCCTCGGCCTGTTCAAGTGCGTCGCCGTCACCACGCATCCGGCGAGCGGTGGCCTGCGGGCGTTCGGTTTCGAGGCCACGGCGTACCCGGGCGACAACTGGTCCTCGGCCTCGTATCGCGTCGAGGAGTGGGAGGACGGGTGGCTGGCTGCGGACCGGGTTGACGGGCGATGGATGCCTCGAACCGGAACCTGGGGGGCACCCGATGCCTGACCTGGACCTGAATGCGCTCGCCGCGTCCCTCGCCGAGACAGCGGCCAGCATCGAGGCGCACATTGAGCGCCGCGCCGAGGAGATCGCCGAACCGCAGGTCACGGCCGCTCAGATCGTGGCAACGAACCAGATCGAGAAGCAGCGGCGCGAACAGCAGTCCGAGAACCAGCGGAAGGACGACCTGGTCCGGGAACTGCGGCGGCAGCTCGATGCGGCCGTTCGCTCCGTTGACCGCCTTCATGTCGAGGTCAAGGAGACCCGCGCTGCGATCCGCCGGGTCGAGGCGCTGCACGTCTGGACCAACGAGGACGGCAAGAAGTTCGTGTTCGCCGAGGAACTCTGGGCTGCGCTCGCCGAAGTGAGCAGCTATGGCCCCGCCGCGCTGCTTAAGGTCAGCCCGAAGGCGGCCACTGATGCGTAGACCCAGCCTGTTTGCCCGTCGCCGTCGTGCTGCGATCCTCAGTGTCCTCGCCGAGCACGGGCAGCTGTCCGCGTACGAGATCACCCTGCGGACTGGGCGGTGGAGCAGCGTGTACGTCGATCTCGGGGCGCTCGAGGAGGCCGGCCTGGTCGCCTCGGAGGTCCAGGAGGCGCTCAACGGCAGCCGTATCCAGTACTGGCGGCTCGCCGAGCGGCAGGCCGGCCGGTGACCGCCGAAGAGCGGCGGATCCTCGCCGCGCTCACCACCAACCACGCCGCCGCGGTGACGCTGCTCAACCGGCGGATCATCCGGCGCGAGCGGCACACCGTAACCGACACCACCGACAACGAAGGGAACTGACCATGGCCGAGCCGATGACCGTCGAACGCCTCGCCGAGATCGAGGCCCGCGCCAACGCGGCCGAGAACGGCTGGAGCATCGTCGCCGACACCGACGACCCGTACCGCTACGAGATCCACGGCGACGGTCCGACCCGCGTCGCCGTGTTCGGCGGCGACCCCGACGACTCGATGGCGTCCTACCCGACCGAGGAGAACGCGCGCTTCGCAGCCCACGCCCGCAGCGATGTGCCCGTACTGCTCGCCGAGGTGAAGCGCCTCAACGAGCGGCTGGCCGAGTACGTCGGCTGGGAGCCGACCGTCAAGGAAGAATACGACCACGCATGCGGCCAGCTTGGCCTCGTCAAGGAGATCGTCAGGCGCTTCGACGCCGCCCCGAAGCTCGAGGTGAACGCGTTCGTCGCGAGCCTCAAGCACGCGCTGGAGATGCCCTGATGGACGTCGAACTCCCGCGCGAGCTGTGGGCCGTGGACGTCACACTGATGTCCCGACAGTTCTTCGAGCAGGTGGACGGCGCGCCCGTGAACGCGGAACTGCCGTTGCTTGCCGCGTCCTGGGTGCAGACCACTTCCGGCTGGCAGTTGGGCGGACTGCTCAAGTCGCGGGCTGACCTGTCCCGCGCCGAGAAGGTCAACGTCTGCTACCCGGATCGCAGCGTCGAGACCCTGACGCTGTCGGAGCCGCCCGCCAGGCACGCTCGGACGGGTGATCCGCGCGGCGTGTTCACGACGTTCCACATCGCTGGCGAGCCGTCCTGGCCGGGCGCCGCGGCCCAGCATGAGGCGATGCTCCAGGAGATGCGCGAAGAGGGCTTCGTGTTCGAAGGCGACGACGAGGACGGCAACTGATGGCCGGGAAGAAGACCGCGCTCGAGCGCCTGGACCAACTCGTCGCCGAACACCCCCACTCGCCAGCCGGTACGCGCGTGTCGGTGACGGTCGGCGAACTGCGGGACCTCGATGCGCGGATCGACTGGCTGTCCGACATGGTCGTGTCCGCAGCGGCGCTGCACACGGGCAGGCTCTCCAGCCAGGAGAGCGAGTACGTCGAGGAGGAACTGCTGTTGGTCGCGGCCGACCTGGAGAAGTCTGGGCCGCGGCATATCCCGGTTTCCGAAGGTGGTCGCCGATGAGCGTCGATCCGAAGCGCGTCGCCGAGACGCTGCTGGCCAGCCATTTGATCGACACGCAGGGCGAGATCCACCCGAACGTGATCCGCGCGTACGTCGAGGCCCGCGCCTACGAGGGCATGGTCGCGCCGGGCGAGGTCGACGGGCTCTGCGACGCGATCGACGAGTTGATGACCGACGCGGCCCAGGAAGGCCGCATCACCGTCACGATCGAGGAGGACTGATGGCCGACCCGGACGCACTGGCTGCCGATCTCGCTGCCGACCTCATGACAGTTGCAGACCCCACCGCCGAGGCGCGGATGCGCCGGCTGGTCGCCGATGCGGCCGCCGAACTGCGGGCCGCAGGGCATGTCCCGGTCGAGGTCAATCAGTACGGCAGCTACACGAGCCCCGGCTACAAGTGCGAGGCCTCGGGCGACATGGACACAGTCCGGATCGAGTACAAGCTGCCCGAAGACGACCTGACCGACCCCGACCGGATGAGCCGCAACGAGAAGTACGAAGCCCGGCTCGCCGCGCGCGACGCCTACGCGGCGACACTCAGGGCGTCTGGCTGGGTCGTCGAGGAGCGCACCGTGCACGGCAACCGGCCGATCCTGCTCACCGTTTCCGAGGCCGAGGAGACGGGCGGAAACCCGGAAATTGCGCCCCCGACGTGCGAAAATAGGTAGCAGGGTAATGACTTCCCGAAACGCTGCGGCGCGCCCGCTCATCACCTGGGCGCGCAGCCTCGGCTGTGAGGTGACGTACTCCCGCGGCCACCAACTGACTCACCAACCACCTTGGGGGACCTCGTGCACACTGCACGAGCACGACTTCGATCGGCACCCTGGCCGCTGCTGGGGGTGCTCGCGGTGCAGGCCGCATTCAGTCTCCGGCTCATCTGGACGCGCACCGCGTTCATAGACGAGGCCACATACATCTACGCAGGCCACGAGATGATCGCGCACTGGCTGCACGGCATCCCGGTCCCGCCGTACCCGACGTGGCTTTCCGGTTCGCCTGCGCTGTACCCGCCGCTCGGCGCACTGGCCGACTCGCTCGGCGGCCTGGCCGGCGCCCGGCTGTTGGGCCTGGCGTTCATGCTCTCGGCCACGGTGCTGCTGTACTTCGCGGCCAAGCGCCTGTTCGACGGGCGCGCCGCACTGTTCTCAGCGATCCTGTTCGCCTCCCTCGCGGGCACGCAGTTCCTCGGCGCGTTCGCCACGTACGACCCGATGGCCCTGTTCCTGCTCGCGCTCTCAGCGTTCCTCGTGGTCCGGCACGGCGGCGGGAGCGGCCTGCGGGACGTGATCCTCTCCTGCCTCGTCGCGCCGGTCGTACTGGCGGTCGCGGACGCCACGAAGTACGCCACCGCCCTGTGGAACCCGGCCGTGATCGGCCTCGCCTTCATCGTCCCGATCACCGCAGGCGCGTCGAAGCGCGAGGCCGCCGGCCGGGCCGCAAGGTTCGCCGGGGTACTGGTCGCGGTGATCTGCGGGGCACTTTTCGGGATCGGGCACGGCGAGTACCTGCAGGGCATCGCCTACACGACGCTGGACCGCAACGCGTCGGTCGGCGGCATGGGCCAGTCCCCGACCTCGGTACTCAAGAGCGCGTGGGAGTGGATCGGGATCGTCGTCGTGCTCGCCGCAGCCGGGATCGCCGTGCTGTGCGCCACGGACCGGCGCCGCTGGCGTTCGCCGCTGCTCGTGCTCGGCCTGCTGCTGTTCGCCGCCACCCTGGCCGCGCCGCTCGAACAGGCCCGCATCGGCACGCTCGTGTCCCTGCAGAAGCACGTCGTGTACGGCGCCTGGTTCGGCTGCATCCCCGCCGGGTTCGCGCTCGCCCGGGTCCTGCGCTGGCGGCCCGCGTTCGCGGCCGGCGCCACCGCGGCGCTCGCACTGCTGCCGCTCGCGCTCGCCGCGCAGGCGTCCTCGTTCTACTCGTGGGGCCAGGAGAACCTCGCCTTCACGGCCGCGCTCAAGCCGCTCGTGCACCCGGGAACCGGCCGGTATCTGGTCGAGGGCTTCGACGACATCACCGCCTACTACGTCGGGGACGTCTACTCGATCCAGTGGAAGGAAGCCGGCACGGGCGATTTCCAGTACACCGACCCCGCCACCGGTAGGCGGCTGCCGAAGAACGGCGCGTCCCTGGCCGCCGCGGTGCGAGCCAAGTACTTCACGCTGATCATCCTGAATTTCGCCGAGCCCAACGACGCGCTCATCGCCGCCGACATCGCCAAGTACGGCGGGTACCGGGTCGTCGCGACCCTGCCGCCGTCTGCGGTCGGCTCCAAGTCCGCCTACACGGTGTGGGCCGCTACAGGAAGCGCCGTCGTCTGATGTTCTCTCGCTATGACCTGATCTTGTTCGCCGCGCCCGCGCTGGGCTCGCTGCTGTCCATGTTCGCGGTGCGCGCCCTCTACCGCCGCGGCAAGGCGCTGGGGGACGTGTGATGGACCACCACCATGACATCCCCACCGTCCGCCTGCGCTCGAGCGGCCGGATCGCGCTCGCTTCGATCGCCATGACGTCCCTGCTCGGCTGGGCCCTGTACCGCGTGTTCTCCGCCAACTCGGCGCTGCACGGCCGCGACAACAACGTCCTGCTCTGGTCGGCGTTGTTCCTCGCCGCCGGGCATCAGGTGCTGCTCGCCTGGCGCGACAAGCCGTTCACCGTCACCGACGCCCAGCAGGCCGAACTCGACAAGCTGCACCTGACGGTGAACGTCCCGCTGTACAACGAGTCCCCGGAGATCGTCGACCGGGTCATGTACGCCCTGTTCCACCAGTCGCGGCTGCCGCAGCGCATCGACGTCGTCGACGACGGATCCCGCGCCGAGTACCGGGCCGCATACGAGGAGATCCGCGCGTACTGGGCGGACCGGTTCGCCGAGACCGGCGCCGTGTTCACGTGGACGCGGCAGGCCAACGCGGGCAAGCGGCATGCGCAGGCCGTCACGTTCCGGGACGCCCCGGACGGCATCGTCGTCACCCTCGACTCTGATACGGCGCTCGAGCGCGGCGCCCTGGTCGAGGTGCTCAAGCCGTTCGCCGACCCGCGGGTGTTCTCGGTCGCGGGTGTTGAGATCGCGTTCAACGCCCGGCGCAACCTGCTGACCCGGATAGGTGCGCTGCGGCAGATCACCTGGCAGCTCGTCCAATGCTCCGCACTGAACCGGCGCGGGCAGATGCTGGTCAACCGCGGCACCTTCGCCGCCTATCGCACCGTCGTCGTGCAGGAGCGGCTGGCCGCCTACCTGGGCGAGACGTTCGCGGGCAAGCCCGTGAAGTACTCGGACGACTCGCTGCTCACCCTCTACGCCCTCTCGTACGGGCGCGCCGTGCAGCAGCTCACCGCATTCCAGCTGCCTGAATACCCCGAGTACGTCAGCCATGCCCTCCGTCAATGGGCGAGATGGATGCGCGGCTCGACCATCAGGTCCCTGTGGCGCGCCAAGTACCTGCCAGTCCGATCCTACGGCTGGTTCATGAACACCCTCTCGTGGTGGCAGTTCGTCACCGCGACCATGGCCTACCTGTACGTGTGGGCGTACCTGCCCGCCGAGGGACGGTTCGGGCTCGCGTCGGTCGCGATCGCCGTGGCGTGCACGTACCTGATGCCGCTTCGGTCGCTGCTGATAGACCGTTCCGACGAGACGAGCGTGCAGCAGTTGGACACGTTCCTGCTCGCCCCCCTGTCCTGGGCGTGGTCGCTGCTGGTCCTGCGCCCGCTGCGCCTGTACGGTGCGCTCACGTGCGCGAACAACGGGTGGGGTACGCGCTCGGCCGTGGAGGTCGGGTTCGCGCGCGACCATGGAACCATGGCACTCGATCCGCTGGCTGAGACCGCCGTCATCGCTACCACCTCGGACACCCTCACCCTCCCGCCGGTCGGCCGTCCGGCCCGGCACAGACGCCGCCGGGGATGGTTGCATCCGGTGCACCTGACCGCGTTCGGCGCGGTGACCGCCGCGGCGGCATGCGGCGCGGTGGTGGTGCTCGCCGGGACCTCGCCGAGCCCCGACCGGTTCGCGCCGGGCCCGCGCGCCGTAGTGTCGGCCAGGGCGGCGGCCACGATCACCATCCCCGCGATCACTGCGCCCGCTGCCGCGCCTACGCCAGGCGTAGGGGGGCAGGTGCCCGCGGCTGCGGTAAGCGTCCTTGGGCCGCCTTCCTCGACTCCGGCAGCCATCCCGCCGCCGACCGTGCCGGGGCCCGGCACGGTCGCAGCCTCAAGCGGCACGACCGCCGCCGTGCCGCCGGCTCCGATGCCAACGAAGACTCCAACGGCCTCGCCGTCCGCATCCGTGACGCCGACCGCGAGCGCGGCCCCAAGCGTCTCCTCAAGTCCGTCGGCGTCCGCGAGCATCTCGCCGAGCGCCACGATCACTACGCCGACCGGGAGCCCGGAATGAGCAGGCGCATCTGGATCCTCGCGGCGGCCGTCGTGCTCGCGTGCGCAGCCGGGGGAGCGGGCCTGGCTGCCGACGGGCACGGGCCTGCGGCCCGCACGGTGGCCGCGGCGGGCGCGGCACGCACCAGTGCGGCCTCGAACCCGGCGAGACCCTCAGCGTCCGCCGCGGCGCCCGCAGTGCCCGTGAACGCCGCGCCGTACACCGACCCGGCGGGCAAGTACCTGGGTGTCGCGCTCCCGGCCGGCACTGCGGGTCTCGCCGGGTTCGCCGCCTCGACCGGTGTCCACCCGGACTTGTGGGAGACGTATGCCGGCTGGGGCGAGGCGTTCCCGACGTCGGATGCCACCTCGGCGTGGTCGCAGGGCGCGATGACCCTTGTGGCGTGGCAGACGGACTCCACGAGCCTCACGTCGATCGCGGACGGCGGTAGCGACGCCTACCTTGAGCGGTTCGCCGCCGCGGTCCACGTTTTCGCGCACCCGGTGATGATCGGCATCGACCACGAGATGAACGGCGACTGGTACCCGTGGGGCACGCAAGCCGTCACCCCGGCCCGGTTCGTCGCGGCCTGGCGGCACATCCACGACATCTTCGTGGCCGCCGGGGACGACAACGTCCTGTGGGTGTGGGCGCCCAACGTCGTCAACCCTGTGCCCAACGTCGCCCTTCAGCCGTACTACCCGGGCAACGCGTACGTGGACATCGTCGGGATCACGGGCTACTACACGGGCGAGATCGGCGAGGACTCGTATGCGGGATTGTTCGGCCGCACCGAAACAATCGTCGAACAATTCTCTGACCGGCCGTTTCTCGCATCCGAGACAGGCGTCGAGCAAGGTGCAGACAAGGCCGCGTGGGTCAGCAACCTGATCGACGGAGTGAAGGCGGACCCGCAGATGCTCGGGTTCGTGTACTTCGACTTCGGCGCCGCCCAGGGCAAACGCGCGGACTGGACGCTGCAAGACGACCCGGCCGCGCTCACCGCCTACCGGACCGACGCGGCCACGATCACTGAAGCCGCCATCTCGAACGGAGCGCGCTGATGGTGCAGACCACGCCCGCATTCATGATCGACGGCCCGAGTACGGTCGACCGCGACGACGCGATCCGCCTCGAGGAGAACCCGGACGGCACCCGCACGCTCATCGTGTACGTCGCCGACCTGACGGCCGCGCTCGACACTGATCCGGGCCTACTAGGCGTGGCGCTCGACCGCGGCGCGTCGCAGTACCGGCGACAGGTGGCGGTGGAGACGATGCTGCCGGACGACGTCCAGGCAGCGTGCACTCTCGCCGAGGACACTGCCCGGCCGGTCCTGGAGATACGGCTGCCACTCGACCCCGCGGGCGTCGTAGGCGACGCGGTATTGGGGCGCAGCGTGCTGTCTGGCGCAGTTGCCTTGTCGCACGAGCAGGCCGCGTTCGCGGTCGCGGACCGGCGCCATCCGCACCACAAGCCGCTGACGGCGCTGCGAGAGGTCGCCGAGGCGCTCTTTCGTGCCCGCTACGGCGCGTCTTCGGCGTTCTACGACTTCACGCGAGGCGTCTTCGTGGACGAGGACGGCGCGCTAGTGAAGGTGAAGGCCGCGCACGTCGTCGGGCACCTGATCGTCCAAGAGGCGATGATCGCGGCGAACCGGGCGGTCGCAGAGTGGGCGATCCGCGAGGACGTCCCGATCATGTTCCGTAACCACGCGGCCGCAGTCTCGGCCCCGCCTGCTGCCGTGCACCTCGAAGACTTGTCGGCCGCGCTGCGCAGCGACGACCCCGCAGAACTGGCGACGTGGTTGGCGCGGGCCGAACTCACCGGACGCCGGGCCCGGTACGACGCGTACCCGCGTGAGCATCACGGGCTCGGCATCCCCGCCTACTGCCACAGTACGAGCCCGCTGCGCCGGGCCGCGGACCTGATCACGCAGCGTTCGATCGTCGCCCGCTTGGACGGGCGGGCGGCGCCGTTCACGGTGGAGGATGTCGCCGGGTTCTCCGAGCGGCTCACGGTCGTGATCGCGGAGGCGAAGTCGGCGAGCAGCACGGCCAGTCGGGAACGCGCGCACGAGCAGGCGCGGCAGATCCTGGACCAGGGCGCCGACTATTCGAGGATGAGCGCGGCCCGGTTCTTCGCGCTCGTCAAGCGCGCGACGAAGGAAGGCATCGCGTCGCCCGGGTTCCTGACCGAGGTCACCCGCCGCGCCGACACTGACATGTTCGAACTGCGCGACCTCTACCACCTGATCCTGCTGCCGACCGGCACCGAGTGGCTGGCAGCGAAGTCGGCGTGCCTCGCTCAGGTGTCGCGGCATCCGGAGCACGCGGTGAGCCTCGTGGCGATGTGGGCTCAGACCAGAGGCGTCGAACAGCCCGCGTACTCGCATTCGGCGGCCGGCCCGTCGCATCGACCGGCGTTCACCGCGAGCGGTGCCGTGGCCGGCCGTGACGGGGTGCAGGTCTCGGGTGCGGCCCGGACCGCGGCCTCGAAGGGGTCCGCGCAAGCCCAAGCAGCGCTCAGTCTGCTCGCCGCACTCGCTGGCGTCCCTGACTGCTCGACGGATGCAGCCATCCCGATCGAACCGGCATCCGAGCCGAAGCAGCCGACGCTCACGGGCGATCCGCTCCGGGCGTTGAATCACGCGCGCAATACCGGGCTGCTCTCGCGTGTGGAGTGGGTGGTCCAGCAAGGTGCAGCGGCGGACGGCCAGCCGCTGTTCGACGCACACCTCACCGCGCAGCGCCGCCCAGGCGCGGCGGTCGAGGGCCGGGGCCGCGCGGCAACGAAGAAGGCGGCGAAGGCTGCCGCTGCGGCCGACCTCGTGGACCGCCTGAAGACGACCGCCTCGAATGGAGCGAACTGATGCCCGAGACCACGATCACTACCGCCGTGGAGGCCGTGTCCGAGCGGCTTCGCACGGAGATCACCGCCGCATTGACTGCTGTCCTCGCGCAGTGGGACGAGCGGGAGGTGGACGCGACGAAACGCGCCGGATTCCTGCTCGGCGACTTCACCGAAGCAATGCTCGACGTGTTCGAGTCCAAGACGGCCGAGCAGTACGGCGTGGACATCGCCGGGCAGACCAGGCTGCGGGAACTCGCGTACCGCGACGGCACGCTCCATATGGAGCTCGACGCGGCCCACGAGATCATGATCGCGCTTGTCGCAGCAGCGCGCACGATTCTCGGCGACGCTCAGAACTACGTGGAGATGGAGTTGAAGTCCGCGGAGTCGCTGGACCGGTTCGTACTGACGATTCAGCGGGCCGGGAAGTTGACGCCGCATGAGGCGCGGTTGAAGGCGGAGGCCGAGCGTGACGCGCTGCGGGCTGAACTCGATGCGCTGAAGGCGGCGAGCAATGCTTGAGCAGCCCGGCACGCTCGGCCCGTCCGACGAGCCCCAACGCTCCGGCGCCATCGTCGCCGTCAACTATGGCGACTACCGCTCCCAGCAGCTATTCGTCCGCAGTGGCGCGAACATCGGGAATTGGTACTGCCTCGGTGGCGAGTTCGGACGCCCGAAGCCGTGGGACGACCCGCGCACCGATATGGAGAAGGTGCTCCACCGCCGGGACGTTCCCGCGCCTGCTCCGGGGCCGGGCGAGATAGTGCGCCACCCGACATGGCGGGACGTGCTCGCGCGTGGCCCGGTGACGTTGCTGTCGGCGGGCGAGCAGGACACGTACGCGACTGGGTGGGCGAACGGGCGGCGACGCATGCTCGAGCAGATGGAGGAGTTGAGCGACGATGCCTGAGCCGCTGATCCGCAAGCGCACACACGCCGAGATCCTCGCGCACATGGCCGAGCGGCTTCGCGAGCAGCCTGACGCTACGGCGCTACTAGCGCACAGCCTCACGCTCGACATGCTGGCGCAGGAGCTCGCGGCCGAGTCCGAGCCGCCGCGGATCGAGTGGGCGAACAGGTCGTGCCGGTTTGAACGCGATGGCCAGCCCGAGATCGCGTCAGCCGGTCCACTAGCGGAAGGCGGCGGTGAGCCGCTCGCCCGGCGCCGCATGGAGTTCCCGTGGTTCACGGCGGTGTTGCAGCGCACGGTCACGTTCGGGCCGTGGGTTGAGGCGCCGCACGGGACGGGGGCGAACGATGTCTGACCGGAATCTGATCACGACTTGCCCGGCGTGCGGTCACCACACGAGCGCTGCGATTGCGGGACGCTGCACAGCCATCGTCCCCGGGCCGACGGACGGGCCGATGATCCAGGTCTGCGGGTGTAACTGCTACAAGGCGCTGACCGGTAAGGACATGCACGAGGAGTTCGCGGAACTCATGTGGGGCAAGCCCAGCGCGACGGAGGACTCCGATGCTTGAGCAACTCACGCTGGACCCGGACCCGGACCCGGACGCGTTCGCCCCGACCCGATCCGCAGTCATCTCCGAGGACGGCCTGTACCGCTACCGCCTGGACCGGCGGTGGGCTGACAGTCCGTCGATCGTGTGGCTGATGCTGAACCCGTCAACCGCTGACGCGGAGGCGGAAGACGCCACCAGCAGGCGTGTGCAGGCGTTCTCTCGCGCTTGGGGTTTCGGCGCGCTGACGATCGTCAACCTCTACGCATACCGCGCCACAGATCCGCACGCGCTCTGGCTCGCAGCCGATCCGGTCGGGCAGGAGAACGACGCCTACCTGGCCGAGGCCTGCGCCCAGTCCGATGTGATCGCGGCGTGGGGTGCGAACGCCCGGCCGGACCGGATCGCTGAGGTGCTCGCGCTGCCCGGCATGGCCCGTGTGCAGGCGCTAGAGGTGACGAAGGCCGGTCAGCCGCGGCATCCGCTGTACCTGCGCGGCGACCTGACCCCGCAACCATGGGAGAACCCGAATGTCTGACGACCTGCCCAGCCCGTCACTGGGCGAACTACGGGCGGCGGGCGCGAACCTGATGGCTGCGCATCTCGCCGCGAGCATGGTCCCGAACGCACTCAAAGCCGCAGTCGAGCGCGACGACTACTTCTGCCGCGCCCACACTCTCGGCTTCGGCCGGGCCGCCGCTGAGCGCATCCTCGCGCCGATCGTCGAGGACCGGCTGGCCAAGGGCCTGTCGCACTACGGTCCGGTTGTGTATCGCCTGGCGATGGACCGGATCTACGCTGAGATCTCGGGGGTCGGCGATGCGTAGCCGGTTCGTTCGGTCCGCGACTCGCAGCGGCTGGCGGGGTGTCGCCTTGCTGGGACTGCTGCCTATGTCGCTCGCGGCGTTCTTCATCGCACTGTGCGCTCACGGCGTGGTGCAGTCTGTCGCGGGCGACGCGTATTGCGTCGTGGCAGGGCTGATTCTCCTACTGGCGTTCCAGATCTCGTTTGGGCGCCGGAATGGCTGAGCCCCGTGATGAGTGCCGCGAGGTGACGCTGCCGTCCGGCGAGCCGGTCCGGTACCGCGGCTCCGGCGAGTTGAGCCCGGAGGCTGTCGCAGCGCTGGGCGAGCTCGTGGACGCGGCCCGCGCCTGGCATGCGGCCGAGCATCCCGAGGATCCCGCCGCCACGGCCCTGTGGCGGCGCCTGCGGGCCGTAGCCGACGCGCGCGGCCTGCTGATGCGGGAGGTCGCCCACGAGTGCGGCGTGCGGCCGTCGGTGGTGACGCGGATCGCGCAGGGCTACATGCCCGACGGGCACAACCTAGCGGCGATCGAACGCTGGCTCACTTCCGGAGGCACTGATGCTTGACCGCCTGCTGCGCCGCGGGTTCTGGGTCCGCTGCCAGCATCACTCGCAACGCTGGCCGCACTGGCGGTCCTGCCTGCGCGGGCAGTCGTACGACCACTTCTGCTTGGACCACAACGGCAGTTGCTTCAACGGCAGTTGCCACTATCCGAAGGGGGCTCGCTAATGCCTGCACGTCGGACGCTCTTCGTCGATCCCGGCCAGAAGTTCGGACGCGGAACCGTTATCGACCCCGAGGTCAAGGTGGGGCCATCAGGGCAGCAGCGCGGCGCGCGGCTCGAATGCGAGTGTGGCAATGAGTACTCGGCAAGCCTCAAGTACCTGCTCAACGGCAATACGCAGTCCTGCGGCTGCTTGAGGCGAGGAGTTGTGCAGCCGGAACTCGACATGGGCGCCCGGCACGGCAGCCTCACCTTCACTGGCGGAACCCGCTACGAGAAGCGGTTCTGGATCCTGGAGTGCACGTGTGACTGCGGAAACCAGGCTGATGTCCGCTTCGATCGCTGGGGCAAAAACGGCTATTGCACCGAGTGTGCCGCCGTGGCCCGCGGGGCGGCACGCACGGATCACGGACTCTCGAGGACTGGGGCCTACTCGTCGTGGTGCGCCATGATCGACCGATGCACTCGCCCGAACGCCACGGGCTGGGAGTACTACGGCGGGCGCGGCATCACCGTGTGCCAGCGGTGGCTTGAGGACGTTCGGAACTTCGTTGCCGATATGGGCGAGCGCCCCGAGGGCACGTCGATCGATCGCATCGACGTCAACGGAAATTATGAGCCGGGGAACTGTCGGTGGGCGACCGTGCTCGAGCAGAACAACAACAAGCGGCCGCCGCGGCGCGCGAGGACGTGCCGGCGGGGGTTGCACCCTCGGACGCCGGAGAACCTGTACCGCAACCGGACCACTGGCACGTATACGTGCAAGCCGTGCGCCAAGAAGCGGGCGGCGGACAGTTACCTGCGGCTGAAGGCTGAGCCGCAGCTCGACGCGCCCGCGAAGAAGTAGCTGCTTCACCCATCCTCGCCGTCAATCAAGGAGAACTTTATGCGCCACCACTGCCCGACCTGCGGCCATCGCCTGACGGGCTTCGGCTACCGCTGCGGCTGCGGCCACGTCTGGACCGAGGAGCGCTTCGACGACTTCGGTTTCGACGTCACGGACGGTGATTTCGTCGAGAACCTCGGGGGCGGGATCGGCTTCGACGTGCGGACCGGTCAACTCGAGGAGGAGATCGCGCCGGGGATCGACGTGCCGTTGGGTGACATGTTCGGCGGCGGCTGGTAAGGGTCGAGCGCGGCGCCGCCCCGACGCGGGCAGCGATCGGGGCGGCGGATCCGTTGTCGACAACGGGCTGCGGCTGGCCGGCAGGGGGGAGTGCCGGACCAGCGATTCCAGCGTACCTCTGGGCAACGATTCGCGCCGGTTTTCCGTCACGGCCGCCCCCGGTGGGGTACAACGTATGGGTGGAAACTGTGCTGTCGCCTGAGCTTGCGTCAGACCTGGTTGCCGCCTGTGCTGCGCGAAACGTGATCCACTTCGACATCTGTACCGTCTACGACGCGGAGAACCCGGAGTTCGGGTGCTCGTGCGGGATCCCGCGGCTGCTCGCCGAGTTGAAGGCCGCGCTCCTCGGCGACCTCGAGCCGGTGCCGGCGCGTCGGGCTTGAACGGCGAACAATTGGCGCACAACGTCTGTCCGCGACGGCGCGTGGCCGTTCTAGGCCTATCCTGGTCTCGGGTACGAGCGGACCGCTGCGGTCCCGTCGGCTGGCGGGGCCGCTGCTATGCCAGGTGGCCTAGTTACGGGTCGGCTGGGCGAACGCCGTGTAGTGCGACCGGCGCTGCGGGACACTGGCGACATGTCGTTGAAGCAGGCGCTCGCCGCGAATCGTTGGATTCCTCGGCTGCTGGCGGTCGTGACGGTGTCGGCGTTGAACTTTGCGTGGGTGGTCGTGGCGCATGAGCCACGGAGCGTGGGGCTGCCGCCGTCGCTGGGCCTGGACGGTTTGGGCGCGTGGTGCGTCGTGATGTCGGTGCGTACGGGGCTGGCTCAGGCCGGCGTGCGATTGGCGGCTGAGGCTACGGAGTCTGTCGAGTTGCGCACCCCGCGTGTCCCGGACGCCGGCCCGGATCAGTGCCCGGTATGCGGCGGCTTCGGCCTAGACGCGCTCGCTGCCGACGACCAGTTCATGGAGCGTGGCCCGGACCGGGCGAAGGTCGTGACGTACGGGCCACGGCGGGCGCACTGGGACTGCGCCGAAGTCGTGCCGTATAAGCCGGTCACTGCGGTCGAGTTGCGGGCCGAGGCCCACAGGGCCGAACATGTCGGCCAATTCCACCCCGACTGCTTCGAGTGTCTGCATAGCGAAGAACCTTGGCGCCAGGCCGCAGCGCGGGAACACGCAGTGTCGCAGGCCCAGGCTCGCGAACGGGCGCGCGAGCGGCGGCGCCAATCGGATGCGGCGTTCGCCGCTTCAGTGCGGCCCCCAGCGACGAGCGAGCACTCTCTTGACGAGATGGAGTTGCGCGCCGCCGCGAACGCCGCGTGGTGCGAGGAGCAGTCAGCGCGGATGGTCGAGGAGACGCGGCGGAGGTGGACGTCCTGAAGTCTCTCCTGCCTCGCGGCACGTGCAGCGGCTGCCGTGAGATCGTCGAGTACCTGCCCGACGGGCTGCCCGTTCCGCACGCGATCGACGTCTACGCCTCGCGCCTCGCTGCTGGGGAGGACGTCCCCTGCCCCGGCAATGAGCATCCGATCGTGGAGATGCCGCCGGAGGGCTTCGACGGGATCTGTCAGTATGTGCGTCCGTTGGCGTGGACGCGGCTTTCGGGCTCGGGCGATCCCGGCGTCGAGGTGTTCCTGATGCTCGACGGGCGGATCTGCACGCGGACTGCGGTGGTCCCCACCTGACTGTGTCCGCCCACGGTGGGAGCGTGCAACGGCAAAGCGAACGGCCCCCGTCCGGGAACGGGGGCCGCTGCTGGCTGGCCCTGGCCGCGCGTTCAGGTCGGTGCGTGCGCGGAACCCCGGCGGTCGAGCGGGACGGTCAAGCCGCCCCGGTGCCGCCTCCCATCCAATAACCAGCCTCATCATCATGGTGGGAGCTGAGGCGCTCCCCGCACCCTGGTCCAGGCACTACGGGCCTCGACGTCTACGGCAGTTTCTGCGCTGCTATCGACGAGGCTTGCGGGCGAGGTAGCGCAGGTCTCTTCTCGCCGCTCGGTCTCTATTGGGGAGCGGATCCACGGTAGCAGGACGCGGCGACAGGCGCTGGGGAATGGTGCGTCCCGGGCTGCGCTGTGCCACAGGCGCGTTCTGCAACCCTTGTTGCGGGCTGGGTAAACCCGGGACGCTGCCACCAGTCTAGACATCCGTAAGCAGACTCTCGTCGGAGTACCGGTCAACGAACGACAGCCGCCAGTCCGCCGGTAGCTGCTCGCCGCAGTCCGGGTCGACGCACAACCAGGCGACACGGTTGCCGTCCACGTCGTCAACGGGCACGGCGTCACGGTGCTTCGACGGGCACGCGTCTTGCCCGGTCCACGGGTCGACGGGCCCGAGCGGTCCGAAGTGCATGCGGCGCCCCTTCCTGTCGCTGCGGGTTGGCCGGATCGCTATCCAGATGCACCAGAGCATGCACGCGAGCAGCGGGCCGCACATGACGAACAGGGGCACGTAGTGCCCGGCCGGGTAGTTGCCGGGCAGAGTGCCATGTCGTCCATGCCAGCGACTGTACGCGGGCCCTACGTGGCATCCACGACGCCTCCTCGGCGCGCGCCCGTCAGGCCGCCGCAGCATCGCCCGTGAGCCCGAGCGGTTCGAGCACTGCGGTCGGCCACTCCGACAGCGGGCGTGTGTTGAGCCCCGCCAGGAGGGCGTGCGCGGCGATCTGACGGTCGTAGCGCCACGTGGTCTCGGCACTGGTCCAACGGGGCTCCACAATGGCCGCCAGCGCCTCCGCATGACCCGCAGCGACGGCCTGCTCGTCGGCCCACCCCAACGCCATCAACGAGAACTCGATGACCTTGTGCGGTTCCTCGGGCGAACGGGAACTCTCGACGGCAGCGATGGCCGCTTGGATCGTGTCTCGCTCTCGCTGCCGCTTTTCCTGTGCGGACAACTGCGGCGGGGGAGCGGACTCGTCTACTTGATCACTGGCCGTTCGCTCGCGCGGCGCCGTTTTTGCGCCGTGCCCCGCCGGGAGGCCGCTGGCACGTTCGCCGCCCGCGATTTGTTTGCCCGGCGGCATGGTTGCGGCAGACGCATCACCTGGCTCGTCTACTGGTCGATCAGCTGAAGAATCTAGTGATTGCTCATGGCCCCGCAGTTTTGCAGGGGTGACCCCCGCAAAGCTGCCCGGGTGACCCTGGCAATCCTGCGGGGGAGACCCCTGCAGATCTGCCGGGGGGACCCCTGCAATATTGCGGGGGTCTAATCCTTCATCCTCCATCGCAGCCCGAATCGCGCGCGCCGTCTCCTGCTTCTCCCGCACCTTCTTGCGGCGCTCCAGCCGTGCCGGTCGGACCTTCTTGTACGGATCGAACGCCGGATCCATGAACGGCTCGATCTCCCGGTCGGTGACGTTCAGGCGATACAGATTCGAGGACCGCGTGCCGTCGTCACGCCAGCGCTCGGAGATCTCGATGATGTCCATCTCTGCCAGCTTGGCGCAGTGGCGGCTCGCCGTCCCGGTGTCCGTGAGGCCGAGTTCGGAAGCGAGCCGGTCCAGGCCGATCCAGCACTCGTGTTCTTCGTTGCAGTGGTCGGCAATGACGGACAACGTGAAGCGGACCATGCCGCGCGGTTCGACCTTCGCGAGCGCCCACTTGCGGTGGTACCACATCAGCGGGCACCGCCGTTCGGGGTGCGCTTGTCACCGGGGGCGGTTATCCTCATAACAGATGTGCTCCTTCGGCAGGGGAGTGGGTCGGCGAGCGGCAAACTCGCTGATCATCAGCGTGCGGGTCGGTTCTACGGAATCGGCTCGCACGCTTGTTTTCATCATCCCAGACCGCGCCGACATTCGGCGCAGGACAAGGCAACTGTCGACACGTCATGACGTACCTCGCATGGGGGACACTGGACGGCATGAAGTCCACCGCCGACCAGTCGCCACAGCGATGCGCCCACTGCGGCAGGAAGATCTACTACTGCGCTGGCGACGAGTCATGGGCCGAGGGCTGGTGCCACGTCAAATCCAACCTCCGGCACTGCGACTACACGCACAACCTCGCCGCACCGACCGACCCCGACGGCGAGCACTCGTTCGCGATTGAGCACGGCCCGCTCGACCCGAGCACGCGCGCGATGGTGGCTGCGGCGACGGGTGGCCAGCGGCGCGCGACCGAGGTTCACGCGCGGCTCGAGTGCGAGTCGTCGAGTGGGGACCCCTTCGAGTTTGCAACCAGCACCGTGCGGTTGGGCAGCGGCCCGACGATCCCGGCGGCGTCGTTCTCGATGGCGACTGACCCGCCAGCCCCGGCCTACAAGTTCGAAGCGGGCAGTATCAAGGCGCACGGCACGCTCACTGGGACGTTCGACAGCGACGTCCTCGCCGGGCTGCTCGGGTTCTCCGTCTCGCCCCGCTACGGGATGACGTGCGTGTTCCCGGAAGACGCCGACAAGCGGTGCCCCGTATGCCAGAAGCCTGCATGGGCGGTCGCGGTCGAGGACGTGAGGATCGCCAGCAGTGGTCCGGCGTGGAACCCGGACGGCAGTGTCAGTTACGGACTCGCCGGCTTCGACGAGTCCGGGTACCGCTGCGAGCCGTGCGGGCACCGGTTCGACCGGGACGGGAAGGAGATCGCAGGTGCATGAGGACGACCTGCACCCGGCGATCGAGGACTGGTTCGCCCAGCGCCTCGAATTCATGCCCTGCGACGACGACCTTGAGATGCACGACGCTCTCGTGATGGCCGCGCACGCGATCTCCGCGTCGATCAACGCGCATCCAACGCTGGCGAACGTGAAGGCGATCGCGGCGGCGTTGGGTATCGGTGACGACGACGGGCGCGTCATCGAGGGCGCGACTGTGCGGAAGGGGATCGAGGGCTGATGGGGAGCCATCACGAGCCGTCGCTGTACTCGTCGCGCCGCTACGGCTGCTGGGCGACGTGCGAGTGCGGGCGCTGGCACTCGAAGCGGTGGACGACGACGATCGGGGCGCACATCGAGTTCGGCGATCATCTGCTGAGGGAGCACCGTGGAACCGAGTGAGGCAGCAGCCGAGGCGTTCGGCAGCCTGAAGACGGCGTTCGCGGCACTGCGCGAGGACGACACCGACGCGGCATGGGAACTCGCGCAGGACGTGTTCTGGTGGGCGCTCGGCAACGGCGCAGGGCACGAAGGCCCGGACGCCGGGTACCTGGTTACGCTCGGCCGACGAGTGAAGGACACGGAGGCGGAGCGCACCCTGACCGCGCTCGCGATGATCCGCGGCGTGATCGGGGTCGAACCAGTGCCGGAAGGTGGCGAGGTGAACCACGCGCACTACATCGCCCGGCAGCGGGTTCGGGACGAGGTTCAGAAGTTCGCGTTCGGATGGCCGGAGTGAGCGAGCCCGCGGATTTCCTACGTGTCCCGATGCCCGGCGGTGGCAGCCGGACGCTGTTGACGCGGTTCACGGACGGCAGCGTGCTGTGCTGCATCTGCTGGGAACGCTGCCGCATGGACGAGTTGAACCCGGTCGGCGACGGCAAGGTCGAGGACGTGTGCAAGCAGTGCGCTGCGGACGAGATGCGGGAACTGGGACGGCGCGCGTGACCGCCGTCCAGCCCTTCCCGGACGTGCCAGCCTGGCAGGAGCCGCCGGAACGCTCCCAACGCTGCCTCGACCTCCTCGACCGGCTCCAGGCCGGCACGTGGCGCCCGCACGAGGCGACGATGTGGCGCGAGGACCGGGACGCCGCGAAACGCTTCCGGATCCATCCGTGGGAATGGCAAAACCTGATCTGCCCCGCCTGGGCCGAACTGGCCGCCGCGAACCCGAACTGCCGCTGGCCGGTCTACCGTCTCCCGCACTGCCCGAGCCAGATCCTCCTGCCGGGCTGCGAACGCGACTACAGCAGCGGCAGCGGATACAGCAACGTGATTCAGGCTTACTGCACATGCCCCGAACCCGACACGGCGGCGTGGCCGCACGAGTTCTACCATCGGGTCCACTGGGTCACCCACGACGGCAAGTCCGCGTACTGCCACTGCGGGCCGGGCGAGCAGCCGCCCGGGTCCGGGGAGTACGGGGGCACCAACGGCGACGGGTACGTGTGCGAGTCGTGCGCGCCGCTGCTCGTCACCGAGCGGTTGACGTGGGACAGCAAGTGGGTCTCCGGGCCGGGCCATGTGGGCGACGGGCCGTCGTGGAGCCATCCGTTGAAGTGCGACTGCCGCTGCTGTTACTGCGGGGACGTGGCCAAGGAGCGCCGCGGCTGGCGGCTCAACGGGCACCCGGCGACGGCGGACTCGAAATGTCCTAATGCTTGAGACTTGACTTCCTCCCCACGCCTAAAGGCGGGGGATTCCGACTCCTGCGAGCCGGTGCGCTTACCTTCGCAGGCGCGCTGGTTCCTGCTTCACGGACCGGCCAACACCGAGGTCTCCACAGGCTGTCACGGCAAGCCCTGCCGCGAGTATGTTCTTCGCCGCGTTCACGTCGGCGTGGTCTCGGTGGCCGCAAGCCGTGCACGCGAACACCGCTTGGCTCTCACGGCTGTTCGCGTCCACCCGCTTGCACCGATGGCACGTCTGGGACGTGTACGCGGCGGGGACTTTCTTCACCCCCGACCCCGTGTAGCGGGCTGCGGAGCGCAGTGCTGTCTCGAACTGGTACCAGCCCTTGTCCAAGATGGCGCGGTTCAGGCCGGACTTCTGCGCGACGTTGCGGCCCGGGGCGTCGAGCGTGCCGGCCGCGGTCTTGGTCATGTTCCGGGTCTTGAGATCCTCGAGGACGATCAGGGCGTGGTCGCGGGTCAACCCGTGTGCGGTCTGGGCGCAGAAGTCCGCCCTACGTTCGACCGGCGCCCGGTGCGCCTTCGCGAGCAGGGCCGCGGTCTTCTTCCGGTTGCTCGAGCCGCGCTTGGACCGGGCGAGTTTCTGCTGCAGCCGACGCCGGTGCTCGAGCTCGCCGGGGGTGGCGAACACCTGGTCGTGCAGGTCGCCGTCCGATGTGGCGGCAGCGACCACGACGCCGCGGTCCACACCTACCGCAGTGTCCGGCAGGGCGTGGGTTTCGGCCGGGATCTCGCCGTCTTCGACGAGGAAACTGACGTACCAGTGCCCGGTCTTGAACGACACCGTCGCGTTGCGGATCACGCCGCCGAGCGGCCGGGACCAGCGGAATTTCACCCAGCCGAACTTTGGAAGCTTGACGCGGGCATGACTCCGATTGAGTTGCTCCACCGCCATCCACTTGCCTTCGGAAAGGCGAAACGACGGCTTCCACCGTGTCTTGGAGCGCCAGTGCACGGCGAAGGTGCCGTGCTTGCGGCACGCCTTGTCCAGGTCCATCAGGGTCTGCTGGAGAACGCAGGACGGCGCCTCGGCGAGCCACGGGAACTCGCGCTTCGCCTCGGCGAGCTCGGCGGCCTGCTGCTCGTAGTTGATCCACGCGCCGCGCTGCCGGTAGATCCGCCGCTGCTCCAGCGCGGTGTTCCACACGTCCCGGCACGCCGCGCCCACCTGCTCCGCATAGGCGACCTGAGCGGGCGTCAACTCCAACCGGTACCGGCGCGCGGTGAGCATCAGGCCTTCTTCTGGTTCTCGACGTACCGCTTGACGGCCTCCAGCGGCGCACCGCCGACCGTGGCGACGAAGTACGAGTTCGTCCACAGGGTGGGGAGTTTCGTCGTCAGGTACGGGAACTCCTGGCGCAGGAGCCTCGATGAGCGGCCCTTGATGGCTTTGACGAGGCGGTGGATGCCGTACTGCGGGTCGACTTCGACGAGCAGGTGGACGTGGTCCGGCATGCATTCGAGTTCGATAAGCCATGCGCCCTTCTCGTCGACCACTTCCCGGATGATCTCCTTGAGGCGCTCCTCCATCCGGCCGCCGATCACGCGGCGCCGGTACTTCGGGCACCACACGACGTGGAACGCGCACTGGAACGCGATGTTCCTGTTCGCGCGCAAGGTGACGGCCATGAGATCAGTATACAGCTTCGCCCTGTCTAAGGGTGCGGGGAAGGGGCTTACCCCCATGGCTCAAGCCAGGGGTCCGCGCCCCAACTCTCCGATCGATTCTGGTACCGTCCGGCACGATCGGCGCTGGTGATTCGCCCGCTCCGGGTGTCACACTGGCCTTCAGAGATCAACACGCAGAGAACAGGCAGAGTAGTGGCAAACGGCACGGTGAAGTGGTTCAACGCGGAGAAGGGCTACGGTTTCATCGCCCAGGAGGGTGGTGGCCCGGATGTCTTCGTGCACTATTCGGCCCTGTCCGGCGACGGCTACCGGGAGCTCGTCGAGAAGCAGCGCGTCCAGTTCGAGGTCACCCAGGGAACCAAGGGCCCGCAGGCTGCGAACGTCGTCGTCATCGGCTGACGTAGCCGACCAGCACGACGCCCCAGCCGTACTGCTCCGGCCGGGGCGTCTGGCGGATCGCTCCGCGATGCTGCTCCCAGTCTACCCTCCCGCCTCGTGGCGTCCTTGCCGCAGCCCGTGCTCGTACATGGCTCTGGCGATGCCCGCGTTGATCCCGGGCGCCGTGTCGGTGGGCACGGTGCCCATGTTGATGCTGGTCGCGATCTCCCGACTCAATCCCGGCGGCGCGGGTTCGGGCCCGGTCAGCGGCAGGAACGTGGTCGCGGCCACGGGCGTCCCGAACGTGTACTCCGGTTCCGGGAACCGCCTGCGCGGGCCGTGGATCTCCTCGATGTCGAACAGGCAGCCGCAGGGCCGCACTTGAAACCATCCGGGCGCGGTGGCCGCTGCGGTGACGATCGTGGCGGCCTGCCCGCATCCGGGGCACGGCGGGGGTGTCTTGTGGGGTGCTGGCGCGCCGGAGGTGACTGCCTGGCAAGCCTCCTCCCACTCTTTCAGGAATCGGTTCGCGGTTGGGAACGGCAGGGTGCGATAGTGGTAGGTCCGGTGGGGCGCCTCGGGGTCGCCGTAGAGGACTTGCGAGACGATACGGTCCCGCGCCCCGGCGGGGACGCTTTCGGCGCGCAGCGCGGCCTCGAGGTCCAAGGTGAGCTTGTATAGCAGGTCTTCCGGGTCGGTCATCGACTCTCCCTGGTTGGCAGGAACGTGACTGCGAGTGCGACCGCGAGGGCTCCCGTCGCGATGCCGAACGTCCCGTCGCCGCTCGTGGCCCATCGCCACGACAACACGATGATCGCACCCGCATGGGAAGCACGGACCGCCCAGAGGCGCCAGCCGGTCATGTGCCGATCCCCTTCCAGTCAGCTTCGTCCGCCGCCCGCTCGGCCGCCTGGAGCGCTTCGACATCCTTGCTGGCGAGCGGCTTGTCGTCCACGGTGATCTGCGTGAACTCGGCGGTCTCGCTCGACTCGCCGCAGTAGTGGAAGTTCGGGCCGCGACGGGTGAGCGGGTTTGCGTCCGCGCGGAACACGAGCCGGCCGTCTTCGACCGACCAAGCGCCCGTGAGCCTGTTCGCGAACCCGCAGTGCCCGCATTCGGCGAGCGGGTTGTCGATCTCCAGCAGGTTCCGGCGCGCCTTGCGCCACGCGTCCCAACCGCTAGCCATCGTGGGTCTCCTTCCGGAACGCAGCGCTTTCCCATGCATACCCGAGCGCGGTACCCAGCAGCACGCAGGCCGGGATCGCTAGGGCGCCGGCAAGCCGATGGTGCAGGTGCGGGAGGGTGAAGGCGGCGCTCTCCGCGCCGGCCCATCCCAGTGTCACGCCGAGGTAGTAACGCCAGGGGCGGCGCGTGAACCGCAAGCGTCGGCGCCGGTCAGCCACCGTCCACCTCGATCTCCAGCGCACCGGCGATGGCACGCCGCATGTCGTCGGCTGCGGCCCGGTACCCGCGCTGCTGCTCGTTCGCGTCGGTGTCGTCGTCGATGCGGGTCGCGTCGAGGACGCCGAGGATCGTCGCCATGATCGTGGGCCACTCGTCCCAACTGTCGGCGTCTTCTAGCCAGTCCTTCACTCGGACACGGAACGCGTCCTCGCGAGCCGCGGCAACGTAGTCGCCGCTCGGCCCGCGCACACCCCGGACCGTGCCGTCGTGGACGAGCGTGACGCGGTCGTTCATGCCGAGGGGCAGCCGCAGAGTGACCTCCACGGTGGGCGCCGGCGTCGGGGTGACCACCTCCATCGGCGCGGGCCGCGACAGGTGCTTCGGCAATGGGAGATCGCGGCGCACATCGCAGCCGACAAGGTGGCCGAACAGCGGCGCCGGCTCGCCGTCCACGAGCAGCGTGCCGTGGTCGCCGCTGAGGCTGATCACGAACTCAGTCACGGGCACCTCCCGGTAGGGCGTGGTGCCCGCAGTCCTCGCAGCAGAGTCCCTCATGGTTGCCGTTCGCGTCGGTTGTGTACTCGGGCTCATCGGCCGAGATCTCGCATTCCCGGTAAGGCGTTCCGCACGTGGAGCACGGGCCGAGGACGTCGGGCTCTTCGATTCCGAGCGCGTCCGCGACTGCTTCGAGCGTCTCGCAGTGCTGCTCGTCGAGCACCGCGAGCAGCGCGTCGTACGCCCGCGAGATCCACTGGTTCACCACCTCCGCGCGGCTGCATTCGGCGGCGCCCAGCACGGGTCCTTCGTTCATCCACGCGCGGATCCGCGACGCAACGTCAGGCACCGTCGAGCTCGATCCCGAGCGCGCGGGCGATGTCCGTCACGGTCTCACACCAGCCGAGGCCGTTAAGGTCCCTGCTGCCGCGCATCGACGCGTGGCACCTGCCGCAGCCGAAGTCGTGCGGCCAGCCGAGCGTCTCGACGTGGCGGCCACTCCCGTCTGTCGCGTGGAAGTGCGGATGCTTCTTCAGGACGGAAAGGATCGCTTCGATCAGCGGGCCGTTACCGTTCTCGGCGAACCGCTTCGGGTCGTCGAGCCGCTCACAGATCTGCGCGGTCAAGTCAGCCATCGATCCTCCACCCCGTCTTGAATCCACGACGACCGGCATACCCGGCCGCGATACAGCGCAGGACCGCGAGCCGGCGCTCATCGAGTGCGCAGCTGCATCGGATACCGGACCTCAGGTCGTCCCAACAGCCCGAGCCGGGCACCGGAGCCGGCGCTTCAGGGTCAATGGCGAGACCGCACGAGAAGTAGCCGTCGTCGGCGTTGTGCGCATGCTGCCAGCCGGCCACGTGGTCGAGGAGCGCCCGCTTCCCAGCGATGTCCGCGAGCACGTTGGCCACGTCGTGCCGTGCGATGTGCCGGGCGACGCCTTCATCGGAGGAGGCTTCGGCCCGGACCTCGACCACTCGGTCTTCGAGGGAGTCGACGACGTACCAGCACTGTGGCGGTGTCCCGTAGCCTGGATGGCAGGTCCACTCGTTCGCGTCGTCGTGCCAGGATGCGTTGCGGGCGAGCGTCCCGTCTTCATCGAGCCAGGCCCGAAGCTGGGCGTCGAGTTCTTCGTAGTCACTCATGGTCAGACGCCCCGATCCCCAGCTTCTCTGCGATCACGCGCACGGTCGGGCACGGCGCGTCCTCGTGGTACCAGAGCAACTCGCCGTAACTCGAGATACTCTCCTCGTCCACGCAGTACGCGCACTCGCCGTCGACCTTGGGTTTGTGCAGTTCGAGCGCGGCGAGGATCGCGTCACGCATCTGCTCGAAGCCCGGGTAGGCCAGCGGCCCGGGTGGGAGCACCCTGAGCGGCCGGAAGGCCGCGCCCTCCGCGAGCAGCTTTTCCCGTGCCTGCTGCCAGTGTTCGATCTCTTCGGGCGTAGCGGGCGCCGCTGGGGGCTGAAATTCGGCGGGGCACCCGATCGTGTAATTCGATGAGCGCGGTGCCCGTCGCGGACCTTCAGGGATGCCGTTGATCCGGAGGTCTTCGAACTCGGCCCGGAACTTGTCCCGCTGCTCCTCCGTCCAGTCTTCAGGGAACGAGAACTCGAACGGCGCGGGCGTCCAGCTGTCGAGCCGTTGGCGGATCTGCCGGCTCAGGTCAGCCATCGGTCCTCTTCTCGGGGTGGCCTGGCGCGCTCGTGTTCCACCAGGTGATTGCTTCGTTGACCGTGCGGTTCGTCATCGGCTGGCGGCCGAGCGCCGGGAACTCGCGCAGCCATGCCTCGTACAGCGGATGTGCCGCTCGCCCGGCCCTTCGCTAGCGCGCAGGTACGGCACGCCGTCAGCCATCGGTCACTACCTCCCTCTTTGCCCAGTGGAGCCGTTCGAGGATGTCGAGCACTCTCAGCGTGATCTCGGCGACGTGCCGCTGGTCTTCCTGGGTCGGGAGCACGTACGCGATCTCGTCGAGCAGCGCGTCGCGCAGTTCCTTCTCGGCGGGGGTCCAACCCTCAGGCATCCAGGCTCCAAGTCTCGTCGAATTCGGCATGTGAGGCGTACGTCGCGACGTCTAGGTTGAGCACCTTGCAGATGGTGTCGAAGGTGCCGAGCGCACGCTCGTACTGCTGGACAGATCCGGCCCTGCTCATCTCGTCGGTGGCGGCGGCGCCCTTTCTGCGGGCGTCGCTCATCTGGTCGAGGCTTTCCCGCCAGATCTCAAGGTGGCGCCGCTTGGCTGCGATCTCGGCCAGCACCCGCGGCGGATGGTTCGCGGCAATGAATTCGGCCACCGGCCGGCTCGGCATGCGCCCTATGTCGTAGGCGCCGCCACGGCCGGTCGGATTGGGCGCGAAGACCCCGACCCATTGCAGGGTGCCGATCAAGTTCTCGGAGGCGCCCCACGGGCGCTGGGCTTCGGGCGGCAACGCGAAGATCGCGGCTTCGTGCTCATCCAGTCGCGCCTGGAGGAAGGCGGGGAGATCAGGCATCGATCCTCCATGCCGGGTCGAAGTCGGGGTGCTCGGTATACGGTGCGGCGAGCCGTAGCAGCACGCTCCAGGCGGTGGAGCAGCCCATGCGCAACTCGACGGTGCATACCTCGACGATCGCCCGCTTGGCCGCGATGTCGGCGAGCACGCGGGCCGGATCCCAGTAGGCGATGTGGGCCGCGATGCCCCGGTCGGGGCGCATTTGGCCGATGCCCATCTCCGACCGGTCGGTGACCCAGATCGCGGCGGGCACTGCCCCTTCCTCGTGCTCGGAGGGCACCCACTCCTCCACCTGCCACACGGCCGTGTCGCCCGGCTCTTGCGGGCCGAGGTGTGGTTTCGCGGCCCACTCGGCGAGCCGCTGCTCTTCATTCAGCCGCGTGGTCAGGAACTCGACCAGGTCAGGCATCGGCCCGCTCCGCTCCGATCGGCGAATGCAGCAACTCCCGCAGACGCGCAAGAAGTTGCTCGTTCTCGACCCGGAGTTGCGTGGCGCCCTCGGTTCTGTCCGCCCACCTGAGCTCACGCTCCCACGCGGGCTCGACCTCGGACGGTTCGCCACCGAGGAACGTGCCGCGTGCGGTGACGGCGCACAGCCAGCTCAGGGCATCTTTCATCTCGCCAGCGGTGGGCGGCTCGTCCATCTGGTCAAGGTGCAGGATCCGCATGAGGGTGGCAGTGTCCTCGGCAGGCCATCTTGCGTAGCCCATCCCGTCGCCTGGGTCTTCCTTTTCGACCTGTTCGGCGTTGAGCAGGTAGTACAGGTGGCGGAAGAACTTCTCGGCGATGTCCCGCTGCCGGTTGGCGTATCCACGCAGGGCGGACGCTTTCATGAAGTCGCTGAACTTGTCGGTTGGGCTACGGGGATCGATGTCCGCGTCAGTCACTTGCGCCCTCTTCTCGGCGCGTCGCGGAGCACCGTGTGCGGCTGAACGAGGCTGATTATGTTGCCGAAGATGAGGTCTCCCAGCCAGCCGCCCGTCAAGTGATACTCGAGCGCATACGCCTTCAACCGCTCGCGGGCGAGCCACGTCTCATCGTCGACCGCGCCGCCCAGTTCGTAGATCCTGGCTGCGGTCCACAACCTGTCGAACTCGTCCCCGCCGCGCGGGGGCGCTTCTATGGAGACGCCAGCATCGGCTGCGGCACGCAGCACGCTCGCGGCCACGTCGGGCCTCAGGGTGCCGCTCACGGCCGGTCCTTCCGGTGCGGGCTGTCGAGCCGGACGTGCCCGTCGTCGAGCGGCCACGGCCAAGGGCACGTGCAGCCCTCGGGCGCCCACTGTGCGCGGGCGGTCGGGTGGCCGTCCTGTTCGTCGGCTTCGACGATCCGGGTGACGACGGAGGCGAGGATCGCGTCGGTCACGGGATCATGCGCCGGCGGCTGGGCAGCTTGCCGTGCAGGTACGACGGGCACGTGTGAGGCGACCGGTGGATGAACGTGCCAGACTCGTGCTGGTAGCAGCCGGTCGGCCGTTCCGGCGTCTCGGGCGCGTTGCTCTCGGCGGTCTGCGTGTCGGTGGTTTCGTCGCTCATTGAGACTCCTCGGGTGAACTGGTCATTCGTGCATCCATGGCGGGCAGGAGTGGGGACGCCCATGGATCCAAGATCCATCTACGTGTCGACACCCCGACAGGAACCGCTCGCGTGGCACGGTGGGCATCCGCACCCTTGGCGGCGACGGTTGGCGCGCGCTCAACGGCTTCTCGATCTCGACATCCAACTCTCGGGCGATCGCGATCAGGGTTCGGTCCATCGTGAACGGCACGTCGCAGGCGTAGCAACTATGCATGATGCCGTCGTTGTCGTGCTCGTCAACTACGGCCGTGACCGCCCGGAGCAGCATGCTGACAGTTGGCTCGTTGCCGTATTCCAGGCCGTCTTCCAGTTCGGCGAGGCGCTTGCGGATTACGGCTGGCGGCGTAGGCCCGTCGGCTTGCGCGTCGTCGTCTACGCTGTCCGGCTCGGGCACGGCCGCCATCATGGGGGCTCTCATCCCCGACTTGGCCGGGGCGTCGGCGTTGAAACTCGACTTCACGCCGAGCGCCTCATGCACGAGCGCGGCCATGCTCAGGTCCGGGTCGGACGGGGTGCCGTACATGACGATGTTCGACAGGGTCTTGTTCACCGCGTCGCTGGCAGCCCGCTGGACGAGCCGCGCGGCTCGTTTCGCACTCGGGTTGTCGATCTCGGCTTGGAGTTCCCGGTTGCGTTCGCGGGCGCGGGCGAGTTCCGCGCGCGCCGCCCCGATCTTCGTGGCCATCTCGCCGTAGGTTCGCTGGTGGCCTTTGATGCGCCGTTGCAGGCTGTCGATCTGCTCGAGCACCCAATCTTCGTGGTATCCCCATTGGTTCAACCAGGGCCATGCGCCGACGTCGCGGTCGGTCAGCCGGTCCCCCTGCTTAAGATCGGGACCGTGGGAGGTGTCGGCGCAGTCGGGCGGGCAGCCTGCGTAGACGACGATCCAGGAGAGCGGCGGGAGGGGCTTGAGCGGGTCAGCGACGGCGATGATGTGCCCGCCGTTGGAGCGGCGCACGATCGGCCGGCCGTGCTTGTCCAGGTTCGACGGGTGGAGCGGGGCAGGGCCGAGGAGCCCTTCGAAGGTGAGTGGCGGTTGCTGCTGATTGTCTGGCATGGTCACAGTCCCGTGATGATGTTCGAGATGATGCCGGTCGGCGCGGTCGTGAACGGCGCGGTGAACATGCTGGAGCGGTAGAACTCGGCGAACCGGTCGACCGTAGGCAGCTTGATGATCTCGAGGTCCCGCGTGGTGTCGTCGTCGTAGACGAGCCGTAGATGCCGGGCGGCTATGTCGTTGTCCTCGATGACCGGCACGCCCGTGAATGCCGCGGCGCACAGCGGCCCAGGCTCGGCTTTCGGGAGCGCCGCAGCCAGGTAGGTGACGACGAACCAAGAGCCGCGGAGTTCCCGCAGGACCGGGCCGTGCGCGGCCCGGTGGCGTGCGAGCCGGTCGAGGAGTTCCGCGGTCGACGGCGGCGCGTCGGGGATGACGTACGACTCGGGCTCGCGGTCGAGCATGATCTCGGCGTACCCGCACACGTACTCGGTCGCGGCCTGGTCGATGACGGCCTGCGGGTCGGTCGGTGGCCAGACCCGCCACTCGATCGGTTCGCCGGCTGCGGCGGCCTGCATGGCGCGGACGAATCGCGCCTCGACGTTGAGCCGCCAGATCAGCCGCTCGAACTTGTCGAGCAGCAGCCGGCGGCGCTCGCGGTCCTCAGCGGTCAGCACTTCAGCTCGCTCATCGCCTTGAGGCAATCATGTCGGCCCTCGCCCTTCCGCTCGGGACAGCCACAGCGCTGGCACAGCGGCCACGCATGCTCGATCGGGCCGTCCTCGCCCCAGACGATGACGGTCGGGTAACGGTCGTACTCGTCGGTCTGATAGCTGAGGACGGTGCCGCGCGGCCACGATTCGGCTTGGATCGCATCGAGCACGCCGAGGTTCAGCCGGTTGACCGCGATGTGGAACACGATCGAGTTCGAGGCGCGCGTGCCCGTGTTCTCGACCGGCTCGGGCCGGTACGCCTCGGTGCCGCCGCCGAAGAATCCGATCGGGTACCGCTCGAAGATGTCGGCGAACCTGTCCGCGTGACCGTTGAACGTGGCTGGGATCACGAACACGACGTCAGTGATAGTGCTCACCGATCACCCCCGGGGACGTCGCGACCCGGCAGCTCGCCGAGCAGTCCTTGCATCGTCCGCTCGACCAGCGCCGCGAACTCGGCCGGGTCGGACGTCATGACTTGGGCGTAGACGTCGGCGTCGGCGGTTCGGGACTTGCGGCGCAGCGTGTTACGGAACGGCTCGGACACGAGCACGATGCGCGGAGGCTTCCAGTCGAGCGGCCAGACCTCCCAGCCGCACGTGTCCTCGATCGCCTCGACGAGCATGTTGTAGGCCTCGGCGTCCATCCAGCCTTCGCCGGTTAGTAGCCAGTACACGTGGCCGTCATGGCACGACTCGTAGACTTCGCGGACGTTGGTGGGGTTGTCCGGGTCGATGCCGCACTGCTCGAGGAACCCGCGGCCCCAGCCAGGCTCGGGCGGCCATTGGTCAGGATCGGCATAGGCGGGCTGGGGGATCGCGTCGGTCACCGCGCCACCTGCTTGTTGTCGAGCGCGTCGCGCACCTCGTCGACGTTGAATCGTCGGTGCCCGCCGAGCGTCCAACTGTGCGGGATCCTGCCCTGGCGGGCGTACGAGCCGACTACCGACGCCCCGACGCCGAGAGCCTTAGCAACCTCTGCTGCAGTCGCACGGCGGTCCACGTGCGCGGCCGGGGGCGGCTGTGGAGTCTCGGACAGTAGGGCGCGGAGCCGGATGACTTCCGTGAACCACTCCTCCAGCGCGTGTGTCTCGAGGTGCTCGCGCAGAATGCCCTCGACGCGCATCACTTCGGCGCGGACAGTGGCGTAGACCATGGCCCCCATCGGGTCGCCGTCGTATTCGGCGAGCGGGGTCGCGTCCGGCTCGACGAACGCCGGAGTGGCCCAGTCGTCCAACCCCGACGGCTTGTCAAAATGCCAGCCGCAGGCTTCGATCGGGCATTGGCGGCAGGTCGCGACCCCGGGCGGGTGCACATACGTCTCGTCAAGCACGGGCCCACCCCGCTGCAATAAGGAGCTCGCGGGCGTCGCCACGGCTATCGGTCCACCACGGCTCGCGGCCCAGCAGCTTGTAGCAGTCGCTAAGGACGCCGGGCTCGGCCTTCGGCGGGTCGATCCACATGCCGCGCAGGACGACGACCGGCTCGAGTCTGAACCCGATCCGCCGCCAGTAGACGTGCTCGACGTGCCAAAGCTGGCCCTCACCGTCCTCGTCCGGATCAACCCATAATGGGACGCGGTTGCCCGGCGTCGGCAGGAAGTCCGCTACGAGATCGAGCGTGTAGAGATCGAGGTCTTGGCTCTCGCCGCTGTATACGGCTAGGGATAGCCGCACGATGCCGGACATCAGCTAGCCTCCTGATCCTCGGCGCGCACCGGTTCTCCAGACGCGTACGGTCGGGCGAGGAACGCGGGCACGAAGTCCCCGTAGTGCACGCCGTCCGCGAACCTGGGCGTGAACCACCTGGCCAACTCGACCACGTACGGCCCGGTGCCGCGCACGTTGCCGACGTAGGCGACCTGTGGCACGCCGACCTGCTCGGAGCCGATGAACAGGCGCTGGCCGCGGCGGACGGGCTCGACGAGTTCGATCGTGTCCGTCTCGGCTAGGGCGGCACTGCGCAGGAAGTTCGGGCGGTCAGTCATGGCCTGGCACCTCCTCGGACTGGCCGACGGTGCCGCCCGCGCGCCGGACGCGCTTGCGGAACACGCTGAACGTGACCCCGGCCGGGATGACGACGGGTATCTCCGGTTGGGCGGTCTCGGTCCACAGCCACGGGATCTTCCCGCCGTTGATCATCTCGACGCTGTAGGGCGTGTTGAACGCGATGCTGCGCGGAGTCTCGAACGGGCCGGTGAACTCGACCATGAAGATCTGCCACGGCGGCTCCGGATTCGGCACCCACGCGTAACTGCCGTCCGGCTGCTTCGTGTACCGCCGGGCGTCCCACGTGTACGGGCTGCCGGCGTTGCAGTCGTACGGGGCGTCGTTCCAATCGTCACCCCACTGCTTCTCGAGCTCCTGGGTGGTGAAGTAAGCGAGCCGGTGGCCGCGCGTTGACTCGTAGACGTAGCAGAGGGCCGCGTTGCGTACGGCGCGGCTAAGCATCGGCGGCCTCTGTGCTCTCGGGCGGCGCATGATGCCCCCGCTGGTATTCGCGTCCCTTGGCCGAGACCTCAAGGTTCCCGCGGCACCCACACGAACAGCCCGCGACGAGGCCCTTGTGGACGAGCCGCCGGATTTTCGAGAGCACGACTTTCGACGGCGTGTCGGGCCAGCTGCGCGCCGACTCGGCAGTGCCGACCGCCTCCGGGTGGCCGGCGAGCACGGAGGCCACGTCCCACCGACTGGCTGCGGTGAACGTGTGCCCGGTCAGTTCGGTGCGGCGCCGGTTCGCCTCGTCGATCGCGTCCAGGAACGCGACGTCGGGAATGTCAGCGGCCTTCACGTGCCACCGCCAGCCTGCTCGGTGTTGGCGACTGCTTCGTCCCACCTGAACCCACAGATCATGCACAGGCGCCCGAGCCATTCGTCGGGCCACCACGGTGCTATCCCGGTCGCTGACGGATACGGGCGCCAGTCCGCGCCGCCGCTGAAGTAGCCCGCATACCAAGGGCCGTTCTCGCCGAGCAGCCCGATCTGCCGCTGCGGGTCGGTTAGCGCGCGAAGGTATCGCGTCTGCGCACAGGAGCACCCGCACTTCGGACAGGCCCCGTCCTTGCCGGAGAACGGCGGCAGGCCGGGGCGCGGATCCTCGGGTGCAGGGGCGTCGTCGACTTCGACGCGTACCGGGCTGCCTGCGGCGTGCGCTCGGGCGAGCACTACGCGGTCGCTGTACGGCTGGCCGTAGCCGAGCCGCACCACCGGGATCTCGTCGTCCGAGCACAGGTACACCGGGACGGTCTCAGCGGCGGCCGTGTCCGGTGACAGGGTGATCCGGCACGGGGCTGGCACCGGCTCGTTCAGGTGGACGTATCCGGCGCCGGGGCGCACGCTGTTCGCCAGCGTCGTCGGCCCGCTCACCGGTTCGCCGCCTCTCGGATCACGTCGAGTCGCTCGCGCAGATCGCGGGCTTCGGCCTCTGCCGCGATCGCCCGCTTCAGCGCGTCGAGGTATCTCCGTTCCGTCTCCTCATCCACGCCCTTGCGCCGAGCCTCATGCACCTGCCGCGCCGTATCGGCAGGCAGCCCGCACCTAGGGCACGGCTGGCCGTCGCGGAACGCGGCGAGGATGTCCGAGAGGTAGTTGCCGCAGCCTGGGCACTCGATCCGGCCGTAGTCGCGGGCTTCCTCGAACACGTCAGTCGTTGAAGTGGTACTCACGTTCGCGCCCCTCCCAGTCGAAGGCTCCCAGGTAGCTGCGCAGCCGGGCGAGCTTCCGCTTCAGGTTCGTGGCCTCCGCCTCGGCCTTCCCGGCCCGGACGGCGAGTTCCTCGAACTTCGCGGTCACCTCGGCCGACGCGTGCGTCTCGCGGACCCGGTAGATCTCACGGAGCGTCTCGCCCGCCAGTCCGCACGTCGGGCACGCGTCCGGGTAGGCGTCGCCGTCGTACACCTCAGCGAGCGCGGACAGGTGCGACTGGCAGGACGGGCACGTGAACTTGCGGGTCACGACAGCGCCCCGATCGCCGCGTCGAACAGTTCGTTCGCACGCCGCTTGTCATAATCCTTGACGTAGTAGCCGTCGTCGAAGTACTCCATGTCCAACAGCCCTCCGGCAGCGAACGCGATGAAAAGCCTCGTGTCCCAGTCAGAGCTGCCCCACGGGGATTTGAGGCCCTTGGCGGCCCGAAGCAGAGCGATCAGGTATTCGCGCACCGTGGAGGCGTTGACGTCGTTCGGGCCCATGGGCAGGCCGAGGATCAGTGCGCCGTCCGGTTCCTGCCGCGGGTCGCGCTGCACGACGACTGACGGTTCGTCGATGCGGATGGAGGTGATCGTGTCGCCGGCGCGTAGTTCGAAGCCGGCGTAGTCATTCGGGCTGGGCTCGATGGTCCAGGTGCCGTCGCGCCACACCGGCTCGTATCGGCCGCGCTCGGTGGCGGTGAACGGTTCGGTGAGGGGGATTTCGAAGTCAGCCATCAGCGTCTCCGTGCGTTGGTTCCGTGGCGGGGAGTAGTCCGGCGTCGTCGAGCATCCCGAGCGCCCGCCTGGCCGCCGCGTCCGGGTAGGGCGCGCCGCCGGGCTGATGGTCGACCGCGCGCCGGCCGAGCGAGACGTACGTGGCGACCTGTACGAGCGCGTCGAACGCCTCACGGGGTACGGCGACGTAGCCGCTCTCCCGGCTCACTCCGCGCTCAATTCGAAGTGCAGCCCAAGCTCGGTGATGACGGCGCTCGCCCCCGGCATCAGGCCGTCGAGGACGGTCGGGTTCGCGTTGATGTAGGCAGTGACCGCCTTCGCGTTTCCGAGAACCCGTGCGGCGGCGGCATCGTTCTCGCGCTGGATCTCCTCCATGACGCGGTCGTACGCCTCCCAGTAGGCCTGCTCTTCCGGGGTCATGTCGTCGAGCCCGAACACGGCCTCGATCCGCAGCTTCAGGTGCCCGGCGTACGCGTCGTCAGTCATCGGCCGCCTCGTCCTCGTTCAACTGGTCTTCGTCGAAGGCCGGGATGCCGTGCAGGTTCGCCGTCAGCTTGGCGCTCGGGCCGTACACGTCGTTCCGGTGGCACCGGCACGGGCACACCCCGAGGACGCTGGTCCTGCTCAGCACCGTGCCCCAGCCGATCGGATTTGGCTCCACGGCGCCAGCGGAGCGGATAATGAACCCGGCGGTACAGCGCGGCCACACCTCGTCCTGATGGTCCCTGTCGCTGTCACGGCAGCGCTCCAGGTCGTGCTTGTCGCCCGGCTTGACGATGAACACCTTGCCGCGCAGGTACCGGTACGACTCCTCATCGGCGGTCGCGACCGCGCCGAAGCTGCGCTCGATGAAGTACTTCACGAAGTGCTCGAACCGGTCCGTGTCGGTGCCGCCGAACTGAAGGTCCAGCAGCATCGGGTCGAGATGCGTCTCGCGCGACGTGAACCGGCGTCCGTCAATGCGCACGGACACTTCCATCAGGACGTTCGACTCATGCCACGCCGGGCGCCCGGTATGCGGGTCGTAGACGCCGGGGTAGGGTGCCCGGGACGGACCGGTGGGCCAGCGCACGACCTGCCCGGCGACGGCCCGCATGTGCTCGTCGCCACCGGCTTCGGCGTCCTGGATCAGCCGTAGGACGTCGCGTTCGCTACCGCCGTCCGTGCCGAGGCGACGGGCGCGCTCGGACAACTCCTCGGGAGTGGGGCCGGACTCAGTCATCGTCGTCCCCTTTGCAGAGCAGCGTCCCGGATTCCTGGAAGCCGCAGGTCCTGCACGCCTCCTGGAAGTTGCACTGCCGCCGAGCGCCTTCGTGGTCGTGGAAGTCGTGATGCGCCATCGGTCCGCAGCCTTGCGGACACTCCCGTTCGATCACGGGCCGCAGCGGGGCTGACTCGCAGACCTCGGGCCACCGGTAGTAGTCGTTCGCGTCGTCATCGTCGAGGAACCACGCGAAGCCCCACGCGTCGCTCCGAAACCAGAGCCGGCCGTGTCGGTCCACGACGCGGGTAAGCGGGGGCGGTTCGGCGCAGCCGAGGGGGAGCGGTTCGCCGAGGCTAAGCATCGATCTCCTTCGGTCGCAGGACTTCGCCGTCCACGAACTCGGGCTGAACGGACGCGACCTTGACGTAGCCTTCGCTCTCGCCGTCAGTGGTTACCGACAGGTAGACCGAGAGCCCTGGCGTGTGCCACTCCCAGCAGCGGCTGCCGTCGTCGCCGACGCCTTCGGACGGGGCCGTGGTGACGACGAGATGCCGGGCGCCGTCGCGGGCATGCTCGGGCACGCCCAGGCCGGCGAGGAACGCGGCTGCGAGCGGCGTATTCGCGGCCGTCGAGCATTCGGCCGGCGGCACCGGCGCGACGCTGAGGAGGTCGACTGGGCGGAAGACGTCGCGGGGGTTAGTCATCGCAATCTCCGGGTGCAACCAGTTCGAGCAGCCGCTGCTCCCAGGACGCGTGCAGCGTGTTGACGTTGTCGCCAGCGAGTTGGCCTGCCTCGCCTGCCTGCGCCACGACGCCGCCGAGTTCGTTCAGGCCCGCGCCGTCGGCGGTGCGGATCCGGTACTCCAGTTCGGTGAACGCGTCCGGCCCGGACGGCGGCGCTGGCTCAGCGCCTTTGGGCGCGACCAGCCTGCCGAGCCGCGCCGACCAGGCTTCGCACAACTCGAGGTCTTGGTCGCGGGTGAGACTCTGGCCGAGCCACGCCTCACGGATCTCGATCCACAACGGTCCGAGTGCCGCACCGTCGGCCGCCTTGATCCGGGTGAGCAGCGCGTTGAACAGCGCCGTGTCCGGGCGCCACGTGAAGTCGTGCGTCCATGCCGCCAGGATCTCGCCGAACACCTGGCCGAAGGCTTCGGGGAACGGTATGGGCTCAGTCATCGACCTTCACCACCGTCACGGGCCCGGTTTCGCACACTCGCGTCCACGATTCCGGTTCGAAGTAGTCGACGTCGGTCTTCTCCCAGTTCGCGGCACCGTCATGGTCGCCATCGTCCGTCCGCCGCCACAGCCGACCGCTGGCGTCTCGAACCGTGACCCAGTGCCCGGGCTCGGGGTCGCCCGCGGTGAGTACGTCGCCGACGTTCGGCGGCACCCGGTCCTCCCAAGGAAACGGGGTCGAGTCGTTGACCCGGAACAGCCCGCCGACCATCGCGTGCGGGCGGATGACCGGTCCGAGGCTCTCAGCCATCGGCCACCGCCGTCGATTCGACGATCTCGTACTTGAGCGACTGGACCAGCCGCCCCTTGAACTGACGCACCCGCAGGCCGGTCACGACGCAGCGCGTGAGCTCAGGCGTGCCGGACTCCCAGTCGGTGAAGTCGAACTCGAGCGGCTCATCGAGCAGCGCGTAGTTCGCGGTGAATTCGTGGAGCAGTCCGCGGAGAGTCGGCGGCTTGTCAGTCATCCTCGCGCTCCGCTTCAGCGGCCGCCGCCGGGCATCCGAGCCACGGCCAGTGCACGAGGCTCAGGTTGACGTTCGTCGGCCCGGTCTCGGTGCGTTCGGGATGGAAGTACGCGCCACTGTGCATGTCGGCCTTCTCGAGTCCGTACCAGTGCCCGTTGAGCGTGATGAACGAGCCGCCTGTGAGGCCGTGGAGGTCGATGTCGTGGTGAGCGCCGAGGTGTTCGACGCGGGCGGTGAGGGGTTGACGCTTCGCTGAGTCCGGCACGCGACCAGTGTGCCGTATTACGTCCTACCATCACACGTCTTACGGCTACCATCGGACGCAGTCTCAGAAAGGGGTCACCAGTGGCCAAGCTGTGCCAGATCGTCGCCGTCGAGAAGTCGGTGAAGTCCAAGTCGTTCGCGGACCTCACCGAAGCGCATCACGCGTTGCAGAAGCCCGCGCTGCTCGCCGGGATCTCCCGCACCTACCAGCCCAAGGACGAGGAAGGCGACACGTTCCCGCCCGAGTCCACGAAGGTCCAGGTGCGCGCCGAGGACGTGATCGAACGCACCGCGGCGAACCTCACCCGGCTGTTCGACGTGACCGCAACGAAGGAGTGGGCGAACTGCACGGCCCGGGCGGACGTGAAGCTCCCGGACGGCACGGTGCTCGTGCACCAGGCGCCGGTCACGTACCTGCTGTTCCTGGAGAAGCAACTGGTCGACCTGGCGACGTTCGTGAAGAAGCTGCCGGTGCTCGACGCGGCCGAGTCGTGGGAGCACGACCCTGCGTCCAACGCGTGGCGCACCCCCGCGGTGCAGACGAACCGGTCGAAGAAGGTCTACCGCAACCACATCAAGGCCGAAGCCACCGATAAGCACCCGGCTCAGGTCGAGACGTACACCGAAGACGTGACCGCCGGGCACTGGACGACCACGAAGTTCTCCGGCGCCCTGCCGGCGACGCGGGTTAAGGAGCTCGCCGAGCGGGTGGAGACGCTGCACCACGCCGTGAAGTTCGCGCGCGAGGAGGCCAACGGGGCCGAGGTGACGGATCGTCTGGTCGGCGAGGCCGTGTTCGGTTACCTGTTCGCGTGATGGTCTAGGATCTGCTGCGAGCGCAGGTTGAGGCTAAGGCTGAAACTGACGGATCGCTCGACGAGGTTGCAGGTTCGAGTCCTGCTCTGCGCACTCCGGGCGCAGATGGCCCAATTGGTAGAGGCGCGTCGGGTTCCACCCAGGTTGAGGCTCTCGCTCCAGGCTCGCGTATCGCAGTCGATCGCCCGATCGAATGGATTGCCGCTGAGACCGCCAGGTTGTTGGTTCGATCCCAACGCGAGGCTCTTCGTGCCTCGCTAGCTCAATCGGCAGAGCAGGCGCTTCAAGGTGACGGTGTTCCTTAAACGTCGCGGGTGTGACAAATGGCTGTCAACTGACTCGATATCAGTGATTGGGACCCTCGGGATGGATATGGCCCGGGGGTTCCGCCATGTCCGGGCAACCGTCGCCGGACAGGCTCGGACACCACCGGACAGCGCCCCGTACGCTGTTCGCATGTGCCGTTACGCGATGAGCGACTATCGGACGCACTTCGTGTGCACGTTGTGCCGCCGCTCGTTCAAGCACGAGCCCGGTAGTGAGCAGCGCTGCCCTGGCTGCCGCGGGCCGATGGTGGATGCGGGCCGGGACCTTGAGGTGCCGCGGCGTGGTGACGTGGCCGGGTGGCGTGCGCTGGCCGCAGTGCTCGACGCGGGGCTGACGTTCCATTCGTGCGGCTGCAACGGGCCCGGCTACCGGCCGAGAACGCCGGCCGCAGCCCGGCAGGTGGCATTCGCCAGCCGTAGATAGCGCGACCGCCCCGGTTTCGGCCGGGGCGGTCGCTTCTCTGTAGGCGGGACGTCAGGGCCGTCTCTTGCAGTTCGACGGAACTGGCCGGTCAAGCGCTTAGCGGACCGGACACCCTTCCCTAAGCGGCGTCCCTAATTGGGAGTCCAGCGCGCCGCAGTGCCGTGGTGTCCTGCGACGCTGAGTACAGGATACGCGACGGGTCCGCGCGTGTCCGGGAGGCCTGACTAGTTGTCCGACGCTGGCCCACGGCCGCGTCTACGCCGCTGGCATGTCCCGCAAGGCGTCGCGCACCGCGTCCCAAGGGAATACCACGAGTCGTCCGTCGCTGCCGATGTCGGCGCCGTCGGGCAGTTGGGCGCGGAGTTCCTCGGCCCTGTCTTTGCCGATGTACGCGATGCTGCCGTCGGACAGGATGAACACGTCCGGGCAGTTCATGCCCTGTGAGCTGCCGCGTTCCTGCGGTGTCGATCCGAGTCGGCCCACGATGGTGACTGGCGCGTGCCCGTCGCTGTCGGCAGATCCCATGCCTGCGCTCCCTTCTTCGACGGCGCGCGAAGCGGCGTGGCCAACCGTAGCAGCGCGCCCGAATTGGCGTCTCAGGCCTTGACGATCGCCCCCCAGTGCCCGCGGCTGAGCCGGATCGTGCCGTCGAGCCCGACGGTCGCGTTCGCACCGTACAGCGGCAGGCGCCCTTCGATCAGCCACCTCTTCTTGAGCCCGTCGAGGCTGCGCCACAGGTCGATCGGGCCACTCACGTGGACCGTAGGGAGTTGCCCGATGGAGCCTTCGGCGCGGGCCCATGAACCTTCCCGATCCCAGATCAGGCTGATCGCGTAGGTGCCGCGTCGCACCCACCGCGTTTGGATGCCCTGATGCTGGACGGCGAGGTTGGAGTACAACTCCCACGCGTCGTCGAGGTCGGTCAGCGGGAACACGCCCGCGCGCGCCGACTGGTCGCCGCTGGACTCGAGCATCAGGTCGAGTCGCCGCTTCGAGACTTCCGGCGGATAGGTGTCGGAGTGGCGTGCGGGCATGAACCCGGCCCAGTCGCGTTCGATACGCCCGAGCAGCGTCCCGTCGGGTTGTCGGTTGGCGGTGAGGATCGCCGTCGTGCCGTCGAGCACCGTGACGATCCGGCCGCCGGGCCGTAGGGCTTCGATCCACGCGGGCGGGATCGGGCTGACGGCGACGGTCGCGACGATCCGGTCGTACGTGCCGGGCACGATCCGGGTCGCGTCGCACACCTCGAGGGTGGGCGTCAGGCCGTTTGCCTCGAGGCGTTCACGCGCGGCCTTCACCAGGTACGGGTCTACGTCGACCGAGGTGACATGCCTGTCGCCGAGGCGCGTGCACAGCAGGGCGGTGCCGTATCCGGAGCCGGTGCCGACGTCGAGGACGTCCATGCCGTCGACGAGTTGGCCGTGCCGGTACATCTGGATCAGCAGTCCGGGATGCGTGCTCGACGACGTGGGCCTACCGTCGTCCAGGGTCGTGCCGGGGGCCGCCGCGTCCGCGTGCATCGTGCCGACGCGGGTGACGAGCGAGACGTCCCGGTATGCGGCATCGACCCATCGGTCTGGGTTCTGCTTGCCGCCGTGGTTGACCCATCCGTCGCCGCGACGCGCCCACCAGGAGGGCACGTATTCGTGCCGGGGGACCGATGCTAGGGGTTGGCGCCAGCGGGAGACGCCGGGCGTGACGGCGGCGGCCATGTCGGCGGCGCGCGTTTTCCAGTCGGGCACGGGTCAGTCCTTGGTTCTCTGTGTGAGCCGGATGGTCGGGAACGGCGGCGTGTAGTCGTAGGCCGGGGCGCATGCGGGGGTGCGGGCCGGGTCGCAGTCGTTCGAGTCGTCCGGTGTGCATGGGTCGCTGCTGCGGCGCGGGATGCTGCGCATGTGCCGGTTCCAGGTCGGGCCGGCGAGGATCCCGGCGAGTGTCGCACCGTCGAGGAGGTTGCCTGCACGCAGGCCGCGGCCGAGCACGCACGGGGCGACGGTGCCGTCCGGTAGGATCGCGAGCCGTCCGTCACCGCAGCGCCCGCACAGTTCGGTGACAGGCGCGTCAATGTCCGGGTTCGGGCTGGCCCGGCCGACACCGCGCGCCCGGTCTATCTTCACCAGATCTTCGGGGACGCCGAGCCCGATCAACTCCGCTTTGGCTTCGTCGGCGCGTTGGCCCGGAAGCACTCGGACGATGCCGACCTGCAGCGGGATGCCCAGGTTTAGGGCCGTGACGATGTTCGCGCGCGTCCGGGCGTGGCTGCCGGGCTTCGTCGTGACCGCATCATGCTCGGCCGCGACGTCGGAGTAGTACGACGTGCCGAGGGTCACGCGCGGATTGGAGAACGCGTCCCAATGCTGCGCGGTGACGCTGTAGAGGTTCGAGTAGACCTGCACTTTGAGGCCTTCGAAGCCGAGGACGTAGTCGAGCAGTTCGAGCCAGTGCGGTGACGCGGTCGGCTCGCCGCCGATGAGTTGGATGGTTTCGGCGCCGCAGTCGCGGGCTTGGCGCACTGCAGCCTTCCAGTCTTCGAGGGTCATCGCGCCGTGGTGTGCGCCCGGATGCGAGCGCGTCAGACAGTGGGTGCACTTGAGTTGGCAGGCATGGGTGAGTTCGAGTTCGACGAGGCGCGGGACTGCGTCGGCGCCCATGGCGCTCCTTGTGGTCGGTGGGTGGGGGTTAAGCCGAGACGCGTTGCAGTACTACGGTAGGCGGGTCCTCGGCGTGGGCGCCCGCGCTCATGGTCGCCCCGATCGCGAGTGACGCCCACACCAGCTTGCCGAGCCTGGCGGGTTCCGTGCCCCATTCTGCGGCGAGCGCGTCCACGATCTGCAGGCCGCGCCCGGTTTCTGCGTCGTCGTCGGCGTCGCGTTCCAGCGGCATGGCATCTTTCGCGTCCTGGACTTCGACGAACAGCAGTCCGTCGTCGGCTTCGCGGTCGGTGTAGATGGTGAGGAACGCAGGCTCCGCACCATGCATCACGGCGTTGGTGACGAGCTCGGATGTGATCAGGTCTGCTGCGTCCGCGAGATGCCCGAGACCCCACTTGGCCAGGGCGGCGTCGAGGATGCGGCGGGCCTGGTGCGGCGCAGAGCGGGTGAGGGCGAACTGCGTGGAGACGCGTTCGTGGGTGCGGGGCAGGCGGGTGTTCACCGGGGCGCCCCGGCGCGTGGCTGCGGCCGGCTGGCGGCGGACTGGGGCGCCTTGGGCGCCTCGGTTCGATGGGGCGCCGTCGTCGCTCGCATACCGTGCCGCTCCTCGCTGCCGAAGGAAAAGGTGCGCTGTGCAATGTGCATACGATTGCGCGCCGGTCGCCCGATGGCTAGATGCGCGGACCCGGGTGTAGTGCATCCGGGTCCGGAGCCCGGCGGCCGCTGCGTGTGGACCACGGGCACTCCCCAGATTGATACGGCTGCACTAAGACAGGTGTATCACCGCCGTAGTACGCTGCCAAGACATACCGCACAGGAACCTGAAAGAAGGACGTCAACCCGTGACGCCGAAACAGCGCACCGAACCCACCCACCGACGCGACGAAATCGCCGAAGCACTCCGCGGACGCATCGGCATCGGCGAATTCGCCCCCGGGGCCGAAGTGCCGTCCGGACGGGAACTCGCCGCCCAATACGACTGCGCGCCCATGACCGCCAACGCCGCCCTGCACATACTCGCCGAGGACGGCGTCATCACCATCCGGCCCGGCCGAGGGTCGATCGTCGCCCGGGCCGTCCCGTCGATCGCCGGGCCCGCCGAGAGGATGAACCGCTCGCGTTCCGGCACCCTGTTCCGCGAGGGCGACGTCCAGGAGATCCTGCGCTGCCACCTGACGCGGGGACATCCGGACGCGCGGGCCGCGTTGCGCGTGTTCGACGACGAGGAACTGGGCGCCCGCGACTACCTGGTGCGCAACGCGGCCGGCGCGGTCGTGACGCGTGCGACGTCGTATGTGCATCCGGACGTGTGGACGGCGGTCGCCGAGATCCGGGGGCCGGCGCCGATCCGGGACGGCATCATCGGCGCGATCCGGCGTGTCCTGGGGCGCGAGGCGGTCGACACCCCGACGCGGCGCAAGGCCGCCCATGCGACGGATGAGGAGGCCGCCGTGTTCGGCGTGCCGGAGGGCTCCCCGGTGCTCGTCGAGGTCACCGAATGCCAGCTGCGGGACGGCACGGTCGTGGAGTGGAACGTGTCGGTGCACCCGGAAGGGTACTGGGTCGGGCGGTAAGTGTCTTCAGTCGCCGCCGTCTCCAGCCTCGAGCGTGAGCCGAACTCCAGTGCCGCCGGGATCGACTACGGCGGCGCGCAGGATCCGGGTGACCGTGGTGGGCGGCGGTCCCTTGAGCGTGATGAGGATCGACTCGCCGATCTGGTCCGCGAAGGCGTCAGGTGCGAACCGGGAGTCGAGCGGGGACGGCTGCCAGAGTTCGATCATTTCGGGGACGTGCCCCATCGTGCCCGTGTTACTTCCGCAGCCGCGTGGCGCCCCGGCCGGGCTCGGGTACAGGTCGACGTCCTCGCCGAACACGAGCGTCGTCTCGCCGGGAGTCGGGCAGCCCGGTTCGCAGAAATGCCGCCCGACGTGCCCGCGCTGCTTGCGGCAGCCGTGCGTGCCCCAGTACACGCGGCACGGGCCTTTCGCCGCGAGCTTCCGGGCCTTACCGCGCATCAGCCGACCTCGGTCCCGGTCGCGTCATCAAGCATCCGGCCGACGTAGTCGAGGTCGAGCCAGCACACCCAACCGCCTTCGTCCTGTCGAGTCGAGTCGGGGGCCCGGCACAGTCGGCCCACGTGCGCCCGGATTTCCGCGTCCAGGTCAGCCATCGGCGCCCGCCGTCTCCGTCTCGATCGCGGGCTTCTCGCCGACGTAGTCCTCGCGACAGCCCTCGCAGTACCGAATATGCACCGTGTCCCAGGCGGAGACGGGTTCGCCGGCCTCCTGGTGCTCACGGGCGCCGCACTCCGAGCACACGTCGAACCCGCCGCAGCAGCATCCGGGGCACGACCCGGACGTCGTGTGCCAGCCGGACCAGGGCTCGCCGGAACCGTCGTCGAACCGGGCCCAGCGGAAGCGGGCGTCAGCCATCGCTCAGCACCTCCCAGCCGACTTGCCGCAGGAGTCTCGCCGCGTCGCCTTCACTGGGCCCCCACCGCACCCAGTTCGGGCGTGCAGAAGCCGCGATGGGCGCGTTTCCGGGGGTATCGATGACGAGTTCGGCTACCTCGATGAGGACTCGCCCGTCCGGGGTCCACCAACGTCGGACTATCGGCGCGAGAGGGCTTGGGTTGGTGTCGGAGTCCCAGAGTTGCATGTCGTCGCTGGTGCCTGGCAAGAACTCTGTGGCCATGTACTTCTGCCAGGTGACGTCACTCCTGTCCGGGCCGGAGCGGTCGAGGACGCGCAGCCGCAGAATGATCTCAGGCATCGCGGCCTCCGACGTAGGCGCAGGCCTGGATCTCTTCGAGACGCATATCGGGCATCGGGTCAGCCACGGTCGGCCGCCCTCGGGTGGTCCGGGTGCAGCCGGGGCCAGTACTGCGACACGGGGATGCCGTGCCCGCGCAGGTGCGCCTGGACCAGCGTCATCATCTCGGCGACCGTGCCGTCCATGTGCAGGCCGCCGCACGAGCAGTCGACAAGGAACAGGACCGGTTCGCTCGATGTCAGGCCTCGGAAGTCGAGGTGCGGGGTGGCGGTCAGCGTGTGGTTGCGGCACTCGACGCGGACCGCGTCGTCGTCAGCGAGAAGGTCAGTCATCGTCACCCTCCATCGGCTCGTCCGCCTCCATCAGCAACGTCCACAACCAATCCACGCGCAGCGGCAACTCCTGCGCTCCGCGGTGCGTCACGCCAATGACCGGCGAGCCGTAGCCTTGCGCGTGGTCGTCGATCCACTCCAGGATGCGCTTCGCCGCTTCGAGTCGCTTCCCGCTCACGGCGGGCCGGGCCAGCCGTAGCGCGCACAATTCGTCGTTGGACTCCCGGAAGCGGGCGCGGATCTCCCGTTCGGCCGCCGTGGCGCGCTCCAGCCTCTTCAGGAGCGTCGCCGTGTCGTCGTCAGCCTCCGGGCTGCCCGCGGCGCCCCTGTCGTAGCTGTCGCCCTCGGCCGCGAACGCCTCCTCGGCGAGCGCGCAAGCTGCGCCGTCGCGGTACTGGTCGTAGGCGTTCAGGATGTCAGCGAGGCACGATCGGACGGCCCCGGTCGGCGAGTGCATCTTGCTGGCCTGCTCGTCGAGGATCGCGGTTAGCTCGGGCGGGATGGTTTCGGCGGTCCAGCGCGCCATCATCTCAGGCATTCCCGTCTCCCATTCCGGGTCGTGCAACATGGATTCGGATCGTGCCCTTCGCCACCGACGGGTCAGATGTCACCGGGATCCCTGCCAAGTCGGCGAGCGGCACGCGCGGCCCGGTCGGCTGGTTCGGCGAATCGGCGTACTCCAATCGCATCCACGTGCCCGCCTCAGTAATTGCCCTATAGCCAGCGAAGTCGCCGAGTTGGACGGTGCACCGCTCGCCGCAGCCACGCTGCCGATGTGGGACGCCTACGCCGAAGTGCCACAGGCCCGGCATGGGCTCGGCGAACGCCTGAACCCAGGCGGACAGCGCGTCCTCGAGGGCGTTGCCGCGTTCCCGTTCCGCCGCGGCCTGACCCTTCCACGCCTCGGCATCATCGGACCACTCGTCGTCATGCATCTCGGGCCGCCTCCCGTTCGCGCCGGATGGCGGAGAGCGCGGCCTCTTCCTCGACGGTGGGCGCCGGGAGCCCCCAAGCGCCGAGCAACTGGTTGCGGACTTTCCGCACACCGTCAGGGCCGGTGTGCGGCTGGCACAGGCCCCAGAGCGGGCCGCGCCGAAAGTCTTCAACGGCCTCGGTTTCGAACCCGCATTCACGGCAGGCGCCGTAGATCTTGCCGCCGTGCTTGTCGGTGCGGATCCCGGCGTAGCAGGTCGGCGTCGCGCCCGTGCCCTTGCGTAGGACGAGGATCGGCCTGTTGTACAACTCGCGCCGCCGGTCTTGCCCGGCCGCATGCTTGTGGGCGAAGCGCACAAGTTGGGCGCGCCGAGCCATCGGGGTGTCGTACTCGGTCGCCCATCCGCAGGCGCAGGTGGCTTGCAGCATGTCGGCCGGTAGGTAGAACAGGTCGGTGACCTTGATGCTGCAGTCCTTGAGCGGGTCTCCGATCGTCATGACCGTGATCGGGGTCGCCCGGTCGGCGTCGGTATCCGGGACGGCGTCCCACGGGATGAGGCCCTGCTCGGCGAGCGCGGTCGGCACGTGCTCGGCCAGCGCTTCCTGCTCCGGCTGGAATCCGGCGCTCACCCCGACGCGGATCCAGATACGGGTGCCGCGATAGTCGCAGTACACGGTGGTCAGCGAGTAGTAGGCGGTCTCGCGGGGTATCGGGCGCGCCAGGTCCGCCGCCTCAAAGGTGAGGCACAGTGGACGCGGGACGTCGACCATGTAGCTGATGAAGTCGCTCGGGATCGGGCGCAGCAGGCCGGCGACCGGGCCGTCGATGAACACGGCCTTCTCGGCGGTGATCTCCCTAGGCTTGGCGACCTTGTACCGCGGGTAGTCGCCGCTTGCTATCTGAGCGCCGATCGCGCGGGCGGTCGTGCACTGTAGCGGTGCGTTGATCTGCGCTGCGTAGCTTCGCGGTTCGGCTGGGCCATGGCAGCGGCACTGGCATCTGCCGAGCCATTCGCAGATTCCGTAACAGTTCTCGTGCCCGCAGGGTCCGTACACTTCTCCGTCGAGGCAGCGCTCCATTTCGGGCCGGTCGGCCGAGTCTTCGGCGTTGCCCGCGGCGCACAGGGCGTCGTCGTGCACGGGATCAACCACGGTCGCCCTCGCAGTTCTCGACGACGGGGAGGCCGCCGCCGTCGCACATGAGCGCGTCCCACGCGCCGAGCCGCGCGCCAATCACCACGTCCTCGTAGCTGGCGGTCTTGGAGTGCCCGATGAGCGCGCCGTCGAGCACGAGCACGTTGGTCATGCCGCACCAGGGGCAGCTCGCCCACGCGAGTACCGGCTCAGTCACCATCGGTCGCCTCGCAGCCAAGCACGTCCGCGACGTGCCGTCGTAGCGCGGCCCGGTCAGCGTGCCGCAGCGCCCTGGTCGCGCGAGCGGTGTCTGCGCAGACCGGACCCGGTCGAGCGCGGCAGTACGGGCATCGCGGGCCGCAGTAAGCGCCAGCCATGCGGTCACGTGGCGAGGGAGGGGGGACGGTGCGCATGCGACCAGTATGCAGCGGTCGGGCATCCGATGATCTGACCTTTGTGTCGATCGCTCAGCTGCCGCAATCCGGCTCGTCCTCGGCAAGTTCAGCAGGGGCCTCGTCGCGCGACTGAGGATGGTGGAACAGCCGTTCGCCAGCCGCCGCGAGCGCGTTCGAGATGTCCAGCGCGCTGGCCTTCGGATTGGCCACGAACGCATTCTTCGCGAACACCGCCGCACGCAGCAGGACGGCACCGGCATGCTCGTCGGGGACGCCGTCGAGGTCCCGGTGGAAGTCGCCGGCGATCTGCTTGGCCAACCGGCGGCCTTCGGGGAGTTGCGCACCGGCACGCTTGCGGACCTCGGCAGCGAGTTGATCGATCTCGGGATTCATCGTCACCTCGCCATCATCCCGCAAGGACTGGATCCCAGCCGGGTACGACGGTCAGCGGGATGCCTTCGCGCACCCACAGGGCGCAGGGCTCGGGCCGGTCGTCGTACGCGTGCACGGGCCTGTATCGGAGCCGGATCTTCGCAAGGATCTCAGCCTTGATGACCTCGTCGGGCCGGCAGTCGTTATTCGGCCGCATGTACATGGCGTCGCTCGGAACCGAGTGCAATGCCAAGGTCCACGCGCTCACGTGCCGGTAGCGGATCTGCCGGGCGGTCGTGATCAGGATGGCGCGGCCGAGCTTGGCGTGCTCGCGCAACTCGTCCACGACCCACTGGTTGACGGGGCAGTTGACGCTGGCCATGTGGAAGGCGTGGAAACGGCCGGGACCGTTGATCAGATGCCGGATGCCGCGAACGTCGACGATCGTGCCATCAAGATCCGCGATGACGGCCTCGGGCAGGATCACGGCACCTCCTTCGGCGTGACGCGGTAGTACTCGGCGCGCACCCGGTTGAGCCAGGACTGCACGATCGCGGTGCGCGGCTCGTCAGGGAGCACGGTCTTGGCGGCGTTGAACCGATCTTCGGCGGCGGCCATGAACGGCACGGCGGCCTGCGGGTTGGCGGCGACAGCCTCGCCGAAGTCGAGGTACTTCTGCGGGTTCTCGAGCCGGATGCGCAGGTTGCCGGTGGTGTACAGCTCGAATCCTTGATCAACCAGGCGCATCAAGTGCCTGGCGTGCTTGGAGGCTCGCCGTGCCGGGATGTCTGAGTCGAACGACCCGTCACCGCGCGTCAGCAGCTTCTTGAACTGCTGCGTCGCATAGCCGAGGTACGCGTCCCTCGTCCGCTTGGCGCAGTGGAACGCACTCCGGAGCCCGATCAGTTCCGCACCGAGCGGCGCCCTGACCTCATACTCAGTCAACCAGAGCACCTCTGTCGACGTTGGATTACCGGCCAGTAGTAGCCGTACGGCTTTCGAGGCCTCGTGCAGCGTCGAGTCGGGTTTCGTCGTCACGATCGAGTCGCGCGGCGGGTCGAGCCTGAACAGCCGCACCGTGTCGTACGCGAAGATCCCGAGACGGTCCACGTCCGAGTCCGGGCCGGCAAGCCCGTAAGCCGTCGATCCGACCACGCCCTCAAGGAGAATGTGCATGCCGCCAGTCTCTGATGTCGGCGCGGCCGGGGCGACCTGATTCGCAACGGCCGTCACGGCGCTTCCTCGTCCGGTACTGGGACCGCCTTGTACGTGTCCACGAGTTCGCGGCCGTGCCGGTTGCACACCAGAGTTTCGGCGCCGACGCCCCCGAACGTGCCGTCGGGCGTCACGGCTGCGACGATGACGGTCGTCTCGGCGGGGTCTACGCACTGGGCGAGCTTGCCGCTGGCCGGGTTCTGGGCGTGGAAGCCGCACTGCGGCGCAGCCTCATCGGTCTCGGGCGTCCGCGTTTCTTCGTCGACCACTTCGTCTCCTTCGACGGGTAGGCGCCGCGAGGACTCGGCGAGCGCCTTGAAGAAGACGGCCACGGCTGCGGGTGCGTCGCTCATGCTGATCCCGCTGTCGGCCCAGAGTTTGAGGCCGTCGGTCGTAATGTCGCTGGCCCGGATGCCGCCGAGGTTGATGCCATCCACGGTCAGTCTCCTTCGGTTGCGAGGACGAGCTTGACGATCAGTGTGAGGTCGTCTTTCTCGACGTAGAGGAGTCGCCCGGCGCATGGGCCGTACGACGCGGGAAAGTCGAGTTGGACGTAGTGACGGAGGTAGCCGGCCATCTGGTTCGTGGTGTCCCAGTCGACGTTGTGGGCCGGGAGTTCGACGTGGCGGAAGGGTGGCCGGTCGGGGGCTTCGTCGGGGCCTATGGGCACCCCGGTGGCTTCGATGCGCAGGGTGCCGTCGGGCTCGAGGTGGAAGACGGCGGACACGTCGACCATCAGCCGTCCGCTTCGGTTGCGAGCGCAAGGATCCCGGCGCCCAACTGCTGGGCCTCGTCGGCCGTCATGCCGGGCGACGTGGTGAGCCGGTCGACGGCGAGCCGGTGGACGGTCTCGGGGTCGTATTCGCGGAGGCGGTACTCGCCATCGCGGCGACGCTGCATGGTCAGGCCTCCTTTACGACATGTCCGCGGGCGTGGATTTTGGCGTGGTTGCGCATCGTCCGCTCGTTGCCGGGATGTCCACAGGTGGGGCAGCGCGTCCATGCGCCGCTCTGGACGGCCGCGTTGACGACCGAGGCGTTGGGGCCGTATCCGTTCTCGGCGAGTAGGCGTGCGACGGTGCCTTCGTATTTGAGGGCGAGGAGCGCGCCCTCGGCGATCTTGTCGTGTCCGGAGGCGAAGAAGTTGCCGGGGGTGACGGCTGTTCCGCAGCCGCACCAGCAGTATTCGATGTCGCGGAGGGAGTTCGGGCTCATGGCCATCAAGGTATCAGACCCTGGGTTGCACGCAAGGTGCCTTTCCAAGGTCTCTCGAAGTTCGCGGGTCGGCACCAACCGGCGCGGCAACCTGGTCACTCGCCATTTTTGCCCACGAGCCCGAGCCGTATCGCGACCGGGTCCTGATCGAGCGGCGGCAGTTCGGGCCCACGGTCGGCCAGCGCGCGGAGAGTGCGGATGGTCGCGAACTGGCCTTCGACCTTCGCGCGGCAGCCGTCGGGCAGCGACGACAGGTCCGGTTCGGCACCTTGCCCGCGCAGGTGCCGCAGGTACTGCTCGGTGAGGTCGTCGAGTTCTTCCGCCCGCAGCTCGCCGGTCGAGTCCTCACCGTGCCCGGCCGCGTCGAGCAGCATCGTGCCGAGGATCTCGGCATCGTCCCGGTCGAGCTCGAGATCCGCCGCGTCGATGCCGAGCAGGTTCAGGTGGACGAGGATCCCGCCCCCGGTCCAGGTTACCGATTCGCCCCACTGGAATGTCCGCGCACCGCCGGCTTCGGGCTCGTCCTGGACGGCCTGGGCAACCGTCTCGTCGGCAGCCTGCCAGGCGGCGGCCCATCCGGCCGCGGGGGCGCTTTCGTCAAGCAGTGACCGCCGCAGACGCCCGTTGGTGGCCAGAACGGCCCGCAGCGTGGCGAGGAACGCCCAGGCGTCGGCCACCCCCCAGGCGGCGTCCTGGGCGGCCTCGGCCTGCCTGGACGCGGCCCGGGCGGCGTCCCCGTGGGCCTCATGCCAAATCTCCACGTCGGCGGTGGCCGCGTCGAGCATCCGGAGCAGTGTGCGCCGGTCCGCCTCGGACTGCGTCATCGTCACGCCCGCATGCCCGTAGCCGCGGGCCTTATCCCGGGCGCGGATCTCCTCGAGGCGGCTCGCGTCTTCCGCGGTCACTCGGCGCCGTCTTCCGTATCCTCACGCCGCGTGACGGTCTCGTCGAGACGCCGGAACGCCTCGCGGGCGGGCTCGTTCGGGACGGGCGGCTCGTCGAGGCTCGAGATCAGCCCGTCGAACGCCGGGTTCGGCAGGGTGGTCACAGTGTCGGCCACGTCGATGTGCGCGTCGAACATGTGCCGTTGGATCGTGTTCCACACCTCGAGCATGTCGGAGCCGCCGGCCATCACGTCGGTCGACCAGTCGCATCCGTCGGCTTCGTGTTCGATGCGCGCCGGGCCGTCGGTGTAGATCTCGAACTGGCCGAGCCACGCGCCTGCGTCGATTTTTGCGCCCGCGATCATGTGGGTCCTTACCTGGCAGTGACCGGTCGAGCCCAAAGCGTGCAATGGCTGACGGGCTGATTTTACGGCCGCTGTGGGCGCTGGCGGATACGCTTCGCGGGAGAGTCACTACATCCGGAGGAGAATCATGAGCGACACCCTCCCCAGCGAGATTGACTCGGCCACGTCGATCCCGGATATCCGCGAGCAGACGCTCGGGGATGTCGCCCCGGCCGCTCTCTCGATCCTGCGGCGGGTGTTGAAGAAGACTGGTGCCACGGTCCCGGTCGCGGCGTTCCAGTCCAGCATCTAGGCGGCACTCGCCGCAGGCCGACCGGCCCGGAGTTGGGCCCGAGCGGCCTCGGTGAGCGCCCGGTCCGCGTCGGCACGGGATGGCTGCGTGCGCCACCAGGCGTGGGCCTGGATGAGTCGGCCGACGCCGATGCACTCCTGGTATGCGTCGTACGCCCGCTGCGCCTGTTCGTCGGCGGCCGGGCTGAGCCCGTCTTTCAGGAGCGCGGCGATCTGCTGGCCGGTCGGGAAGACGCGGCGGATCTCGCGGTACTGCGCGTCCGCCTCGAGGTAGCGGGCCTTGAGGCGGATTAGGTCGTCGGGGGGCGTGGTGGTGGGCACGCGAACTCCAGGGAAGTGGGTGGGGGCTTGAGGGTGCTCCCATCCTGCCGCAGACCACTGACAGATCCCTTAGTCGATCTCGCGCCAGGCCTCGACTCCGCGCGCGAGCAGCACTTTCACGTATCCGGCGACTTCGAACGGTTCGCCGACCGCCTGACGGGCTGTCGTCTCGCCGACGATCGGTCCCTTGCGGCCTGGTGTGCCATCCGGTTGACGCACTCCCCAAGTCCACTCGGTTTTGGCGTCGCCCCACTCGCTGGGTTCGGGCGGCACTTGGTTGAACATCCCGATCACGAGCCATGCGACCTGATCGGCGAGGTAGTCGCGCACCGCGGGTCCGACCTTCGGTTTGCGCTGACCACGCGGGATCTGCTGCTCGTCGCGCAGGAACCCGAGCGAACGGTCGATCTCGGTGAGGATCGCCGCGTGCAGAACGCCGTGCAGCGGCGGCCAGGCAGGCTCGGTCTCGGTCAAGGCGTCGGCCGACCCCTCTTCGGGCGCGGTGGCAGGGCGACCGGGACCGGCAGCATCGTGACGTCGTCCGGTCCGACGCAGTCCGCATGCACGACTACGAGCGACTGCCAGTCGGTGTCGCGCCCGCAGGAGTATGAGTGGGTAATGCCGTCGGCCACGAACTCGATCGGGTCACCGGCGCGCAGGGGAACGTCGCAGGCGCGGCACGGGTGGCCGTCGAACCGGTGGGCCGCCAGGATCGCGGGCTCGTAGCCGTCGGGCACTGCGGCGATCCGGTCGTGACAGTCCGGCTTCGGGGGACGCGGCATGCCGATCAGTCTTTCACGACGCTGTCGGCGTCTACGGGCGTGAAGGTGACGTGCCGCCAGTCGGGGGACTCGTCGCCGAGCACGACGGTGAACTTGTTTCTCATCGCGATCAGGTCGATTTGCGGCAGGATCTCGACCTTGACGTACCGGGCGCGCGGCGTGGCTCCGAGTTCGTGGCAGGTGCGCAGTTCCGCGTCGAGCGCGCCGCAGTCCCAGCCGCACGCGAACGACAGGTCGTCGAGTTCGCCGCCGGCGCTTTTGACGATGACGAACGGCATGACGAGGCCCCAGTTGGCGTCTTCGGTGCTGTCGTCGGTCACCGCTTGGGCTCCTTGGCTGCTGCGCGCTGCTTGAGGACGTCGGCGCGGGGCTGCCCGGCCGGGACGAGCGTCACCTCGAGTTCGAACCCGGCGGCGTGCAGCCAGTCGCCGAGTTCGTCGATCCGGATGTCCGCGCGTTCGGTGGAGACCCGGCGCAGGCGACGCTTGGACAGGCCGGTACGCCGCCGGAACTCGTCCTCGCCGCCGCAGGCCTCCACGGCTCCCCAGAGCGCTTCGAGGAGCTTGGTTCGCAGCCGGGCCTTCGCAAGCCCCCGTGCGCCCTCTGGCGTGGCGGCGAGCCGTTCGTACAGCATCATGCGTCGCTCCGCTCTTCGTCGGGCCAGAGCTTGCGCGCGGCGCGGCCGCCGAGCAGCCCGAGGCCGACCATGAGGGCTCCGGCCGTGATGCTCATCATCCAGTCGGGGCTGAGCCCGGGGACGCGGATCCATTTTGCTGCGATCGCACCGGCGATCGTGGCCGCGAAGCTGGCGAGGGTCGCGTACAGGAGCGCGAGCGGCCCCCGGTGGGCTCTGCCGATGGTCATGGCGCGGCGTCCTCAGGGATGGTGGACGGTCGACCGACGAGCTTCGGGACCGGCTGGTCGAGGTAGATCGCCTGTCCGCCGGTATGCCACACTCCGAAGCGGCAGTCGCCTTCATGCCCGCGGGCGAGTTTGCAGCGCGCGGGCAACTGGGGCGAGTACCGGATCTTGCAACGCTTCCGGCCCGGGATCCGGGCGGGACCGGGATGGGCATAAGCGGTCACGGCGCCCCCCAGGCGGACTCACGCTCCGGGCCTGCCGCGCAGAACAGTGCGTGCACGGTGTTGTTCATGCCTTCCTTCTCGCGCATGTCCTTGACCCACCGGTTCATCGGCCGCATGCCGCGTTTGCGTGCGCAGAACAGGATGCCGAGCCACATCTCCTCGTACTGCCCGGCAGCGCGCAGGTCGGAGAGGCATTCGCGCAGCAGCGGGAGATCGCGGGGTTCGATGGTCTCGGCGTCGGCGCATCCCCAGGCGAACGTATCGCTGCACGCCATGGAGAACGTGACGCGGCCGTCAGCGACGTGCCACAGGAACGGGCACTCCTGGTAGATGAGATCGGCGTCGCGGGTGATCGCGAGCAGGTCGAGGATGAACTGCAGGTGCTCTGCGTCTGTGACGGCGAGCGCGTCGGTCACCATTCCTCCTTCTAGTGCTCGATGGCGCGCGGCCGGAGGAACTCGACTTCGTCTTCGACAGCGTCGAGCCGGTCCAGGGCCGCGATCAGGTCGGTGATGGTGAGGGTCGCTCCGGCGCGCAGGTGGCAGATGACCCGGTCGCCAACGTGCCACGCGTTTGTGAAGGCGCGGACGCGTGCGACTGCGGCGTTGGCGTCGGCTTCACGGGCGGCGTGCGCGGCGAGGATCTCCGCATGGGTCTTGCGCGGCGTCTCACTGTCCATCGTCGCCCTCCGGTTCCCAGTCGATGCGGGCGTCGTACTCCCAGCCCATGTCGGTCCAGGTCTTCGACGGCCAGTAGTACCCGAGATAGGCGCCGGGCTCTTTCGGCCGGTCGTCCACGCCGCCGGTGCCCTCATAGTCGTCGAACGGGCAGTGTTGGCCGTACTTCAACTGGTCGCAGGCCTCGGTGTGCTCGAGCTGGAACCAGGGGATACCGCTGGCCGTGAGGCCCACGGTCAGCCGGTGCGGCGCCTGCTCGGCGCCTGCGTCGGCGGCCGCAGCGAACCGACCGACGGCCTTAACTCCGGTCGCGAGCGTCCCTTGGACGCGGCCGTCGGGTCCGATCGCCAGTTCATGGCGGACGCCGCTATCGACCTCAGTGAACACGAGGTGGCCTTGGGTGCTGCGGATGCCGCAGAGATCGTCGACAAACGCCTGGTGCTCGCCGGCGGGGACCGGCTCGGCAGCGAGTTCGGTAAGGGTCTCGTCCTCAGCCACGCCCGCCCGCTCCCGCCTTCGTCACGATCAGCTTGCTGCGCCCCGGGTCGCCGTCCGCAGTCTCCCGCACCACGGTCTCCACGTGGTAGCCGAGGTTCGTCAGCGTCCGCCCGTAGTCCGCGAGATGCCGAGCCTCGGCGTCCAGTTGCGCCCGGCTGTACAGGCCCTCGCAGGACACGACCACGTCGTCCCCAGCCTGTCCAGCGCGATATCCGACCGTCCAGCCGTCGTGGTTGTCATGGTTCCATGCGGCGCGCTGGTGCCCGGCGTCGGCGAGTTGTCTCGAGACCTGCGGGGCCCAGGTCTTGGCGCGCATCAGACTTCGCCCCGTGCGACTTTCGTCGTTCCTCGCCGCATGGCTTCCTTGTCCTCGCTGGGCTTGCCGGGCTTGAGCCCGAGCTTGCGCATCTCGATGTCCGCGCCCCATGCAATGGCCTCCGGGTCGGCGACGTCCACGTTGAGTTGCACCGGATTGTCGCAGCGGCCGTGCCCGTCGCAGCGCCCGGTCCAGATCCGGCCGCCGCCGCTGTGCCAGGTGCCGGTTTCCGTGCCGTCCGCGGCGGTGACGTTGACGACGCCAACGTCGTCGTGGTCGTCCACGTGCCAGCCTTCATCCTCGAGGTAGCGGGCGATGACGGCGGTGAAGCCGTCTGGGAGTTCATCCCACTCGGCCGGGTCGCCGTGGTCGCTACTGGCGGGTTCGGTTATGGTCACAGGTGCCCTCCTCGGGGCCGATTGGTTGCGTGATGCCACTCGCCGTCCGCGCGGCCCGGCTGATTCGCCAGCCGGGCCGCGCGCATCTCCGCCATCATGCCGTCGGGGTCGGACACTTCAGCGGTCGGCCGCCTCGGCGGCAGCCTGTTCGCAGCTGGCGAGCGCACGGAGCAGCGCGCCGTAGGCGTATTCGACGTGGACGCCACTGGCCTGTGCGATCTTCTGCGCGGCCTTGAAGAGCACGTCCGACGCCTCGTCGGTGAGGGTAACGCTCGGCGCCGCAGTGTACGTGATCTCGACGTGCCTGGACGGCGGGTGAAGCCAGTTCGCGCCGGGCGGGGCGGGATTGGCCGCGCACCAGGCGTCGATCGCGTCACTGGCCGCGCGGGCAGCGTTGTCCTGACTCGTCACGCGCCATCACCGCTCGCGCCGGGCGCCTGGTCGAGGGCCACGATGTCGGGATGGGTCGCCATCTCATCCCAGGTGGCGTAGAGGCCGAACGCACGGGGTGCGTCCTTCGGTCAGCTCGGCGTGCACGTACCGGCCTTCGTCGCGCCCGGTCTGGAGCAGCCCGCGCTTCATGAGCGAGATTACGGTGGTCGAGCAGCCGCGCAAACGCCCGCCACCACCTTGCTGCGGCCCGTACCAGTCGTTGCTCGCGAACGTCCGCCAGACTTCGCCTTTGGCAGCGGCGCGCAGGATCGTCCACTGGGCGCCGGTCATGGCCCGGCGCCGGACGGCTTGGTCAATGTCGGTCAAAGCTGGCCCTCCAGTCCGCGCGCGACCGCTTCCATCATCTCGTCAACCATCTCCCATGGCAGTACGTCTTCGCGTTCGCCGTCGTCGGACTTGGCCCAGGCGTACAACCGCATCGCCCCGGTCGGGGTGATCTCCAGTGTGGCGTCGCGGTCGATCCGGTCCCATTCGAGCTGCACGCCGCCGCCCGGTGTCGGGTATGCGGCCGGGTCGGGTCCGGGGATCTGTCGGTGAGTCAGGGCAGTGAGCACACGTCGGGCGTGGTTGACGACCTGCTCGGCCACGCGACTGCCATCCCCGTCGAGCCAGCCGTCCTCGAGTTGAGCGATCTCGTCGAGGCGCTGCTGCCACGGGGAGAGTTGGACGAGCACGCGCAGGCATTCCGGGCACGAGACGGGCTTCGCGGCGCGGTGCGGGTAGCCGTCGCGGCGGATCGCGTCGTCGCCGACCCAGCGTCCGCACGCTGTCGCCCGGCTGACCTGCCAGCCGAGGGAGCGTGCCGCGTGCACGATCCGTCGGTCGCCGGGCCAGCAGCACGACAGGCGCAGTCCGTAGTCTCTGGCGCGGTCGGCTAGCGGGGGAGGCTCGGTCGTTCTCATGCGTCGCCCGCCCTCCATACGGTGCAAACCTTGGTCGTGAGCGTGCCGCTGCCGTCGGGATTGGCAAGGTGCCCGTTGGGCAGTCGGACGCCGATCTGGACCAGTTTCCCGCCGCAGTCGACGCACTTCCAGATGTCCTTGTTGCCGGTAGATCTGGTGCAGACGATCTCGCGGTGCGTGTCGAACGGCTCCAGGTCGACGAGTGTGTCCGCCGTGGCTGCGCCCGTAGGAACCTGGTCGCCGGCCGTTGCCGGATCGCCGGTGCACCAAGGGCCGACCGCGCGCCAGACCGCGTCGATCTCGGAGCCGTCGTCGACCATGACCCCGGCGAGCATCATGCCGCGATTGCTGGCGGTGTCTTCTTCGGCCTTGGCTTCGGCCGATTCGCGACTCGAGTGCGTCCACCGTGAAAGCACGGTGCCGTCTTCGCCGCCGCGGACGCGGGTCGTCCACTCGATGTGGCTCTCGTCGGCGCCGAGCCAAGCGCCTTCTTCGATCTCGGGCATCAGAACTTCCACCAGCCTTCATGCGAGTCGGGGCAAGCCGGATAGTTTTCCACCATGGGCCGCAGCAGCTCGAGGTGCTGCGTGATCTCGTCGGGATCCTGCGATCCCCAGTATCGTGCGCCGTCCCACCGTCCCTCGCAGTTGCCGCCGTACCGCCCATCATCGTGTTGGGCGAGGAACTTGGCAGCGGTCGTGGGTTCGGCGTCCTGGTAGTCCCACAGGTGCCCGATACACGCGACCGTGACGAGCGGGCCGCAGCTGGCACTGCGGCGTCGCCGGAACCAGACTGCGTTGATCCGGCCCCAGTAGTAGAACGTGCCGTCGCCGCGAGTGTTGGTCTTGGTGCGCAGACTGGTCATGTCGACTGCGTAGGGGTGGTGCGATAGCACGAACTTGTCCTCGCGCTTCACTGCGCACCACCGGGCGTGCAGATCACGCAGCGATGCCCGTCGTTGCCCTCGTGGCATCGGTCGATGCATCCTCGGCAGCATGCGCTGCCCGCGTGCCGACTGTGCTCGTCGCGCGGTTCGCCGGGGCTAGTGAACAGGCTGCCGCAGCGGGCGCACGCGTAACCGGGGAGACCGGGTGCCAGGGGCATCGGGTACGGGTATCTATGCCCGTCGTGTCCGGCCGGAAGCGAGCAGGGCTTGCAACCGAGTTCGATGCCGAGCGCGTCGGGTTCGGCGCTGCATGCGGGCTGTTCGCCGTCCCACGTGTAGCTGACGCGCACCGCCTTGATCTGCTCGATCGCGGCCCTGATCAACTCGTCGTCGACCTGGTCCGGGTCGAGGGTGCCGCAAGCCTCGATCTGCACAGCGTCTTCCACGTGCCGTTTGTCGAGGGTGCGCAGCAGGACGCGGTGCTCGTTGGTGAGGTATCGGCGTGCCGCGTCGCGGGCGACCTTGGCACGTTCGACCTCACTGATGCCGACTACCTCACCAGTCGTCATCGTCTTCTGTCCTCTCCTCCGGATGCTCGGTCTCCCATAGCGCCGTGGCTGCGAGCTGGTCAAGTCGGTCGGCTTCGTCAGCGGTGAAGGTGTTTTGTTCACGGGCGTAGGCGACGTATTCCATGGCGCGCCGGATCTTCGGGGCGTTAGAGCCCTTCCCGGCGAGGATCATCAGTTTGTACTGCTCGTACAGTCGGGCAGGGCTCAGTGTGACGGTGGTGGATCTATCGCCAGCCGCCACGGTCACGGGAATCCGGTCAGGCATCGTCATCCTTTGCTTCGTGGCCCTTCGGTTCAGCGCCGAGCCACTCGGGCAGCGCGTCAACCTTGACTACGCTGAGAACGATCTCGTCTGCGAGTTCGACGAGGGAAATGGCGGGGTTGCTCCAGGGGATGCGGATCGCGCTGGGTGCGCGCCGGTAGGCGTAGGCAATGTCGCGCGCCTGGTCGCGCTGCGCCTCGGCGACGTCGGCCCGGATGGACTCGGCAGTGGCCTCCCCGCCCGCGTCCACGATCGCCTGCCGCAGCCGGCCGAGTTCGGCTTCGGCCGCATCGGCGCGCGCTCGCTGCTTGTCCAGCGCCTCGCATGCCCGGTCGTACGCGTCCTGGGTCGGTCGGTGGTGCCGGTAGTCGACGACGAGGATCTCCAGGTCGGCGCTGCTGATCGGGTAGCCCTCGTAGCTGACGTCTCGGATGCTTCCCCAGCCGGGCCGGTTGATGGCGTCGAATCGGAGCCACGCTTCGGCGCGGGTCGCGGCGGCTTCGAGTGCCTCCGGGTCGATCGGGTGGATGGGTTCGGTGATGCCGTTGCCGTAAGGCTTGGCGTGGCCGGTGGTCATGACTGGTCTCCGTCGTGGTTGATGTCGACTGTGGCGATGCCCATCGCCCGGTTGGCTTCGTCTTCGGTGCGCCAGTCGGTGTAGTCGTAGCAGACGACCTCGTACACGCCGGCCGCCCCGTTCTTCGCCTGGAGGACCGCGACCCGCTTGCGTGCGTCGGTCTCGGACATCGGGATTCCGATATGGCCGCCGGGCCCGTTGGCGGCGGTGTGGCGGTAGGACCACATGCGGTCGCGGCCGACGAGTTCAGCGCGGAGTCGGGCGACCTCTTCGCGCAGATCGAGGTTGGCCGCGAAGAGTTCACTGGTGGACTCGTCCTTGTTGGCAACCAGTTCGGCCAGCCGGTCGATCTCGGCGAGCAGTGCCCCGATGTCGGCGTGGGCGTGCTCAAGGAGCGCGGCTTCGGTCGGCTCCGGCCAGTACTCGGCGTACGGCGTGGAGTGCTTCGGAGCTTTGAGGATCTGCAGTGCTCCGGCGTGCAGGCTCCACGAGTCCTCGGAGTCGTACGCGTACCACGGGCCGGTGATCGCCATGCGGTGTCGGGTACGGATCTCGCCGAGAGCGTCGGGGTCGATCGAGTCTGCCATCAAACGGCCTCTCGGGTCAGGCTGCCCATCTGGACGACAGCGAGGTCCAGCGACGCCTTAAGCCGCTCCACCTCGGCGACCAGCCAGGCCATGTCGTCGCGGGCGTGCAGGATGAACTGGGCGATGGCCGCCGCGTTCGGGTGGACGTCGTGCGTGGCGTCGATGGCTGTGACGATCGTGCCGTCCTCGTCCCCGCCGCCGTCCTGGTCGGGCGCCCACTCGTCGTGGACTTCGGCGACGACGAATTCGCCGTCTTCGGTGGCGGTCCAGATCTCGAAGCCTTCCGTCTGCTCCCACGCGTCGGGCCCGGAGGCGACGACGCGCGGTTCGAGGCGCCAGGGGTGGTTTCCCGCAGGGGTGCGTGCCGTGATCTCGGTGAGGCGGTCGGTGGTCATGGGCCATCTCCGTCGTAGTTGGTGCGCTGCGTGTCGTGGTGCTCGTGCGCCCGGAGGATCTTCCGCAGTGGCGCGGTGAACGGCCAGAACACGGCGATGAAAACCAGGATGGCGGCGGTCGCGAGTTCGGCAATGGGGTCTCGCCGCCAGTTGGGCGGCCCGAGTTTCGCGCGGACCCAGGTTGCCCACCGCTCGTACTCTAGGGCGATGATCACGCCGTTAGCGACACAGACGGCGTACCCGACCCAGTCCAGGCCGGCGAATGGGGGCATGTCAGCCTGCCGCCGAAGCGCCGACTAGGCCGGGCATGGGCGGGATCTGCTCGGCTAGGAACCCGGTCGGCTCGGCCGCGAACCGCGGTGCGGGCTCGACCTCCCACCAGGATCGCAGCGCGGTCGTCGTGCACTCCTGGTTGGTGCGCCGGTCCGTGTAGGTGACTTCGCGTTCGCCGCTGGCCTTGACCGCGACTTGCCCGCGCCTGCACTCGGCGGGGTAGTCGTTCCAGTTGACGCCGTGTTCGGTGAACAGCATCTCTTGCATCTGGTCGCCGCTGACGCCTTGCAGCCGCTTGTGGCTGATGTGCGCCTGTGCGGCCATGGAGATCGAGTTCCGGACCGCATCTCTCTGGCGCCAAAGGTAGTAGTTCGCGACCTCGATGGTGTTCGGCAGTACGAACACGCGCGCGTCGAACAGCGGACGCCCCGGCCGGATCGAGCACAGCGTGGCGGTGGCGACAGCCGCTGAGATCGACACGATCTTCTGGACTTCGCCCGCGAACCACGGCTCGGTGTGCGTGCCTTCCCAGTCCTGCAGAAGGACGGAGATCTCATCCGACTGCTGGTAGGCGAACACAGCGCCCTGCATCTCGGTGCACAGCGCCTTCATGACTTCGGCCATGTCGGCGATAAACTGCATGTCGAACGGCTTGTCGGCGCCGCGTAGGTGGCTGTGGAAAGCCCGGCCGTCAACGCGGCAGACGGCCGCCATGCGCCGCGGAAGCACGCTCTTCCATGGCGCCTCGTACGCCTTCATGCGGTCGCCGAGGGCCGTCGAGTCAGTCATGACGCCGCCTTCTTTAGGGTCACCCAGGGTGCAAGCTGCCCGTCGATGATGACGCAGTCGCAGTCCGTGCAGCGTTCCTCGTTGGAGCGCACGGGGACTGAGGAGAACCGCTGATGGTCTCTCTTGAGGTGCCCGCAGTAACTGCACCGCCACAGTCGACCGATCATGCCGAGCTTCCGGATGGGCGGCGCATCTTCGGGCTCGGGGCCGGACTCGGCGATGGCCAGCTCCGGCGCCGCGTCTTCGGGTGGCGCGTCCTGTGGTTCGGGACTGACCCAGGGCATTGTCAGCCCTCCTTCTGCATGTTGCCGTCGTCGATGAGTTTGATGATCTGCTCGAACACCTCGCCCATACCCGGCCCGGCACCAGCCTGCCGCCAGTATTCGGCGATGGCGCGGATCTCGTTGAGCCGCGTGGTGAGCCGTTCGATCTCCCGGCCCATCGCAGCGCGCGCGTTGTCGAGTCCACGGACTGCGTCGGCGAGGGGAATCACGCCGCAGTTGTCGAGGTGCTCGCAGGCGTCCTGGACGCCGCTCCAGTCGACGGTGGTTTCAGTGTCGGCCATGTTCCATTCTCTCGCGGAGTAGGGGTCTGACGTGCCATTTTCGGCGGATTGGGGACGGCTGAGGCTCATCTAGCCGGCCTGGTCAGCGCCAGATTTCGACGCTGCTGTACTCGCGGCCGAGCGAGTCCGCGACCCGGTGCGCGACCTTTCGGGCGTCGGCGTCACTGTCGGCGGTGATCCGGCGGCGGGTGGTCTCACCGTTCGGGTGGGCGATGGATGCGGTGTAGAAGTACACGGTCGGCTCCTCAGGTCGAATCGGGTAGATCCGGGATGTCGCGTCTGGCGGGGTCAAGCCTTGATGGCGCCGGTCCAGATCTCGCGCGCTTCCCGCTGCATGTCTCTGCGCGCGTACGGCCCGGGAAATATGGCCTCCATGCTCCGCTTCGCGCGTGCGCACAGTGCGCGGCACAGCAGGTAGTTGACGCTGCCGATGCCGAACTGCGCCAGCGCCCAGTGCGCGGTCACGGCCAGACCGTCGCCGTTGGCCCGCAGGCCCACCCAGCGGGCTTCGTCATCCGTCACCGCGATCGAGGCGAGCGGGCCGAATCCGAGACGGTCGGCGTACTGGCCGTACCGGCTGCGCACGACGTCGATCGTCTCGCGCCGGTAGCAGTCAATGATTGCCCCGACCGCGCGGGACGCATCGTCCGACAGGGCCGGTTCGACCTTCAGCCACACGCCGTGCTCAGCGGGCTCGAACGCCGCAGCGTGGGGGATGGTCGGCCGCTGCCAGCGCAGCCGGTGACTGCGGCCGCCGAGCGGGAATCCTTCGGCGGCGACCAGTTCTTTCACGATCGGCGCCCAGGCGTTCGCGGCCTCGTCGCGGGTGGTCCAGCGATGAAGCGCCGAGTAGTGGCGCAGGACGAACCGCTGCACTTTTTCGGCGGGAGTCTCGTCGGGGACAGTGAGCACGAGCATGTCGGACCTGTCCGCCCGGATCGCGGACTTCGGGCCGGTCACGCGCCGCAGGGTGATGCCCGCGACAGTGACCAGGCTGCTGGAGTTCGTGACGGTCATCGGGCGCTCAGGCTGCGGCCGTGCTCGTCGGTGATGCCGTCATAGAACCGGACGTTCCAGTAGTCGGCCTGGGTGTCGGAACCGTCGTAGTTGTAGGCGTTCATGAGGCCCTTCAGTTCGCGGACGGGCGCGGTCAGTTCGGGGGACTGGGTCCAGGTCGGGTGCCCGTGCCGCTCGGCCGGGATCTTCCAGGCTTCGGGGATGTTGATCAGGGTGATGTCGATCGAGCAGCCGCCGGAGAAGCGCTCCGAACGCACGGAGATCTTGAGGTCGGCGGGGGCGTCGCCGATCGGGTCGATGAGCTTAAGGTCGGCGGCCTGCTTGCCGAGCGGCGTCGCCTTGGCGGCCTTGCGGATCAACTTGATCTCGTCGCGGATGAGTTTGGAGATCTCAGCGACGTTCAGCTTCGACGTGGCGGCGTACTTCGCGCCGTACCAGATCGTGTCGATGAACTCGGCGCCGGACGTCGCCGCTGCGGCCAGGCGCTCCAGGATGCGCTCAAGGGCGACCCTGGCGAGGGCCGCCTCGTGGACCGGGGTGTTGGGGTGCTCGGCCAGGGCGCGGAGCTTCTCGATGCGACCTTCGATACCGGTCTTCTTCGCGGTCTTCGTGGCAGGCATCCCGGGCTCCTTTGTCGTTGTTTCTGTAATACATATACTAGCTCTGGGCGCACCCTTCCGCAACCGATTCCCTTGGATTTCTGTATTACATCTGCCAGACTGGGAGTATGGGACGACCGGCAACCGGACAGACGCCCGTGCGCACCGTACGCATCGGCGACGCATGGGACGAGGCGCGCGCGAACGCGGAAGCCGACGGCGAGAAGTTCGCCGAAGTCCTCGAACGACTCCTGCGGCGCTACAACACCGCGGCGGCCAGGCGCCGGAAGCTGGCCACTCAGCAGGTCCATCACCTCGACGGCGACCCGCGCAACAACGACGTCGCCAACTTGGAGCTGCGCGACCAGCCCGACGCGCCGTAGCCACGTGCGCCTGCTGTCGCCCTACGGCGCACGTGTGGCCACTGCGGATCCCGATAGGCGCACGGCCCGGTCTCGGTATCGCATACGTCTGACGATCTACCTGCGCCGCAGGTAGGTTGCCCCCTCGGTGGATTCATCTTTTCGAGGGGGATTTCTCATGCGTACTCGCGTACTCGCCGTAACTGCAGTCGCCGCGTCCGGGCTGCTGCTCGCGGGCTGCCAGCCGTCCAGCACGGTGTCCACGACCGCCGCGAATACCGGAGGCGCGAAGGCCAGCGCTGCTGCAGCGCCCGCTACGACTGCTGCCGCGGCGAAGGCGGCCGGGCTCGGCGACACCATCGACGTGACCGGCGAAACGTCGGGCGAGAAACTCGCGGTCACGCTCGTCAAGGTCGACCCTAAGGCGCAGTCGACGGACGGATTCTCGTCGCCGCCTGCTGGTGACGCGTACTTCGCGGCGCAAATCCAGATCAAGAACATCGGCACGGCCGCTTACTCTGATTCCGCGGACAACTGCCTCGCAGTGAAGGACGGCAAGGGGCAGCAGTTTCAGACCGATCTGATCAGTTCGGTTTCGTCCGGGCCTACGATGGATCAGCTGAACATCGCGCCGGGGGACACGTCGCTCGGGTGGGTCGTGTTCGATGTGCCGATCGGGGATGCGGTAGCGAAGGTCCAGTTCACAGAGGACAGCGGGATGGGCGGCGACACTGCGCAGTGGTCGATCGGCTGACGGCAGGTCTCGGCGGGGCGTCGTGGCGGCTTCAGGCCGCTTGCGGCGCCCCGTTTGTTGCGTCGTCAGTTCGTCTTCGTGTTGGTCAGGTGCGGCCCGATATACCCGACGATCATCTTGCCGGTCAGGCCCTTCGTGTCGTCGAGGAAGTAGACGCGGGGGCTGATTGATCCTCTTCGCTCGATCTGCAGGTGCGCCTGCATGGTCGTGCTGCCGTCCGGATCCACGTCGCTGGGGACCGGGAAGACGCGTTCGTCGCCCCAGTGGGCCATGGTCGTGTCGGATTCGGACATCGCGACCTGCGTGAGCGGCCAGCCTGCGGCGGCGCGTCCGGATCTGCAGTACTGGTAAAAGCCCGCATGGTCTGCATGCGTGGCCGCGTATCCGTCCAGTGCGCGCAGGCCCTGCCACGTTTTGGCCGCCCACACCCTGGAGCGTTCGTTTTCGTCGAGAGACAGGGCTATCTGCGCGTCGGCGGTCAGCAACACACCCGTAAGGCCCGCGGCGCGCTCGAGGAGTTCGGCGAACGAGCCTGGGGCTCCCGGCGTGTCGCTGACTGCCGCGGCGTCTGCGTGCCGCCCCTGGGCGTACAGGAGGCCGCGCAGCACCTCGGCTTCGCCGCGGCCCCGCTCCGCCTCCTCCAGTGCCCACAGAGCCTCTTCCGTGTCCGCGTCGGACTGTCCGGCGAGCATGGCGTTCTGCTGCTCGAGCGACGCGATGGCGCGTTGCGAGAGCATGTCGGCGCGGCCGGCCTCACGCAGGTCGTCGTCGGCTTGCTTGAGGAGCGCGGTGAGGTCGGAGACTTCCTGCTGGAGGGCTTGGGCATCGACTGTGCCGCGCACGAGGTTGATCGCGGCTTGGCGGGCTTCCCGGTGGGCTTCGCCGACCTCCGGGAACGTGACCGTGCGCAACGCGTCCGGGAGCGGGGCGGCGGTGGCGAGCCGGTGCAGCGTGTTCGGCAGGGACCGCCATGCCGCGTCCGCAGGGTCCGATAGTCGCGCGGCGGCGAGGAACCGGTGCCGGGCCGCGTCGGCTGGCCATGCCGGGTCCACGCCGGGATGGAACGTGCGGATCGAGCCGGTGGCGACCCGGTGGTCTTCGCCGATCTGCTGCCGGAACGCATGGATCGCATCCTGGTCGGCGAGCAGGTAGAGGGATGCGGCGCCAGCGCACAGCGGCATCGCGCGTTGCATACGGTCCGACCAGACCGGTTCCGGGCTGAACGGGCGCGCCGCCACCAGCGCGGGTTTACGCCGGTCCGGGTCGCAGAGGATTTCCACGAGATCGGCCACGTCGTACTGGCTGATCTCCTGGGTGCCGCGGGTGAGTTTCGCGGGCCCGTCTTTGGGCTGGAGCGCGGCGACGAGGGAGCGGATCAGGGCGGGCCAGCCGGGGGTGACGAGCGTGCCGGGGTTCGGGAACGCCTCGAGGCCGACGGCGACGTGCATGGCACCGTTGTCGGCGACTGCGGTGACGGTGGTGCGCCAGGTCGCGTCCGTGTTCTCTTCGCGCAACTGGAGCCGGATCGCTGCTTCGGCGCCGGCCGGGTTGTAGACGACCTGGTTGATGAGGGTCGCGGTGTCGGTCAGGGCGTGGTGGCCCGGGGCGAGTGGGGCCTGGTAGTTCTTGCCCGCGAGCCATTCGGCGGTGACCGAGCGCGTCTTGCTGAATGCGTCGGGGTTGCGGGTGGTGAACGTGGCGCGGTGCGCGAGCGGTCTGTCGGGGTCGCCCGTCGGGGTCGTCGGGGCTAGATCGGCAGGAAGGTGGCTAACCGCGGTCATGGTTGTCGACTCTCGGCCGGTTCCGGCAGTGGTGAGATTGCGCGCATGGGGTCCTCCTGGCTGGGGGCTGGGTGGCACGGCTTGCGGGCCGCGTGACGCCCGATGTTCGGCTGATCTGCCGCTATACCCATTGTTGCGCAACGTGCTGACAATTTCAGGGCGACGGTGTCACTGCAGCGGTCGCCTGAGGCACGGGAAAAGCCGCTGCATCCAGCGGGTGGCCGACACGCGCTCGAGCGATGTGGCGTCGAGTCTGCCGTTCACGAAGACGGTGCCGCTCGATTCGAACGCCCAGTACTACAACGTGACCGCGCAGTTGTCCGGTGCCGGCCAGGTGTCGTGCACGACCGTGGTGGACTGGGACGGGCAGTCGGTGACCCAGTCCGGGCAGGCATCGGGCGGCTACAATCTCGCGGCGGCCGAGGTGTGCTCGGACTTCTCCGGCGGCTGGCAGACCTGCTGAGCTGTGCTGGCAGGGCGTCGTGGTCGCTACAGGCGGGTGCGGCGCCCCGCTTCACCGTCCCGGCCCGTCCGGTTCCGCCGGGTTGAGCGCGATCAGTGCGAGGCCGTCCAGGTCGACGGGAGCGCGTCGACTCTCGCCGGCCGTCTGGATCGCGAAGCGCTGTTCGGTGTCGGCGGCGTGGACGAGTACGGCACTGCCGTCGCCGACCGACGCGGCGATCACTGCCCACAGTTCGTCGCGGACCTTCGCGGACAGCGTCCCCACGTACAGGCCGGGCGTAGGTTCGAGCATCCAACGGCTCAGGGCGCCGCGGACGTGCGGCGCGACTGCGGTCGCGCTGATGACGGTCAGGTTGCTCACGGCCCGTCCTGCCCTCGGCCGTGGTTGGTGCCGCTCGGTACCGAACCGGCTTCCGGGTCCCAGAGTTCGAATGCGTTGGCCAGTTCGACATTGCCTGCGGGTTCGATCCCCGGTTCGAACAGGCGCTGGATGTCGCGGACGATGTTCGGCATGAGCCGGAACAGGGTCAGTCCGCGCCGGAACGCGCGCCTGGCGTCGCCTTCGGGGTCTTCGGATGCGTGCAGGGTGAACGCGAGCGGGATGGTGAGTTCGGCCTTGTACAGGTCGGCGATGTCGTACACGAACGCGTGGCTGGTGCCGGCGTGTACGAATCCGAGGCCGGGGGAGCAGCCGAGCGCGGTGATCGCGGCGTGGACGATGCCGTACAGGCACTGGTTGGCTGCGGTCAGGGCGGCGTTGACGGGGTCTTGGCTTTCCCAGTCTTCGGGGTTGTAGGAGCGGCGGAACGCGTGCAGGCCGTGCTGTTTGGCGAGGCGCCTGTAGAGGGATTTCATCTGCCAGCCTTCCAGCCCGCGGAGCGTGCCCAGTTTGACGCCGTCGGGCAGTTGCCCTTCCGCAGTGGGGAACCGGTGGGCGTACATGCGTTTGGCGACCGTGAGCCGCTTGGCGGGGTCGGCCCAGGCGGCTGCCTGCTTTTCGAGCCAGCGGCTCGACCGGCTGGACGGGGTGATCGCGGCGTAACAGCGGACGGTGCCCCAGCCGGTGAACACGATGGTGGTGCCGTGTCTGGCGAGGGTGGCGACTGCGGGGTTGGTGATGGAGGTTCCGGGGCCGAGGAGCAGGCAGCTGATGGCGGCGGTGGGGATGCGGAGGCGGCGTGTCGGGGCGCCGACGGCGGGGAATGCGAGGACGCCTGTGTCGTCTTGGGTGATGCGCATGAGGTCGAGGAACAGGAACGAGAGGCTGTCGCCGACGCGTGGGAGCATGGCTGCGGTGGGTGCGGCGATGCGGCGTCGGGCTTGCTGGGTGTTGGGTTGGGGTTGGTTCTCTGGGTGCATCCGTTGTTGATAGCGCGGTTTCGCAGAGGGCTGAATGCTTGTCGCACGAACGAGTGACGTGTCGATGTTCGGCCGGTCCGGATGAGGATCTCCCGATCTTCCCGTGCGCTCGCGGGCCAGACCCTGGATGAAGAGGCGTCCGCGCGACCCCGACAGATCTTCCCGTGCGCTCGCGGGCCAGACCCGACGGCTCGTCATCGTCCGGCAGTGCCCTTAGATCTTCCCGTGCGCTCGCGGGCCAGACCGGAACTCGCGGCGGCCGGAGTGGTGGACGGCAGATCTTCCCGTGCGCTCGCGGGCCAGACGCGTCATCCGGCAGATAAACTCGGCCCCGTTGAGATCTTCCCGTGCGCTCGCGGGCCAGACCTGATCGGGGTGCGATCAGTCCTGCGCATTGCTAGATCTTCCCGTGCGCTCGCGGGCCAGACTGCCGCCGTCGCCGCGGAGACCGCTGCGGAGAAGATCTTCCCGTGCGCTCGCGGGCCAGACTCTCGGTCACCTGGTCGAGGTAGCCTTCGGCGAGATCTTCCCGTGCGCTCGCGGGCCAGACAGTTCGTGGCCAGCGCAAACACTCTTGAGTTTTACTCACGAGTCAAGGGAAGCCGGGGGATCACTCCCCCGAGATGACCCGCCCCGTCGCCGAGACTGGCCTTCCTGCTTCGACAGCGGGGTCGAGAGCCGCCGGTCACCCGACGGACTTTGCCCACCTCCACAGGCGTTTAGACTCTCCCCGATATCCGAGGCGAGCGGTACCGCATGGTGCAGGATATTGCGCGCAGCATTGACCTCGCGGTCAAGCTTCATACCGCACTTGATGTTCCCGCACCGGAAAACCACCTGCGTAAGCGGGATGCTTGGGTCTCGCCATCCACACTTGCAACAGGTCTGACTCGACGGCAGGTCCCCGGCCGCAGCCCGGAACCGCGTACCCCACTGCGCCGCCTTGTACTCCAACTGGCGCCGCAACTCGGCAGGCGCCGTGTCCAGGATCGCCCGGTTGAAGCCGGCCTTCACCTTCACGTCGCTGCCGGGCGCCTCGACGGTGCCCTTCGCGGACCCGGTCATCTGCCGGACATTCAGGTCGCGGACAGCGATCTCCGGATAGTTGATCGCTATGCTCGCGGAGATCTGGTTCAGGGTGCCGCGCCGCGCCTCCGCAGTCCGATGATGCACGCGGCCGAGCCGCCTGACCGCCTTGGCACGGTTCGCCGACTGCGCCTGACCGCGCACGAACGGCTTACGCGCCACAGCCTGCGACGCCTTCACCAAAGCCCGCTTGTGCCTCTTGCCGTACCGAGGATTCTCATACGCAGTCTCGTCCGACAGGGCGACCAGGGTACGAACACCCCACTCGACGCCGACGGCCGGGCGCATCCGCTGCCGTTCCTTGGAGACCTTCTGCCGGGCCCGGGAGACCTCCTCGCGGTGCCGCATCGCCTCCGGGGACAGTTCGCACAGCACCGACGCGTACCAGCGGGAGCCGCCCCGGGAGATCGTCACCGACTTGACCACCGCGTGGCCCCGGTCGATCAGCCGCGCGAGGGGCTTGCAGGACTCGAACAGCCGGACCGAACCGATCCGCGGCACGTTCAGCCGGCGGTGTCCGTCGGGCCGGATCGACGGGTTGTGCACATCGTGGAACAGGGTGAACGAGTCGGTCGAGCGGCCCTTCTTCTTAAACCGGGGCCTGCCCATCGCCCGGCCGACCCTGGCCCCGGTGCGCGACGCCATCCAGTTCTGCATCGCCGCCTGGGCGCGGTCGAAGCCGTTGGTGAAGCAGTACACGGAGACTTCGGGATGCCACGGGGAGCCGCCGTCTGCGGCGTCCTGGTCGCGGATTTCGCGCCACATGGTGGTGCAGTCCATCGCGGACGGGATCGCGTCGCCGCGCTCGAATCGGGCCTTCTTGAACTGCAGCACCTCGCGGCGCACGGCAGCGAGTCGCTCCTTGATCTCCAGCAGGTCGGGGCGCGTCTTGTCCTTGACTGCGGCCATCAGGGCTTTGCGCTCGTCGTCGAGCCGTTTGGTGTCGGCGGCCAACTCGGCGGCCTCGGCTTTGAGGATCGGCCGGGCCTGCTTGTCCCACTGCTTGATCCGCTCGCCGCGCACCTGGGCCGTCCACGCAGCGGTGGACTTCTCGTCCAGGCCGTCGGGCGGCTGCGGCATCGGCCCGGCGATCCGGGTGATGACCTCGTCGCGGCGCGCCTCCCAGGCGAGTTGGGCTTGGGACATCCATGCGATGCCGCGGTTGGTGGCCCACCGGGTGGCGCCAGCATGCCGGGCGAAGTCGGCGAGTTGGGCTTGGGTTGGGTCGAGGGCGAACCGATAGGCGCGCAGAACTGGCGCGGGCGCTTCGGTTTCAGCGGTGGCCATGTTCTACTCCTTCCCGGTTCGGCCCTGCAGGTGCGTCAGATTTTAGCGGGTACGTCCGACACTGGCGCGGCAGTCTCGCGAGCCCCTCGTGGCGGGTGGGCGCCGTCACCACATCCGGCAAGCGCGCCAGAGCCCGACCGCCACAGCCTCCATGCGGTGCTCGATCAGCCATGCGGCGGTCGCGTCCACACCCCGCGTGGCGCGCAGCCGGACCCGGGTCCTCCACGGCAGTGGCGGGTGGCGTTTCCACTGGCCGTTCGGCTGCCGATAGAGGTAGGGCGCGGGCTGTCGGTCAGTCACCGTCGCGCACCCCATCCTTGCCGTTGAATCGCAGCGATTCGCGGATCTGGCGCTCGGGGAGCGGTTTGCCGCGTCCGTCCGTCCATGGCCGGCCCACGGGTCGATCGGCGTGCGTGTAGGCCCAGACTCTCGCATGGTCGCCCAGGTACCAGAGGGGTGTGCCGCGGCCGTCGGTGCGCACGGTGAAGCCTTCGCCGGCTTCGTAGGTGAACGATGCACCGGACGGTTCGGAAGCGTGGCTGGGGTCGATCAGGTCGGCGACAACTCTGAGGCATCTACCCGCGAACGCGAGGATCACGAGGCGCCCCACTCGGCCGCTGTCGCGACTTGGCCGGTCACCATCCTGGATGCCTTCCCATGTAGACGTCGTACCCCACGGCGCCCTCGACGGCCACGATCCCGGCCGCCGCTTCCTGTCCGGCCTGAACGTACCCGACGTAGTTCGGGTCGCTGATCGCGGCGGCCGTGGGCGGCACGCCGAACACGCTGCCGAAGCCGAGGTCGTCTTCGGGTTCCGTAGCGGCGGTCGCGTACTTGGACCGCGGCGAGCGGGGACGGTCCGGGTGTGGTGCCGCGCGGGTCACACGGTTCTCTCGGTCGCCCTTGTGCATCCGTTCCCGAAACTCGTGCAGGGCGATGCCGCCTTCGGGCCAGGTTGCGCCGGTCGCGAGCCAACCGTCGAGCTGCGCGAGCATGATGGACTGCGGGGTGGGTTCGCGGTCGAGCATTGGGGCTCCAGCGTTCCACCAGCGAACGCCCTCGTTGACCCGGTCGTGGGTCATCGGGAACTTGTCGGCGGTCAGGCCGAGTTCGGCGCGGTACGCCTCGAAAACGGCGAGCCGTTCCTTGCCGGGCCATTCGCCGGGGTAGGCGGGGAGCAGGCGGTCGGGGATGTCCATGTCACCCATTCTCGCCGCCGCCTGCCGCGATCCGTTCGATCTCGAGCCGGTCACGCTCCAGCCGTTCCTCAAGTTGCTCCAGCGTGGACGGGGCGAACGTGTCGCAGCCGCACCGGCCGTAGCGCGTGCCGCCGGGCAACTCGCGGGCGACGCTGACCGCGCACGGACCGCGCTCATGGGAGGCGTAGTGGTGGCGGCAGTTCTCGCACCCGACCGGCAGGAACATCGCGCAGTCGGCGCACACGAACCCGCCGACGGTGAACCGGACGTACGGGGCCTTCGGCTCGCCGCAGGTGCACTCGCAGCATGAGCGACAGCGCTCGCAGAGTTCCGCTTCGCCGCCGGGATGCCACCAGTTGCTTCCGCCGTGGCAGTCGCGGCAATCCGGGTGCCCGGTCCTGTGGGCCGGCGGCCCGCAGGCAGCGCTGGCCGTGTCGAGTGGCGGCGGGGCGTTGCGCTGCGAGTACGGCACGATCGGCAGGTCGGGGCGCATCGCGGACAGTACCGCGTCGATCGGCCCGTTGGTGAACCCGAGTTGATCGGTGGTGATCGCGGTGAACGTGGCTCCGCAGCCGGGTTGCCCGTGGCTGTCGCCGTGCCCGGAGATCGTCTCATGTGCGGTTTGTCCGCGGACGAGGGTGCCGCGGCCGCAGTGCGAGCACTTCGATGTATAGCTACTGACGATTATGGTCGCGGTCGCGCCTGGCGTGGACGGCTCGTCGCGGTATGCGTTGTACGAAGTCTCGCTCACTGCTCGCCACCGCCCACGCCGGCCCGCCCGGCTAGGAACTGCTCGACCCACTGCGCGTTCGCCTCGCGCGAGTCGTCATACTCGATCCACCGGTCGCTGGCACTGATCTCGCTGGCCGTGATGACGCCTTCCCGGAAGCACTCGTCCCATTCGTCGCTCAGCCGGTCCCTCACGCGCGGGTCGGTCGCCCGGTCCCGCTCGGCCATGATCAGAGGGCAGTTGCGGAAGAACGTGCCGTCCGACTGCTTGCGATACCAGGTACGGGGCGCGGGTCCGCTTTCGGTCCGGCGGTGGCGGGTTCGACCCCAGCGGATGCCGGTCACGACTCGCCACCTTCCTCGCCGACCCCGAGTGCCTTGTCGAGCCGTTCCGCATAGTCGGGTGCGAGCAGGTCCGTGATCGCGAGCCCGTGGGCGAAGGAGTAGCCGCGGAAGTTCTCCGGGCTGATCTCCAGCATCCCCGGGTTGCGACGGAGGCCTTCGAGCGCCCGGCGCCAACGCTCGTCCTCAGGCAGTTCATACCACAGGTCCGAGGAGCAGTCGGCGTACAAGGCCTCGCGGTCTGCGGCTTCGGGGTAGCCCTGTTCCCATTCGGCACGGCCGTCTTCGGTCTGCGCCCAGTAAGGTGCCCAGCCCTCGGGCATCGGCGGCGGGGACCAGTGCGCAACATCTGCGTTCGGGAACTGGTCGCACACCGAGTAGGACATGACTATGGGTTCGTCATCGCGGTCGAGCAGTAGTTTGATGACGTCCCGCCAGCCCTGATCCGACCACTTCCGCTCGTCGTTGCGGTCCGTGTACCACTGGCCCTCGCGGAAGATCCCCGCGTTGAGGCCCTCGGCGATGACGCTCGCGAGCCACGCCCGGTTGATGCCCTCGACGTAGCAGTGGATCTCGCACTGGCCGTGCAGCCGCGCCGCGAGCCTGACCGTGTCGTTGCCGTACTTCAGGGCCGTGTTCAGCCGGAGCGCGAACGACTCGATCTCCTTGTCCTTCCATGTGAACATCTCACCGTAGAAGCCGCTCCGGAACGCGGTGGCGAACGTGTCGCGCCACATCGGAATCCAGCCGGGGGACTGCCGGTCCGTCTTGTGCAGGTAGTGGTCGGGGCGGATGAGGCCGAGGATCCGGTCCACGTCGTCGTGGTAGATGGATCCGAGGAATCCGTCCGTCAGGTGGTCGACGAGTAGCCCGCAGTGCGCGCGTTCGGAGCCGCGCAGTTCGGCGTCGCCGTGCCGGGAGTGAAAGTAGACGCGACTCATCGGCTCGTTCCGTTCTCGGCGTCGTGCTTCGGTGCGACGCCGTCGAGGATCTGCCGGATGTCGCGGGCGAGCTCGAGATAGTTCTGCTCGCCGCCGTAGGGATGCTGCGCGAGACGCTCCTCGACCCACTCGGGCGGCGGCAAGAGTTCGGCGAGACGCGTCTTGAGCCGGTCCAGTTGGCCGACGTCACCACTCGTCATCGTCGTCCACCTCCTCTTCCGGGTGCAGCGTCGCGTGCAGCGCCTTCGTGGCCATCTGCTCGAGCCGGTCGCATTGGGCCGGGGTGAACGTGCCGTCCGTGCGGGCGAGCGCGACACCGGCCTGCACACGCCGGATCTTGTCCGGGTAGGAGCCTTCCGCGGCGAGGATCGTGGTCCGGTAGTGCTCGTACAGCCATGCCGGGCCGACTTGGACCTGCGTAGTGCGATCACCAGCCAGCAGGGTGACAGTGACAGTCTCGGGCACGTCAGCCTCCGAGTTCGGCGATGTACGTCGGGTAGACGGTCGGTCCCGCGTAGTGCAGGCATTCGCACTTTGGCTTGATCGTGCCGACGCCGGACTTGTGGAACGGCTCGCCCTTCCATACGCACGCACCCGAGCCGTCGGCATGGAAGCTGATGCCGTGCCGGCACACGCAGATCGGCTTCGGGTCGGGCTTCAGTTTGGGCGCGCGGCGCAGCCTGCCAACGCGCCCGGCACCGTAGCCGCCGGCAAGGATCCCGGCCCCGGCGAGCAGCGAGAACGGGTCAAGCATTAGAGCCCCTAGCGGCACCTGCGTGCGACGGCGTCGCATGCTCCTTGGTCTCGTGCTCGTCGGCGAGCGCCATCCAGTCGGCCAGCGTCGGCTCGCCCGTCTCCTCGTCCGGCTGGACCCAGATCAGTCGCACGTCCTCCTGGTAGTTGTCGTCCTCGGTGCAGTCGAGACACCACAGTGCCGGCTTCAGGCTCGCCTCGTCGTAGCCGGGCTGATAGCGGCGGTAGTCGGTCTGCATGGTCATCGTCTCCTCGTTGCCGGTTTTGGTTTTCACGCCGTCTCACCTTCCGCCCGTTCGATCACTTCGACGAGCGCGCCTATGTCGGCGATCCCGAACGCGATCCGCTGCCCGCTGGCCAGGTCGACCGCGAGCGTCAGGTTCCTGCCGAGGCCGTAGTACGCCTCGTGCACTGTCGCGTCGAACGTGACGCGGACGCGGCGAGTGCGCTTGATGCCCTCGACCAGTTCGTCCTCTGCGCCAGCCTCGTGCAGTGCTGGGCGCGGAGGGATGAGCGGTTCGGGCTTCGGCTCGCGCGGACGCTTCGGCTTCCCGGCGGGCGCTGGCTTGGCGGCGCTCGGGCGCTGAACCGGCCGCAGGGGCACCTCGAACAGTGCGCCCGGCTCATCCGTCGCCGAAGGGCTCGAGAGCGGCGACGCGGCTTGCCGCGGCTTCCCTTGGGCGCCCCTACGTCGGGCTGCGTCGAACGGGATGACGACTCCGCTGGCGGGATCGTCCATCGTCTTCTCCTTGCTGGTATTGGTCATGCGGCGGTTCGGGCCTTGAGCATCAGGCCCATCACTTCGGCTGCCGCGGCCTGCTCCGAGAACGCGTCGCCCGCGTTCCCGTCCAGCACTGCGGCTGTGATCGAACGCTTTCCGGAGACGACCTGCCACATGTACTCGTCCACCGTGCCCTCGGCGAGGAACACCGGGAAGTCGACGGGTCGGGTCTGGCCGATCCGGTGCATGCGCGCCGCCATCTGCTCGATCTCCGCCCACGTCCACGGCACCTCCGCCATCGCCCCGTGCGCCGCAGCGGTGAGCGTGTGGCCGACGCCGCCGGCCTGCGTGGAGACTGCGATCACCGGGGCCTTGCGGGCGGGCAGCGACTGGAACGCGGCCTTGTCCGCCTCGACGGACTCGGTGGACTGTCCGCCCTGGATCCGCAGGCCGGTGAACGTGGCCGCGTAGTGGTCGACGACCGGCCGGTGGTGCGCGGCCACCATGACCTTCTCGCCACGGGCCGTGAGCTTCTTCACGTGCCGCGTCACGGTGGCGGTCTTGACGTTCCCGACGAGTTGCCGCAGCAGGTTCAGGCGCACCAGCACTTCCGCGGACATGGCCTTGCGGCAGAACTGGTCGCGGGCGACCGCGTCGGACAGGTCGATGCCGCGCGACTCGGCGAGCTCGATCAGTGCGGCGAGGAAGTCATCCTCCGCACTCCGGTAGGCGGCCATCGCTTTCGCATTCACGGCGTCCGGGCCGAGCCACTCCGGGCGGATCGTGAGCTGCGGCAGGTTCAGTGCACTGTCGCCGCGGCGCAGGTAGATCCCGGCCGAGCGCAGCTTCAAGTGCAATTCCTCGAGGTTGGAGGCGCCGTCGAACGTGGTGCCCCACTCGCCCGCCTGCGGGCCGCAGTACCGGTATTTGAACGGCCACTCGCCGCCCATGTCCTCCAGGCGCCCGAGGATCCGCAGCTGCTGGAGTAGCTCCTTGGGTCGGTTGACGATCGCCGTGCCCGTCAGGCACAGCACGAGTCCGCCGCGGCCGGCGACGTGCGTGCCGAGCGTCTCCATGGCCTGAGAGCGGGCGGCGGCGGCCTCCTTGCCGAAGTGCGACTCGTCCACGATCAGCGCCTTCGGGTTCAGCTTCACCAGGGCCTTGGCCCATCCGGCGCGGTTGCGCTTCGCGCCGTCCACCGTGGCCTTGTACGTCTCCTTGAGCACATCGAACCCGATGACCACGACGTGCGTCCCGGGCGGGACCGGGGTCGGGGCGTTGCCGGAGGCGACGAACACGCGCCGGTCGGGGAAGAACTTCGCGACCTCGGCCAGCCAGTTCAGCCGCAGCGACGTCTTGCACACGATCACTGCGGGCCAGGCGTCGTCCACTGCGACGGCGGCAAGGGACAGCAGGGTCTTGCCGAGGCCCATCTTGTCGCCGATCAGTACCTGTCGGTTCGCGGCGATGAACTCGAGGCCCGCGTGCTGGTGCGGCTTCAACGTGCCCGCGAGGCCCGGAACGGTGATCTCGCCGCGCCCTGGGGAGAGGGCGATCGATGCGCACAGGTTGTACGCCTCGCGCTCCACGGCCCCGCCGGCAGCCTCACGCACGTCCTGCGCCACGCGCAGCCCGCGGGCGTCCGCGAGTGCCAGGGCCTCCGGGATCGAGCCCTGGGGGACTGTCCAGGCCCCGGACGGCTTGTCCCAGCGGCGACCGGGGATCGCACGGACCTCATCGAGGACGCCGCTACCGGGGTACGTGTCGAAGCGGATCGCGATCGACCCGTCGTCGGTGAACGCGACGTTCGGCTCGGTCGGGGTCTCGGGCACGACGGGCGCGGGCGGGTTGTCGGCCAGCTGCTCGACCTCCGGGTCCACGGGGATGCCGTGGGTGCGGGCGAACTCGCGCACCTGCGGCGCGGAGGACGGCGGGTACAGGTTCACCTTCGACCGGGCGCCGAACTCGGCGCGGTACGCGCGGCCGGGGATCTGCTTGGTGGCCTCGACCATGTCCGGGTCGTACGGGAAGCCGAGCACGATCACGGGCTGGCCGCCATTGGTCGCGGTCTCGCAGAACGAGAGGGCGGCGATGCGCTCCGCGTCGCGCTGTGCCTGGCGCCGCCCGGTCAGGGTGTCGCGCACCTGAGCTTCGGGATCCTCGGGCACCGGCAGGTCCTCGAACTCGATCCCGGCGGCGGCCAGCTGGCCGCGGTAGATGCGGGCGAGCTGGTAGGCGCCGACCGCTGCGTCCTCGTCCCACAGGGCGGCGGGGATCGAGGCGAGGTAGTGGCCGAGCGGGACGTCCCCGGCGTTGAAGCCGCGCCCGTCATCCTCGCGCGCTCCGTCGCACTGCCCGGCGATCACGCCGATGGCCTCGGCGAGAGGGCTCCAGTCCAGCTTCGTCATCATGTCCACTCCTCAACCAGCCTTTCAGCGTCTACTCAGTTGACACTGACCACTATGCGCCGCACACTCGAGAGTGTCAACTGAGTTGACGGCCAAGGTGTCCACTGGATTGACGGGACACCACCTGCGATGATCGGGGACGTGGAGGACGTGAGCAGCAGAATCAGACGCCAGGCGCGCAAGAATGCGGCCGGGCAGATCGCCATGGAGAAACTCGTCCTCGAAGCCCACCGGGACGGGCAATCGCTGCGCCAGATCGCGAAAGACGCGGCGATGACCCCGGAGGGCGTCCGCAAGATGATCGCCCGGGTCGAGCACGCGACGGGCGTCGCCACGCAGCTCGACGGCGACTCAGGGCTCATCGGCGACGTCAACTGACCGCTTCGGGCGCAGGTGCTCGGGCACCAAGAACGTTGGACACTTGCCCTTCCCGGAGTAGCGCTGCTGTCCGTACTTGAGCGTGAGGTTAAGCAGCACGTCCGGCGTGATCTCGCCGCCTTCCTTCATGAGCTGGGTCCGGGCTTGCTGCTCGCAGATCCGGAAGATCCTCGGCTTGCGGAAGTCGAACTCCGTGCCCAACAGATTGCGAGCCTCGGCCCCAGCGGCGTCCAGGCCGTCGTAGAGCGCCCGCAGGATCGCTGCGGGCTCCTTGCCCGGCGCGTAAGGCAGACACTCGGTGTACGGGCGCTCCCTGGGCTCCCGTGGGGCCTCGTGGTCAGCCGGTCGAGTCTCGGGCCAGTCGAAGTCGTCCAGGTCCGCCTCGGGTGGGATGCCTCCGCCGTTCTCCTTGCGCAGTCGCATCAGTGCCAGCGCGATCGTCTTGCGTGCGTACGGGCCGTCCGGCTCCTCGTGGAAGTCGGAATCCCAGCTGAGCCCGAGCGATTTGCGGGCCGTAGTGGCGGCCCAGTCGAGCACGCCGCCGCGGCTGTCTTCGAGGGTGCCGAGGATCTCGTCGAGTCGGGCAGCATCGAGTTGGGCGAGGTGCGCGTCGAGCCTCGCAGGCAGCGGGCGCGTCTTGGCCGTTTTCGTCGCAGCCTGCTTGACCACTTGGATATCGCCCGCCGATGCGTGAGCGTCGGCCCGCGATGCGTCAGCATCGTCGGAAGGGATCCCTGATGCGACCGCATCAGGCTGACGCGGTGCCGCGTCAGCGACACCAGGTTTTTCTTTCTTACTTTCCTTCTTACTCTCCTTATAAGTACTTGGCCCCCGGGTTTCCGGCCCGTGGTTAACCGGCCCGTGGTTTTCCCGGGGCCGGTCTGAACTGGCCTTTCTTGCACGCTCGTGGCCTTTGCCCTCATTTGGTGGCACCGGAACGAGGTCAGGACGCTCGGCGAGCCACGCATCAGCAAGCCCCTTGGCGACGGCCGGAGTGCTACCCGCGAACGACTTGGTTCGCAGGTGTCCACGTTCGTTGCGGTATCGGATCCGCACGATGTAGCCCGCGACTTCAAGACATGCCCAGGCGCCCGTGGTGCCTTCGACGCCTTCGCGCGACTGGGCGCCGAGGCGTTCCGCCGTGTTGTCCCAGCCGGATGGGTAGCTAAGGAGTTCGACGAGCAGTCCGAGCGCGCGGCGGGTGATGCGCGGGTCGCGGGCGGTCTCGACGGGAATGGGCACCCATCCGGCGCCGTCGGGAACGGGGCTAGCGTTGATCACCGAGTCGCCGCCTCTGCGCTTCGGCGGACACTGTCGGGGTGGGCTGCTACCTTCAAGACAGGTGTGCTCCTTCGAGAGGGAGTCGGTCTGCGAGCTCGCAACTCGCTGATCATCGTTCGGCCCGGTCTTCGGACCGGGCCGGTCGTTTTTGCGCAATGGTCTAACGTCTGATCATCGGACCCCATTGTCTCGCTTCCGAAGGTCAGCCGACGCGCGTTCGGGCACGCTAGGGCGAGCGAAAATCCGGCACGGATCGACGCACGCGCCTGACTTCGATCACGACCTCCGGGTACGGTGGATGGAGAGCCATCCATGGAGGGAACGCTCATGACCGCAGCGCACACGGACACATTCCACGGCGCGCACGCCGGGCCCGCGCAACTGCCGAACACGATCGCGGCGATCCGCGGGGCGCTGCCCGGCCGGCTGCTGCCGAAGTTCCAGGCCGAGCTCGACGACGCGATCGACGCCGCGGACCTCGCGGTGATCGACGACGTGAAGGGCCGTTGGTGGGCGCAGGCGATGCTGTTCCACGACCCGACGATCCGCGCTGACTTCGAGGCTGCGGGGCGTGGCGAGCTGGAGTTTTTCCCGTCGCCGTTCGCGAAGCGGTGAGCCGGGCCGAGGACTTCTGGACGAAGCCCGCGCTCGACAGTCTCGCGGGCGTGCCGCTGGCGGAGCGGGATCAGATCGAGGCTTTGGTTGCGGAGATCTGCCGGGATCCGTTCGGGCGCGGCACTGCGGATCCGGAGGTTGAGGATCTGCTGGGTCGGATGCGGATCGCGGTGTCGCGGCGCGCGGTCGTGTATTACCAGGTCGTGGACGACGACGTCATCAAGATCACGCGCGTGTTCTGGCGGGCCTGACCGGGGGGTGCTGAGCGGCCTGGTCTCGATTGGGCTACGGGTCGGGCATGTCTCTGACGGTGTGTCAGTTCGCTGGGTAGCCTCACGGTCGCCGAGAGTCGGCCCGTATTCGAGGGGGAGCCCGTGACCAGCCAGCCGTACCAGCCGCCTGTCGTACCGAAGCCGAAGATGTCCCGGGGCAAGAAAGCCGTCCTGTGGATCGTCGGGGTGTTCGTGGGACTGGCCGTGATCGGCGCTATCGGCGACGCGACCGGGGCCGGGAAGAAGCAGAACGCCGCCAGCACGGCCGGCGCTGCGAGCGCGAGTTCCACGGCCGCCCGTGCGGCTGCGTCGAGCGTGAAGCCGTCCGCCGTGCCGTCGGCTGCCGTGAAGCGCGCCACGAGCCGCCCTGCGGCCTCTACGGTGCCCGCGGACGGCGGCTCTTATCCGAACGCCGCCGCGATCCTCTCGAAGCTCTCTGCGGCCGGTCTCGCGTGTACTGCTCCCTCCCCGATGGCCGGGAACGCGGCGGTCCTGTTCGATCCGGGCGCGACCTCGCTTACCATCTGTGACTCGCCCGGCGGTACCGCGCAGGACACGCAGGTCACCGTGTTCGACACGGCCGCGCACCTCGCGGCGTACGAGAAGACCGCCGACGCTAACGCGAGTTCCCAGGCGGTCGGGTTCCTCGCCGGGGCGAACTGGGCGATCGAGTCGACTCCGGCGTACGCCACAAGGGCGCACGCGAAGCTCGGCGGCGAGTTGACGATCGTCCCGGGCGCTGCTGCGGCGTCCGCGCCAGCCGCGTCTACCGGGACCTCGACACTCCTCAAGTCCGCTGGCCCGCTCGGCGCGTACGTCGCCAACGGCAGCGACGTGTACTGCGACCAGGCGACCGCGTACTACGAGCCGGACGGGGACGGCGGGGTGAGGGTGCAGGTGTACTTCGACTCGTCTGGGATCCTCAATATCGACGCGACGAGTAAGAACGGGGACGCGGACGCGAGCCAGTCGTACACGCAGGGCACGCAGGGGCCGGCCGGGCATGAGTTCGACCTGACCGGGCTTGCGCCTGGCAATGTGAATGAGATCGATTTCGGGGTGACGTCCCCGCTCGGGGGCGGCGACTGCCAGGTCCAGCCGCTCGCGAAGTAGGACGCGGCCGGTCCCGGCGCGTGTCACTGCTCGCCCCCGGCATCCACGGCCGGGGGCGGCGTGCTCAACTGGCGCCTCGGAAGTTGACATATGCCACTTGCATGCAGGTCGGCGCCGGGTACCCGGCTTTCGGCATCAAGTTCGACGAGGCGAAGGCGCTGTGGGACGAGGTGGAGTCCGGCGCGTGCCGGTCGCCGGAGGAGATCGGGCACAGGCCGTGGCGGCTCCAGATAGGCACCACGACGCTCGACGACGCCTGCTGACGGCGCTGCGCCATTTCCGGCGCCACGCAGATACGGCCCCGTGCCGCCTGACCCCGCGGGTTTCATGGCCGGATCGTTACCCGGACCGCGCACTCGCGGTTCGTGTGCACGCAGCAGGAGTCCGGAAGACGCACGAGCGTCTCGTTGCCCGTCGCGAAGGTTTGGCGCCCGTCGGCCGCGAACCGCAGCAGCCACTCGGTGCGCACTTCGGGGGCGACTTTCTGCCGGGTGACGCTGGCGGGTGGGGTGGGGTCGGTCATGGGGTGTCTCCCGGGGTTCGAGGTGGTGGGCGCCATGGACGTGCTATGGACACATGGACTTTTGTCCATAGCCCCCCTGTCGTCCCCAACGCGTGAAAGGAGAGATTGTCCATTTTGTGTATATAAATAGAGACTTTCAGGCGCGTCTCGCGAAAGACACCGGAGGGGTATGGACGGAAGTCCATATATCCATAGCGTCCATGCCGCCCTCCGATGTCCATAAGATCAACTGCGCTTCGCGTACTCGGGGCCGACGACATACTGATCGCCGTCCTCGGCCGTCCAGCCCTTCGACACGGCGATGTCGAGCGCAGTCGTCATGAGGATCCCCATCAGTCCTGTCGCATGTTGAACAGGCGGGCGTAGTGGCCTTGGAACGCGAGGCGCACCAACCCTCGCTTGCCGCCGCGGTTCTTCGCGACGATCGCCTCGACCTCGTAGGTCAGCGGATCGACAGGATCGTCGTCTTCGCGGTGCAGCAGGACGACTGCGTCGGCGGCGGCGGCGAAGGACTGCCGCTTGCCGAAGTCGCGCATCAGCGGCCGTCGTCGCATTTCGGCAAACGGGAACTCGAGCGGCACCGTGGCCACGACAGTCAGGCCATGGACCACCGCGAGTTCCTTCAGGTCCCTCGCGAAGTCATCCGCGAACTGGGCTCGGCCGCCGTAGTCGTGGGCCGGGACGAGCAGGTGGGCGCCATCAACGAAGATGAGCCGCAGCGATCCGACCGTGTCCGCGAAGGCGAACGCGTCTTGCTGGATCGCGGCGAGGTCGCGGTGCTCGTCTTCGACATGGATGGGTGCGGCTGGAAGGTCCGGCGCGTTGGTGGCGACTCGCTCGCCGTCCAGTTCGTTCATGGACCCGGCGGTGACGCGATCCAACTCAACCTTGGCTTCGGCGGAGAGGATGCGCTGCGCGGTCCTGAGGGCGTTGGCCTCGAGGCTGGCGATGTAGGTGCCGCGCTTATGACGTACTCCGCAGGCGCGGGCAAGGCCGAGCGCGAACATGCTCGTACCGACGCCGGGTAATCCAGCGGCTACGACGAAATCGCCGGGACGCAGGCCGCCGTTGAGCAATGGGTTCAGATCGGCGTAGTCGGTCGGGATGACGTAGTCGGAGCCGGGGTCCTCGTCCAAGAGGGCGCCGATGTTTGCCGTGGGGCCAGTGGTCACAATGAGTCCTTCGGTCGAGGTTGGCAGTGGGGGAGAAAGGTGGAGGAGGTGGAGGTGGAGTTCCTCCACCACCCCCCGTTTCCAAACGCGGGAAGAGTGAATGTCCAATTTGTTGTAGTTATTGACGGTTCTGAATCGACCGCTTGGGGCCTGTTCCAACTTGCGACAGGGGGTGGTGGAGGCGTCTCCACTTCTCCACCCTGCTTGATCACCTCCACGCCTCCACCTCCTCCTCAGTCGCAATGCAGACGCGGTCCCCGTCCTCGAACACCCAACCTTTGGAGACTGCAAGCCCGACGGCCTTCTCTAAAAGGGCGCGATCCTTGCTCTCGAGCGCCTTCCGCATGCCTCCCCACGTGATGCCACCCACGTTCTTGGCGGCATGCTTGCGGACCAGGCGCGCGACGCGCTCAAGGGTGGCGTCCGCACTGGACGTGGCATCGTGGGTGCGCACCGCAAGTTGAACAACCGCCTCCTCCTCAAGCCGGCGGGCAGCCTCGACCTCGCGCCGGGCGCGGGCCACGAGCGAATCGCGCACATGCCGGTCGAAGGGCGGTTCGTCGTCCCCACGCTGTCCCCTGTCCCCTCCCTATAGAGAGGGCGGGAGGGGACAGGGGAAAGGGGTGCGCCGGGGACAGCTGTCCCCGGCGCGGAGGACAGGCCTGACGTGCAGTTTTTCAACACTGGGGACAGTTGTCCCCAGCCCCCGGGGACAGTGGAAGATCGAAATCGGATGGGGACAGCGCAAGTGGGTGAAATCGGGCGCCTGCTCATGCCGCATTCGCCGCCTTCAGCGCCGTCGCGATATCTGCCAGAACCGCGTTCTTCCCGGGCAGCAGAACGCCGTTGTCCGCCGCCCATCGACGCAGCACCTCGCGGCCCATGCCGCCCGGCGCGCCCTTGCCAACCAACTCGTCCACGTACCGCTGCACGGCATCGTGGTGAGACCGCAGCGGGCCCGGGTCCGACAGCTCATGGGCCGTGCCGCCGGGTAGCCAGTTGCCCGCCGTCTCACGCTTGCCGCGGCGCGTGACGAAGAACGTCTCCTGCCCGAGCCCGGTCCGCGAGTGAGTGCGATGCAGCCGCAGATCCGTGATGATCGTTTCCGTTCCCGCCTGCGTGTCGTAGGTCAGGCGCAGATCCTGCTGCGTCAACTCCCACACGTGGTCGACGTCCTGTGCCTTGGCGGAAGATCCGCGTGAGCCCTTTTCCTCATCCTTGCCCATGTGGTCCAGCCGGACGCCGGCGATCCCGCGCTGCTTGAGCGGGGCATGGACGGCCCGGTAGAACGCGAGCCAGGTGTCGGAGTCGTTCTCCTTCCCGGCGATGAACCGGGAGACGGTGTCGAACACGACGAGGTCCGGCTGAGCCTCGTCCACGATGGCGAGGAGCTCGGCGGCCGCGGTGGACGACTGGTCCAGGGCCCCAGCGAAGCCGGGGAACAGGCGATAGTCCAGTCGCTCCAACTCCGAGGGCGTCGCGCCGAAGGACACCATGCGGGTGATGACGTCGCGCAGGTTGTTCTCGCGGTCGAAGTACAGCACGGAGAGCGGTTCGTGGCATTCGTCGGACAGAAAGCGGCGCCCGGTGACGCACCGGTAGATCCAGTCGTGAAGGAACAGCGACTTGCCGACCTTGCCGCCGCCGACAATTGCGGCCTGCTGTCCGTGTTCGAGGAACTTGCCGGGTAGCCAGTCCACGTCGCTGAAGTCGATGGCAAAGGCCGTGTCCCAGTCGATCGAGGGGAACTTCTCGGGCCTCGTTGAGCCATCCGCGGTGCGCGGTTCGGCGAGTTCGCTGAACTCTTGGGCGAGCTGTTTCGCGACCAGGTGCAGGTCGTCGACTTCGGTGTCTGCGAGCGCCTGCGTCGCGCGCCGAACACTGTCTTGGACGCGCCGACGGTCGGATTCGCTGGCGATGAGCTCAGCATGGAACCCGATCTGCGCTGGCAGGCACGAGTTGACGGCCAGTGTGACCATATGGCTGTACAGGTTGTCGGTCAGATGTCCGTCATCGGCCAGTTGCGAACTGACGGTGATCAAGTCAACGGGCAGCCCATGCTTATGGATAGCCACTGCGGCGTTGAAGATGTATTCGTGCTGCGGATAGGCGAACTGGGCGCCTTCGACGTGCTCAAGCGCTTCGAGGACCGCGGTCGGATGGTTGAGGATCGAGCCGAGGACGGCACGCTCGGCAGCGTCTACGAGTGCGGAGCGGTTGTCCGTTGCGCTCACTGTGGCCCCACCGCTTCTGCGGCTGCGCGGGCCAGCAGGCGTCCCCCGGGATGCCGCGCCGACGCCGTTCGGCTATAACCTCTAGCAAGATGTGCGCCACTTCTTACAAGAGGAGCACGAGAACCAGCTAGAGGAGGATCGTGGCTGAGGAACCGCTGTACCGACAGATCGCAGCCGCCTTGCGGAAAGACATCGCCGCAGGCGCGTACGGCGATGATGGAAGACTGCCTGGCGAGAAGGCGCTTGCTGCCCAGTGGAAGACCTCGACCGCGACGACGAGCAGCGCTCTCAGATGGCTTGAGCGCGAGGGGGTTATCGAGATCCGCCGTGGCGTTGGCGCCTTCGTTCGAAGCCGCAAGCCGATCCTCCGAAACGCGAATGCTCGGCTTGCGAAGAGTCAGTGGGGTGAAGGGAAAGCCATCTGGCAGGTGGACCTCGGTGACCACTACCCCGTACCTGAGACCGAGGTGTTCCTGTCCGGCGACGAGGGCGCGCCTTCCGTACCCGACGTTGTGCGCGAGCACCTGCCGGCCGAAAGCTACCTGATCCGTGACCGCCGCTACACCGTGGATGGTCAGCCCGTGCAGCTCTCCAGGTCGTACTTCGACTACGAGCTGGCGAGGGGGACGCGCATCGAGAAGCGCGATTCCGGTCCGGGCGGGGTCTACAACCGACTGCTCGAACTCGGCTACGAGGTCAAGGACCCGGACGAGTTCCTGCGCGCCCGCAATCCCACCGAGGATGAGGCGAAGCGCCTGCGGATCACGACGGACAGGCCCGTCGTGGAGATCGTGCGCCTTGCGGCCACGTCGGGGGGCAAGTTGGTCGAGGTGAACGTGATGGTGCTGGTCGGCGATGCCTACGTGTTGCAATATAAGGTCACCACCTAGGTCAGTTGATACTCCGGGGCCCCAGTCGTACAACGGCTGGGGCTTTGTTGTTGCTGGAACTAGAATAGAACCAGCTTGCACAGCTTGACAACCAGGTGGATCGAGCGCTGTACTAGCTACATGAAGACAGCGACCGAACCTGCGGCGCCGGCCGAGACCGACGAGTACATGACCGTCGGCGAGGTCGCCAAGAAGCTGCGAGTCACCCCGATGACCATCTACACCGCGATCCACGAAGGACGGCTTGAGGCTGTGCGCGTGGGTCGGCGGACCTTCCGGATCCCGGTGGAGTCCTACCGGGCGTACACCTCAACCACCCCGACCGAACTGCACCCCAACATCACCGCGGCCTCATCGCCCGCCCTGCCCGAGCCGGTTGTACTGGCCGAGCAGGCCGACGAGGGCGTCGTAGTCCACGCCGCTTAACCCCCACAAGCCCTGGTCCCGCCCGCGACCTCCCCGCCGGGCGGGACCAGGATCCACTCGAACCGGAAGGAACCGCATGTCGAAGCCCGCCCAGGCGCCCAAGGCCCCGACCGGCCGCGTCGAGTACCAAACCCCGACCGGCCCCGCGATCGGCACCGTGAACGAGGTCCGCACCAACGCCCGCGGCACCGACACCGTCGAGATCGAGACCGCAGACGGATCGACCACGCTGCGGTTCGCATCCACCGTCAAGCCCGCCTGACCCGCCGACATCAGCACTGATCCCGAAGGAGTCATCCCATGGCGAACCGAGGCGACAAGGTCGTCTTCCGCAGCGTGAACGACGGCCAGGATCACGACGGCACCGTCCTCGAAGTGGCTGACAGCCCGGCCGTGCGCGAGCAGTTCGGCGACTCGGTCCTCAGGATCGAGGCGTCGGAGACGCGCCGCGGCTGGGAGATCGTCGCAGGCAGCGACGTTCGCCCCGCCGACTGAACCACCGCCCGGCCTGCCGGGCACCTAGCCCTCGCTCTACGCGAGTCCCGTGATCTCCCCCCTGACGGGAGCAGGCCCACCACCTGCCGAGGGCACGCAGCAGCAGCCCCGACCAGGAAGGAACACCACCATGGCCCAGCAGGTCCAGAACCTCACCGACGCCGAAGTGCGCGACCTCGCCGCCGCGACCCAGGCGCGGATCAAGCAGGAGAACGAGGACTACCGCGACTTCCAGCACGCCGTCCAGCCGGTCCTGACCGACGCCCGCCGTCCCGGCGACGCCCAGCGCGTCACCCCGCCGTACAGCGCCTGATCCAAAACAGAATGCCCGACCACTGACTCAACCAGCAGCCGGGCGAGCCAGCCCCCCCAGATCTGACGGAACAGGAAGGCCGACCGTCAACGACCCAGTCCTGAAGGACTGGGCTTGAGGTCCAACTGGAGTTCAAGCCCGTGTTGACCAGCCCTAGTCGATCATTTCAAGGAGGTGCATTCGATTGACTACGTTTCACGTGAGCGTGCAGACCCACCAGGCCGTGCTTCCTCAGCGGCCTGCTCTGGAATCCGTGGGAGCAGACAATCCGGGTCGGAACGAAACGGCCCACGGACACCCCGCCGACGTGCGGGGCACTGGCGTGGAACATGGGCGAGGGGAGACTCCCGGCTGCGGCACCCGCGGCCAGGAGCGTCACGCTGATCCCGCTTCGGCGGGAGAGGTAGAGACCGCTGCCGGTGACGGCAGCACATCATATGCCGGGGCTGCGATGGTCGCGGTCCTGGATCGTCACGGGCGCCCGCTGATGCCGTGTCATCCGGCCCGCGCCCGCGAACTGCTCGCGAAGGGCCGGGCCGTGGTCGCCCGCCACACCCCGTTCGTGATCCGTCTGAAAGACCGCGACCTCGCGGATAGCGAAGTCGCTGGCGTCACGCTGCGCATCGACCCCGGGTCGAAAGGCACCGGGATCGCCACCACCACCGACGTCCAGCGGATCGACACCGCGACCGGCGAACTGACCGCTGCCCGCAAGGGCCTGCTAGCGATCCAGCTCGACCATCGGGGCGCGCAGATCAAGGCGAAGCTTGAGCAGCGCTCGAACTGCCGGCGCCGTCGTCGCTCGGCGAATCTGCGCTACCGCGCGCCGAGGTTCCTGAACCGTACGAAGCCCGCTGGCTGGCTTGCCCCGTCGCTTCAGCATCGCGTGGACGCGACCACGTCGTGGGCCGGGCGGCTCTCGCGCTGGTTTCCGGTCGCGGGGATCGAGTTCGAGCGCGTCTCGTTCGACGTGTCGGCGATGGGCGTCGGCGTCGACCTGGCGGGTGTCGAGTATCAGCGGGGCACCCTGTTCGGGTATGAGGTGCGGCAGTTCCTGCTGGAGAAGTGGGGCCGATCCTGTGTCTACTGCGCGGCCGAGGGCGTGCCGTTGCAGGTCGAGCACATCCGGCCCAAGGCGCGCGGCGGCTCGGACCGGATCTCGAACCTGACGCTCGCGTGTGAGAAGTGCAACCAGGCCAAGGGTGCGCGGCCAGTAGAAGAGTTCCTTGCCGGCCGGCCCACGCTGCTCGCGAAGATCCTGCGGCAGGCGAAGGCTCCGTTGCGGGACGCCGCCGCGATGAACGCGACACGTTGGGCGCTGTGGCGGGAGCTGAGGGCGACGGGCCTGCCGGTGCGCGCCTGGTCCGGCGGTCGGACGAAGTTCAACCGGCACACCCAGGGCGTGGCGAAGTCGCACACCCTCGACGCGCTGTGCGTCGGCGAGCTCGGGCCCGGCGTCCGCATCGTGCGACACCCCGCCGTGGTCCTGACCGCGAAGGCGACCGGGCGCGGCCGGTATCGGCGCACCGACCCGGACGCGTACGGATTCCCGCGCAAGACGAACCCCAGGGTCAAGCAGCACTTCGGGTTCGCGACCGGCGACATGGTCCGCGCCGTCGTGCCGAGCGGCAAGAAGCAAGGAACTCACGTCGGCCGCGTCGCAGTGCGCGCCATAGGCAACTTCAACATCACCACCATGCATGGAACCGTGCAGGGCATTCACCACCGTCACGTCCGGCTGCTCCAGCGCGCCGACGGATACGGATACACCACCAGCAGAGAGGTCGCACCGCCGATGTACACGCACAACCCGGAGGGCTTCCTCCCCGCCCTGAAGGACGGGGCTTCCGCCCCGGATTTCAGGTGAACCAGATTAGCGCCCATCCCGGACCGGACAGCGCCGCCACCCCGGCCGAGTCCGGCTACGTCTTCAACCTCGGATTCGAGGCCGGACAACACGACGCCGCCGAACGCGCCAGGCTCGCCGCCATCGCGCTCGCCTCCGCCCAACCCGACGAAGACGGCAACACCGAGACCCGCACCGACTGGACCGAGTTCCCCATCGGCCTGTCCCTGCACACCACGTCCGGGATCACGTCCGTCGTCCTCGACTCGGACGGCCTACCGGTCGACGAATACCTCGACCCCGACGAAGCCGACGCCCTCGCGGACGCCATCCACGCCTACGCCGCAGCCGCCCGGAGCGCTCGCCGATGAACACCGCCGCCCTGACCCTCGCCGAAACCGGGCTGCGCGCCATCGAGATCCTCGCGCTCGACCTCGAACCCGGCGACATCCTCTCCGCGTCCGGCCAGTGGGCCACCGTCGAAACCGCCCTGACCGAAGCGAACGAACTCGGCGCCTACGTCTCCTACAAGGTCACCCCGATCCGGCAGCCCGAACAGGCCCGCACCCTGCACGCGTCCGCCGGGAGCATCATCGCCGTGCTGCGCGCCGAGAACCGCGCCGCCGTCGGCCCGGACGAGTGGGAGACCGCCTGCTCGTGCGGCGGCGACCCGGACACGTGCCCCGCGAACCAGGCCGTCATCGCGCAGATCGCCGCCGACGAGGGCCAGGCGGAGGCGAACCGCACGTGACCGCCATCGCGAACACCGCCGACCTTCGCCTGATCGAGCCCCCGGCGCACCAGCTGCAGCCCGGCGACCTGATCGCCTCGTCCGGCACATGGGCCACGATCCTGACCGTGGACCTGGAGAACACCGACACCGTCTCCATCGTCACACTCACCGTCGCGACCCTCGCCCCGCCGACCCGCACGTCCACCATCGAGACGCTCGCGAAGAACACGATGCCCGCACTGCGCGCCGCCACGGTCCCGGTCGGCGCCCGCGTCTCCACCCGGTACGGCATCGGCACGGTCGTCGCCCCAGACGCGGTCGCCGTCGAGTTCGACGTGCCCGTCCCACACCTGACCGTCAAGGTCGCACTCATGCCCGCAGGCAACGTCACCCTCATCGACAACGGGAGCGCGCGATGAACCGCCTGATCGAGCACGCCATCGAACGCGTCCTGCGCGTCAAGGCCAAGACCCTCACCGACACGCAGGAAGCCGGCTCGGCCTGCGTCGTGTGCGGCCGCGAGTTCCTCACACCCGCCGACCGCGCCCCGTGGGCCTGCCTGGGCGTGTCGTGGCGGCACCGGCACTACGCCTGCACCGGCGCATGCTTCATCGAGGTCGTGGACGACGTCACCCACCTGTTCTCGAGCACGGTCCCGCACGGCCGGCCGGTGTGGCTCTACCGCCTCGGCATCGACGACACGCCGCTGATCACCGCCCCCGACGGTAGCGACATGGTCGACGAGGCACACCTGGCCGCACACGACGCACAACCCAAGCAGGCCGTCACGATCCTGCACGGCCGCGGCGCCATCAACACCCGGCCGCTGCCCGCCGACTACGCCCGCCGGATCGCCGAGCAGGCCATGCGGCTCGGATACACCGCCATGATCAACGAGGGGAGTGGCCTGCGATGACCACCGACCACCACGGCCCGTACACCCGCCGCGAACAGGCCGCAGCAGACGCCGCAGCCCTCGCCGCCGCGATCGAGGCCGCCGACCCGGGCGGCCCCATGACCGAGCAGATCCGCGCCAACCGGCGCCAGGCCGCGGTCACGCACATCGACAACCTGCTGCGGAAACACGGCGTCGAGCGCGGAGCGTACGACATCGACATCGAGGACTGGCTCAGCATGTGGGAGCTGGAAACGATCCAGGTCATCCTGTCCTGGGTCGAGCGCGCACACCGCGCGGGAGCCCGCCGCGCCCAGACGGCCGCCACGTACCGCGTCGGCGACCAGGTCGTGACCCCGGACGGCCCCGGGCACGTGCACAGCACCGGCACGGGCGTCGTGACCGTCACGCTCGACGACCCGGACGGGCGCACCCGCAGCTACCCGGACACGTTCCTGCGGCCGCACGAGGGCGGTGCCGTCTGATGGACCGCACCTCGAACCTGATCGACACCGTGATCGCGGCGCTCGACGCACTCGCCGAACAGCCCCCGGCCGACGCCACCGAGACACTCGCCCTCGTGACCGGCCTGCACCGCACGCCGACCGACCCGAGCATCATCAACTCGCTGACCGGCCTGTGCGACGCGCTCACGCAGTGGCTCGCCGACGCACAGGTACCCGGCCTCGAAGGGGCCGACGCGGAGACCGTCAGCGGATACCTGGAGTCGGCCGGCAGCACGATCTCCGGCGCAGCCAACGACTGGCTCCTGCGCGCCCGGGAGAACCTCGTCGAGATCACCGGGGGCGAGTGGTGACGACCGTCAAGCCGCGGCACCTCGTCGCCGTACCCGACCGCGCCCCGATCGGCGCACCCGGCCCCGAAGCCGGGATCAACCAGGCCCGTACCGCCGCACGCGCCGCGCTCG